GCAGTCTGTGGAGGTTACCCCGTTGGGGGCCCGATGAAGCAGAAACAGCGGGGCGTGAGCCCCGCTCAACTCTCTCTAGGACCAGAGGGGCACAAAGCCCCTCCCTTTAGGGAGGGGTAGTTTACCAGGACGCGAAAACCGTTCCTGCAAACTTGTTCAAAACTACTCATGTAGCTCCAATCAAGGTTAAAGGTTTGCAACCGGCACCGTAAGGTCCGGTAAGAAATCGATCCAAGATATTCAAAGCGGCATTTATGTCCGCATTGTCAGTGTGATCACAACTCCGACATTTGAATACCTCTCCTCGCCGATTTCTCCTATCGATATGACCACATACCGAACATCGTTGACTGGTTTTATATGGATTAACCGAGCGAAAGCGAGAACGTCTCACTTCACACTCTCTTTCTAGTCTTTCCAACCAATAACGATATGTCCAGCTACCGATAGAGCGCCGAACGTTTTTAGTCAATCGGCGTTTGACTCTTGTCCCTTTATTCAAGGAACGAAGCTTTTCTACCACGATCAAAGTAGGCTCCAGAGTGTCAAAGAGTTCCTTCACCACCTCATTCATCCTCTGGCGAAGAGCCCTTCTAGCCCTCTTTTGCCCCTTTGAACCGTGTTTACAACGTTTTATCCGTTCAATCCCTTTTTCTATGTCTTTCCCGAATTGATGTCGAGTAGAAGTCGAAGCTAAAGCCTTGATTCCACTATCGATTCCGATACATTGGTCAGAAGGGAGCTTTTCCTCGGTGACGATTTCAAAGCTGAGCTGAACGTAACGGGAGGTTAGAATGTAGGATTCTTGTCGTCTTCCAATAGAAGCTAACTCATTATAATGCTTGTGTAATTTGATCGGGAGATCTAGGATAACTCTTCCAAATTCGGGATGATGCCCGATGGAATGAAGGTGGAGCCAGCGATCATAGGATGTAGCTTTTCCAGCCAAGTCAAGGGAAGCGATGGTGCTCGAAACACACATTCGATTCCCTCTATGAATCGGCTTTTTGGCTTCTTTTCCGAGAGCTTTCGCGGACCTTTTGGCCGAAAGGACCAGATCAAGGGCTTCCCGGGCGGCAACCTTTCGAAGCCGAGCGGAAAGCCAAGTAGGGAGAACCGAGTCGACGATTGGCTTTAGAAGCTTTGACTTTTTGACGGGATTTTCCCAGAATAGTTCGATGAAGAGGTTTACAATCCGACCGTATTCCTGGAATACTTCTTCCAGGATTTTTAGCTTTCTTGGATTTGTCTCTTTCAAGGAGACTTTGGTGGATCGAATCAGCTTCATCACTTAGACTCTACGCCGAAAAGCATTGGTTAGAAATAGTTAGGTTTGCCTTAGCTGCTCTCAAACCCCACCCAATTGAAGTGGGTGGGGCTCCCACGCTCGGATTTGTTAACCTGCGCGTCTACGCAAACGTCCCCACACATACGAGGCGAATCGTGCCATCTCTCTGCTCTTGCCGCTCTTCAACCGTATGGCCTTCCATCAGACATCGTTCGCGAATTTGAGCCTCGGAATAGTACTTCCGCAGGGCACCTAGTTCCTTCTGTGAATGATAGTCGGTATCACCGGTAATCCGACCTGTATTGAGGTTGATCTCGGCCCCACGCATAGCGCCACTGACGACGCGAATACGATCCCCCTGCTCGGAGTAGTCCATACCCGCAGTTTTCAGTGCCTGAATGGCAAGCTTCTTGTTTTTGATCGACGTTTGTGTTGTGATCCGATGGCTCATGGTAGTCCTTTCGCGTCTAGTCAGGCTAGACTAACCGACGGTCCTTTCAAACACTTCGTCGCATTCAGGGCCAGTTTGTTCGTCACTCAGCTCATCACCAATACCATTGGTGATTTGACGGATCTGACCACATTGTGCGCTGTCCTGTCTTTCCAGGACATTTGTAACGACCCTACCATCCTCATAGATGATGTGTTCCCACTTCATTTGTTCGCCGCTCATAACGTCTCCTATGATCCTAACTTTATTTTGGCCCCAGGTTGGACCATTTTGATACCGCTAGTTTCTGTCTTTTTGGGTTCCCATTGATCTAACACCGGTTTGGTTGGCTTAGTGGGAGCTTTTTGACCACCTACCATCATTTTCGGTTGAGCCGGCGTATTCATACGGCCGTCAGAGAAAGCCTGGGCAGGTTCCTCTTGCATGTTCGAAGGAGGAGGAGAAGGATCCGTTGGAGGGCCTTCGTCCTCTTCAGGCTCGGGCTCCGAGAGGTTGTTGGGGTCGACCCAGCCCCTGACCTCTACGGGTCCCAGGTCGTGGATGTCCAAAAACTTCTTGGCCTGGAAGCTATGGAACCTTGTGTCATCAGGACTCATACGGGGCACCTCTAGGAACAAGCGACGCTCCCAATCCTGGACCCTGGAATCGAACTGGCTTTTACCATGCTGACTCCGCCCGCATTCAGATTGGAGGCAACGTGAGCAAAATTGAGTTTCAAATTCTTCAACGGGAACTTTAAACTCATTGCATTCTTTCATATGATCGAGTTTTTCAGCCATTGTGAAGGTCCTATCAAAAACTACGTCAAAGTCACTATGTCGTAGTTCCCCGGTCCAAGGTTCCTTAGTGCAAATTCCCTACCGACAATGTCAGGGTCTACTAACACCCTCCATTTGGCAGAAATCAGAACGTAACCAGTCTCATCAACCACCTGAAGAATCTTGTATCCGCTCAAGTCCTTTTCGTTTTCGAATGGTTCGGCTCCTTTTATCACCTGAGACACGATCCGAATGGACTGTCGAGTGAGTTGAGAGCTGGAGATAGCGAACACGGCCATCTGTTGTGACCCCTCTACGGCCACCTCAGGGGGCTGAGGCACCGGTTTAGGGGCCGGTGCCCTCGTAGAAGGCTTAAGCACTTCCTGAGCCGGCTTCTGAGCGACAAGAGCGCCATCTTTAACGACAGGGGCGACCGACTCATCGCTCTTTGGCGGGGGAAGGTCGTCTTCAAAAGGTAGACGCCAATCCTTCCCTTGTGGTTCGATGAGATCGAGAAGCCATTGGGGAACTGGTTTATCAGGCTCTTCTTTGCTATGGAAGTACGTCGTCTTACCCGCCATCAAGTCTTCCCAGTCGTATTTTGCGTCCCAGCTTTCACCAATGAGGGGCTCAACATAGAAAGGGATGTCCCACTTGCGAAGGCGGGGCGGACTCTCCATGCACCTAGTAATTTCTGGGATAGCCTCCATGAGACGGTCCTTGCGGACTTCAAAGACAATCTCGTCGTGGACTGTCATGATCATTCGAACAGAATCGTCACCGCCATCCCGTAACCACCCCTTACGATGGAATACTTTGATCAGCTTAACGAAGCTGATCTTTAGCATGTCTGCTCCAGAGTTCTTGGTGATGACTCCGTCAGCTTCAAAACGATGAAGAGGGTCCTGCACAGACAACGTGTAGGTATGTTCGACCGTGCCAAGATTCTCTTTGGAGACGATACGCTTGAACCCGTAGATAGGGTGGTTTAAAACCACATCAAGTAACGTGCAAAGCCTCTTCAGCGCATACACTGTGACTTTCCCACCTACCTGAAGTCTTTTGTGGAGTGTGTAAGCGGACTCGTCTCCTTGGAAAGCTTTTCTGGGGAACGGGCCGTGGGATAGGAAGTCGTCCACAAGGAATTGAGGGGCGTCCATGTCGTGGAATTTGGGACCATGGACGTCTTTTCTTCCCATGACGTTCCGTTCATACATCCTACGATTAGGGTCAAGACGATAATTGGTTGTAGCTTTACTACAACCGTTTCTGTCTCTGATGACGGATTCTACGCCAACTGATCGAAACAGCAGCTTCAAATCTTCCAGCAAAGGACGCTGGCACAGATGGATGTTGTAAGGATTCCCTTTTTTACTGGTTTCCCGTACTCCATTGATTTTCTTCGGAAGCTTGGGCTCATGCCCACCAGAATCCACGACTCCTCGAAGAAACGCCTTTCGATTAGCTAGTGTCTCACTGAAGACCCTGGACGGGGCCCGTTTGGTGTGCGTTGTGGCGCCTTCCTTCAGCCCAATCAACTTAAGCCAGTCGTGCAGTTCTCGACTCTGAACAGTAACTGTGCAACGAGTGGACATTTCTCGACAGGGAGTGTGTGTATTCGATCCAACGTCAGCACTAACGCCCACTTTCTCCCAGAAAGTTCGACACGCCTCTATAGCTTCTTTCTCGTGATCTCCAAATGAGTATTGTAAGGTAGTCCCACTAAACACGCTAAACCAGCTGTCGCCTACATACCTACCTAACCAGTACCAAAGAGACTCCATGTCCTTGGTATTGGGTCGGTGTTCTATGAGAGGTAAAGGCGGGGGAGTGTACTCTACCTGTTCACAGAGAGAGGTCGCAACCGCCATCCCTGGTTCTAAGTCCTGGTAGTCCACCCAGTCGTAACCCTGGTCCGAGACCACCAAAAGCTTGTGTCGAGTGTCGCACCTAACGGTAGTACCATCCGTTAAGTAAACATTGGCAAGCTCACACCCACCCATGTCATGGGCTGTAGCGTCTGCCCACCTTGTGCCCGTCCAAACCGAGAAAGTTTCGCCCGAACCACACAATTCCCCTATTTTTACCCAACCTTTTCGAGTATTCACCAAACTGGCATAAAAATTGCAACCTTGCACAGGAAAGTTGGTTGACTGCCTCTCACAAGAGGCCCTGATCTTTCTCGCCGTCTTTTCGTCCACGAGCTTTGGAGGGTGCTTCTTCGTCCGTGCTGTGTATTCCCCTGCTTTGATATTTGCGTCAGGAACAGAAATGTACCGACCAAACCCTGTCGTAACATACTTGTTTTTCTTGACGAGCCTGTGCTGACTTTTAACCCACGAGGAAAAGGTCGGGACGCTGGCGTCGAAAGCTTCTTTCTTTCGAGCTGCCTCAACCTTGTCGCAACCGACCGCTCGTTGGACGGCCCCTACCCCGCCCCCGTATATTAGAGCGAAGTTCGCGATTTTTCCACAAGTACGTTCTTTCTTGTGATTCTTTGTAATGTGGTCTCCAAAAAATGCTTGGGCCGTGAGGGTATGTAAGTCTCCTGTCCCCTCTAGGAACTCCTTCCTCCACTTAGGCTCTTTGGTGATACAGGTAACTACACGAAGCTCTTGGCCTGCATAGTCGACCTTGACGATCACGTATCCTTCATGGGCGACAAACAGTCGGCGAAGGGAATTAGCGACCTTCGGTCGTTTCGGATCCGATCTGGCAGGGATACCGTGGATCGGAACGGCTGCGAAGCCTTCCTCTGCTTTACCCTGAGGGGCGGTGAATCTACCTGTCCCAGCCCCTGTTTGCTGAAAGTTGAACCGGAGTTGATTAAACTCGTCCGTGTTGTGACTGAGCTTGGTGAGATACGTCCCGATGGTTTTATCAATTTGTCGGTACATTACGACCCATCGAAGGACCTCGATATCCTGATTGTTTTCGTAGATGGCCTCCAGCGTCTTCGCGTCTGTCTTGTATTGTCCGCTTGCCTCATTTTTCTCAGGCTTGCCTGGCAGATCCAAACCACGCTTCGTGAAGAGGAAGTCGGAGAGTTGTGCAGTGGAGGATGGATTAAAACCCTCAAATCCCTTAGCCTTCGCGGCCATTACCAACTTTTCCTCAAATTCTTGCTTTTCTTTATACGCCTCTTCAAGAAGGTCTTCAATTGCATCTTTGTCTACAAGTGTACGAGAACGCTCCATTTCTCGTACAGCCTGGGCAGCCTGTTTTTCGATCCGAAGGATACCTCGAAACTTCGGCCCATGAGAAGGGCCCACAGGACTCTTGTACTCGTACTTGAGTCCCTCGACTGTATGCTTCCACACGACCTTCTTGGCTTCACACAACAGCTCAGTACAGATAGCGTCTGAGCAGGCATACAGCACCATCCCTGTCCCGTCCCGAGGGTATAGATTGGCGAACCTCTTGGGGGTCCCCTTTTGAAAGAGTTCCGTGAATTCGATCATCTCGTAGGGGTGCACTTCCCCCGTCTCTGGGTCCTGGACTTTCAACCTCTCTTTGGCGTTCACCTTGAGGCTGAGCACGTCGTCTGTATAGAGCACGTAAGTCGAAAGCATCCCATCCTCAAAGGAATCGGGATGCCAAAAGTGAATTCCTGTCACAGGGTACAGAAACTCTTGATCAAATTTCGCATGCCAGAAGTAGATGACTAGCTGCGGGGGCTTCTCAAATTTTGGAGAAGCGTACTGATCCGGAGCATCCTCCGCAATCACGGGTTGAGCTGCCAGACACAATCGTTTGATTTCGGCGTCCGTCTCTTCTATAGGAAGGTTGGGGTTTGCTTGTTTGTACGTTTTATCGTACTTGTGCCTAAGGGGGAGATAATGTCCCACACCTTTGACTGAGATACAGTAGCCCACGATCTTATGTCGCGTGTAAGGTCTACCCTCCCCGTCGTAGTCGATGCGATTATCGAGCCCTTCTGTCTCCAGATCGAGGGAACACCGACCGTGTTTAATGGCTGCATCGACAAGAGCCTTGACTTCCTCAATGGTTTTAACCAAAATAAACTCGTGGAATTTCATCCACGGCTTAGTCAGCATTTTGGCTTCTTGTTCGTCTGCTGGCTTCACATCCGCCAGAAATTCGTCTATATCACCCCCGATATCTCCGACAGGGGTCACCTTAGCTTTCGGCTTCTTGGGAGGTTCTTTGAACATTTCTTCAAAGTCAACGTCTTCCACGTTCATGTCATCAGTCATAGGCTTCCTCCACTACCACCACATACACCCCTTCCCTCCATTGCTCGATAGCTTTCGCAGCCATTCGACGAATACTGTCATCCGCTTCCGTGGGCTCAAAGCACCAAGGCATCTTCTTCGCCACATGGTGGCATTCAGGACCTTGTAGGGGGCAGGACCGCAGATGCGGGGGACGTTTATGTTTTAGCCAGCACCAACGAGCCGCTACCGGTACTTTTCGTAAAGCACCATCGGGAGGGATCCCGAGAGCATCCACGAGAGGGCGCGACCATCCGTGCAAAGCGTGGTCGACAACGTCCCTACTGATCACGCTCAGTAGGTCACCGTAGACGGTTCCTCTCAAGATAGCCCACTCCCCTTCCCATCCGGTCAGCAATAGGAGGTGTAATTCGCCCTTTTCCCGTGTTATGAGTTTTATTGAACGGGACATTGGAAAATCAAGAATAGCCCCAGAAGTAAGATGGCAATGCTGAACAAAATACTCGTCCAGGCAATCCGCCGTGTGGTCCTGACCAACCTATCAATCTCATCGATCTTCCTAATAAGACCGGGCTCAATATCTCTGCGTGCGAGGTATGTTCTAGCCATTAGGTAAATCCTCTGTCGGAACGGACCGCACCTTAGCTCCGATACGCCCGATCAAATCCTTGAGCACTCTCTCCCCTTGCGTCGCTGGCATTTTCCCCTTGCTCACTCTGTAATGGAGGCGGTCGAGGACTGAGCCTGCGCTAAGGAACCCATTTAAGTCCTTGAGCTTGTAGTACGCTTCTCTGGATGACCTCAGGCGGTTCTCACATGCCTTGTAAAGAGCATTGAAGCGGTCAAGGGCAGGGTCCTCCCTAGGCCCCCTATATGTGGCTTCTTGTGGCATTTCCGGCGGAGTAATGCCGTACTCTTTTTCAATGCTCGTCACCACAGCACTGAAAGACATCTCCTCGGCTGAATTAAACTTCTTCCACAGTGCCAACATATCCCATCTCTCCTGGCACACGAAGCACCACGCATGGGACCGCTTCTCCCCGTTGGAAGGGTATACACGAGCACTGGGTTTGTTGTCTTGTCCGTGAAAAGGACACTGGAATTGCTCTTCTCCGTCTGTAGAGCCGAGTTCGACACCACCGTTTCGAAGGACATCGTGGGCGGTGACCTTATTATGTATGGTTTCCACTCTTTGCATGAGCCAGGAAAACCACGCTTCTTTGGATTCTTTTTCTCTCCGGATGTCTCGTTCCGAAACCATGGTCACACCATCCCTAACACGTCGTCAGGGTCTTCGCAGCCCATACCATGTCCCTCGACTTGCGAGATGTCGTAATTCTTGAGTCGACGGCATTTGAAGTCGACTCCAATTAGCATTTTCTCGAATAGAGGGTTGTCCCGATTTTTCAGGTTACAGCATACGGTTGTGCCCGCCTGCCGGTGCTGATCGTTGAGGTAGGTGGTCGTTATTACGTCGGCACTGCGTTCGCAGTTATGAGTCAGAAGTCCACCTGTAGAGTACTCGTGGTCACCAGAGACTTCCAGATCGAATACAGGCACTTCGGGGCCTTCTTTGACAGCGACCACTTGCTGCGGGTGGCAGCTGAGAAGCCTGCGAAGTAACGCAAGGTCTTCTTCTAACATCAAACCAGTGTTATCGAAACTAAGAAGAGAGTCTAATGCACTTGATGTGATGAGGTTTTGGCGAGGAACTCTGTACTTTTCGCACAATCGAGAATAAAGAGAACCGATAGGCCACAGGGTGTCGTAGTGAGGCATATCTGCTAAGGCGTACAGGCCTTTCAAATCTTTTGCTTCGACCCACTTTAAACCGTCCTCCCCAATCGTCTGGAATCGGTGGTCGGGCGTACACGTGACCCTAATACCTCCATCGGTTATCACCGCAACCGTTTTCCGGACACCTTGGTTGAATCGGTGCGATACTGTCTTCCAGCCCGTACTGCTGTGGACTAAGTAACCTGGCTCAACTTTCTCGATAGGAATGAGTCCCATGGAGGTTCGCACAAGAGTGCCTTCCGCAAGACACTCATTTGCGTAGCTAAGGGCTCTCATCTTGTAGGCTCCGTCATTCTTGTCAGCCTGATCCTTACCGTCACGGTTGATCTGAAAGAGCATGAGCAAGGGGACACCTTCGCCTCCATTGAAGTGCAAAGCCAGTTTCTTGCTGCCCCGGAGAACAGTGTTCAACTCCACCGTGTAGTTCGAGTTTCTGCGTTGAGCTTCAACCAACCCACCATGGTCAATAACCAGGAGCCCGACCTCCATCTGCCGATGCATTAGCTCGGCTTCGATCCGAATATCGTCGATAGTGACGTCTCGATCAGGGCACCAAATTTCGAAACGTGTGTAGTTCGGGTTGTTGGCGAAATCGTGGAGGACCTCTTTGTAGAACTCTTTCTCTTCTGGAGAAAGTTCCCCGTCCCTTACCTTCCGATAATCCAAAGGCTCCTTACCTTGGGCCGCGAATTTGCCGTTTGCCGAGTGGAGCACATGGATGATCCGCTGAACCTGTTCAAGCGGCATCTCTAGCGACACGTAGAAGACATTTGTCCTGTATCTCGTGACTAGGTTATAGCACCAGTTCATGGAATAACTGGACTTCAGTTCGCCTGCAAAGCCGGCGTGGACCCACATCTCTCCTTTTTTGATTCCTTTGCAAACTTTATCGATATCATTGATCCCGGTAAGCTTGCCGTAGGCTTTGCTGGAATCGTGCTCGGCAGCCAAGTATTCTTCCCATGATTCCTCCGTGAGAGTGCGGAGGTCGCCCCTCGTCCGTGTGTTAGACACGGTGGGTAAAAGGTCAACAGCCCTCGCATTGTAGAAAAGGTGGGCCTCTGTCGTCCCTTTATAGATCTTCGTTTCCCTTCCCTCTTTGACCTCCAGGCCTTTGCTCACCACCTCTTGGGTATCCTTGAGCAATTTCAGCATCCGAATCTTGTTTTGCTCGTCTAAGAGCTGGCGGAGCAAGAATGTGAAATTTGCGTCTGTGTAGACAGGCTGCCCCTCGATATCCTTAAGTCGCTCGATCGTCTCAATATCGTTGGATTTGTTGAAGTAGTCCTCTACCGTCTGGGCTGAAGGCAGGTTGGGGAGATTGTGCTCAAAATACGTCTTGATAAACTTGAAGAGTCGTTCGTCGTCGGGTCGGTTCCATTGGATGCTCGATCCCAACAAGTGTCGAAAATTAATTGAGAGAGTCTCTTGGTCTATCTTGCCATCTTCGAAGTCGATGACTGATCGGAGAAGGCGAATCATCAACGACCTCCATTCTTGTTTTTCTTGGGTCTCGACAACAATTCTATGTCGTCGTCGTCTGGGTCGGGTTCTGCTTGGTTGAACTCTTCTTCTAGCTCATCAGAATCGACAACCGACATACCTAAATCCAGGTCGTCTGGATTTTCATAGTCTTCCCCTGGGTCGATAGGCTCGACCTCGACTTCTTCGAACCTTGCCCTAATGTACTCCTCTACCTCGGCGTCACGGGAGTGAAACCAAGGTCGATTCTCGTCATGCACCACCCAGACGGTGGACCCAGCAGCCTCGCTGATCATCAGCGCTTCCAATAAGGCTCCTGCAGCTGCCTTGTTTGGATAACCAATGAAACCTAGTCGAAGAATGACTAAGTCATGTCCCTCCATGAGGTCAGTCAGTGAATTAAACACCTCTTCGGAGTCGCGAGAGCCCTTTGGCTTATTCTTGTATTGCTCGTTCCCGACGTAGACATTTTTAATTTGCTGGTCGGTAACGATTCGAAAGCTGAAGTTCAGGCCTTTGCAGCCGAGAACCCACTTTAGGTGGGGCAGGAGATTAGGCCACGGGCAATCGATGAATACGTCCTTATTTGTCAGGTCCACCGTTGGTGGGCAGCCCTTCTGCATCTGGAAAAGGGGGCTTTTGCTGACATGAGTAGAACTACTTATCTCCGGACCGAGCTTTTGTCTCAGGAGTATAGAAAGCATGTTCCTGCAAGGTCGAACGGTGAACTCGTTGACTGGAATCGACCCATTCCCATTGCAACCGGGAATCTTAGGCATTCCACATTTTGAACACAGAGGCTGATCCGTCATATTTCTAGATACACCTATTACTTGGAGGGGCCTTGCAATAATCGAACAAGCTCGTGTAGGTCTTTCCCGCTCTTGTCAAAAGTCAGGGCACCCACAGCACCCTCACCGAGAATCTTGTCAATGAAACCCCGTTTGCTCCGAAGCAGACTCAACACGTGGTGATCAATCGTCTTACTGTCCGCAGCCTCTTTCTTGCCGGGCCTCGCAGCCACGAGATGAAACACCAGCACACCCTTGTGGGGCGAACCGATGCGAATCATACGTCCGAGAATCTGGATGTAATTTCCCCACGACCATGGAGCGTCGTAAAAGACGGTCGCTGCCGCCATCTGGAGATTGATCGCCTCCGACCCTGCATCCGTGATGAAGATGACATTCACGTCCCCTTCAGGGTCCTGGAACATCTTTTGATTCTTTTGGCGTACCTTGTCGTCAGTCTCCATACCTGTGATACGAGTCGACGCCACCCCTGCTTTTTTCAGGATAGCCTGGAGTCTTGGCACAAGGGACGCGAACCGGGTGTAAACAATTACCTTCTGATCTTCGAGTTGTTCCGAGAGCAAGTCAACCAACGCCTGCTCCTTCGACCCCAAAGAACCCACCTTGTACCTCTTGGGGTCATTTATGAGGTCATCGTCCACACCGGAATCCTCATCGAATTTGAGTGTCGCGAGTGAGTTGACCACTTGCTGACAATAGATAAGGCTTACCAACGCCTTGTTGTCTTCATAGACTTTCAGTTCACCATCACCCAGTTCGAAAATACCAGTGAGGGCCTCTGCGTACTTAATCTCCTCCGGCCTCGACAGCTCAACGACAATCTCCTTTGTCGTAAGTGTGGGCAATTCCTTAGCCACCATGTGTTTCTTCCGACCAAGAAAGAATGGGTCGATGGTTGCCCTGAATTGGTCAAGATTTTTGTAACCCTTGATGAGAGGTATGCGAGCTTTGCCCACCTTTTTCAGCTCAACGAAACAGTACTGGTCGTAAAACTTTGACTGTGTGGTGAACAGTCCAGGACGGACCACACCGTAGATACAATAACCCTCAAAGAGGCGGTTCTTCAGAAGAGTCGCAGTCAAGCCATAACACCTGTTCGCCCGCTGACTAAGGAAATAGGCAGTCTCCCACGTCTTGGTCCGCTTCGATTTAAACGCAGTCGCTTCGTCGAAGATTATCGTGAGATTTCCTTTTGCTACGTCCTCTGTGATTTTATCCAACAATCCAGGCTTTACAGGTTTGTTAGGGTCAGGTTTACCGTTTGGTTTGAGAGGGCGGAATCCTCCCTCGTTCCAATCTCGCACTAGCAGAGCGTAGTTCGTGATGAGCACGGTCGGACCTTTGGCGTCCCGCCACTTTTCGTACTTTTCCGTCCGAAGTTCGAGAGCAGACTTACCCTTCTTCGGTTTAGCCGAAGCCACAATGGGTTCAACTCCCACGAGGAATCGTTTGATCTCGTCAGCCCATTGGTTCATGGCACTCTTAGGAGCAACCACAATGACCTTGTGGTTCGCCTCCGCCTTCGAGTCCCACAGGTAGGCCATTGCGGCCAAAGTCTCGACCGTCTTGCCCAGTCCACAATCGTCCCCGAGCACCATCCTCTTGAGCGTCATCATGTGGTACACGCCTTGTACCTGGTAGTACCGAAGATCAAATCTCTCCGTCCCTCCCCCGATGCTCGTGATCTCCTGTTTAAGTCGACTGCTTGGTTTAAGACTCACAGTCTTGGAGGCTCTGACCTGCTTGAGACGCTCATACGCCTTTGCCATTGGTGGAGACAGGTTGACTTTTGGTTTTTCTGCCATCCTGATGACATACACCAAAGGAGGGAGGACAACTATACTTTCTGGCGGTAAGGATAGAATTGATGAGAAGTGGAACCAACGACAACCAAGTTGGCACCATCTTCACTGCAATCCTAGAATCTTTTGGGTTATGGCCGGGAGTTCTTCGGTGTCAGCCTATTGTCCTGAAAATATCATGGCGCTTTTGAAACCATGATTTGGACAGTTAATCCCATCCCCTTGGGATTTAGCACCACACCGACTTCTTCCCCAGCTCTTGGGAACCGCGGCTTCTGGATAGCTGCGAAGCATGTCGAGAAGAAGTCGTATTCCTCTCCACTAACTTCGACAACTCCCCAGCAGGTGGACGGGCGGAAAGAAATAATTTTGCCCTTTTTAAATTGATGCTTCATGATCGTATATCGAGCTTAACGGTGCCATCACGGGTTCCAGAAACTGAAAGTCAGGGAGAGGTTGACGTTGTGATTCCAACTGCCCCATGCGATCCCGTAGCCGCCGTATAGACCGAAATTTTCAGTCAGGTCAAGCCCTACCCCGCCTCCCACGCTACGATAGCCTACAGCGGCGTTGAGGTTGGCCCAATCATAGTATAGGAAATCGATCATAAATCCGGCGTCTGTCAGGTCACTGAATCCCCGTAAGCCTTCGTGAAACGATTCCAAAGGCAGTAATCCCATATACGCCTTCGGTCGGAAACGGAACCCCCAAATGGGCGGCTTCTTCATAGCCGTCACTACCTCGACTCTCCCCTCGGCCTTCACAGTGATATCACACCACGCCATCTTGAGAGAGTAGGGTTTGGGGTCTGCACCAGAAGAGAAAATACGGCCCTGTTTGTCGACAACAATTTGAATAGGATCAAGCTCAAACCGAGGAAGTTCCGAAAGCTGGCACTTTCGTGACTTCAGCACCTGTACCATCGTGTACATGTCCTTACCAGCAACACACTGTGAGGGCGCTGTGCACATTACGCCCTTTTCAGACTCTTTCTTCTCCTCGATCCCGACTATCTCACCAGTTTCGCTGGGCAGCACAACCCGTTCTTTCGCCCAAACGGGAATAGTGAAGAGGAGAGATATAAGCGCAACTTTTGCTACAATAGGCGTAGACATTATCCAACGATCCTTTTTATCGTGAACCGTATCTCTCCAAGAGATTGTCGATGCTTTCGGCCGTCACACCACTGCTATCGGTCACAGTCACAACCGTGACATCCGGCTTTACTATCACGACCTTCTCCACATCTTTGGATTTTACACCATCTGGGAGCACGACCTCTACAGGTTTTTTCTTTCCTGGAGGCGTGATTTTGATCACGTTAGGATCGTCGAAAAGGCCTGGCTCCTCAATAGGTACAACCACAGCCTGTGTGTGCCCCTTGGAGTCTGGCGTACCTGGGGGGATAAGCTTACCATCACGATCGACCCGATCCTCCGGAACAGAATTGGCGACATAGATGGCTTTGTTGCCCTTGCTGGGCCCTTCTTTACCAAAGAGCTTGTTGAGCAAGCCACCAATTTGAACGTTCTTTACACCGAGTGCGATCAGGAAGAGAGCCCCCACTACGAGGAGGAGGGCTGGGAGAGGTGCCGCAATCCAACGGAAGACTCGCTTGATCCATACCCAAGCAGCCTCCCAGTAGGTGGGTTCAGCCATCGCCTACATGCTCCGGAACTTTTGCAGCCGGAAGATCCGACTCGCTCACGATATCGAACTTCTTGAGTATGATCTTCTTCAGGATCTTGTAGATGAAGCCTGAGAAGAAGCCGGTGACGATGCCGAAGAAGAGCCTAGCAGAGAAGCTAGACACTCCTTCGGGGAAGGGGTAGAATGTCGCCAATGATGCGCTTAGGCCACCCCAAGCCACAGGCAGGACATAAAGTAGGACTTCGTTCCACCATCGTGCGAATGTCGTCTTATACGTCGCCCCCTCTTGGTTGGCATCCACCTGCTTTTTCAGATGGGGCAGTGCTGTCTCAGTAATCCTACGAGAGAGGAAGGTGAGAATCCAGCACGCTAGGCCAAATACCAGAGTGTGCCAACTGATGAAATTCGTGAGTGCCTGGTCCATGATTCCCTAGTCTTCTGAAACTCCGACTTCTTCGGAGATTTCAATACGATGTTTGGTGCGGCCTTTGTCTTGGCCTTTGTCTTGGCCTTTGTTTTGGCTCTCGGAGAGGGCAAGAGACCCAGCAGCCCATTGATTGACCCTCTTGATACGACCGACCAAAGCAGTGCGCTGCTCCTCTGTAAGGGTGGGGTCGCCCAATACATTCTTTAGCTGGGCAAGATTCTTTGATGCTGTGGTCTTTCGTCGCACAGTCGGAATGTCTAGGTAGCTCTTATGCCTGACAGCCATCTTGGTTATCCTTACGACTTCCTGGCGAGACTGATCGAAGCTGGGTCGGTATGGGATCGAACGTTGTCCGACACCAAAGGATGCCCTGGCAGCCGATACAAGTCTGCAGCGGCATAGCTCTCGCCAGTACCGTTAGTTCCACATTGTATCACTAAGTTTTGGTCCGAGCTAGCATCGAGCTGTGTGCCGTGAGTTACAACCAGCAACATCAACTCGCTGCCGGCCGATACTTCAGTGGATCCGATGCTCGTGACAGTGTTGCGAACGAGATACGCCGATCCCGCGAGGACCTTGGGGTAGCTCGGGGAGGGGCCGGCCGTCGGGAATGCTAGAGCAAATTCGCCGCCTGGGTTCGGCGGGAACGCCGTAAAGCCCGAGCCGCCTCGATTAGTGCGGTAATTGACGAGCAGTCCATAATTGCCTTGCTCACCGTCGACCTGAACTACAACCTCACCTGGCTGACCGGATGAAAGGCTAGACGTTCCGATCAGAAGCCCCGCAGCCTCGTAAGAGGATTCGACCGCGATGCTGCTGGACAAGGTACCTGGACCGTAGGAATCCGTATAGACGAAAGGTGAAGAGACCTGCCCTTGAGCCGAGGCACCGCTGACGAAATCGCCTCGGAAGTCTTTATCACGCCACCCAGCCCCGAGGGGCAGCCTTTCGATACAGCCGTGGTAGGCGGTACCGATAGCGGATGCATACGTTGAAGACAACGCAGGGATCGCAAGAGTTGGCCTTGGATCGAGTGCCGATGTTGGCGGAGACGACGTGTTCTCATAACCCACATTACGGAAATCGTATGTGGAGGAAGCAAGGTCTCCTGAAAGTCGACCAGACCCCAATGTAGTGAGGAAGCTACGAGAGGCTAACACCTCAACGGCCTTTTGGTTAGGTCGGGTGAGGTTCGCTTCATCAAGCTCAGTTGAGAGGAGTTGGTACAGCGTCGAAGTCAGAAGCGGTCCCTGCTTGTGCTGGATATCCTGCTGTACTGTTTGGCTACCCCAGGCGTCACCTTGATAAGGGGTGCGGCTGTAATTAATCGCAATTTCGTCGCTGCTGAAAGCAGGGGCCGGGATGACGAGGTTTGGCGTATCAACAGAGGCCGAACTGCCAGCGCCGAAGTTGTTTGCCCTGGTGCCGCTATCCGCCTCTCCTGACAAACGTTCCCGTGTTAAAACAAGGCGAGGGTTGCTATCAAGGGAGAAAGTCCCACGATCAAATCCAAAAATGCTCGCTTCGATGACGTAGTCACCTGCTGCGAAGCTCGCGATGGCGTTTGGACTCTTTGCAATGTCGATGACTTCGGCATTCAGAATGAACGTGCTGTCTCCGTCCTCATCAATTTCGATCCAGAAGACAGGACCGTCAAAGCTCTGCCGTAAGAGGTTCGTCGCCCCTCCAGTGTCCAGGGCTCGTGAGGTCGGGTCGTAAGCAGACCTGTTTGTAATGTAGTCTTGGGCCTCATACACAGCAAATAGACGAGCAATGCCGTAGAAGGGAGGTAGCTCCAACCCTTCTCTGCCTAAAGACCTTGTGTCTGTGTATTTTCTCATTCCTGCATAAGGCAAACTAGCAGACACGTACTTCGTGTTGTATGTGGCACTACTTGGGTAAGAGTCCAGGTCGACAGTCGAAAAAGCAGCGTAGCTAAAAGTACCGTTACTGAAAGGGACAAAGTTCTTTTCAGAATTAGGTCCGGCAGACTTGTCCCCCTTTTCCGTGAACACCAGGAAGTTGATCCCCTCATCCCACACAGTGTTGTCTGTGTGGATGATCGGCACATGAACAGCACCCCAACCCGGAATAAGTTTACGAGGCATCTGCACGTAGATGTTTTTCGTAGCCGGTGCTGGGTCGTTCCTGCTAGAGAAAAGCTCCAACGGGTCAGTAATCGACCACTTGGATGTACCACTGGTGTCGTCCAAAGGCATGAGCCCTTGTGTACGGTAGATCGTGTACGTGCTGGTGGCTGCCGGAGCATTCCGATCTAGGACGAGATTGTTGTCGTCTGTCCGACTAGCGACATAATAGAACCCGACGGCAGCTCCAGATGAGATGACAATCACATCACCAGTGTCTATGTCGTCGCCACCACTGCCAAAATTAGCCAACGCACTGTTGAAGTCTGTCGTGCCGTTAGTTATGCCGTCTGTTCCGCTCGCTGCCACAGAACCAGTGTTCCAGTTGACATAAGAGCCGTCAAGTGTCCGGAATTCATCCGGAAGGTCCACTCTACGGAAAGGCGTGAGCACGACTGTCTTGCTTCCAGGGTCCACATAAGCTGGAGCCGTCACAGGAAGTAGATTGTTGAACACACTGTCACGGTACTTTGACCACAGAGGTGCCCAGGAAGTGGGCAGGGGAGTGTTATCCGCCGGAACTCCGATCTGAGGAAGCAGTATGTTCGTATTGCCGCTGAGATACGACACGCTATGGACAAGGTCAGGGCGGCGGCTGATGCCTCTTCCAGGCCCCCACAGAACGTGGAATGTGATGTACAGGTTCTTGTCCACGCTCGCTGGGAACCCAGATTCCAAGGTGATTGTCAGATCATCGCTAGGTCCCGTGACAGCAGTCACAGAATAATCCGTGCCTTCAACCAGGAATTCATCCGAGCCATCAATACGGATAGCCACAGCTCCCGTACCCGAGAGGAATTGTAGCTGGTCAGAATCGACACCAGGCATACTGTTTTTAAGTTGAGCCACGGGAATGGTGATGGTGTCGCCAGGATTGTAGAGCCCTGTCGATCCTCCAGAGTTGTCTGCTGTCCCGCTAAGGCCCAAACCCCAAGCGACAGAAACGTCTTCAGAGGTCGACTGAGCTGGAGGAGCTTTGGCTATAAACTCCATCACCTGGATCATTGAAGCATCTGAATACACCGTGCGGTGGCCGTCAGGAGCGTCTAATAAGGTCACACCAAGAGCCGCGGCCGAAGCAGAGATCTTGTCCTGGTAGAACACGAAAGGCCCTTGTGGGCCTCCACCAGATCGCTTCCAATTTCCACGCATTTCACCGCGAAGGAGTTTATCTAGCCCTTGGTGCAGCATCGAGTTGTAGTCAAATCCATTTGGATTGACTGTATGCCGGAGGTCTAGAATGTCCGTCGAGGCAATTTGATCACTGAATAACTCGTCTGGTCTACCCGCCAGAACTTCCACCGTAGCCCCCGCTAAATGGTTCTCCGCCTTCGTGTCCAGAAAACCTCGATTGGTCAAAGTCATGGTCGTACCTGTGATTACAGAGTAGGTCATGATCTCATCATCAACCTTGATCGTGACAGCCGATGCAGGGGACAACGGTAAGGGAATGCCTGTCGCCGACACGAGAGACAAGGACAGGTCCGAATCATTGAGGGCTGACGCAAGCGTTGCTGCCGTTGAGAAGGTGGTCGCTCCCGTCCGGTCCGTCGCAGTTGGGTTGCGATTGAAGGCCCCATTCAAATTTTGCCCGGGGTCGCCATCCCATGCCACGCTGTTGCGTCGGAATACAGCACAAATGGGCACAGCGTAACTGTAACCATCTACGGTGCCCAACGTGTTGCTGGTCCCGTCTCCAGCCCTCCAAAGGCCAGGGTCGCCCAATTCTTGTCGCATGTTCTCGAACGTGTAGGAAGTATCTGCTGCTGCGGAACCCCAGGCTTTGACCACTGCGGGGTCAAAGCCATCAGGATAGGATGTGAGGCCAATGAGCCCACTCACTACACGAATACGGTACTGAAGCTGAACACGCTGTGTCGTCTCGAAACCGAGAGCAGGGTCCTGGATGTCATCAGATATATAAGAATAACCGCCCTCGACGTTACCGTAACGATATAGAGTTGAAGCGCCAGGTTTGTTGACTGTGCTCGGGTTCGGGGCAACCTTTGCCAGCCAGACCTCTAGGAAGACAAAATCAATCCGACTGTCCCCTGAATTCGATGGAGGCGGGTCAAGCGTGATTTTGTTCCAAGTATCCGAGTCATTGGGGCTACCAGGAGGTGTGCCTGTTCCTGTGCCCGTCACTGGAATGATCCAACCATTCACGCAAACCCACACAACAGCCTTTGTCTCACCAGTCTTTTGCTGTCCGAGCCGGAACCAGTTGGACCAGGAGTTATCTGTGATGAAATCCCCCTCAGTGTTGGTCACATTAGAAAGAACTCCTGAAGGGCAACCTCGAAGGACGTGGATACGTCGCCAATCCTCCGTCAGGTCAGCAAGCATGGTGAATTCACCATCAAGTGGAGGACGGCCTTGCTGGAATATAACGTTCGTGAACTGACGACTGTCTACATCAAGCACTCGGCTCACGCCCGTACCGTAATTACGCGACATTGACCATCTCCGTATTCATCTTGAGTCGGGGACTTCCCATCTTCTTCGGTACGCAGTCCATAGGTGGATCAATAGATGACGGCCCAGCTCCCCACCCACAGCCGACGGCCGGAGGAGTTGGTGAGCCTCAGAATGAACTGAGCGCCCTGCCGAAACGCGGGAATATCGAATTGAACACCGTCTGTGATACCGCTAGTATAGTCTGTCCCGTTATTGAAGCTAGCCTGCACTGTGAGGTCAGAAGGGTCACCTTCTGTGTACTTACGAAGAACTACACCATTAATATCGTTTTCCATGCTCAGCTCAAAGACTTCCCAAGTTATAATAGCAGCGGAAGGGGCGACACCTGTCAGAGTCACAGCTGAGGACAAAAGAACCCCACCATTCAGGACATAGACATTTCCACGATCTCCCAACCCTACCCCTTGGGATGACGATGAGTCCCAATTAGTGGCATCAATGCCTTCATCGTAGTCGATATAGGTGTAACCTGGATAATAAGCGAGTAAACCGGTAAATTTGTCTGCAAGCAATGTTGTGAGATCCGTAGGCGTACCGTTTACAGGAACACCGAAGGGGACATTCACTACAAAGCTGCCATTGAGCGTTTGTGTCTCACCGGCCTCAAGGGGGATCGTGTCATTGATCTCCGAATTTGCAAGAACAGAGGTGTGTCCGTCGACTAAAAAGACGGTGCCCATATCACCACTCCCCCAACTTAGTCATGTAGCAGTTGGACGAACCAACCCCGAAAATACCCGTCCAAATGGTAGTGTTGGCGACTCCAGCATTTGGAATTTGATCACCTGCCGTCTGGAACTGAAAAGAGCCAGGCCATGTGATCAGTGAGCCACCTGCACCGCCCTGGTAAAATTCAACCCACAGTCGCATTCCGGTAGGAAGAGTCGGAGCAGTGGGGAGGGTTACACTTAGAGTAACGGTCCAAGGACCACCTGCACCAGCATCCAACTTGAGAAGGCACCCGTCTCGTTCGGGAACCCAATTGAAAGGTCCGTCGGCTGTGAAGGTATGTACGATGCCCCGTGCCCGGTACAAGTTTAGCTCGGCGTATTTTTCCATACTCATCAGGCTCCCGCTCCAAGGTAGGTCGTGAGCGTCATCAAACACTTGGTAGAAGAGTCGCTCATCACGACCATGGTACCGTGATACTTATGCACAGTGATTGCTCCACCAAGGTCATTGTTGGGGTTTGGGTTGGCATCTACACCACTGAAAATAAATTCAGGGGACCAGGTGAACGTTGCTGTGGCAGTCCCACCACCTCCGCCCGCATCCGGAGCATTCGGAGAATTATGTATGACGACAGTCAGTTCGTCGCCTGGACGTAAGGTATTGTTGATGTAATCCGAGACAAGATCTATTGCCACAGCAATATTACCCGAGGCGTGGTTCAAGATAATGTTCAAAATCGAACCTTCGAGAGCCGGATTCCATGAGACCGTCCCAGTCGCAGTAACTGTTTCGACCTTACCGGTCCGACTAACCATCGAACATTCTACCGTACCGTCACCTCGAAGACTGCCTGCGATCTTTTGTACATGCTGCGCAGCGTCATGGCCCCCCCATTGAAGGGCAGCGAAACCGTTAGTGATGTTGAAGAAGTCTCTATCTGGAGATTGCCCTAAAGCAAAAAATTGGACATTACCTGGGTGAGACTCGTCCGAGCCTGAGACACCAGGATTGTTCGTGAGAGGTGGCACAATCGCGTGATAAAAACCACCTAAGAGGATGGGATCGGCATGACTACCGATCTTGCTTCTCAGCGCTTGTGTACCGACACCTGCGAATTGCTTCGTTTTTACAAAACGAAAAGTCACACCTGTGGTGGCAATCCCTGAAGGGAAAGTAGGGCTGTCGCCTGCAAGGGTTCGAACAAGCGCCCTTCGTGTGTCTTCTCCAGGAACAGGACTCGATGAGTGAGGGCCGCCAAATAACTCAGTGATAACATATGCCTGTGTCTCACCACCTGGCAATGTTACTTCAACCATGTCATAGCCAACCGCAACCTCAGACAGATCATCTCCTGAAGCAACTTCCCAGAAATAGTCGCCGGTGCCGAGGCGAACGGTCCGCAGATCATCAGCCGTCGCTCCTCCATCAGGGTTAAGAGCAGTGTCCGTTGAATTTGACGGACTAACCTTGGTTTTGACGTCGCCAGAACCAATAGTCGCGGCTGTGACATTTCTTTGAATGACGTCAATCCGACTCGCAAGAGTCAACGACTGCGCGGCTGTAATTTGAGAAGTTGACGTCGTAGTCCTCTGCTGAAGAACCCCGACGAAACCTGTACCTCCGTCTCGATTCGCAAGGGAGCTTGTGCCAACAGCAGCCGGACCGGCTGTTACCATGAATTGGGCCCAGTAAGCGTCAGGTTGAGGATTACTGTACGAATAGGTGCTTGCCGTACCTTGTACCGTAACTGCCTGCCCCGTCCTCCGAATGAGACCACCGTCACCAGGACCATTAAGGACTGGCGAGCCAGTCACTGAACCGGCTCGATTGTATCTCTCTTCAAGACCAGATAAAGCCGACTCACGTAGTGAGATAATTGGCGTACTGTCCCACGAAACCGACACATCGCTCAAAATAGCCTGGAATCGGGATTCGATAATAGGGGGTTCGGGGACAAATCTCCGACCCGTTGCCATGGCTCCAGTCAGAAAATTATTTAAAGTGGCTCTTTTCGAGAATTTAAACTTGTACGACCCCGTGAGAGGGATACCTCCACTCAAATTGAACGTGATAACATTCGAAGTGAAGGTACCTGAGCCAATCGAGGCACCTGTAATACCTGTGATGTAAATAGGGTTGCCAACCGTATCCGTGATTCGAGAATCATCCGAGGTATTGACGATATCGAACACGTCTCCGACAGTTTCTCCACTATACCCCAACCAGAAAGGACCATAAAGGCTCGCATCTAAAACGACAGAGGTGTCGTTCAGAGTAAGGTTGACGTTTATGTCTGTAGGAGCGGCAATCTCTTGATTCAAAGCCGCAGTAGAAGCAGCGAGTAAAGATTCCGCTCCACCGCTCATCTGGAAATCAGACGCCGCAGTCGCAGTGTTCGCGTGAAGCTTTCCAGCTCCTGCATTTACCTCAGCTAGGGACTTTGACGACGGCATCAATCTCTCCTATTGTTCAACAGATTGCCCTTAATCCGGTAAATACTCGCAGTCGTAGTATTATCTACCAGGGTGGACAGGAACTTTACGCTGTTCTCGTCGTCAAAGGATGCCCATCGACTGATCAGAACAAGAACAAGCTCCCCTTTCGGCCCGTACGTCTCGTCCGCCGAAAGCTCAGCAATGATCGGTTGAAGGACCTTATGTTTCTTCGGGTCACTCAAAGGTTGAGCAAATGAGTTGGGTGCGTATTCACCACCAGGTACGGACTTGTAGTAGCTTCGCCCCTCAATGTCCACGTCACCGCCCACTCGATTAAAAGTGAGTTTCTCCGGTGAGGGCACCATTGGAATCTTCGTGTCGAGTTTCACGAAACCCGTATCTGACGAGAAGTTAGCGGTATAGATTGTTGAGGAGCCTTCTAACTCATGGTCGCCTGAAAAGGTGCCGCCCGAGCCAGGATATACGCCTCCTGCTTGCACATACTGATACGGGAAAGGATACGCCTCAGTCTGAGCACCACTGCCCGCAGTCAAGACGTAGACATACGGAGCGATGTAACGCGGGATGACTGTGAGAGAAGCACCGAGAGACGCGTCTCGAACCGTCTGTGGGGCCCTGGTCTCGTAGTAGACAGTCACCTGCTCGCCGTTCTGGGGATAGGGTCGTACCGCACGATACTCCACGAGCACTGTGTCACCAGGAGAAGAGCCAAATGCGGAAGAAGCACCATCTGTAATAATGTAGCCTGTCGGATCAATGGACACCGCACCGCCATAAGGCGTGCCGTTGATCCGAACATTATCCAGAGAAGCTACCCGTTCTGGCATGCTGATAGTGTCTTGAGCACCATCCGATGTAAATGTGAACGTTACCTGGGTCGTCCGATAGGCCAACTCCACTTCTCGGTTCGCCCAATACACGTTGGCGTATTCATCTGAGTCGTAGTCAGCGGGGAGAGAGCCAGGATTATTGATCGAGAATGAAGAAGTTCCATAATCAGCCGTCGGGGTTTTGGTGATCCCTTGACCGACAGGATATGCGATCTCTACATACAGGTACAACGTCTCATTCGTTACACCGCCCGGGACCGTTCCGATATCCAAAGCGATACTTCCCTGTGGTACCGCACTCAGTCCCGTCGCAACATAATTCCCGAGACTCGCTTGGCCGACCGCGCCAGTGAACTTACCGTCATAGATATCCACAATGGAGATGTCTGACGGGGCCCTGCTTGCCCAGTTGAAGGCCGCGTAAGGGTACACGGGTAGAGCAGTCGGGTCAATAGTGATCACCTCGTTATTCACCCACGTCGCCCCCGCCGGAGTGTAAGCGAGGACGACCGTCTCATGTATGACTCGATCCGAAAACCTTCTCCGAACTGCGTCGAACTGGCCGATGAATTCAGCCCCAGGAGTATCACCTGTGGTCGTGCCATCCCCGGGAAGCACACCCACCTCATCGGCCCACATGACGGTGTTTCCGTCCATACCACCACCAATGGCCGTTCGCACAATTTCCGTCCGAATTTTGTTATCGAGGAGAAACTGAATATTCTTCTCGGTAACCTCTCTATAGTTCCAGCCTTCTGGGGCGACACCAAGCCGGAGATCGATAATGTCTCTTGAGTCGAGGATATCGTTGAAAAGCCCGTCAGGACGGTCTGAGGGGCCGGGAGAAGCAACACCGCCATTATGGTTGGAATTTCGATCAAATGCTGCATCGTTGCGGCGAATCACAGCCATCAAGGGGATAGCGTACATGTAGCCGTCTACTGTATCAAGCGTGTTTGTGGGGACACCGTCCCCCGCTCTCCATAGCCCTGGGTCCCCCACCGCTGACTGGTTTGCGTATGTCCAGGTTGTCGCCACACCATCAGGGGCCGCGGCCGAAACAGGTACAGAATGGGCAACCACGGTAGGGTCGTCTATGCCATGAGGATAAGCGAACAGATCCACCCCTTGGATGACCCTGAGACGGTATTGGATCTGTACTCGCTTCGTCGACTCGGAACCAAGGGAAGAGTCGAGGATGTCATCCGCAAAGTTCAGTGTCAGGTCGTCAGCCGGGTCAATCTTGGTGTTCCCAAACCACCAAATTCGGCCGGCAGGGCTCTTCCCGTCTGTGTCAGGGGAAGCAGACAGAAGCTTACGCCATACCTCAAGGACCACAATATCAGTTCTCTTGGCTCCTGCACCAGAGGGGCCGGCTCCTAGATCTAAGACATTCTTGGAACCTCCCGCAGCGTTCGTATACCCTACACGAACGAGCCAACCATTGATGGCCGCATACAAGTCTTGAGGTATCTCCAGCTCGTTTGCAGTGGCTGACGCTGTGAAGATACCCGACGTCATGTCTGACGTGTCCAGATATTCAGAGGTCAACCAACCTGAGGGGAATGAACGCTTACCAAGACGCCGGATTTCATTCTGAACAACGTCCTGGGTAAGGTTCAGTTCCTTGTCTAAGACAGGCTTGGATGCCGAGTAGACGCCTGTCTCCCAACTCCGGCCCTCAGGGTCCAAGTAACCACTGACACCTGTCCCATAATTCTTGGTGACCATCAGGAGGCAACCTTTCCTAACACAGGAATGCTTCTAGCGGTCCTTAGCTGCCCGATCTGGCTAAAGTTTAGCCCGACTTTTGCAGCCAAAGATCTGTCTAGTACTACACCATTCCTCGAAACAGCAGTTTTCTGGACATATTCGATTCTATGTCGACATTTTTCGTACACACATCCGTGCATTCGACGGAAAGGCTGGGGCTCATCACATATTGGACGTCTAAGTTCCATCGTTCCCATCAAAATGTAAGCCGCCACGTTAGTTGGAGCGTGGATGTCGCCGGTTTGTTGACGACTGCGAAAGTGAGGTAATTGAGAAGTGTTTCGTAAGCCGTGAGATCTACCGTGTCATCGTAAGTACCGTTGGGAGGTGACACCGGATTCTTTACTGCGAGGTTGGAATCAATGTTCCCGCCAATCAACCCCATTTCAACGATCGGCCCTACCGCCTCTGACTCGGTGAAAATGGTAGTAAAGTCGACAATGTTGGTAGGGTAACTGACGGGTGAACCACCCGAGTTGATAAACTGGGTGGAAGAGAATGTTTTGCGAGTGATCTCAGAGTAAAGGGCTCGCTGTGTGTCGGTAGGGGCAGGTGGATTCTGGAGATCCCATCCAGTATCCCCCGTACCAACTGCCAAAACATAAGAACCCTTAGAGGGCTCAGCATTATCTTTGATGAGGCGTGCGATTAAAATCGAAGCATCTTTTACGACCAGATTTCGCTTCGCTTGTTTGAATTGAAGCTCCCCCGTCTTCCCATCCCTCATTTCAAAAAAAACGTCACCTCGGACCTTGATCCGAGCGTTCTCTTCGTATTGGTTGCTCAATGCCGATTTAAAGGAGCTTCCGGCTACCCGAAAAGCTTCAAGAATTCTCATGTTCATCTCCTCTGAGCTTCAACGAACGACCGAACATAAGAAGATCAAGGCTGGAGGTTAATGTTGGTCGTTGAGCCTGCTGGAATTGAAGTTAGGTTGTCAGCTGTAGAAAATGACGTGCCTACGCCATCATATAAGACCCAAGTATCTACATTAAGAAGAGAAACTCGACTCTGATCAAACGTCTCCTGGAGGGTTGCGTCTGCTGGCCCGTCTGTAGGAGCTGCGACAGTCTCTTCCCGGAAGTCCGACAAATCAGCCCTGGCTTGCCCGAGCCGCTCCGCCGTGGCCCATAGAACGTCACCAGAGCCTCCGATGACTGAAATGCTGGACTGATTAGGGGCCCAGATTGTCAATGGGTTAGGATCAGGGATCGAGGGCACGGTATAGACATCGTAGGCTCTCGTGCAGCATGATACTGAATCAATTTGAATAGTTGATGCAGCAATCGCTGCATCAAGGGCAGGGGAGAAAAACACTTGCCCCAAGGGTTGTCCCAGAAGGCCGCCTGACACTTCTCCAGAAAATCTTGAGATGTCAATAGAGATGGGAGCTACTCTTACAGCCGCCTGCATCTCACCCCACTGGAGCATGTCATAGTTCGGATTCAGGCTCAGCCCGCTCGCAGTTTTGACATTCGGATTGGTCACCCACACCACATAGTAGCCGCCTGGATCTAGAGGGGCACCTAATCCTAAGGTGACCCTCTGGGCGGGGGTAGGGCCGAACACAGTCGCGGAAGCCACAGCAACCGTGTTCATGTTCAAGTCAGTCACCAGATAACTGCTTGTATCTGTGAGATAAAAGTTTTGCTCCATCTCTTCTGAGAACACGAGCTGGATCTTGGTCCTACTTTGGGCCGCAGCAAAGAAGATAGGAGCTGAGCCGAAACCTGCAATGACAGCCGTTTTTGCAGCAGGATCGAGTGTATCGCCTGGGACGGACTCCGCCTGATCAACAGTAACTGTGTATACAGTGGGGTTCTGCTCCTCCGTAGTGAGCCGAACCGTCCTAGATGTCGGTCCAGCCACTACAGAATCGATCACCAGGGTCGGAACGATGTTGTAGTTGAGGATACTCAGGAGGGGGGCAAACCCGTAATCTAGGTCATGGCTGAACTCTAGCTCCATCAAGTAAGGGGAGAGAGCCGTAGCCGCCAACAACCGAAGTGGAAGACTAATTGTCAGAGATTCTGATACGGGAACAGATTCAAACGCCTCAAACGCTCCACCAACAGTCCCCGCCCAAGGGCTAGTTGACCAAGGGTATGTGCCCCATCCTGGCATTAGACGACCTCTTTCCAGAACGCAGATGTTGTCAACCCTGTGACGACATCACCGCTCGGAGGGGTCGCTTGCGGGGCCCCTTCTGAGATCCACGTCTCAAAGTACTGCCCGACAGTGTTCCAAGCTCGCTGTAGAAAAAACTTTTTCAGTGTCGGCGTAACTTCCGCCGTACCAGTCTTAGTGAACGGTTGGATTGATGGAAAAAAATTCGGCCTGTTGAAGTCGTAGCTCGCCATCCTACCACCTGTAGGGTTCAACCGCTGGAACCCAGAGAAGTCCTTTTTGCATTACAGCCAGAGACGCCCCGTCAAATCCAGGTTGCCCAAATTTCCTGACTAGTCGCGCACCCCACCAGAAGTCCTCTAAAAACCCCTTATAGCTCTCCTTGCCGCTTGTTGTGGACACAACTCGCATAGGGTACGCCACAGGGTTAAAGTTCCTTAGAGGATCGTCTATCAAGGCCTCGAAAGCATACTGCTGGCTACTGCTAGGAATCTGGGGTCGAACTATGGAACAAGTAACTTGCGAACCATTTGGGTGAATAGTGCGAAAGTCTCTCCATGGGAACGCCCCTTCATTCACAAGAGAGTCTGAAATATTGCCTGAACTGCCCAACACAAATCCATAAGGGTCCTGTGATTGTACATCTTGCAACCGATTAAACATAAGCCAATATTTGTCGCTTGAAATAGTCATAGGGTCCCCCGCAAAATTCACACCCTCTCCTTGAGTTATCAGAAAGCTGCCGTCTGATGCCACGATAGCAGACATGTCGTCCGAATAGGTGCCTGAAATGGTCGCTGACTGAATCCACCCGTTCTCTCCACAGGTGGGGCCATCCAAAACTAGTCCCTTTGCCGGAGAAAGAGACGACACGTCTGGTTGTGTCGTCGTAACCCTTATGTTTGCCTGAGAATTTAAAGTATCCGTCCAATCGATATAGAGCCACAGACGAGGGAATGAAATAGTGGGAGTTCTGAAAAGGATCCAAGAACCGTTCCAAGTATCGTTTGTCCCTTTGACGACATCAGAGACAGAAGTCCAATTGTCACCTAGGCTGGAAATTGTCTGGTTGGAGCTGGCAACAATCGTCCAAGGACAAGTCGGATGGCTGATAAGGGCTTCCTTGATGTGCCAAAGATACGATCGCGTCCGGTCGTACGAATCACCTGATCTCGTGATGAACTGATTCGTGAAGGGCTGATGCCAGGACTTTTGTAAAATTGCCATGGTCTACCTTAAGGTCCAATAATAGGAACCGAGTCACCTGGGACAACCCAAAGCCCAAACTTGAAGTATTCCGGTGGGCCCGCTAAAGGAAAAGTGTCTCCATCGTTTAGGCTAAACGGACCTATCCAAAAATCCTGAAGCCTACCATATAACCCACCCTTGTATTCTAGGGTTGAGGATTCACTGTTGATTACCGCATACATTGGAAACAAGACCACCTCGCCATCACAATCTGTAGGATCCAGGTCGACATCCATGACCTTTGTGCTGGAACCTCTGTAGACCAACGCTGCTGTACCCTGCTTTTGCAACTCAGGTGAAAAGTAGCTCCCAAAAGGGATCCGGAAGTATGACTCTGACTCACTGCTTACAGGACCACTAGAGTCCACCCCTAACCCGATAACATGGTTCGGGGTTCCTGGGATTCTAGATTCAGGGGAGATCCTCGAAAACATGAAAAATCCTGTAAAGGCAGGTCTGATTGTTAAATTGAGGGCATAGAAGAAGCTGCCATCGGAGGACCCACTGAAATAGCCCCTTGTCGTGTATGTGCCGGAAAACATTACGAAAAAGCTGGTCCTGTGAAATTCCACGGTAGACGAAGACGTGGGTAAACTAAGGAGGGGGTCTGCCGGTAGTTCAAATTCTTCTTCACTCACAGCATAGTAGCCGTTGTTCCCGCCAGAGTCTGAAATGCCTTCCATTGCCAGAACGACATAAGAGGTGGTGTCCTCAAACTCATGCTTGAGCAGGCACCATCCGGGGCCGGAACCATTTACAGCCCTTCGCACGTCGGCCCGATTCGCCCACACGTCGTAAGGACTAGTGCTAGCACCTCCGTAGGACCCGCCTCCCGTCACACCCTCGAACTCATAATTCGAGACGCCGTCAGAGCTTCCAATAACCGTCCAATTCGCAGTAGAAACCATGCGGTTCTTCAGGTCAAGCATGACGCTCTGACCGCAACTCAAGTAGGAACTGCCAGTGTAGATGTCGTAACTAGGAATAGTTGTCCAGGCTTTTTCGGTGGTCATACAATCCCCGACACTCGATCCATTGGGCAGGTAAAGGGGCCGATCTTGATGGCCTTCACCAACCCATTCTTGAAGAGCAACGTACCGTCATCCATCCCAGACGTACCGAAGAAAATGTCCTGCAACACCCCCCTCAGACATTTCTTAGAAGTGTCTGAGGATAGAAGCCAAATAGGTGTACTCACCAATCCACCAGTCCACGGATTGGTGTAGGCCACACCTGGCAAAGGTTTATCATTACCTACTGTAGACAACCTTATTGGTTGGACAGTTACTTGCAGATTATCGGAGTGCAGGGATCGAAAACTGGCGTCAGTGTATCTGAGTTTCGAAGTGAGATTTGTCTGCACCAAAGACACGGCTTGGACTGTATCCCAAGATTTATTAGGCTGGTAGACAGCAAACATGTAAATTGCCCTAAAAAACTGGTATAAATTGTTGTTTGCAGGACCGCAAAAACCGCAGAAAAAACTCCCATCTGAAGCACGGGACATAACCATGTTCAATGCGCCTTCGTTGGCATTTTCCGCAAAAATATATTGGCTCAAATGGCTCCATTCGCTTCCAGTGGTCGGAGGTCTTATGTCGGTTGCCGGAGACGAGATATCGGGCACACTATTTGAAAACCATACATTGAATATATTATCATCCGCACCCACGTAATCCAAGGTCATGTAATACCTATTAAGTGGGGACTGAAGAACAACCCAAGAACGATTTGTGGTGTCATTGGAGGCTCTGACCAAGTCGTCCACCGAGGACCAGTTATCTCCCGTGCTCGCCACGAGAGAGCCCCCTCCTGCCTTCCCCGAGCTAGCCAGAACCGTCCAGGCTCCAACCCCACCCGATGCGATGAGGCGGTCCTTAAGGGCAAATAACGTTGCCTTGGACCGAGCGAATGATTCCGTACTCTGGACGCTCGTCCGAACGTCGTAGATTACACCACCTGGCTCAACCGTGTGCCACTGCTTCGTGTAATCGTTTTGGTACTGTGTCATGTGAAATTCGGCTCCGTGTCTCCAGGGATCCAAATACGGCCCTCGATGTTTGTGAACAAATACGGCGTCGTAATCGGGGCCATCGCCCCTCGGCCCACCGATGAATTAGATATGTAAATGTCGGGAACCCTAGCCAGGATCGTCTGTACTCCGATTCCTGCGATGTTTGGAGATACTCTAACAAGGTAGACAGGCAGTCCCATTACTTTCAAACTCACTGTATCTTCAACGAATAATTCTTGCTCATAGTCATCTGTGCCGATCCCGTAGTTACCAAACATCAAACTACAAGGCACTGACCCAACGCTTGGGACGTAACAGTGCCAGGTGTCGAACCAGTCAGAAAAAGAGATCGAGGTCCAGTAGTGAGCCGCCGCTGCTGACCTCATCGGGAAATTATCTGGCAAAAAACCATCATCCGACAAAACATGGAACATTTGGTAAGCATTCCAGTCAGACTCATCCATCGTCTGTCGTCCAAAGACGAAGCTGCCGTCTTGGGCAATGGAAAAATACGAACGGACGGCTGTGAGAGAAGAGGCGTACCTGAAAAATTGCTCCTTCTCTAACATCCAGAACCATTCGTCTGTCGAGGGTTTCGGATAGTCAGCTAACGGACTAGCTGGAACCGTCGGTGGAGAGTTAGACACGTAAGCAGTCATGCTTGACTCGCCCGGACCATAGAACGCCAACGTTAGCCAAAACTGCCCCGAAGAAGTTACAGGACTTTGAAGTACTACCCAGGACATAGGCCCCAGGCCCGAATTAGAATCACGGTAAACTATGTCTCCCGTCACCGACCACAAGTCGAACGGACCCGATGTCACCCCTTCGTACTCATAGGCCAAGCTCGTACCACTTCCAATCACTGACCACCCATTAGCAACAAGCTTATTTTTCCAATCTAGAAGGATAAGCTGGGCCACCTCAGTAGAGGATTCCCCCGAACCTCCGAGATCATAGTTCGCGACCGTGGTCCAAGACTTCTCTGTGGTGAGAGTTGTGGAGGAAGGAACGTCATCTACAATATCCCCAGTGCTCATACCCGTCATGGTCCCTGGATAATACCCCGAACCCAGAGCCCAGTACCCAACCAAATAAATCGCACTAGCGAGCCCCGTCGGATCTACAGGCAAGCCACCATTCCACAAAGCAGTGGCGTCTGCCGCTTGAAGCTCCGAACCCCAAAAATAGAACCCTGTAAGATCCCCTGTGAAGTAAAGTGTCCCCACCGAACCTCGACACCCTACCCTCAGGCTACTCGTGTCGATCAGCGTATCTGGCCCTGTGTCCTCGATAGTTGTTGTGGCGACAGAAGAACCATCCATGTAGACGGTGACACCTGCGGCTACACCTGAACCGTCGTACGACATCAACATGAGATGCCAATTGTTGTCAGCATATCCGGAAGTATCCGTCTCCACCAGAATACGCTCGCTGACATTTTCAGCAATCTGAATCTGCATTTTGGTGGAGGAGTCCATGTACAGATTATACCCGCGGAGGGTACTGTCCATATTACCAACCATCACCTGTGTGGCTGCGGTCGAAGTACGAAACCAAATACCCACCGTGAATGCTTGGTCAACTTCAAAATTAAAACGGTTCCCGAAGTTTATACTCTCATTGGATCCGTTGAAGCTAAAAGCTTGTGGCAGCGCCCCACCTGGGCCTGTCACAGTGTTGGAACTATCCATGTTCAACAGCGAACCGTTGACCTTAGAATTCCCACCTTCTGATCCCATAGGCCATTGAGACAGGAGGCCTTCTCCCAGCGCAATAGTAGGATCCTGAGGAGACCCCTGGTTGTACTTGACAATTACCTCTTCTGGACTCAGTTCTCGATTGTATACTTCGATCTCGTCCAAGTTGCCCTGGAACCAGATATCTCCCGCATCCCGTCCTCCGAAGCGGAGATTGGCTGAAGTAACAGTGGTAGCGCTGAGAGTGTCATAGTTGGTCGTCCTTGCCACCTCGATCCCATCAACATAAATCGTCACACCCGAAGCCGCCTCTGACCCGTCATATGTCACCGTAAGATGGTGCCAAAATCCATCATTATAAACTCCATCCGTCTCCACTTCAATCGCGTTAGTCGGATAGGTGTTGACCAAGAAGAAGACTAACTTGTTGTTGGTGCCACACAAGATCTGGTACCCGGGAGTCCCCGTAGAGGTACTGAGTTTCGAAACCAGCACACCCTCGTGAGAAACGGACCATTTAAACCAAAGACTTATGGACAACAGGTCTCTGTAGTCTGAGTCCAAAACATCTCCAATGAAAACGTCCGCCTGAGCAGCACCGAACAGGAGTGACTTGGTGCTGTAAGTGCTCAACGTGTACAATGTGGGGGCATCGTTGACAATGTCTGTGGACTCCATGTTGGTCATGGTGCCATCGTTACTGTTCGACGAATTGTCCGTCAGTGTGGGGAAGGTGTCGCCATCCCCACACTTCCAGTAACCTATGAGAGCGCTGCCCGAGGAAAGGTTGTTCAAATTCAGCGTGGGATTCCCGCTGCTATATATCTCCTGAACCTCGTCGGTACTTAAAACCTTACTGTAGATCGCAACATCGTCGAGGTTTCCCACAAAAAAGTCGGAAGGAGTCTGGAACCGAGCCCCTATCACGAGAGGCCCTGTAGTGGCAATAGTCCCACCCAGGTTATCTGAAGTAACTGTTTTCCCCTCGACACCGTCCACATATAGCTTGAGGTTGGACGCTGCAGAACTAACCGTCCCCTCCCAAGTGAAAACAGCCAAGTGCCACTGCCCGTCACTCAGCCCTGTGGCCGTACTGGCTACCCCTGCTGACTCAGATGTCGGAGAGTCGTCACTGCGTAAAACTGCTTCAACAATCCCAGTAGAGCCTGAATAGGCAAGGTACCAACCCCGATTGTCTGCATCCGCGAACGCTTTACTGACCATTAGAGTGTAGCCAGAATCCGTACTTTTGAACCAGACGGCCACTGAGAAGTCTTGGTCCCAGTCAGTCTGAGAACCCAGTACGTCGCCCATTGTTACATATTCGTTCGTCCCACCAAACAATAAGGAGAACTTACCGATCGGCACGTCTGCCTGAATATCGCTAGACTCCATGTTGGTCATGGTGCCATCGTTACTGTTCGACGAATTGTCCGTCAGTGTGGGGAAGGTATCACCTTCCCCCATCCTCCACCAACCAACTAAATTGCCAGATGTCCCAAGAGACAGAAGGTCCACAGGGAGACCCTCATTGTACACTTCAGATACTCGAACCTCTGGTAACTCTACGTCATAAATGGCAACTTCGTCCAAGCTACCAGGAAAATAGGGAGCAGCACCGTCTGTTCTGGTTGCCAAATTTAACGACGCAGTATTTGATATAGAATTTGACCCAAGAGTGTCACTGATCGTCGAAAAAGAGACAGAAACATTGTCTACGTAAACTGCGATACCCGAGGCTCCCCCCACAATATTGCCGTCCCAAGTTACAGCCACATGATGCCAACTACCGTCGTGCACAGCGACACTGGTCTCAATTTGTGTGAACGATGTACTTGAATCGTTAACCAGGTAAAAAGCAATAGCACCCTCGGTACTATCACTACTAGATTGTAGCCAGATGGTCCAACCCTTGAACGCGGATGCGCCCTCACGCTTGGATATCACGTTGGCTCCGTTTGTTTCCGTCGTCTTGATCCAAAATGAGACGCTAAAAGGGTCGGAAGTATCAAAATCGAGTACGTTCCCCATCGTCACGTATTCGTCCGTCCCATTGAACAGACAAGACAATTGCGAAAATCGAGGTGTCGTGTCATTAACAACAGACACACTGTAATACGGAAAGAACATAGGCAAGGGGGCATCATTCACAATGTCCGCGGACTCCATGTTTGTCATGGTTCCGTCATTGCCACTCACGCTGCTATCTGTGGCAGTCGGGAAAGTGTCCCCATCTCCGAGCCTCCAGTAGCCCAACAAACCCGACGAGGTGGGAAGACTCAAAAGTGCACCTCCTTGGTGAATCTCGACCACCTCCACGGCAAAAAGCTCTTTGTCGTAGACAGCAACATCCTTAACCTGACCGACAAACGGCGAAGTAGCTGCTGAAGCATCACCGACTTCGAAAGCGGCCGTTGTGGCAATGCTTGATGACAGGGCATCTAGGTTGTCTGTTGTGCTGACTTGGACACCATCCACATAGATCGACACACCTACAGCCTTACTCGATCCATTGTACGCAATAACAACGTGATGCCAAGCCCCGTCATTGTACGAGGCAACTGTAGTCTTCTGCAGGTAGTTACTGGAACCAACATCAGCAACCAACTGGACACGTATGGTCCCCACAGATCCAACTAAGTATACCAGGTATCCTGTGTACGCAGGTGCTGCCGCTGTTTTACCTACAATGTATTGCTCAACAGTTGACGTTGACTTGAACCAAAAACTAATCGAAAACGCATCCGTCCTTTCAAAGGATAATTCGGTCACATTCCCCATCGTCACGTATTCGTCCACTCCGTCAAATAATAGAGAGAATTTTCCTGGAGCGTCTCCATGGAAATCCTCTGATTCCATGTTGACCGCAGTACCATCGTTGCTATTGGAAGAATTGTCTGTGAGTGTGGGAAAAGTGTCCCCATCTCCCATTCTCCACCAACCGACGAGGCTAGGAGAGCTGCTAAGCCCCGACAAGTCTACCGGAATCCCTCCATTATAGATAGCAGCCACCTCCCCAGAGGACAGTTCTTTGTCGTAGACGGCCGCTTCATCAATCTTGCCGTCCATCAGACCTGCAGCACCGTCAGTACGACTACTAACATTGAAGGATGCAGTGTTGAGAATACTGTTGGTGCCAAGAGTATCATCTACGGTCGAAGTACCGACAGAACTGCCGTCAATATAGATAGAGATCCCGCTCGCAAGCGAGGTCCCGTCATAGGTTACCACGACGTGATGCCAAATTCCATCATCGTAGGCACTTGTAGTAGTCACTTCTATCTGAAAAGATGAGGTATCTTGAATGTATATTCTGGTATTACTGGAATCAGCAAAAAGGCCATATCCCGTCGGTCCTGCGTCCATTTTGGACATAAGATACCCTGAGTCTCCAGGGTCCAACTTGAACCAACAAGAAACCGAGAATGCGTCCGTCCTCTCAAAGGACAACTCAGACGCATTCCCCATCGTCACGTACTCATTCGAACCGTCAAACAAGCAAGAAGTTTGGGAGAATGGGGGGCTCGCTTGTTGAATAATGGCGTCATTACTTCCAATATTGTCGGAAATAACAGGGAAGGTGTCCCCATCGCCCATCCTCCAATAACCTAGTAAGCTAGGGTCCGCAAAACCGGCTATTTCTGCTGGCACACCACCATTGTACAAGGCCTCGATTTCATTCACACCAAGTACTCGACCCCACATAGTGGGTTGAGACATGAACCCCTCAAAAGATTGGGTACCTGCTGTGTCAGCGTACCCTGCCAAGCAAAAAGAGGCTGTGGGCAGCCCTTGGAGGGTCGCACTGCTCAATATTGTGAGGGGTTCATCCTCCCCGTCTACCCAAATGTGCATACCTCCCGCAACTTGGCTTCCATCATAAGTCGCCACAACATGGTGCCAATTGTTGTCATTGAACGTCTCTGCCGTCGTCTGAACAACAGGTCCTTGAGAGACTCCGCTAAACCGTGTAGAGATCCCTACAGCCCCAGAAGAACTTCCTTCTGTGTATAACCCGTAACCATAACCCTCAGCGCCTCCCGGATAACCTACGAAACGACCCATTATCACGCCATTACGGCTATCTGTGTAGTTCCATTTAAGCCACACAGACATCGTCCAAGGACTCGTGTGAGCCAAATTATTGATAGGCCCTGCTCTGTAAAAAGCGTCTACGTCAAATTTAGTCGAAAATGGACAAAAAACACCACCCGGCCCTTCATAGTACGGTGCCGTGTCTTCTAGACCCTCACCTCGACACCACTCAATAGACTCAATTTTGTTCGAAAGTTGGTAAAAAGAACTCTCTGTTCCAGCATTGTACAAGACTACAGGATCCAACGCTCTTTCGAAATTTACCGGGAAGACGTCACCTTCCCCAAGAGGCCAATATGCCTCAATGGCGTCATTTGAGCTAAGATTGGTGACATTCGGGGGGTTACCCTGGTTGTACAGATCCGCAACCTCTGCCGACGTGAGCATTCGGGTGTACTTGACCACCTGAGTCAGATTGCCAGTGAACCACCAGTCTGTTCTCGCACCTTGCTTTCCAAATTGGAATGGATAAGAATTCGAAATAGACAAGGTCAAGGTATTTGTAATCGTGGTCAATACCTGTTGGACGCCATTGACATATACCCGCATTCCCCCTGGCGTACGACTGCCATCTGACATAACCACGACATGGGTCCACTGACCCGTTGCAACCGAAGCCATAGAAGCCTCTACCTTCAAGGCATTCGTAGTTGTGTCGTGAACAAGATCCCACCGAATCTTGTCTGAATCAACCCAAACAGCGTAACCCAAATAGGGGCTCACCCCCTCTTGTTTCAAGATGAGAGGATAGGTACCGGAAGAACATTTCAACCAAAATGAAAAAACTAAAACACCCGTCCCGTCGTCGTCCAGCACATCGCCCATCGTGACGTACTTATTCGTGCCAAAAGACAAGGATTTGGTAGCAACAGGCATTAATCACTCCCAGGAAGCAACTATAGTCACATCTTCAACAGGACCTGTGCCCGCCGGCGGGTTCGGGTCTGGTGTGCCATAACTAATCCACGTAACCCAACCCACACTCGTCTCCCAGGCACGCATTTTGTACCTAACCTCGAAGACTCCAGAGCCTTGTGGAAGGGCATGGGAGCTGCCCACAGCTCCGCTCAGGAGCCCATCACCATAGTCCGTTCTACCTGCCAAGTCTCCATCTACAGTGGCCATTATGACACCTGTGGAAGCACGCCGCTCCAGGGAAGAATGATGTCCCCAAACTGCACGAATTGGTACGACGTGTCATTGGGGTAGGAGTCACCTGTATTTCGCGTGACACTACCCCACCAGATGTCGTAGAGACCACCCTTTCGGCCCACATGAGCCGCAGTCTCACTCGCTAGCCCTATGGGCAACATGGGCCATGATCCCGTCTGGCTGTCTGCTACGGTCCCAGAAGGGCTGTTTCCAACCATACCTGACCCATATCCTTCACTGGTGAGATACAGGTCAAAAGAGGTCGTGATGTAACTCTTCAGCTTAGTCGCAGCGTTAAGGTTTGCGTATGTTGAATAGTCTGATACCCCAGAGCTACTCCTACCAGCGGCACACCCAATATTTGCGTTGGTCCAACCCGTTATTGGATTTCGAGCGGCGTCTAAGAGCCAGAGAGCCACACACCCATTCGATTCGCAGACTGCAATTCTGGTGGCCTCTCCGTCGCTGCTCATCATCACGTGAACTTTCCCGTTCCACGCTCCATCTGACCCGCCGTACCCTGGTCCAGCTGTGATAAGGACCTCGTCTGCTGGAGGAGTGGGCCGATCTGTTGTGGCGAGCCCTGTGGTGGCATACCCTCCTCCTGGGGAAAAGTACACTTGTCCGGTTTCGCTACCGGCTTCAGCCACGTTGCAGTCGATGCATAGCTGGGCGTTCGTGGCACTGTTTGTCAACACAATCCAGGAATGGGCCACTGAACCGGCTGCCCAAGTGATGTCTGTGTAATCCGTCTGCCAGAAATCTGACAACCCAAAGTTTGACCCATCAGAGCTGGACGCGACCGACCATTGACCTGACACGAAGTTCTTCAAAGCATTTTGTATCTTCCAAAGGAGATCCGCGTTGTCATTATCTACAGCAATCCCACCGACCGATTGATTGACGGAGAACTGCCAAGTTTTTTCTAGTGTCGGGAGAGCCATCTATTTCACCACTCGAAGGCCAACTCGGCCGATTTGCAGGTTGCTACGTTGCCCCCACCAGTCGTGCCAATCCAGAGTCTAGCTTCTAAGACCACATAAGAAGCTGTTGCTGCCGGAACCGACGCAAGCAACGAACTAAGATCAACTACATACAGGCTCGGAACAAGAGGGTTAGTTGTAGGACCACCCACAGGTGGCACCCCCGTCCCCGTGTTCACCTGAGAGCCCGCTACTACAGCAGGTACGCCTGAATTCAAAATACCGAATACATCGTACAAGTCAAAATACGCCTCGAACCCCGGAGTACCGCTCGTGGTCTCCAACAAGACCAGAAGCCTGGCTGTCAAATTGGAATGGGCCGTCCCCATCCTGGCGAGATCCAGGTGACCACCCCCCACAGCTGAAGGCGTAGAGGATGCATTGCTGAAGGAGCCCTTCACGAGAGATATGACATTTTGCCTAACCGCCCAAGACTGTATGTTTAGGTTAGTTCTGTCGTGATTGAAATACGACGCAGGAGAATAAAAGTTGATCCCTATGTCATCTTGTTCACCAGCATTTAGAGCATACGACTGATTGCTGCCTCCTGACCCATCCTCGATACTAGCACGATCATACATGAGGATGAGGTCGTTAGGCAAGTCATCATTGTCCAAAACCGGCTGATCGCCCAAAGAGGCCCTCAAAGCCGAGTCGTCTCTCATATCAATGACGTGGCTCCCACCTTCCAAGAGAGGGAAAGTTGGAGCTGATTGGCCAGGATACTGGGCCCCGATCAGCTTGCAGGAGTCGCGGAGGCTAAGAGTTTTCGTACCAGACCACGTGAACACAACACTCGTGCTGGCACTCCAAATTTCCAAACCACCTTCTAGTACAGAAGCATTTCTGAAATTGGCGCCATCCTCCATAAGCACGACAACGGAACCATCCCCACGGAGGGTGGTGTTGTACCCTAAGTCCCACGTGCCACTAGGAATATCACATCGCGTATTCGGGTCCACCGAAGGGTCCAGCTCAATTGTCTTCGGTCCCTCTGTAGACGCCACTTTTCCCATCAATGTGGCCCAATCAGAGTAGACATTACCAGAAGAAATCCCTCCTGGCCGGTACACAAAAAAGGTGTACGCAGTCGAAGAAAATGCGTTCAGGGTTCCGCTTACTGTTTGAGAGGTGTCGTAGGTCGTAGTTTGGTTGGCTAAATAAATGTCAACCGTGGCATTAGCAGGGACGTCCAACACAGACTCGTCGATAGAACTGAAATTCTCGACATAAACACTATTACCTGGATTAAAGGGCACAACGTATATAGACTCAGTGCCCCCTTCTAGAAAACGTGTTCTACCCCGAAGAATGATCTCGCTCTGCTCCATTTCGAACATTCTCCGAGGAGCACCAATGTTTTGGGAATAAACGTCACAGTCTTCAAACCAAATTTTATCGCTCGCTATGTAATTCGAAGCAGTGTTCGTCGCATCATTTACGGCATAAACTTCAAGATTTCGGAAACCGCTAACCCCACTCAGCTCCGTGTCACTAGTGGAGCCATCGCCTATTTCTAAAGGTACACGAAAGCCTGCAAAACCCCTTCCAACCAAAATAGCTCTGGACTCAAAGTCCCACGACCCAGGAGGGACGACCGGCTGGTCATAGTCACCATCTATTTCGACAGTCACTAGACCGGAAGTCTCACCGAAAGCCACCATAAGGTCAGACCAGCTCGCGTAGACGTTACCGCCAGCTGGCCCACCAGGTCGAAACACGAGCGAACGAGTCAGGTTGCCTCGGACATCAGGTATAATGGACTCCCACACCTCAGCCCAGTGCCGCGTATTGGTTCCGTAGTCGGCCTCGTCGATTTCCTCGTCGATCGCCGGCAAAGCCCAGCCCCGAAAAAGAAGCTCACCCGAGTCACTGAAGCGAGCACGGATGACCTTGACAATAACATTGTCCAATCCCCCGCCATCCACCGTAAGCTGAATACGGTAGGTACCTACTTCATCAGGTGTAATATTTGCTGTGCTCGCGGTAGGGTTTGCGATCACTGCAGAACTACCTGGAGGGGCGTCCAACAACTCCCACAGGTACGTCGAACCGGTTCCGCTAGAGACCATGTCTACCGCTTGGCTCAACCAAAGGTCATTCCGAGCCTTTCCGGCAACACCAGCACCCGCCCCAGTCGGTTGGTCGAACGTAATCTCAGCAGCCATGTGATGAGTCCTCAGCTGATCGAGACCTGGACAACACCAGCTCCAGGATCTCGAACGATATGGTAGGTGTGGTAGTTACCATCAAGGTAGTCAAAAGTGATCGAACCCATAACGTTTCCATTATTCAAATCAATCACGAGAATATAACGTTCCGCAAGTGGCGTCGTAACAAATGCCAAAGCCACCGTAAGGTTTGGCGCCGAAAGCCCTGCCCGGATCTGCGTGTCATCTGTTCCAAGGGTCCCGTCATTCAAAACACGCATTTTAAACTGTGCCTCAGTTCGAAGACCAGGAGCATCCGGAAGAGGAGTGTTGTTACGGTAAACCGTCCGAGTCCCCCCAGAAAGCGTACCGTAAGTCAAAACACTAGAAAAAACGGTCGTGGAGACCTGTGCAGGACTGTCGCTCACAAGATCCCAAGGAGTAGGTGCCGCTGTGTCACTTTCTGGCAGGACATCCCCGTCGTACGTCAAGCACACCTCTTGGGTGTATTCCAATTTCATGTCGGACGCACACCCACACCCATCCGAGAAGGGTTTAATGAGTGACTGCTCACCTATCGTCTGTTCTATGACGTCGAGACACGAATATAGAACGTCGTCCGGGACGATAAGTTTGAACCTGCGGGTACCGTCATTGAGTGTGAAGCCGCCGTCATTATTGAGTACGTCTTCAGGACGATTGAGAGCCGAAATGAACTCTTGGACAGGGTAAGGGGACCGCGTTTCAAATGCCTGCGTCAAGGGGACGAGAGGAGTCTGCTCATTGAGTACCGTGAAAGCCGTAAGACCCGGGTCTTCTAGAAAGTCAGGATCCTCTTTGGGCACAATACCTGTAGAACTACTCTTGAAATCCGTGAGGTTATGAGGCAGCTGCGTGAACAACCGCTCCGGTGAGGACATTACGTTCCATTGGTTCAGAATCTCGTGCTGTGGAACGATCCGAAGCTCTGTCGGAGACCTTGTGAGCCCGTACCGAACGAAGTCCCATGAGGACTGTGACAGGCCCTCCACATCGAAGGCGCCGAAAGTTATAGCTGCCAGGCCGCCAGACAGAGTACGGACGAGCCCAGAGCCACTAGCAGGGAGATCAACCGCACCGTATTCCACCTGAACGATAGGCTGAGTTCCCGTATCGAGTAAAAGGGAGACGGTCCCATTGGAATCCCTAGCAAGCCGGTACTTGTGCTGCGTCGTCCAGTCAGTCTCCTCCGCCACCCTGTAATCCACCTCCGAAGGCTGCTGAGAGAACGTGGTCGTCATCACAAGCGTCGTAGGTGTGGCAGCTGACACCTCATAGATTCCTGCGTTCGGCCCCTCGTCGACAACAACCTGATCTCCTGCCGCAACCCCGTCAACCACAAAACTAGCATTCGCGTCAGTAAGAACATTTCCGACTACTGATGCCCCTCTTCCTGCCGCTTTCAGGGGGACATGGTAATCCTGGAGGGTGCCGGTACTTGAACCCCGCCAGAGACCAATATAGTGGCGTACATCGCCCCTTACCCTCCAAGTGTTACAATAGGCCCAGTCCACAACTGACTCGCTGCCAATACTTGCAGGAGTTGAAGACCCAAAACTGATCTGCCCCGTAGTTGAGACACCTGGAGAAGTGAACGAACTATAGGCAAGGCTTCCGACGAAAGAGCCGTCGATGAAAAGGCTTACCAGATTACCCGAGGTGCTCTTGCGAAGACGGTAAGTGTGGAAAGCACTGTCATTCCATTCAAACGCGAACTGGGCCAACACCACACCATCCGACTGCAACGAAGCATATCGAGTACCAGAGACCTCTTCTAAAAGAAGCCCAATGACTCTAATGCCATCATAGGCTTGGAAGAAGGTGCCTGCGTAACCACTACCATCCACTGTGTAAGACACAACCCTACAACGGCACTCCAACATGTAGTCAATGGTTGACTCAAGAGTACGATCATCTGAACCTGCTGGAGCAACGTCATCGTAATAATAGACCAACCCATCCGTTGCCGACGCATCAGTTATCCGAAGAATGCGGCCGGCCATTTCCGCTGTTTGCGATCCTGCAGAAGCCCACGAGAAGGGGGTGAAGTCACCGGGGAGGGATCGACCACCATAGCTGATCTTAGGAAGCTCCTGATCTGAGATGAAGCACACTTGCATGAGCCGTGTACCGTCATCCACGGCGAACATAACACCATTCGGGTCAAAGCCGTGAGTGTGTGTCAGGACCTGCACCTGGGCATCGACGACCATCTCAGAAGAGATCCCAAGAAGTGGTTCAAATCGAAGATAGCCATGAAAGTCTCCTCCAATGAGCCCAACATCCGAGACATCGGAGGCACTCGTGGAGTCTAGGAGCAAGAAATCCGTCGACAGTATTGTACTCGTACCGTGGAAGCCAATAGGAGTCCAAGGCTTTGAGTCCGCCTCAGGTACCACATTCGCCTCATAAGAGGTAAAGCTCGAAGGGCTCGTCTGAATTGGATTTGTGGGTTGTGTGAGGTACCGGATGAAATCCCAGTCCGAGATATTTCGGGCCGGCCTACTCAACGAGCCGAAAAACACACCTTGTATGGCATCAAAGGGAGCGTCTAGCTCCTCCAAGAACGGAAGCTCGTCCGGAGTGATCCGAAGGATCTCTTCGATGTCTCCGTCCACGTAGATACGGATCACACCATCAATACCCCGGAGCAGCCGATAGCTATGAATGGTGCTCCAATCTACTTCAGAAGGAGCAGCCGTCGAGTTGCCAGAAGAATCGAGACCACCCACCCACGCCGTAATATCAGAAGGGTCGTCTCCGTAACCCCTCTTTAGAATCCCAAATTTCTTGACCCCACCATCCTCTAAGAAGCCAACGACAATGGCTACACTGTCGTCAGAATAACCTGCCGCCACACCCGAGAAGACTCCAGTCGCTTCCGCGACCATTGTAAGAGTGAATCTCCACGACATGGCAAATACATGAGGATATGTCGTATCAATTTCCCGTCGCCAGAAGATTGGCTGCCCTGTTGGGTACGACCCCGACGTATCGTCCGTGACCACAAGATGGCCGGAAGACACTACGGCAGTACCAGAACCCACCCGCTCCCACGGGTTGACTACCAGGGACTCGGGAAGCGAAAGCCCTTCATAGGTGACAAATTCCTCGGCAAGGAGCCGACGAGCTGGAGGGTACGCGATCCGGTGGATGGGTGTATTGAACACAAGAAGAGTGGGATCGTTCAGGACTGCTGTGTAGGCCCTTTCGTAGCCTCTGTAATGAAGCTCCCGCTCCTTTGGTTGATCGAGAAGTGCCCTTGGATCGTCCGAATCATAATCACTCGGACGGACGAGAACATTGTTGTATCTGTATTGATGCTGAGTTGCCTGACAAGTCTGACCATAGTTCTGATTCCACGCGTTGAATCGGAACTCAGCAGAATTGAGCCGTCTAATGTCGACGGTCGGGTTGCAGCACCAGGAATAATCGACTGTGACGTCATCAGTGAGGCTAGGGGCCGTCGAAAGAACCACCTGACCCAGAAGCCCTACAACAGCCTCCGGCGTCACAGGGGAGCCGTTTATTCGAACAGTGACGTCACCAGGGTCATCCGCGACGATGCCGTCTTGTGGGTCAAACACTTCCCATGTAAAGACTACAGTGTCGGGCAAGGTAAAGCTGGCCTGGAGCCTCACCTGAGAAGACGTAACGACCGAGGTAATCCGATAGGTGCCCTCATTAGTAGAACTGCCGCCACTATCGATAGTGACAAACTTGCCTACATGATCGTTCGTCAAACTCGCTCCCGCGAGGGTGAGCAGAGCGAAGCTGTCGAAAGTGACTCCCGTTCCCGATTGTATTGTAAGAGGTGGTTTTGCGATCGGCCCTTTATCCACAAAAATGCTACGGCTCGCAAGCGGTGAAGCACCTACCGTGAAGATGGCCGTATTGAATGTCGGGTCGAGAGGGTTACCAGCAACGTCTTTCGGAGTGCCGGTCGAAACAGTCAGCGTATAATCTCCCGCCTCCATCCCCGTAGTGACCAGGACAACCGAATTGCTACCGTACGCCTTCACACTTTGAACAAAGACTGTGATCGGTCCAGTAAGGGCGTAATCTGACGTACTGAAGAGGTTGTCTTCATCCGGCTGCATTGGTTGGTCATACGTAACGAGGACAGCACCCTCGTCGCCAATCGTACTAGCGGCGATCAATCTTGGTATTTGGACATCGCTCGCTTCAAGGAGAGCGTATCCCACAAAGTCGACATACTGCCCTTCTGAAGTCAGTAAGCTCTTAGCTGACAGCTCGTATATTTTACCAGCGGTCAACTTGGACGTCTCAAGGAGGAAACTCGTCACACCGCTAACGATTCGCCAGTCGGTCTTGGGCGAGATACGTGCCACGACATAAACGAAGGCTTCCTCTGGGTTGAGCCATGGGGTTGCATTGTTGACAGTGATTTCAATAGTATTGTAACTTGACCCGAGAGCAGCGATACCTGGAAGGGGGCCATCCCTTCTATCCGTGTAAACTAGTTCGATGAGGGGGTCCGATACGGTTACACGACCATTGACCAATCGGAAAGTATGTACTGTCTCTGTTGGGCCCACCACCTGGCTGACGTACTCGACCTTCCCCTGGACGTAGCCATTCACTGTGTCCGTCAAAGGCATTTCCGTGTCGATAACAAGGTCCGTTCCGTCGAGCCCTACAATCTTGTAAATGCCTTCATTGGACCCGCTTGAGATCTCCAGGTACTCACCAATGAGACTGGCGTCGATTGAATATTGTCCTGGTACACGGAACCTGTTCGACTTGCTTTCGTCTATGCTCTGGAGTACGAGGCGACCTAAATGGCCTGTGTGGTAGGTCGAGAACTCCTTAGTCGCTCCAATAATGGCCGCGGGCACACCCCCGTCTGGGGAGGTTAGGGTTAGGGCTGTAATACTGGCCTGCTCACTTCGAGGCGACCAGCTCAGAGGGACGGGGAACTTTAGTCGGAAGAATTGTCTGTCCGCCGTTCCAGGTAGGCTGTCGATGATTACCTGATTGTTCTCACCGATGTTGACATCGTCGGTAACCGCAACAGTCTCACTCGGATTCACGCCGTAAGTGAAGTAGGCAGCTGCGGATTCAGCGACCGTGACTGTTTCGCCAATTCTGACTGGATTCAGTATGCCGATATTTTCGGTAACAGAAACCGTCTCGCTTAAGCCGACATGATTTTCTTGGAGCGTACCTACAACTTCCGACACAGACACAGAGTCTGAAACAGATACTACTTGACCCTTTTCCGCCTGGACGGTCTCGGACACAAGAACAGTTTCATTCAGCGAACGGGTCTCGCCCTCGCTGATAGCCAGCGTTTCCCCCACACTCACGGATTCCGACAACTCAACGGCATCCCTGAGAACCACATTCTCAAAGACGCTTACTGTCTCGCCAACGGCCTGGGAGGTCGCACTAGAAACGGTCTTCGACTCAGAAGCAGAGACTGTTTCAGATAGCTCAGCCACCGCACCATATTCAGTGACGACCCCGTCAGAAACAGCGACCGTTTCGTCCAAAAGAGCAACGGAGCCTAAAGTTAGACTCTCAGAAGCAGAAACCGTCTCACCAAGGCCAATATTGGCACCATACTGCGTCGAAATACCTTCAGAAACAGAGACTGTTTCTGAAGGAGCCGCCACAAGGTTGACATCCGTGGACACTGTGTCCGAAACGGTTATCGTCTCATTGACGTCGACAATATTACCGGTTGAAGCCGTGTTGAACGTGTAGCTTAGATCATCCTGCGTCCCAGCGAGGTCAGTAACATCTATGTTGATTGTGTGCTCACCAGACGCCCACACAGGATACTTCGAGACAACAACATCACAGTCCTGAGCCCCAAGTGTAACAACACCGTCGAAGTCACCCACGAACACCCCTCCCAGAATAACTGGGGTGGTACCGTCGTAGACATTAAACAAACTGACGTCGATCCCTGCCTCTGATGTGACAGTGAAGTAAGTCAGGACATCGGTGCCTGTACTGGTGGCACCTGTGGTCGGAAAAGATGACGCGAGAGACGGACCTAACCCTTCAAAGGATCTATCGCCATATGCTGTCCGACCGTAAACGCTCATCCGTTACCTCACACCTGGAACTTGTCCAGAATCACTTCCTCGACGAGAGGACCACCATTAGGGATGATTCCAGGAAAAGAGCCGTCAGGGTCTGTCGTCTCCCACTCAACGTAAACAATGGCAGGCTCAGACCCCTGATCCCTCGCCCGCTTACGGTACCGAGTAATTTTGTCTATGGGCGTGCCTCTCGCATGCGATTGGACAATCTCCCCGGCGGTTCGAACTTTGGAGGACAGGCGGACGTCGTCCAGAATAAACGTTTCCGTTGAAGAGTCTCCAATTCGAAATTCCACGTCAACGTCAGTACCACCAGAAGGGTTTGTCTGACCAGTCCACTCTTGGACCAATACACCGTCACAATAAATCTGCACGTCTGTGCTAGCACCAATCGACCTAGTGATCGCGATGTGATGCGAAGTCCACCAATCATTGGGACCTATCACAGGATCCGTGGTGACCAGAGACACGTCGTTTCCAGTCCCATACTCCCAAAAAACCTCCATGTGTCCCGTTGTTTCGAATTGAACTTGTATCAAGACGTTTTCCCCTTCAGCCTCACCGGAGGAATTGAATAGGAAAAGACGCATGCGGGAAGAGGGGACGGAACCCGTCCCTGCCCCAGCCTCAACCCGAAACCATAACTCAAAGGTCTGGTCCCCACTGTCCAGAAAGTCCCTTATCAGTGTCCGGTTCGAACTCCAAGACATTTTCGTACTATTAATGGACTTAGCACGACCATTATCGTTAATCAGAGCCGATACGATACCAGATTCTTCGGAGAAGCTCATAGGAACCAGGGGGTAGTTCCCGACTTCGTCCTCAATAGCAGGGCGATCGTTAAATCGCCAAAGAGCAAAAGTGTCTGAATCGAGGATGTGTTGATAATCAGCGGCGGAAGCTGCAATTTCTGCCGCCGTCCTTTCCTTGCTGCTGAACCGCATATCAGCCATAGCACCAAACATCTTGTTGGTCGTTATCTCGACATCACATCCTATCGAAAAATCAGCGGACGTTCCGCCGGACGCATTCGTGTCGGTAGTAGACTCCTTGAAGTCGCCATCCACATAGACCTTAGCTGTCCGGTCCCCCGTGACAACCACATTACTCACAGCTATATGGTGCCAGGTTCTCTCTGTGATGTAAATTGATGTGGTCGTAAATCCAGCGTCACTCCCGGCACCATACTCCCAAAAAAGAGCAATCCTACCGGTCGAGGTGACGAGGACTCGCTGGAGATAGTTATCTGCCTCTGCCTCCCCTGTTCCTGAGTACTCCATGATCGTGTGACTACCAACAGACAAGTCCTCAATGTAGACCCAGACCTCAATGGTATGGTCTCCTGTGAGTAGTGAGACGAAGTCCGACTGCCCCGCCCGCTGGAGATTGTTGTCGAAAAAAGGGCCTCGGAACCATCGACAGGGCTGCTTTTTACCCCCAGGGCCGTAAGAGATGAGCGGTACGAACGTCCAATCTGAGGGAGTGCTTGGAGCCAGAGTCCGTCCGCTAGGAACTTCCCTGGTGATGTCGGTGACCTCCATGTTGGTCATGGTGCCGTCATTGCCGCTGCCTGAATGGTCCGTGATGGTCGGATAGACGTCACCGTCACCCATACGCCAATAACCCACGACGTTAGACACGAGGGCTCGGGGGTCGATCGGCACACCGCCATTATACAGAGAGGCTACTTCTGAACTAGAGACCTCCTTGTCAAATACGATCACTTCGTCTATATCCCCAGTGTAGGAGGAGCTAGCAGCCGAAGCATCTCCAATCTCGAATGCTGCTGTAGTGACCGTAGTTGCAGAAAGAGCGTCTAAATTAGTTGTGGTGGAAGCCAACGAACCGTCGATGTAGATCAAAATACCGGAAGCAGCACTGGATCCCCCGTATGAAATCACAGCGTGATGCCACTCACCATCATTATAAGCTGAAGTAGTCGTTTTTTGGAGGTAGTTACCACTCCCGACATTCGACGCCAATTGAAATCGAATGGCCCCGACCGTGCCTGAGCCGATAGAGGAAACTGCGTACCCAGTGTTCGCCGTAGAGGCGGACATCTTGGTGATGAGGTACTGTAAAGAGGTTGACGAGGTCTTGAACCAAAAACTAATTGAAAACGAATCAGTCCTTTCAAACGAAAGCTCTGAGACGTTACCCACCGTGACGTATTCATTCACACCGTCAAAGGTGGTGGATCTTCGACTATAAGCTGCCGTAGCACTCTGGGTTGAATTGTGAACAAGTGCCCCCTGGTACTCAGTCTCATTCATCCTCCACAGAGCAAACGTATCGGAATCCAACTCATGGCCCACGGCAAGAGTCTTAATCGGCTCCCCGAAGGTACGAAGACGACTTGGCACACCTCCATCATTCCTGAAAGAAGTAGCAGCTAGACCTAGGGAACGATACTCGTCGGTCATCAGAACGTTACTCCTGCACGAGTCGAGTTAGTGCCGGGTGTGTTGCTACCTCCCCAAGCCACTGCGAGGTGGAGAGATGCTTGCGTAGCCGACCCAAAGTAAGCTCGACTCTGGGCAGCGTTCGTCTGATTTGTGGCAACATCGTAAACGACTTGGATCAGACCTGGCTCCAAATCACCTAAATAGCCAACTCGTCCAGTACCTCGCTGAACCAGACGAATCGGAAAAGCGTCCAATTCAGGAGTTGCCAACTGGTTATTTGGCTGGGAGACTGCTGTGAAGACTCCCGCCACGTCTTGACCCACGCTCAAAGTGGTCATCAGATCGGTGAGAAGGGTTCCGAGCACACCACCCTCGTTGGTCCCATCCCCTGTGGTTGTGCCCCACGTTGTCGCTGTACCGTCTGGCCATGGCAACGTTGCTGCAGCAGAGGGGCTAGCACACACGAGAGGCAAAGAGGGGCTCAGCCCACTTCTAGGCTCGTAAATCCCAACGTAGTGAGCTTGGTATGTTCCGGTATCTCCAGCGTCGAAGATGAACGCGAACGAGTCAGCTGTACCCACCCACGACATTCTGACTCCACCTGTCCCCGAGTCCACCAGCAGACGAGCATTTTCCTTGTTGGTTAGGTGAGACCCGCCCGTAAAGCTGTTGGAAATAGGAAACACATGCAAAACAGAGGCACCCGCCGTCCAAACTGTTGAACCCTTAGCATCTGCACCGGCATTAGCCGTCCCACCGTTCCAAGGGCTTCCTCCATCCTCACGCACCGCAACCACGATTCCGACCCCATCTCCTGTCCCCGCATCCAGAGTCCCTGGGTTGCCTGGAGTAGTGCCGAATGCGGCTGTGTCAGCCCACTGGATGAGCACATAATAGTCAAAGTCCGGAAGGGTTGACCCATCCCGAGCGCTCGAAGAATTCCCACTCGTAGACCCATCCATTCGATAGACTGCAAAGGCGTTTTCCCCGAAAGGATTGGTCCCGTCGTGGTAATCAGTCCCCGTACCGCTAGCCCCGTACTGGAGAGCGATACGAGTCGCGTACCCAGCCGTAACCATTTGCTCAAAAAAATCGAAGGTATTTTTAAAGACTTCCTGGTTCGCCAGATTTGCTGATGCGTTTGTGATAGCGCAGTCTATTTTGCCGATGGGGGTGCCTGCCATGATGTACCTCTACGTGAGAATAATCCTCGCTCCTGTGCAAGTAGCAAAACCGCCACCGGCCGTAACCCGGAGCTGAACCTCGTAGTCCTTCTGCCCGGAAGGAAGCGTCAGGGTACCTTCGAGTACCACGGAAGATGTACTGGTTGTACTCAATACCGAACCCGACACTGTAGTGTCGTCCGTCAGGTTGTACAACCTGACCTCAGCTGTATAACCCGAAGCTACCTCAAAGACCGCTTGAAATGTCGCCACTGTGTAGCTCGGGAAGTTTGACTCATTAAGTCGGACTGCCCCGACCCCTACGAATGAAGTCGAATCGGTCTTCTGAAGACCAGATAAGATTTCAAACGTCTGAGAATTCTTCAAAGCCTCCTTGAGCCACCTCAAGTAAGCGTCGAAAAAGAAGTCCGTCTGGGCATCGGCCCGTCCAATCCAACTTGCCACTAGAGCTTCGTCAGACGTGTTAATAAGACTGCCACCGAGGCCAGCCGAAGGCAGAGCATGCCCCTCACCGTCAAGCACGGCAAACGCTTGGGTGTCCACAGACTCCCCGCCAATATCCGTTCGTGTGACCCTGACGACGTAAACCCCGTCCGTAGACGGCGTAACAAAGGCATCTTTGGCCCCGTCATTTGTGATGGCTGGAAAAGTCCCTACTGGGCCAGGGGCCGAAATGACCTCCCATTGCCAGGCGATGGCTCCATAACCCTTGGCGTCCCGGAGCGTAACAGCTGTATTGCCCGTGACAGTCGAGAACTTCCCGATGTCCCGTTCCGTGCCCTGAGTAAACTGGATGGCACCACCAGCCAACGGGACATCTCGCTGAATGTCCGAAGCTTCCATATTGGTCATGGTGCCGTCGTTGTCACCGCTACCATGGTCGGCTAGAGTTGGGAACGTGTCCCCATCACCCATCCGCCACCAGCCAACGAGGTCCGCATAGGTGCCGAGCTTCGCCAGGTCGCAAGGCGAACCCCCGTTATGGATACGGGACACCTCTGCTGCCGTCAGCTTGATGTCGTAGACAGCAACTTCATCGAGACTGCCTACGTAGGGATATGTGTCACTAGGATGGTTCGCCCTACGCCCAACAGTCAAAGGATCTGTATGGACGGTCGAGGCCGAAAGCGTGTTCTGGTAGGTCGTCAAAGACGCGACACTCACGCCATCGATATAGAACGTAACACCACTCGCAGCACTTGAACCATCGTAGGCTAAAACTAAATGATGCCAGCGACCATCCTTCACGGTCGCTGTGGTCGTGCCGATCTGAAGATAATTGTTACCCGTGAGAGAGTTGATAAGATCAAAGTAAGGCCTCCCTGTCGAGTCGATGAGCAGCGCCCACCCAGGGGCAGCCGTCGAGTTGGCAGTTTTGCCCACAATATGTCCAATGGCCGAAAGAGTTGTCTTAACCCAGACCGAGATCGAAAACGTGTCCGTTCTCTCAAACCCGAGCACATCCCCCATTGTGACGTACTCATCCGTACCACCAAAGGCTGCTGAGTATCCTGAAACTCTTGGGAGCAGTGGAGAACCCACAGGAAGCCGAGCGAAAGCCGAATCATTCACAATATCCGTGGCTTCCATGTTTGTCATGGTACCGTCATTACCGTTGCCTGAGTGATCTGCAATGGTTGGATAAGTGTCTCCATCCCCACACTTCCAGTAACCCGCAAGGCTGCCTGCAGAGGAAGCCTTCGCCAGATCAATGGCGGGGTTCCCGGCGTTGTATATCTCCACAACATCGCTAGAGGTCAGCTCGACATCATAGACGGCAACCTCATCAAGATTGCCGGTATAGTGATCAATTGCCCCGTCATCATTAGCCGCGAGGAGAAGATCGTGGGTTGTGGCAATCGTAGTTGACAGGGTGTCGTCCACAGTGGTCATGGCAACGGTTTCCCCATCGATATACCACGTCACACCAGAAGCCGAAGAAGAACCATCGTAGGTGACTAGTCCGTGGTGCCACTCTCCGTCGTTGTAGACACCGGTCGTGCGGACAGACAGATGGCTGGAACCCGCAACGCTTGTGAGCTGAAACCGGACACTCCCTGCCGAGATTCCGCTGAGGATGACGCCCCATCCTCGATAATTGGAGGCTCCCTCTGACTTTCCAATCAGAGACTTCCACCCAGTATCAGTCGTTTTGAACCAAAAGCTCACCGAAAACGAGTCGGTCCTCTCAAACCCGAGCACATCCCCCATCGTAACGTACTCGTTGGTCCCTCCGAACTCAACCGAGAATCTGCCGGTTGGCACATCCGCCTGGATGTCGGCTGATTCCATGTTGGTCATAGTGCCATTATTACCGCTAATCGAATGATCCATGAGAGTCGGGTAGACATCTCCGTCTCCCATTCTCCACCAACCCACGAGATCACCCGAAGTATCGAGCCGGAGAAGGTCTGATGGCGCCCCTCCATTATATATCTCCACAACATCGCTAGAGGTCAGCTCGACATCATAAACGGCAACCTCGTCAAGACTGCCTGTGTAATGATCGATTGCCCCGTCATCATTAGCCGCGAGGAGAAGGTTGCGGGTCGTGACGATCGTAGCTGATAGGGTGTCGTCCACAGTGGTCATGGCGACAGATCCTCCGTCGATGTACCACGTCACACCAGAAGCCGAAGAAGAACCATCGTAGGTGACTAGTCCGTGGTGCCACTCTCCGTCGTTGTAGACACCGGTCGTGCGGACAGACAGATGGTTGGAACCCGAAATGCTCGTAAGTGTGAATCGAATGCTCCCTGCCGAGATTCCGCTGAGGATGACGCCCCATCCTCGGTAATTGGAGGCTCCCTCTGACTTTCCAATCAGAGACTTCCACCCAGTATCAGTCGTTTTGAACCAAAAGCTCACCGAAAACGAGTCGGTCCTCTCAAACCCGAGCACGTCCCCTATCGTAACGTACTCGTTTGTCCCTCCAAAGACACACGAGAGCTGGGAGTACGGTGCTGCCATCAAACACCTGCCAGAATAAGACGAGCCTCAGAGCATACAGCCTCGTCAGACCCCCCATTGGGGCTCGCAAGCCGAAGTTGGACCTCGTAGAGCTTCTCAGCTGAAGGCAGCGTAACCGTGGCTGATTTGACCTCCGTTGTTTGACTTGTACTCGTCTGAGTTGAGCTTGCAGTCACTCCACCGTCGGTGACGTTGTAGAGCCGAACCTCGGCCGTCTGCCCACTGGTAACACTCAGAGCCACCTGGAAGGCCGCTGTAGCGTAGGAAGGGTACTGGGAGGGGTCGAACTGCAAAGAGCCCACCACGAGCCAGCTGTTGCTCGTGGCAACCTGTTTCCCAGCAACCAGAGGAAAGCTCTGGACGTTACGGGCTGCTGCCTTACACCACCGGAGATACGCATCTAGCAGGACATTTGTTGAAGCGTCCGCCCGGCCCATCCACCCGGCCGCCTGGGCCAGGGTAGGGGAACCTCCCACGTTGGTCATATTCCCGGACATGCCAGCCACTGGAAGATGGTGGCCTTCGGAGTCTTCGATACCGAAGAACTGTGTGTCCACTGTAGTTCCGTCACCCGCATCAGTCCGGGTCAACTTGACGATGTAGATCCCATCCTGGGTAGGAGTCACCGTTGCAACCTGCGACGTCGAGTTCGTAATCACCGGAGCCGAAGACAAAGGAGCGGGCCAATTAATGATCTCCCACAAGTAAGAGGTCGCTCCGGCCCCTGCTTTGTCGGTCATGGTAATCTGGGCACCGGAAGAGAGCCCTATAACAGACTGACCGTCGCCTCCGACCGTCCCACCTTGCGTGAACTGACACTGTGCTACCGCCATTAGTCCCGCCGCTCAAAATGACCGAATTTTTCAATTGATCGGGTATCCGCGAAGGAAAACGCGGGCAATCCCGAAGCAAAACCTTCTACCTCAGCCGCATCAGCCTTTCCGTTGGTTACTAGCTCCTTTGCATACGCTTTAGCCTGCTTCAGAGCACTGGGAGGGAATTTCTTAGCCTGATCGTGCAGAAGTTTGTCCGTAGCGTAGTCTATTGGGAGAACTCGCAAAAACAAAGTTGGTTGTTTCGTGGGACTTCTCCACTTGGAAATAGTCTTGACGGCCCAAGCCCAAGACGCGTCCTGGTGCGCTATATGTTTAGGTGCACCAAACTTACCTTTGGTAAGTCTAGGCCCCAAGGTGTCATTGACCCAAACAACTTTTGACGCCGCTCTCCGGTCGTAATCGTACACAACAACCTTCCCTGCCAAAACAATGACGACTAGCCCAGTGTGATCGTGTACGTCACAGTTAGCTGATCGTTGGTAGCTAGTGACCTCGAAGCAAACTGTACCTCATGAGCCATCACACCCGCAGACGCTGCCGTAAACAAAGCGGACTTCTGGACCGCCTGTGAGCTACCAGTGTAGGTAAAGACCTTCTCAATAGTCGTCTGGTTACCTGAGCCCGTCGGTAAAGTGACGGTCCCCTGCGCCCGATCAAGGCCTTCCGCTGTAGCTATCTCACCTGTGAGGGTTGTGTCACCGGCCGCCGGAGCAGTCCCATCATTTGTCAGAGCGATATAGTTGAACCCGTTGGTCAAGATGCCACTCGTGGCGTAACATTGTGAGTGGAGCTGCACACGGCCCGCATCCAAGATGAGGTTATGCACAACCTCATCCTCGTCTTCTACCCTCCGAAGCCAGATGCCTTTATCCTCGTCAAAGTCATAAGCGACTTCATGGTGGACTCGAACAGCTGCTCTGGGGCCTGTCATGATAATCTGCATTTGGTGTCTCCTGTTCAGGCCAGCACATAAATAGAACTGACCTCAAAAGTCCGATGAGTGGTCCTCACCTGTAACTGTTTGGTTAACCTTCTTCCCCAACCTATCACGGTCCCTCATACCACACCAGTAGGACCGAAAATCCTCGTAGTAATAATTTGCCATCCGCCACCGATACTCGTCCAGAATTCGTCCTTCGGGGTCATTGGGATTGTAATCGTCCGTGAAAATGTACCTAATTCGAAAAAGCGTATGGGCAGGACGGATAATGTCGAGGATCAACTTGAGAGCCCTCTGTAGTTCGAACACGTTCGAAGGAAAAACCCCGCCTGTAGCGATGTCTACCTGGAACCCAAATTGGTCCGAAATATCAAGTCCCGACACCCCTGCCCGTTGTAGTATAAAATTTTCTAAAGTCGTGCCGCTGTCAAAGAATAGTTCCGCGGCATCCTGCATCGAATCAGGTGTTGACCCTTGAAAGTAAATGCGAATGATATTGATCAAAAAGGATCTGAACTCTTCGTCACTTTGGTCCAAGCCAGGTAAACGGCCGTTGAGAAACGCCAAGTAACCGACGATAGAATACAGGAAGTCGGACCTTGTCTTCGTATAGTCCAAATCCATGTCCACGTCTTCGATGGCTAACTCAATTTTAGCTAGCTCAACAGCGACAGCCTTGAGTTCGAGGGTATAGTTGGGTCCCTGTATGCTGCTGATGTAATTCGAAGGCAACAACCCTAAGAGGGTGGAAAAAATAGTCTGAGCACGCTGTACGACCCTGAGGTTGTATTCCTTGCCTCGTCGCTCGATGTTGAAGTTCACGCGAGCAGGATCGATTTTAAAGCGTGCCATGACAGGTACCTAGCTATTCGCAGATCTAAAAGTTAACGTTAACTCTCCGAGGTCCAAACTCTCCACTTCTGACGACTGGAGGTCATGGGGACCACGATCGTCATAAATCACATAGCTCGCAGCATAATCGTGGTTGGTCGGCTCGTCCGCTGATGTGCCGCCTGTCGCTAAGCTCACAATCACATGATTGGCCGTCCTCTCCAACCTCTCAGCCTCAATGTCATCCGGATCGGTGAGTCCCGTCTCAGACGTAATTGTCGCGTCATCGCTGTAACCTGTGATCGAAGCCCCGCCAGCCCCGATGATATAGGCACCTGCGGTAAAACTGCCCACCACTCCAAGAGTAGGGGACAAAGTCATCGCAACGTCGTCCTGAAATACACCCCGATGCATGGTCACCGGACCCCCGCCATCAATGGTAGGGTACTGCAATGCATTGATGAGAATAAACGCTCGGTTGTCCCCTGAATCAAGAGAAGAGACACGAGCATAAGAATTGAAGAGACGTTCTCGCATTTTCTGTGAACCGTCTGCGTAACCCATCTTGGCGAGAGGAATAACCTGGAAGTCCACCCCCTTAGTGGAATCTATGGCATTAATCAGGTCCGATTGAGCCGAACCTTGCCCAATGAGCTTCTGGTTCAACTCAGTCGAGACGCTGGTGCGAACAAGAGGATCAGTAGAGTCTTTGGATGCCCCTGACTTAAGCTGGATAGTTGTCTCCAAGTCGACCGAGTTCAAAATAGTTTGTTTGGCGAGAACATCCGCCGTCGTGTGACGCTGTGTATTCAGAGATCGCTGAAACTCCTGAAGCAAGTCATTGATGACGTACGTCACGACAAAGTTCTCATCGTGATCGTAATCAACACTCACCGTCTGACCGCTAACGATAGCTGAAGTAGTCGTACGAACAATGGAGGCTGGTGTAATTGCTGTGCCCTCAACGATTTCAAAGTCGGGGGCCGTCGTACCAGGGCCGTCGTATTCAGTCATCCTGTCCTCAGAAAATACTCTGAGAGTTGCCGTATTGATACCGATAGATGCGAGCTTCTCCTGAAAGAAACCAACCATAACGTGCGTTTCGTTGTTCACCGTAATGACGTCACCAGACGGTACTCCACCCACCTGATTGATAGAGATGTAGTCCCGGGCAATAGTACTTTCTCCGTTCCACAGAGGGTCCTCCGTCTTGTACAAGTCATAGCCCTCTGTAGTAGACAAAGTCCCCGACACCTCCCCCACAACAGACGTAACTCTTCTTACAGGCTGTAGTGTCGGGGTAAACCTATTGACGCTACGGTATCGAACATCCGCTCGAATAACGTCGTCAACCGCAGTGGTAAACGTCTGGATACCTGAGTTTACCTGGAACGTTTGATAGTCGACGATAGTCACGCCTGTGAGGTCGTAATCGATCCCTTGAGTAACATTTCGAACCCCGAGCCCTTGAGCGGAATTATCCAAGATTTCCACAAGAGGGGTTTCGTCGGCAACTTCCGACGCTGTCACACGAAAAATGAGATTAGCCGCATCCACAATTTGGCACTGGGTGTCACGAAGAACCTCAAAAGCGAAAGCAAATGTCTCAGTGACAGTCCTCTCTCGGATGCCCTGGACCCACACATCGACCTTACCGCCAATATGTTTCCCTCGGACATCATCGTAGTCCCGCATCATGAGGGCATCACCGGACTTCACAATCTTAGCTCGAACAATGCCTACCTGCTCAGCCGCGGTCGCCGCATAACCCCCCTCTGTGCCCTTATCGACCGACACGAAGCCAAGCTGTGCCCTAACAGCCAAATCGTGGTTACTTTCCCGATCCGTGCCAAAAACAGTAGCCTCAGTGTTCGTGACGCTTACGTTACCTGTCGAAGAAGTCGACTGGAAACCCGTGATAGTGCCTGCAGGCACATTACCATTAGCTCCAGGAGTCTCTGCCGTAATCGCAGCAATTAGCTCATAACGCTGCGTGTCGAAGTTGTAGTAAGCGTCCGCGTCCGCTGCTGGTAAAACATACGTACCGCTCACAAGAAAACGGACCCCGTCTGAGGTGAAAGCAACGGTGCCTGATACGACGACAATGTCTTGCGTGGGCCTCGTGGTTGCGAAAAACACAACCTGACCCGTAGCTGACCTGCCCGCAAGTCGTCTACGTTGAAAGTTGCCAGCTAACTTCTCAAACTGCGTATCAATAAGCTGCTGGACAGCAATATCCGTCGTGAAGCCCAGGGCTGCTTTGATCGCCGACTTGTACGAGGAAGACTCAACAGCATCGGACACCTCGTCCCCGTTGGCGTCATCAACAGACATGAGAGTGAGGAAGCTCTGCGACCTGTGCACGAAGTCGAGGATGAACCAAATTCTCTCGGCCTCAGACGCAAACGGGTCGATCGACACATCTCGGGTCGTGGAACCAGGAACGAGACTAATTTCCTCGTTAACTCGTTGAATCGCATCAAGAAAACTAAGTGAGACTTGAAGCTGTGTCCGATCAGGTAAATCTCTGAGTGTAGTGTCTATGATCAGAGGCTTACCCAGAATCTCTTGACTGTAAGGGGTTTCGAACTCAATTCTCTGGGTAGGGTCATAGTAGACAGCTGTCACAACATAGTACAGCGGATCACTGTCCTCCACATCTGAGAACTGGTCAGAATTGATAATCCCTGCACCACCAGCCCTATTGTGCCGAAAGAAAATGTACTCGGTACGGATTGCTTCCTGAAGAGAATAATTTGTTTGCAAAGTGTCTGCGTACCCAAACACATCTACAAGATTGTCCACGAGGGTTGTAACAGTCTCACCGAAAGGGTTTTCCTCGGTAATCAAGATTCGAACGTTTGTTGTAGTAGCCGTAAACGATAGACTGTCAGTGGCTACATCAACCAACTCCTCTTCATAGTACGTCGAAGCTCCTGTAACGACAGACTCATTAATCCTGAAGTAGCCAGTAGTGCCTCCTGGAGACGTAGACGCGTAAATATTGAACCCACGGAACTCGAACCCACTAACTTCCAGACCTGTGGTCGCATTTGCAGCCACCACAGGTCGAGATGCCAAGACATCAACAGTGTCTCGACGCCTGCGAATTTTTACTCCACTAGGAATGCTGACCTCTTGGGTGACCTCATCAACCCGAGTCATTTCCACAGACGCCGTAGGACTAAGGCTCCCGACAAGATCAATACCCCGAAACTGTGCAGTATTTAACCCTATTTCCAGAGGATACCCGTCAGGATATGAAGCAGGATTCGGGAAAGTCCAAGAGGCACCATCAAGCAGTACAAGGGTAGGGTCTGAAACAAAAGTCCCCCCATTAAGAGACACCTGAAGGTCGACGATATTTGTGTCAATCGTCCCCGTCAGGGTAATATGCCTCAAGTTCGTGGTAAAAACTACATCCTGGGCCGACCCTGAGCCGTCTCTAAGATTGATCTGAGGAGCTATCGTCATCCTACTATCCTATGAGCGTGTAGTCCGAAAGGGATTGGCGGAAGACCCCTTGTTGTGCTGTTGCCCCAAGAAGATCAACGGGCCCGGGGACCTTGATTCCCCGTTCAATTTGAATAGGTTGCCGTGATCGGTTTTGTACCGTCGCATCCACAAACATGACCGTCGGGTCCTGCTGACTCTGTATAAGCGAAATGTTAAGCAAACGGAAGGGGAATTCCGAGTCCGTGACAACCTGCCCTACTTCCTCTTCCTGCTTACGCTTAATGGCCTGCCAACGACGAAAAGCCTCACTGATATCCGCCACGACGAGGTTTTGCACAAGCCCACTACTGCTAATTTTCTTACCTATGGTCCGGAGCAAGTTTGACCCATACCACTCATGGAAAGGATTACTTCCTCTCTCCGTGTAGGCCATCTTCAGAATTTCTTGAATCAGTAAGGCTTCGTCCCTCACTTGGACGACCTCGCCGGTAGAGCCGTAAACCCAATCATTTTCGACCCCAGTTCCACCACAGCGACGACACTCTTGCCGAATAGTAGTGTAGGTCAACTCAACGAAGTCACTCGTGCCACTAGCAGGGGAATCGAACACCACGAATCGAGAAGGACGATCATTCAAAGTATTGGGGTCTCGTACCAAGCTCCAGCCAGGGATAATTGTTTGGCCCCTCCACATACGATCCATCGTAAATCCCAACGTCGCAGCCAATGTGCTGGACGACCTTATGAACAGAGAGGCCTTGCTGCCCTTAAGGCCCGTTCGCATTCGGATACGTCCCTTGTTGGAAACATAGAAGATTGCTTGGCTCACCAACCGATTCAGGTCAAAGGCTACCTGACCAGCAGTGAGCTGAGACCCTGGTGTTACCGTGACCGTCTGCTCTCGCCCATTAACAAGAACCACAAAAGTGTCGTTCACGCCCGCCTGAATATCAAAAGGACCTTTGTTAGAAGCAATAGCTTGTGCCGCAACCCTAGCCCCCTCAGAAGGAACATCCATGAGGCCATTGAACCGCACCTTCATCGACTGAATCGCACCTACTGGCCGAAGTGGCTGAACCGTCGTACGGTCGTTTCCAAAAAACAACGCCTCTTCGACAACCTGATGTGAACAAACTCTGTCGATCTTACGGTCGTAGCTCATGTGTTCCGCCCTCCCTCACCAGGCTCATATACACCGCTGCCCTGCTTTTGCGGAGAGGTAGCAGTGCGAGTACCACCCATATTAGGGAACAAAGGTTCGTCGATGTCGTAGGCGGCGTACTTCGCATAGACGAGCTTACCTTCAGGATCACGTTTACCCTGAAACTGGTCATTATAGCAGGGGCGGTAATTGGGGTCCGACAAATGTTCTTGGATTCGAGCAGCAATGTATTCCAGCGAACCCTCTGTGCTCGCAGCAAGCTGCAACACCACAAGATTCTGTTTTTCTTCTTGGAGCTGGTCAGCATAATCCAAGGCTCTGCGAATTTTCCGCTCTAGTCTAGCGAACCTATAATGTAATGTGTCATCCAGCCATCCCCGAGCCTGATCCATCAGAAGGGAAGTAGGGCCGTCGATTAGACCCTTACCTCCAATGGGCTCCCCTCCGGAAGTGTACTGAGACCCTCCTGTAGATTCATCGCCTCGGACAAAATGAACAGGATTCGTTTTTAGACGAAGACGTAGATCGATCAGAGGGTTACCTCCAAGAACCTCATAAGCGGCGAGAAGTTTCGCAAGGTAAGATCCAGAGGGACGGGCGGAGTACCCTTGAGCCACACCCCTGTCCAACTTAAAAAAGACGATGCCAATACGGGCTATTTCCGCATCAATATGATTCACACGAGCATTGACAAGGGGCAACTGAGCCCGAGCAAACGCAAGGAATCGTTCAAACTGACTCTGATTGAAGGTTCCCTTAAACTCAAACATGTTTACCTAGTCCGTACCCAAAATGATCCTCAACTTCCAAAAATAATATCGAAAGCTTCCCGGAAAGCCTCCACATCAGGAGCCACATAAGCTAAACCCACACCCGCAGAATAACCTGCCGCTCCAGTGGCAGGTAAAGTACCTCCGGCAGTGTCCAAGACATTCACCCAAGCAGTAGCCGTGCCCTCGACGTCTCCTGAATTCAGGACGAATGCCCCAATTTCCAAGGACTCTATAAAATCAAGCAAGCTTATCAGGAACTCTATGAATTCCTCTAGAACCTCGATTTTCCGAATAACCAAATCAATAAAATCACGAATTTCCTGTATTACTCCGTTGAATGCATCAAGCAGCGCCTGAATTTTGTCCAAAAGATCATACAAGAAACTACCCGACCACGGAATGATATCCCTCAATGGGGCGACGCTGATCCAGTCTGGCGGTACTCCCCCAAGGGTAAAACTCTTGATGAAATTGATCACATCAAGAATGCTCAATCGGTACGTGACATCAGCGTAACCCTCCACATATACTTTAACCGATTCAAATGTCGCACGCGTCTCTACATCGAGGAATGACCCAGGAATCACGTAATCCTCAGACTCAGTAGCTCGGAAAACCACCTCTTCCAAAGTGTCGAGGTCAGACAGATGAATGACATCAATCTGCCCTCTCGGCAGTGAACGCATAATGTCACGAAATGCCGAAACAGTCCCGGCCTGGAGCATAGCCGTCCCAACCGCGTCAGCAAGTTGGGCCGCTCGCCTCTGTACATTGAACGTTGTCCACGGCATGTCAGGATACGTTCCTGAAATCTCGTCCGGTTGGTAGCTCTTCCCAAGTGCCTCCAAATCTTGAAGAAGATTAAGAATTGGAAGCGAAGGAAGCCCAGCTAGAATACCCGACACACTTGTTAGGCTCCCCTTACCTATAGCTGAGTTAGGCGTTTCCGTGCCAAGAGGTAGGCCGTCTTGATCGAACGAATATATAGATCTGCCTTCTTCGTCTACTGGAAGTTCTTCGTGGAAGTCAAGTGAGAAGGCCACCTCAAAAAGTGCCGTAAGGTTCTCGATGACGTCAAAGTCCCCCACATCGACTGGAATCCGCGTCTTAAGGGTAAGAGTAGGGAGACCCATAGACACAACGTCCGCCAAATTCGAAGACGTCGCCGGCCAGGGCATGACGGGGATTGACGTATTGTTGCCGTGCTTGGAGATCTGTAGGGCATCTACTGAGGTTGGGAAGTTGATTTGACCAGTTTCCTCGTTGTAATCAAGGCTTCCGATAAAGGCTCGAACCTGGTAGTAGTAGTCCTCATCAGTCACGACATTATTGTCAAGAAATCGATACTTACCGGCAGCCCCAAGAAGCCGGGTACCAATGGGGGCAACAAGGTAGCTTTCAAACTTGATAACAGGTTCCCCACTATCGTCTCGAAGAACCTCTCTCCGCGTGGCCCGCTGCCCGTTCGAGGCTCGGATCTCCGTCTCCCGATCGAACTCGACGATACCCACTGCCTCAGGAGTACCTAAGTCCGAGATATCGATCCGACGAGAAGCAGGATTGATCGTTGATCGGCCGATTAGGAAGGATGGCGGGACTAACTCGCGGTACACCTTCTGTATGACATCTTCGAAGCCAGAGTCAGGACTTTCTTGAGTGGTGGGGGGCGTCCACTGAAGCTGGATAGATTCAATCGGTCCCGAGGTAAAAACATTCGCTGCTGCGAGAATAGGATCCCCGTCTGCCCCCACAGGCAAGACCTTGAAATTATTCGGGGCGAGATACTGGGGTCGCTCGAAGCCTTTCCCAAAAAAGGACAGAAGACGAGCAACGGCCTGTATAAGCTGCCACGGAGTGGTCGCATCGACCATGAGAAGAACAAATCCGCCCTTATTGGAGCCCCTCGGCTGCGGTCGATTGAAGTCCTTGCTGTCAAACAAGCTCGCTTTAAAACGGTTCACGAAAGCAGGATAGCCTCCCCTTGTCCAGTCGAAATTGGGGTCATCTATCGGGTTGGGCACATCGAGATACATGAAAAAGCCGCTCTGCTTTAAAGCAAGGAACAACTCCTCAATGAGCTTGATCAAAGCCTCGACAAGAGCCCTGATGGGATTGCCAAAATCGACCAAGAACAACTTGATCGTCTCCAGAATGGCCTTGAGAACCTCCAAGTAGATAAGGAGACTCTCCAGGACATCCCGGACAGGCTCCATGAAGTCCTTGCCCGGAACTTGTATAGTGAAGGACTTCCAGTCAGCCATTTGCCACCTTCCTAGGAACCGTATTGTAGCTTACGAAGTCTCCGCCGCTCTTTCTCAAGCTGGTACTCCGCCGCCTTAACAGTTTTCTGGATAACGTCGGACATCCGATCATTGATGGGCAACTTTTCCCTGAATTTCCATTCAGGCGTAGGTCGACCATCATCTACAGATTCCTCAACGTCAGAAGCTTTGTCAACTGACTCAGGGTCTCCTGAGCAGCCTCCTCCCGATTGTTCACCGCCCTGTCCTTTTTCGGCAGAACCCCTATTCTCAAATTCGTCCTTGTCTCGATCCATGTCATCCTCACATCATAGAGACGGTCACCCGTCGACATTGCGTCCTCAAGAGCCACAATGTCGCCCGTACTCGGGTCCGTCAACTCCGTTGTTCGAGAAGCTATCTCGGCTAATCGACCGCTCAAGTCCGAGTACACTGTTCTTCTGGCGAAAGCTCCCGGGTCCCCATCCACTATAACCGATGTAGTGACAAGAGTCCGGAACGTCTGAAGACTCGCCACAGCAGCGTCCGCATTGAGGAGGGCCTGTACCGCAGCGGACAGCGTTAGAATAGTCACCCCATAGGCATCCAGAATGCGATAAGACAAAGCTCCAGTGGTATCGGGAAAAGGCGTCGTGCTGTCCACATCAAGCGTGGTTGAGCTGGTGACCTGATCGATCCTGTAAATACCCGCGTTCAGTCCCGATCGGACATAAACGAAATGAGTTGAATCTACACCTGATGCCGTAAAGTCGGCCGCCATGTCAGTGAGTGAAGGGGATGCCGCTGTCGTCTGACCACTGGAAGACACGAAAACATCAGTCGCTACGTGCTCTATGAACCTCTCTAAGGCTTCGACTTGCGCCCAAGGCCTCGTAGGAGGGGCATTACTCAAAAGGGCATCCTCTTGGATGTCTAGCTCCTCCACGACCTTCTCTAAGAAGCTTCCCGTCCCTCCATACGTCAAAACAGAATCATCAATCCTGTACGTGACCGCACCCGTCACCGAAAACGCCTCTACAAAAAGCTGGGTGGCCGAATTGACCGCCACAACCTGCCGCCTCTCCTGGAGGGACGAGATAACTACTGTATGTCCCACCTGTACCCCGTTGGCGATGAAATCTCCAGTAACGTCGTCAAGCTGAGTGGCCGTCGTAAGAGTTCCCGTCCCAAACACGAGAGAACTGGTCGCACTCATGACCCAACTGAATCCCGTATCTTGTGCGAGAAAAGCCGGACTAACCGTAACATTATCACCGCCCACCGCCGTGACCTGGTGATAATCGGTCAGCCCGTTAAGGCCATCCAAAATAGCGACAACGTCACCTATCTGAGGAACAGGGGCACCCCAGACTCCGCCAAGATTCGTGAGGACAGTCTTCGTCGCATCCAGACTCCCCGTCCCAGTCAATGCGTCGGTGGTAATTGACTGGATAGAAGTGATGTTCGACGTCTGAAGAGGAAGCGCACCAATGTCAGGGCTAGCAGAACCGTTCACCGTCCTGCTCAATCCTAGCTCCGATTCGGGGTCTGGTGTCAGCAAAGGAAAACTTCTGTTACCGTCATCATCTGTAGTCCCGCCATCAAGGGCTGGGAAACGGTACGGACTCGTAAGCGTATTGACCAAATAAGCGTCAATGTCGACAAACTCACCCTGAGCTGGAGGTTGAATTTTCAGCTCCGCTGGAATAGAAGGGAAACTGCCATCATAAGGAGGGTATGGCTTAATGTATGTGAGAACTCCGTCCTCAAGATTCACACCAACATCAAACCCCACACGGTACGTCCTAAGATAAGGCTTTGACGGCGCCTGCGAATGTGTCGAGTCATAATTAGGAATGTGGTAAACTGTCGCACCTACAGGAACATCTAAAGGTAAGGTGCCCGCAATAGTCAGACTACCTGATGTCTTTGAATTAAGATCTCGGGCTGGATCTGTATTAGGAGGGCTGCCATCTGGAATGAGCCACGAACCATCACGACCCTGAATAACCAAGATACTGTCAACCGTAGCTGGATCAGGCCACGCTGGCCGAAGTAGATCTTCTTCCTCTTCAGTAGAGTCCACGACGAGGGTTGACGAACCAGCAGGAGCTTCCTGAGTCACAATAGACCACGGAAGCCTACGAGAGACACTCTGAACAGAACTGAGGTTAGTAAAACCCGTCTCAGCAATTGTGTCGCCTGTTTCCGCTCCATCCACGGCTGGGCTGAAGAGACGGCGATAGGTGGGATAGAATCGACTGGAAGTTGCTGCCTTATACGCTTCCTGGTAAGTCCCGATCCACGTAAAAGAGAAAGGATTAAGCGAGAACTTGAGAGGGGGCTCAGCAATCTTCAAAAGGTCGTCGATCTGGTTGGTAACTTCCGAGTACGTGTCCCTCGTCGGGTTATCAATGAGCCCGTCAAAAAGGAACCGGCCGTCATGACCACCAACGACGCGACCATCCATATGTTGCAGGGCGTCCTCAAGGTAATTAACCCCGTCATTGAAGTATTTCAGTGTCGGTCTAGCTACCTCGTCCTCATTAAAAAGTCTTCCTTCAGTGAAAAATATCGACTCGCGTCCCTGTTCGTATAGCCGGAGCTGACTCATATTTTCAAGTCGAGGGCCCGCGGTCGGGATAGTCGCTTGGACGTCCTCCTCATATTGTTCAACCAGCTCAGCTCGGAAATTGGTAAAAGTTTCCACCCGGAAGTAGAACGTGTCCGGCAAATACGTTGTGTAGTCCGCCTTCAAGATCTGCCCATTGATGCCGTTGTTGTCCGTAGGAACAATCGAGTGCGTGTAAGACGCCCGCACCCTTCGCCCTGCATCAATGAGGTTCGTACCAGTATATAAGATGGCGAACTCTTCCGACTCCTGAAGCGGAGAAGTTAGAATCACCTGGCCACTATCATTGACGCTATAGCCCTCCGGTTGGCTCAAGATCTCCCCCGCCTGCCCCTCTACCCGCCGGTAGACAAGGAACGGTTCACTCAACACCGGACTACTAGATGTCGTGGCCGTGGTAGCGGTGCCGTCCAAGACAGGCCGACTGGAGTATTTGAGCGTGATGGTACCGTTGTTGTACTGAGAGATACCATTGGAAGTCAGAACAACCTCTGTCCGATCTAGATCGGAATCGTAGACGGAGCCGGTCACCCGATTGAAGTCAAGAACAGTTCCACCATCAGTGAACAAAGTAACGGTTCCCGAAACATACGTTCTCGTAACGTCCCCTGGAATGTAGATACGGTTGGCCCCTCTCGGAACAGCCGGCCAGGAGGATATCTCTGTGACGAAGTACGAAGGGAAAAATCCTACAGTGTTGACGCGTACTTCTCCAGAGGTGACCTCTACCGACGGATTGAGAAGGTCCGATCGAAAAACCTGAGGTGACGCCAGAACGACTGTGGTCGTGTCGTTAGTGAGATTATAGGTCGAAGCTCCAATGAGGTAAATTTCCGTGCCATCTAACCTCATGAGCCTATTCGAGATGAGGTCCGATGTCCGGTCACCAATAACGGTGAACTCAGTCTCGTCTGCCTCGATATTCACCACCGGCCCAAACATAGGCGCCCGAAGGACCGTAAAGTTTTTCTCCCCACCAACGGCACCGTAAACGTAGTAATCAACGTACACCCTCTCCGTAGGCTGTACGCTACTACCGTGAGGCAGGGCGTCCGTCACTTGGCTGTCTGACAAGAATCGGACAGTGGACGCTGTAAGGTCGAAGGTCACCTGCGAACTGCTCTGAGGGCGCCCTCCGCGGAATGCCTCAGGAGAGGGTTCGTCCGCAATCTCCCTACCAAGAGGGTTGAAGCCAAGCGTGTCTGTCGCTGAAGGATGGTCCTGCGTGACCTCTTTCCTGACAATAAACCGGCCCCTCTCTTCCACGATGACCTTGTTATCCTCGTCTAGCACGGCGTAGGTAACGAACACTTCTTCGTTTTCGAGCATCCGATCCGTAAAGCTGATGAGCCCCAAGGCCGACTGTATCTCGTAATCAACCCCGAGAGTGAGGGCTCTAGCCGAATAAACATCAAACCCTGCGTCGATGTCCGTTTGGCTAAAGTTGACCTCACCAGTATCTTCAGCTATTTCAACTTCCCCTGCACCTAAAGACGCTGGAGGCGTAAAAGCCCCTGCATTGGCAACTTTTGTCACTGAAGTGGAAAACGTCGAAGTACCAAAACGAAACCTATAGCTATCGATGTACGTAGTGTCGATGGAAGAGCCCGCTTGCGTCACACCCATATTGATCAAGCGCTCGACCACCGTATTCGGGTCCACGTCCGAAATGTTCTCAAAGTACCTGTCTGCAAGAATCTCACTTCCCCTCCGAACCTCGTACACAAGGTCGGATTCCACACCACCACTGACGTCCACCGTCAAAGATGTAGTCCCTACAGCGTCGACGGTATACACACCTTGAGCCACCCCTGTGGTGACAATGAGCAGATCCCCCGACTGGACTCCAGCTGCCACAAAATCTTGGTCAGTGTCGGTGAAGATGGTCCCAGAAAAGTCTCCACCTCCGTTAGCGTACAACACTCCCTCAGTATTTACGAACGTGATAAGCCCGCTCGTGTAGTCAAACAGAGCTGTTTCACCGAGGACCAAGTTCGTCCACCCAACAGTGGACGGGTAGGCAGCTCCCCCACCTGCTGTATCTTCCAGTTCCAGTGCGAACTGCTCCTCGAAGACGAGAGGATTTGGAAGCTGAAGCGAACCATAAGGCCCTGACACCCGAAGGCGGAAATTACCCACGCTTGAAGCCGAGACAATCTGCCCATTCTGCCGGCGGGCGTAATTCAGGACACCTTCGTCTAGGTCAAAAACGTAACCATAGCCTGAAGGAGGCGAAGCGACGTCAAGGTCAGGAAAGGTTCCCGCAGGAAAGGTTCCCGTCCCTTGAGCTATGCGAACCTCCAAGGGTCTTCCTTCCACCGGTGTGGCCGGCAAGTTGACCGACGGTGCTCCAATAACAGGGTCCGCCCAAGAAGCTCCCTCCGTCGAGTGAAAAGCTGTGACATCGATCGTTGTCGGATCCGTAGCAGCCAAATCGACTGGCGTGCGGAACATCCGAAGCGTCATGCCTCTTTCCACGTCGAGGTCAGCTACAATAGCCTGAACACTCTCAGAACCGTAAGCTGCTTGGTCGGCCGCTGAGAATTGAACCGCCCCCGTCCCTCGATCAACCTCAACCACCCCTCGCTTACCTGTCGCACTAAAGGAGCCAACGTACGTTGTCTCAGCGAACTGCACCACACCTGGAACCCTAAAAAACAAGTCACTCTCCTCAGGAGGAACCGGAGAAAGACTTCCCGGGGAGCCCACCGTACCCAAGGCCGTGACCGACACTGTCTGCCCGAAAGAAAATACAGAACCATCGTAATAGACGAATTCGCCTGCATAGGTAGCAGCATCGGTCGCACTAAATCTCAGCTCTCCCGTGCCCCTGTCCCATTCGACGGTACCAGACGCAGGAAGGCCAAGAGAAGCTACTTCCACAGGTGTGAGATACTCCTGAAAACCGATACGGATAAGGGGGAACTGCCCTGTGGCAGGAAGAGGGTTCAAGAGCAGCGTGTCCTCAATAGCCCCAAGCCTACCACTGGACTCACTCCTCGTATAAAAGCTCTGACGTTGGAACCTCACCGGCTGAACATTAAAGGTCCCAAGGTCTGCGGGTGCCCAACCCAAACTTCCGGACTCCTGAGAAATCTGTACAGTCCCCACCGGAGGGTCAGGATTATTCAAATCGACGTCTAGGGCCACTAGAACGACCGTAAACGCCGTCCCAATCCCCGATCCTACCGACACCCTCACAGGATCCAAAACAAGGTCAGAAGAAGCAGGAATTGCGACTACGAGCCTATTCGTGTTCGAATCCGGCCCGAGGTCCCCAAGTTCATCCAAGACTGACCCAGGCAGGGTACGAAATCTCTGCTGCCGCCCGTCATAGTCAAAGCGATTGACAATCTCGTTCTTGGTCCAACAGAAGGTACAATCGGGAAAGTCTCCGTCCACCAAGACAAAGACATGGTACTCTGTTCTCGGGGCCGATTCATTGGAGGGGTAGGCTGCGTCAAACGCTGCCTGATTCGAAATGTATACGTTCGGTGTCGAAGTGAACGCACTGTTTGCCGCTCCGACTCGGGGAGGCTCCAATACGTAGCCAGTGATTGAAAGACCACCCACAGATCACCTCATTATAGCTTTCATTTTCATCTTATAGGATTTTACCGGATCCTGTTCCGACTCCGCCGGAAGGGGAGGCCGATCCTACTATAGCGATCGGAATAGCAAGACTCGCGAAAGTCGAGTCGAGGGCGAGACCGATCGCACCAGCAAGGCGGGGCATGGAGTCTCCTACAAGCCCTGCTGCCAAAAACCCCTCAATCATAGGCCCTGAGCAGGAGGGAGCTAAGAATTTTGCCACCCCTGCACCTGAACCAATAGTTGGATGGGTCGTTGTTATGAGCATTTGAAGAAATGCTAAGGACAATCCATTGGACAAACCAGCCACAAGCAAAGGCATCATAGTCCCTGTGAGGCCTGCCGCTGGGATAGTTCCCATGAGGGAGGCAAACAAAGCCGGTTGTGGAATAGGCAAAGGCAGTGGAACATTAGTACCTACCCCAAGAGAGCCTGTATCTGAAGTTGTAACCTGTACGGTGGGCACCCACTGTTGAAGACCGTTTGCTACTCCTGACGCAAGTCGAGGTGTATCTGTGCCGACCAAACCTACGGATAATAGGTTTGGTGCAATGACAGAAGTCATCGCTGGGACAGCGACAGGCATCAACTCGCCAACACCACCGCAGCACCTAAAACAGGTGAGCCGGTAATAGGATCCAGAGTAGGGGCGTTCGGAGGCAAAGCTGGAGCACCACGAGCTACCCCGAGAGCCCCAGGGGTGGCAGCTCCTCCCAGGTTAATGACAGCACCTAAAGTACTAGCAATGCCACCAGCGGCAATATTGAGAGCAAGCCCAGATGCCAAGGACATGGCTCCTGCTCCCGCCGCCAAGGACATGGCTCCTGCCGCGGTCGATACTGCCACGGCTCCAGCCCCTGTCGCAGCATTGATGGCACCAGATCCCACATTGACGCTAAAAGCTCCGGCTGGATTGAGAAAAGAGGTGGCTCCTGCCGCAACGTTGTAGGTCATCGCCCCTGCGAGCACGTTGGTAATCTTAGCTCCTGCAAGGATAGTAGAGAGCTTCCCTCCCGCCACAATGTTCTCCAACACCTGAAGAGCGTAATTAAGCTGAGTCTTCCCAGCCACCAGCTGATTCATTTCACCAGTGTTGAGAGTGTAGCCCGAATGTGAGTTGATTTCCGTCCTATCCGCTTCGGATCGGTTCAGGCCGTTAACGAAAGTGACCTTGGATCCCGAGATGCTCTTTTGCTCAGCCCCCGAGATGGCAACCTTTTTGATACCCTTGACCTCAATAGCCAAGGCCGCATCTTCCTCATTGGGGTTCCCGGTGAATGTCTGTCTCACAGCACCGCGAAAATTGGTCGTAATCACATTGCCTTGAGCATCTCGCCCAATATCCAGATGAAGACCGCCAGCAAGCGTAAGGTGGGCGGAGATTCGGTCGGGAGTAGATGCCCCGATGTATGCTTTGAGGGCTCCCGCTAGGTTTGCCTCAACGGAAACCTTATTCGTGCCGCTAGCGTAGGCTTCCGACCCAGATGCTGGAACATTGAGTATAGCCTTGCCTTCCTTAGTCACCGCTGCGACGAAATGGTTATCGCCCCGACCTCGGGGAGGACGGATCCGAAAAAGGAAGGCTCCCGCCGTCGTATCCACCTCTTCCGCCCCAACTCGATCGATCTCATCTAATTGGAATTTACCCGGCCCATGCTTAGTGAATTCGGAGAAAATACGCGGTGTTAGAATCTTACCGTACTGTCGCTGACCTCGGGACGAGGTCATATCATTTCCCACGACAGTGCCGTAGACGCGCTCAATGTAAGGTGGACGTCGATCAGAAGAGAATCCGTCCACCTGCTCAAGCACTTCGTGAGTAAGGTTGGAAGTATGGGACATCTCCATACGATGTTCCACGAGGGCGTCTGCGGGGCTGTTCGGATCCTCCAAGCTCAAGTCCGGTCGCAGGGAAGGAGGGTAATGCACCTGCTTACCGTTCGAGTAGACGACAGCGGGAAACTCCCTTGTCGAATTAAACAGGGAGTTGAGGTTACCACTAGAATCAGCGAACCTGTAGATCTCACCCTCAGTACCTGGACCTGCTGCCTGTAGCTCATCCCGGCCAAAGTAATTATCCGAATCGAAATAGTCCTCCGTGACTTCTTTCAGAGTACCGTCCTCCTTGAGGATATCAGGAGGCAGGAAAAAAGCACTTCGACGAGCCGGCCCTGAGACGAGCCGCACACCACTCTCTGTCTGCACTCTATGGATGGCCTGAGCAACCAGTGTTCTCTCCGAATCACGCAGCTCCAACAAGTCGCCAGCGCGATTGGTCATCGCCACATCTTTCGACAGAACCAGTTCAGCTCCATCAGAAGACATGCCACCGACATTGCCAGGCTTCATCAGGAGCCTTTTGTACCGAATAGTAGGCCCTACAAGCTCTCTGTAAATAGCCTCGTCACCATCTGCGACTTCAGCAGGATCCACCGCCGTGAAGGGATCAAAACGCAACCCACTACGGTTCCCCACCGGGATAAAGCCAAGGATGACGGCTTCATTCAAGTTCTTGTGAATACTACGAAAACCAAGAATACAGATAGAATTGACTTCAGGCACACCACCCCAAAAGGAGCGAGGCCCGGCCATTGCCTGACCAATATCCACCTCTAGGCGCCACCCACCGCCTGTTAGGATTTTGACGTCGGCTTTCATGTTGATCTCGTCAACACGAGTGATGATACCAACACGAGTCCCTTCGACCTTGGTAGGGTCGAAGAAGTCCTTCCTTGGAATGGTTCCGACGGGCCGCTTAGGCTGGCTACTGAACATTATTGCGGAAATTCCTTATTAAGAACGTTCAATTCTTGGGCGACATCTCGAAGATCCTGCTCAGCATCTGCCAACGCCCTTTCAAGGTCCTCAAGAGTCGAAGCGGTACTGGTGACGAGGGTGCCCTCCGCGTCCAGGAATTCTTCCCTCTCTTTAACCGCAGCACGAAGATCGAGAACACGTTCCTCTAACGAACGCTTCCGCCCTTCCAACTCGGTACGCTTTGAGCCGGCTTTGAGCTTATCCCCAAATTCCTCGAAGCTTTTCTGCAAGTCCTGACGAGCCGAACTGCCCTGCTGAGCAATAGCATCAAGATCGCCTCCACGTTCACGACCCATTGGGTTGAACGGTGGCTTGAAACCGCCCTCATCCTGAGGATTAAATCCGCGACCAAAGCGGACTTCCTCCGCATTCACTGGAGGCCCTTCTACCAGCTCACCCCGAATGGTCTTCTCGAACTCCTGATGAGGGCCGTCGAGTACTCGGTAGAGTGTTGCGAGGTATTCCTCGATCTTTGAGACCGTCTCCTCTCGACTCATGATCGTGGCTGCTACAGGCCGGGTATTAAGGTCTACGTCCAATTCACCCGCACTAAACTGGTAGGTCACATCCTCGTAACTCTGCCCCGTGAGTTCAGCGTATTCCCTAATTTCAACGTCTCTTAAAAGCCCCTTATTATAGGACTCTTGAACACGCTCTACACTGCTTCCTCGTGCTTTTGCCTGAATCTGGTACCCTTCGTTCTGAAACTTGGAACGCAGCGCCTCTTGATCCTCCTGAGACAACTCACCGAAGCCAGGGTACTCGCTCAGGGAAGATTCCACGTAATTACTAACTCCACTGAAAATTTCATCATCTTTGGTAGAGGTCTGTGTGACCCCTCCTTGGCCGAAAGACAACGAGCTTTTATCGGGAGCAGAGGAGTTGAGCACCTTTACCTGATAACCAACATTGATGAACGCAAGATCACTTCGACCAAGCAAGCACCCACATTCACCAGGATTGGCCTCTTCTGTCTTGACGCTCAACTCAGCTAAAGTTAAAGCTCTCGACAACTGCGACGCTTCTACCGAGACATTAGTTCCTTTCTGGGCTGCGGTTCCAAGAGGGGCGACATCAATGAAATTCGTGTCCGTGTTGACGAATTCTGGGTCCCCTGTCTCCGGATTAACAACACCGGCCGTCTGCAGGTCATCCGGTCGAAGAGTGGCAAGCATCCTAGAGGGGTTGGGGAACCCCGTATTGACAGTCACAAGGCCCTGAGACTGTGCCTGGAGCGTCTCGGTAAGGCCGCCTGTCAGAGCCACTTGTGGTCGCACTTCTGCCCGACTATTAAGGGCCCCAGGATTTTCAGCAGTTTCATTGAGCACAAGGGACCCGTCCCTAAGAGAGACATTCCGACCATACTTGTAATGGCCGATGACTTCAAAGCCTCGTTCATCGGAAACGGGGCGAATCATAGCAGTCTTTCCCTGAAAAAGGTTCTCGGTTTTCCCCGTATCCTCGTCTTTGAATGCTACATTCTGCTTTGGAATTAAGAGCATCTCTTTAATAACACTTGTGCTCTCATGGAGGTAAGTGAATACACCAGCAGAGTTCAACCCGTAAACAAATCGGTTATTCAAGTACCTTTCCCTTGCGCGATCAATGTCATTTACTAAAAACTGAGTGTTAAATTCGTCTTGAACGATCTTTTTTGCAGCGTCGTTGAATTTTTTAGGATCGAAAGAGGGTTTTGCTCCACGACCCGAACCTTTCTTTCTCTTTCCCGCGACCTTGCCATATTGTTCAGGTGTCGGGGCGAATGGCCGCGTGTAGGCCATCACGACGTTGGGGTAACCAACAAGACGACCCGTCTTTGGGTGACGAAGGATGAGAGGCTCATAGGGGTCAGCCTCTCCTGGATTCTCAGGATAATTCGTAGGGGGCAGCTGAGCGGCTTCACCTACATCGCCCTTAAAAGTGGCGTTCCTGAGCGCACGAGCCGGCGGAGTAGGTTCATTTAGAGTCCCCTTGGATGTGTATGTCCGTCCCCCCTTGAGCTTGTCCAATCGAAGCGAACCAATGCCCTTCGGGGCCACAAATTTGGTCCGTTTAGCTGTGAGACTCAAAGTCGTCGTAGCCTGCCCACCAAACTGAAGATTGTGTGAAATTCCCGTGACATACCAAATCTGGTCCTGTGAAGCAAGATAGACAGGGAAGCCTAGGCGAAGTTCAGCCCTCATCGGGATGGTGACAGTAGCCCTGAATCGTTGGGCGTTCATACGATCAAGAAGGTCAAGCCCCATATAGAACATGCTCAGGGTCGAACCCATGAACTCAGAGTTGAAAGTCTCGACTCGCCAACCATACTTACGAAGCAGGTGATAATCAGTGACACTCGTGGCAGGGGTCATCTCCTCCCCGAATCCGTACTCAATGTTGCCACCATACGCACCTGAGATCTGAAGCTGCGTCACAACCTCTGCCTCAGACTCCGACAAATCCCAACTGATGACGTCAATGTCTTGGATCCAACTCACCGGCTTGTTGCCCAGAACGTCCACATTGTAAAAAGGTGGCTTGAAAACAATGTCACCCGTCACATCCATGTAGAACTCGTAACCAATACAGTCCTTTGCAGCATTCGCTAACTCAAGCTTTGTCTGAAATTCCGACTGCCAAAAGTTGACCTGCCCGGCATTCATGAACTGTGTTCGAAAAGCAGTCACCTGGGAGTCAGTAGGGTCGTATACCATCTGGCTACCCGCACTCCCACCATTTGCCTTTCGCACAGCTTGGCTGATGGCATTTTTAGTGAGAGCCGACCCTCCCGGACCATAAATGGCCTGCAACTCGTCTCCTCGAACAGCATTCCCTTGAGTACCATAAAGCAGAAGATTGGAGCGGATATGGCTGAAGCGTTCCTCCCAATACACCATGAGATCCGCCAAAGCTGCCTTAAACGTAGCCCTTTGGGAATTCTCCTTGTACAAGCTTAATAGAGACCCCGAACCCACGATAACGTCACCAAAACTTTGCTGGGCCAATGACCAAATAATGTCGTAAGGATTTTCCCCTGAATACACGTTGCCAAACAGATTCCGTCCCATCTGCCCAACACTCTGTGTGAACGCAGGGTTGATGTTCATTTTACAGAGTTCCCACCACTTCAAAATGTCCGAACAGTTAACACTGACAGTGTGTTCGGCACCCGAGAAACTATGAGACACCTCTGTCACGAGTCCCCAAAAAATAGGATAGTATTGGGGGACACCTTCAACTACAAAGTGCCCCTTCGCATAAATCTCCACCTCCATCATTGGGGTGACGAGAGGATTGCCGTCAAAGAAAAACTCATCCACTGTGTGGCGTGGGATGGATAAAGTGAAGCTTGCAGATCCAGGAGCGCTCTGAACATTAAGATCAACCTGAATACTCGTGATATATTTATTCCAGGCAAAGCGACGCTTACATTGTGGACACCCAATGATGTCGGTCTCACCATTGAGATAGACAATAGCATCCGGAGCCGTTACAACGGTTGGCCGGATTCCGTGTTGGTATGTACCCTGGTATGGACTTCGTGCCATGTTTACCTAAATAAGCTATTGATTTCTTCTTCCGAGGGTCCTTCAGATTCGGCAGATTCCTCACCGTTCCCTGAATCTGGAAGATCGGACAAAATATGGTCATTGTAGGAGGGGTCTGTCACTCTACGAATAATCTCTTCCTGCGAAAGGCCGCCAGGGTCCTCTTGATCTGCTGCATCAACGCCAACAGTGTCGGCCAAGGAGAAAAGGGCTGCGTCGTTCACACCTAGACCAGAAGTAGGGATCACAGGTGTTCCCCGATCCTGAGAACTACGCGAGGCCGAATACGAAGCACTGTTCTCGCTGTCAGGTCGGTCCAAAAGGTAAGCTGCTCGCACCTTAAACTCGAAGCTATATTCCACCGAAAAGGGGGCGGTATCGACTTCCGTAATGTTGAAGGTATCGAACGACCCAATGTACAGGATATTGTCGTAGTAAATGTAGATCGATCCAAGGATAGTGAGATTGTTGACGCCCCTCTCTGAGGAAATGCTATCATCGAGCCACATAGCTGCATTGTTTTGATACAACATGAAAAGAGACATAAAGTTTCGCCACGACTCCGAAAACTTTGCAGCTTGACGAGTAAGCCCAGGACCAACCGCATTGTGGATGTCCATCGCATAGAAAGCTGCGATACGGCCAGACGCCGACACACTGTCCTGGTCGTCCCCCCAGAATTCGATGATAGGGCCTTGTCGCCCCCAGTTGCCGTCCGAAACAATCTTCGCGCCCTTGACTGAGAACTTCTGGGGATTCACCAGCAAACGTAGAGGGGGAACATTTCTCATCGCTTCCAAGGCCGACTGCATAGCCGCTATTTGCTGTCTTTGAGCCGCCTGGTACTTTTTGCCTAAATCTCTTTGGCTGAGAGGGGTACCCCTAGTCTTCTCTCTTTCTTCCCGAGCCGCCTTAGCGTCCTTGCTGCCGTTTGCAGCCCAATCCGCCGAATTTCCGGAATTGAGAACCTCTAGAGGAGCTGCTGGAATAGAATCACCGAGGGCTTCCAACGCCTGTTGGACTTTGATTCGAACATTTTGAGGAGGGAGTCCCTTTATTTTCGACAAAAGCGCGTCATGGGTGAGCACACCGCCAGTAGCGAGAGTGACATTTTGATCAAACGCCCTCTGTTGAAAGTTTGATCGTTGGTACACATCAAATCGAGTAGTGCCTGGAGGATAGCGGCCTAACTTGGTCTGATTTTTTACAAAAAACTCCTGGAACGCTATGCTCGCATAGGCACTACCGTCCGGATTTCTCAAACCTCCGAAGTGCTTCGGGTACATAGATTCACGCTTCCCCCGCATACGTACGCGTTTCATGTACCGTTCCATCCAAATCAGCTGATCCTCAGCAGAAGTATCGGCATGGTTCTCCCACTCCTCCCGAGTCATACCTGTGCCCCTACCACACGACCAAATAAACTGACTCAACCCGACAGCAATGGGCTGATTAGCCTCTTTACGCTGACGAGCTTTCTTTAGGTCAGCTCCAAAATTCTTGGCCGCAGGGTTGAACCCACTCTCATTGTAGATAATGGCAGCCCAATCTATGGGGTCAGCACCAACACGTTTACACATTCCAACAAATTGGAGCCAGAACTCATCAGACAAACTCGGGATATAACTTCCCCACGGAGCATCCGAAGATGCGCTTACTTCACCATTTTTATCATCACGACGATCTGCTTCACGGCTCCCATCAATTAAAGATTCTCGACCAACTATGTTAGACACACCTTCCTCACGAGCAGCTATGTCAGGCACGCCTTCCTCGCGAGCAATGCTCGAAGAACGATCAAGAATCCGACCAGTAACGTTCACAGCAGGAGGGATTATCCCCACCGCGAAGATCTTCGATGCCTGTGGATTCCTCGTTTTTGCCGCAGTCAGAGGAATGAACTCACTCGACAGAATATCGTTCGACTTCTCCAGCCTCGTATAGAAAGTCAAAAGCTCGGAGTATACAGCAGGGCCGTAATAATCAGCAGTCGCTTCAATATCCTTGAGAATTTTAGAATCGCCGGTAGCCATCAGGCACCACCTTCAATTACACCGCGTCGTTGCTGCCCCGCCACTTCCGATGTTTCTTGTCGTTGCAACTCATCTTCTGTCCTCACCATTCCTGGTCCAGACACAGACTCGCCACCAGGCACATTTTGAGCCTGGAAAGCCGGAATAGGTGCGGATGAGGCATTAAACGCATCCTTAAACGTGAAAGGTACAGACATGATCGTGTGCTCGACCTTGAACGACCAATTGAGGCGGAAAGCAAACGGGCTGTCATCTGTTTCCTCTACCTCAAAACTTCGGAAGTGTCCGAGGTACGTCCCTCTGTCATACATGAGCATAATATGCCCCTGAAGAACTATGTTCCCGAAAGGATCGTAGAGGCTACCATTGTTCAGGTAGAGATCGTGCAAATCCCTGTACCGGTCCCACGCAATAGTCCTTTGACGGAGCACAGAGGAGAGTCCTGTCTGAATATGCATAAACGCGCCAGTGGACCCGTCTGCTGTGATCTCTATGAGGTCTTGCCCCCAATGTTGCTCAACCCACCCACCCCGCGTCTGAATACGCTCGACTTTCTGGACGTACCCCTCGCTCAGGCTCTGAGGGTTGACGTGTAAGACAAGCGTGTGAGGCAACAAGACACGTGTCCTACTAAAAGGGCTCGTCACTTGGAAAGCCATAGCTATAGGCTTATTCCTCCTACCCGCCGCCGGATGCTCGTACGGGATCTCGTTAGACGGGACATTCAGGACTTCAGAAAAATCCGGATTAGGTGACGGAATACGCGGCATCAGGTGTTCCTCTCACGCTGCTTGTACTCGTAGATGCCGTCTGCAACCTGTGCTCTGATCAACTGTCTTGCGTTCGGGTCCAAGGTGATGTGGACGTTAGTTGCACCGCCTGCCCCTCCACCTCGCCCGCGAGCATACGCAGGCATGATTTGTTCACCAGGACCGATGGCCGTGAAGCCCTCACCTGGAGGTGGGGGACGAACAACAGCCATTCCATCGCGGACGTGAGTCACAAGACCACCATGCTGCCGCGGAACAGCTGCCTTACCTTCTTCAGCGGTGCCACCCCCCTCAAGCCTAAATAAGTCCTTGCCAGTCTTCAATTTCTCAGAGAAAGCGCCGGAAAAGCTTCCTACCGACATGCCCTTGTCCCTCATGAGCCCCGACACTTTTTCTCGGTCGAGATCAGAATACATCCAGTATTCGAAGAGGGCTGTGCGCATGGCGTCGAGGATCGCATCATGGACAGTTTTTTTGTAGTCACTTTTAAGGAACTTACTACTAAATTTCACGTACAGGGTGCCGTCTCTAGTAGCCTCTTTATCCATATGTGAGACGGCCACGGCGCCTTCTTTAGTCGCCGCCTCAGTCTCTTTTGCTGTCTTTTGGGCTTCCTCGTAGAAATCAGTACCCTCTAAGGCAGGAGACATGCCAGCCATAGTTTTGAGAGCGGCGTCGCTATCCTTAAGCCACGGCACATTACGAAGAGCGTTGGCTATCTCCTCTTCAGTAATACCCGCCTTTTTCATGGCCCTTTCCCTGACCGCTACCTGATCCGGAGACATAGCGCCGGCAGACATCTGGACTCCAAACGTATCAAACTTCTCTTTACTGAGGCCTCCCATACGCAGAGCTTCCTGTAATTGCTGATTTGAGAGATTCTCAAACATTGAGTCCTTCATACCCTTAAATGCTTTAGCCCCCATCTCACCCTTCTTGACCGCCGAAAGGGCATTTTTTAACGCCTTCTCGTCCTTCTTTGTCCAATTTTTCGGGTCAGTTTTAGCTTTTTTGTCGGACAACTCTTTGGCGCGATCTCGTGCATCAAAGGCACCAGGATCAAAAGCAGACTTAAGAGCAAGGTCCATAGCTCCCGCCAAAGCTGTGCCGGCCATACCCCGCTTCAGATCTCCGCCTTTATCTGCAACCTGCACCAGTTCCGTTTTTGCAGCACCTTTCGCTCCGCGAGCCATTTTAATTCTCTCGATACGCTTCCTCTCCTCAGGATCGCCTATACCAGCCTTCCCAGCAACTTTTGCGATCAGATCCCAGATGCCGATCATGGCATTATAGATCTGATTCATCACGAAGTCGACAAGAACACCAAGTTTGTCCACCAGGCTCTGAGTCATCTTGCCTTGGTCCTTGGCGTAATCCATCTGATCCTTGGCTTCTTCCTTAAGGGCAGATATCTCCTCTTCACTCATTGAGTCAATGATATCTTGCGTACTACCACTTTCAGCTGTAGCAATCTTGGCGTTAGCTGCCGCTTCCGCAGCCGCACGCTCAGTAGCATCCTCAATTTTCTGAGCCGCGGCCAACTCCTCTTGCCCTTGAGCGAGAAGGGCGTCACGTTGCTCCTTCACAGCGACTTCTTGCTTCATCAACCCACGGAGGTGTTGAGTGCTTACGCCGGTTACTTCTGCCATTTTAGTCATACCAAGACGACCAGCACCCTCCATGAGTGTTGTGCCACCACCGTGTGGGGCCAAAGCCGCCGTCAATATATCAAGGCTAGCCCCCATCCCAAGGTTCTCCATGGCAAACGCTCGACCATACATACCCCTTTCCTTCGATCTTTCATCAATTTTAAGTTCAAGATCAGCCTCTCTAAGGGTACCCAGCTGTCCTTTTGCCTTCTCCTTAACCTTGTCCCATACAGCCTTAGGGTTCTTAGTAAGCTGATCACGTACCTCGTCAGTCCCTTCTCCGATGGCGTCACTTATACGTTGATAGAGGGCTTGACGACGATGCTTTAAATCCTTGTCAAGAATCTTCTTGCCCTTGTCTCCGGTCATGATAGCTAACTTAAGACGGTCATCCTGACTCATCTGCCTGAGCCCTTGAGTCGCTTGCTGCATGAACTTCCCAGCATTGCGGGGACTCATGACCTTGCCCAACATCCCCAAAAGCTTAACCGCGGAACCCATACGAACATTGTACAAGGACAAGTCTTGAGAAACACCACGGATAATGCTGTAGAACCGGTTCGCCGCAATACCGGAATCAGTGGCCGATCGAGTCATGTGTGCGAAAGCAAGCTTCGTTTCCTCAAGACCCATGCCAAGATCTGTCATCATCTCACCTTGGAATTTAGACACATCCTGTAGAGAGACACCAAATATACGGGAATACGCCACACCAACGTGTGTCACCTCAGCAGCGAATTCCTGGACCGATTTCTTCGCGACCTCAGCTTCCTGCGTAATCCGATGGAGAGCTACCCCCTCCTGAGTCAACGCATTCATCGCAGCCGAATGCTCCTCAGATGAGATTCCCCACTCCAAATTTTCCCAGGAGAAGGCTGCGTCCCTCACAGACTTTACGGCGTCATGTAGATCCTCGTAGGCTAGAGCAGAATCACCTCCCGCCGCTCCCAGAAACTCCGCCGTACTGGTCGAATCAAGAAGGCCTTTTTGAAATTTCTTCGCCTGTGCGTCAGCATCGATCATAATCTTGACAACGGCCATGAGGGCTGCAGCCACACCACCAACAATAGGTCCGAGCTTTGACAAGGTACCCATCATGCCACCCATCTTAGCCATGGCCCCACCCATAGCCTTCATGCTCTTACCAGCCACTGCCGACGCCATTCCACCACGACCGGCCGCAGCCTTCTTGGACAGGTCGACCCCCCTGCCCCTAATCTGGACCCCCTTCTCCCCAATGCCCCCAAGGAGCCTCTTTCCGAGTCCCTTTGCTAATCCCCCACCCCCTCCAAGCATACCAGGCAAGTCACGGCCAAAGAAGCTGGACATGGCGCCCTTGAAGCCCTTGGCAGCCTTGTCCATGCCATCCTTAGCTTCAGCGCCCATGGCCTTCATGTCGAAGGGCATGATCTCAAACTTCTTCTTGCGCATCCTTGTTGTTAAGGCTTTGATCTGATCGTCAATACCTTTTACGGCATCCTTGTCGGCCTTTTCTCTTTGCTGTTTCAGATGACCTATCGCACTATCGAGCTTCTGAATCTCTTTGATTTCAGAGGAATAGTAGCCCGACACCTTACCGAGACTCCGGATCCAGTCCTCGGTGTCGCCAACCGCTTCGTCAGTTACACTCCGACTAACTTTTCCAAGATCCTCGACACCTTTGGTCACCCTCTTAAGCTGCTTGTTGGTCTCTTTTTGGAACTGTGTGACCTTCTGTCGCCCCGCCTTGGTATTGACGTCGATCTCAAGGTGGATGATCTCTCTATCGGTTACCATTACTCACCACCTCGCCTAAAAGGCTTCCCAGGAGGGCGTTTCGTTACGATAGCTGGGACGACTTCCGTGGTACTAGATTCGTGCCACTTGTCCATGAATTTGGAAAGTTTAGGGTCAAAAGCTTCAGGGAATCTCTGTGCCGCAGCCATTCTTTGAGAGACCCTCTGCTGACGTGCCGCGATACGTTGTTGTACCTCGTCAGGGCTAAGCCCCGCAAAAGCCTCGGTGCCACCCACAACGGGACTCGGACCGTACTGCTCGATGTGCTTCTCCTGGATGGCCTCCAGAGCCTGCATACGCTCATTATAACGTTCCTTCACACGGTTCTCTTGGGCTTCGACTACCTGATCATGCCAGTCTTTCTCGCCTCGCAGATCTTTCTCTAGCTGGTCCGCCAACTCCTCTACAGTACGTGCCACCTGTACAGGTGCACCATTTTTGGTGGTCGTAGAAGTTAGGGACTCGTTCAAAAAAGCTGCCCGAAGCAACTTATCTCTTCGAGCCAAACGTTCATCACGTTCCTTTTCCCGCCTCTGTTTATCCCGATTATTGATCGGAGCGAGACCCTTGCTTCCTGCAAAAGCCCCAGCCACAAATTTTGTGTTTTCCCATTCTCGTTCAATCTGCTCGTGGTGGTCCTCGTAGAAATTAATCGCTCTCCACGTAAGCTGACCCCAATTCAAACCAAGAGCCTCAGTGCCCGCAAAACCTGTCACAGCAGACGAAGTCAAGTCAAGCTTTTGATACTGGGCCCATCGGAGCCTAGACTGAGGATCCATGGCAAACACGTCAGTCAACAAAACAGCTCTACTGGCCCGACGATTCACTTCACTGAGATTTCGAACCACTCTAGACTTCGACTTGTCCTCAAACTGCTTAAAAGTGTCTGCGATTTCTGGAATCCATCGCTCCCTATCAGGAAGAATGTTCACCCCATCAATCATCAACACCCCAAAAGCCAAGAAGTAATTATAGAAGTCCGATCTGCCTTTGCGGCCTGACGGGTTCACCGTCAATAAAAGCCGTTCGTATTCATGATGATTGAGTGACTTGAAGACAAAGTTCACCCCATTGATTTCCGCCGGCACGTATAAGAAGCCTCGGAAAAGCAGGGGTTCGACATCTTTGAGAAGCTCGGGATTGACCTCAGGTGGTTTTGGTGCCTCAATACGAATATCGTCAGCAGTGCCCGTATGCTCACGTCCAAGCTTAGCCTGCTCCTGAGCATATTGTTGTTCCGCTGACGACATATCACCTTTGAGGTGGCTTGAACCGAGTGTTGATGCCTACCTTAGGTGGCGTATTGATAATTGTCCGAGCTTCCGCACCATCTATCCCTCTTAACGGGGCAGACAGTTCCGCTATCTCTCCCCCGTGCGGGTCGTAAGTTCCGTGCTCCAAAACATCAGGAGTCACTTGGGCCTCAAGGCTTGCTATCTGAGCAGAACGACCTCGCATACTCGCAGTGTTTGCGACAGCGGCTTTCTGAATCTGCTCCGGAACCAGGACCCTTTTAGCCGCCGAAGTCGTAGTTTCTTGAGAAGGGGGTCGAGGATTAGCAACCGGTCGCCGATTGAGTGGCATCCGAGTCTGCATTAGCTCTTCAGGCGTAGGCTCCGAAGACGGAGTCCTTTGTAGAGGTTCAGGAGCCTGCTCAGGAACTTGAGGGGCAGGTGCGGGCTCAAGAGCTTTGGGGGTGGCCGAAGAGACTTCTGGAGCCGGTTTAAGGTCGCGGAGCTTAGTGTTAACCCTATCCATCTCCTGCTTAGAAGACGCCTTGAACAGCCCCATTTCATTGTAGACTGCCTCGGCTATCTCCGGAGGCAGTTCTTCTTCCACCTCTTTCAATTCCGAAAATAGCCGTCGAAGCTTTTCCTCCGACGTTTCATCCGGAACCTTGAAGGTGATACCTTCCCTCGCCTTATTCTCAGCCTCATCTAAAACTTCCGAGAATTTTTGCCATGCTACAATAACGGCCTCACGACCCCATTCTGGCATGAAATGATCTTTAATCCAAGCATGCCTCTCAAGCCGGATAGTTCGAATATCCCCGCTAGGAGGGATCACACTCGCCTTGCCGCCCTTCTTCCGGGCCTCTGTCGCAAGAGCTTCGGCAGAAGACTTGTTGGGCAATTGTACCTCGACAACATAGGCACCACTGGGAACCTCCTCCTCAATAAACTGAACATCCCGAAGATCCTGGTCGCCTATCTCTACAATGGAACGACAAATATGCCCCTCCTGAAAACCATGAAGATAAGCTACTTCATCAAGACCCTCTGTCTCCGCATGTATATTGTTGTAGTCACTGGTAGTGAGGTTCTGAAGAACAAGCGGGCAACCATCGATCGTAACGGACGTCTCGACGCGACCTACTTGTTTCGCTCGTGCTAATGCTTCTAGAACTTTCGAGGCTTGCAACGTTGCCATCCCCATCTCCTTTTCATCTTACCTAAGAAGACGGCGACGAAGACAGGGTCAGACCTGGGTCAGGAGGCACTGGTTGCCACAGAAGGGGTCCATTCTCATCTTTATCTTCATCGTCGTCTATGGGTTGCTACCGACTACTAGATAGTCGGAGTTCCCGCACCATTCCCAGAGAACCGAAGAGAATGGCCCTTACCAGGAGCACCTTTGGACGGAGACAGTCCTGTGTCCATCCATTCGCCGTACTGGCTGTAACCATCAATGATGTCAGTCACCGTAACAGAACCGTTCTCGGCCACAATAGCAGAGTCAGCCGCGAAAGACGCGCTGTAACTGTTCAGCCAACACCCCTCGAAGAAAGTGAATAAAGCTCGCGCACCGGTACCTGTGGCAGACTCGTCTACACTAGTCTGCACAGTAGCGGCTTTTGGCCCCTCAGCACTTAAGAGGTCCCCTGTTCCACCGCTCTCACTGGTACCTGACACGATCTCCGAAAACACCAATTCTTGCTTGATGTCGAACGGCCACCGGTGGTGTTTGAGGCTCCGAACCAGACCTTCAACACCGCCTTTGTACCCAACCACCTGGAACAAGTTCACAGCGTAAAGCAACGTCTTATTCAGCGTCAAGGTCATTGGTTCAGTCACACCGGGAACAAGCTCGGCGATTTGGTCACCATAACCCACACCCCTGATAGCCTCCACAGATCGCGACTCATCCGTTCCAAACTCACTCACTACACCAATCTGCTGAAATTGGCCTACGCCATACATGTAGCCGTAAACCTTGTTTTTCTGTGAAACGGCAGCACGGGTATTAGGGGCCGTGCCCATCCGGTAAATATAGTTCGCAGTTGAACTTGGCTGTGCCATTTATCTAGTCTCCTGTGGGTCTGGCTCTGTCCGGTGTTGCACCATCAGTAGTAATAAGAGTCCTCGTTAGAGGCTTTATGCTCACTTACGTTTTTTATCTTCGGGAAAAACAGTCCATGGAGTTGGTCAGCTTGTTTTTGGTATTCTACAAGGTCTTCTAAGGCCCAAGATTCCATAAGTTCCGTAGAAGCCGTGAGGCTTGCTACTTTCTGACAAAGGTCATGGATATCGAGACGAGCCTCAACTGAGTCAAACTTTTTACCAGCCTTCTCAAGCTGCCCGATCTTCTCATCAATCTCCGCCATCTTCATAAGAATACCGCCAACAACCATCTCACCCGTATTCGGCCCAGAGGCTACTTTCGCAGCACCAGCGTCCTCAGAGTCAACCACTCCAGAGTCCTCGCTGGCCTCGAAAACGTTGACACCGAGCCCGTAATACGCGGAATTGCTGCTTTGGTCGATGATCTTGGCAACAAACTTTTTCAGAATGTCTGTACCTTCAGCCATCTTCTCAGCAGAAACCTTGCCTGCCACCCGCTTCATTACATTAATGTGCTCAAGAAGACCGTCGAGGTCGATACCGATCGTATCCATGTTCTTTCCTTGGCTTGTCTGCTGATCCACGGGGATAAAAGGATGCGCCATGGCCCATCTACGACGACGGGGCGTCATCAGATTCCACATACGACCCTCGTCTACACGAAGCATGACTTCTTCGCCCGAAAGGAACTTATCAAGAATCCTACGAGATTCCCGCTGGCCTCCCAGGCATAGCTTGGTGACAAAGTTCAGAACAGAGACAGGGCCGAGGTTAAATTTCCGACCGTCTGGAGTTCGAACCCAGTTAGTGGCTCCGTCTGAGCCGACTGTGACAAGCAAATATACGCCCATTCATCTTGGGGCGACAACGAAAACTATATTGAAAATTGAATCTCTACAATCGAACCAAAACCTCAATAATCGAAGCCATAGGTAAGAATGTTCCCTTCTTAGGGCCGTGCAACCACAAATCCTCACCCTGCCAACCAGAAGGTTCACCCATAGCACTTTCGGCCTCATTCAGGATGTTAGCCCCTTTTCGGAGGTCAAAGGACAAAAAAGGACTTTTCCTGGCCGCGAGCACAAACAGCCTTCCCTTTCCTTGGTGAAATAAAGCTCCCCTGAGAAAACCTTGTCGGAATAACTCGATCCAACCCCGCCCTAGATCCTTGTGTGGTGTCTCAGCTAAGACAAAACCCGTAGTACCCACATCCAACAGGCTGGGAACAGGTACCCTCGGAGGTAAGGCCGGGAGAGCTTCCTCAGTAACCAAAAGACTCACCCACTCAAGTGCAGTAGGTAATTTCTTCTGAAGTTCGCTTTTTGATGTACCAGGGGGTAAATAATTCTCCAACATACTAAAAAATTGCCCAATGTCTGATGCTACATGAGCGTACCCTGCCTCTCTATACTGATCTACTAGAGTAGCAGATGTAATCAAACTTGGTGTTCTGGGGTGTATGGCAAGATCCCGTCGGAGAAAAAGGGCGATAGCAAAGATCGTGCTCACCGATACTTCTCGCACTAAAAACTTCAGAGGAAACGGACGACCTAAAATCAGTTCTGAGTAGAAAGACGCAAGAGCCCCAGGACCACCGTATACATAAGGTCCCTTGTCGAAATCACCGAAGGCTACAACATCTTCGCCTACATTGGAGCCGTGCTTCGGGTCAACGAGAACCTGAAATTGAAGTTCCTCCATGTGGGAGAATACACCGGTTATCCAGCGACAGGGCCGTAGAGAGTTTCCGCTTCATCCTCTGTGATGTTACCCCACCCAACAAGCTCCTCAGAAGCAGAACGCTGCCTACTCCGCTGCCATGCACTAAGAGAATCGTCTAGGATCTTGATAATATCTGCCGCCTGCTCTCGCGTGAACCTCTGGCGGAAGTCTTCAGGCCCCCTAGGAACAGGGCCAAACCGATCGAGGTTATGTTTACGCCAAAGCCACTCCTTGCCGCGAAGGTGATAGCCAAGTCTCTGGACTTGGGCATCCGTTGGTCCCCCGCTAGACTCCTCCTCAGACTTCTGGTCATTCTGAGCCCGATCCTTTTCGGCCTCAGCCTCTTCTGTGTCCAATACAGATCGAACATGATCAATAAACCGCGAAGCCGATCCTCCCCTGCCAGGTTCGAGCTTCGAGAAGTCCATCGACTCTACTTTACCGTCAAGCCCAAACTCTGACCAACGAACCTTATCCTGCAAGTCCCTCTGGAAAACGAGGCCCACAAGCTTCTTCATGTAGTCAAGCTGCTTCGGAGAGGGGCCGATCGCCTGCTCCGAGGTTCCCTGGGCTCGCTTGTCCCAATACTCCTCGTTGTCCTCATAAATGTCAATTAGCTTGTCCACTCGATCATCGAGGGCCGATCGCCAGTTCTTGGTCCGCATCACAAGCACAACCCCGTGCTTCTTTTGCGTGGACCTTGTCATGAGGTATTCCTGTCTACCCTTGAGCTTCAAACTCACAAGGAACACCTCTATGGCGTCGTCCCCTACACCGCGAACCTCAGTCCTTCCAACGGATAGGGAGGTGTGAATACGAATGCCTACGTTGGGACTGAGCTGAAGTGTGTACGTCAGCATGTCCCCGACCCTGCCAGGCTTTGGACGGTAAGGTCGATAAGAGTTCTTGATGAACTTCTCCATCTCCGCCTTGGAGATCTCAACGTACCGACTAGCCATTGCACACGTCCTTACTCCACTCAGAAGCCGTCATCACAATGTCGTCTTCAGTTTCCTCATCATACCACTCAACGGAAGCTGTTCGAGTAGTCGACTTCTCCACCTCAGCTGCAGCGTCGCCTGCCTCACCAGGTGGGTTGACGTTCTCTCCTACCTCCAACCCTGCCTCCTCCACAAACCGACTAACACCGGAAGGCCTACCACCTACCACCTTAGGGCACAAGATGGTAAGATTCTTCTCAGCCCTCGTGATGGCTACATAACCAAGACGCCTCTCGGACTCAAGTTGCTTCTGCTCCTTCTCAACAGGGGGAGGAGGCTCATTTTCCTTCGTAAAAAGAGGCATGGGAAACTTAGAGCCCGGCATCGAAACATATACGTTCTTCCATTCCAACCCCTTCGTGGCGTGTACCGTATTCAGGGACATGAAATTGGTAGGTGCCTCAGGAAGAACCTTGCCTTGCTTGAGAGCAGCAGCACGCTCCTCCTCTGTAGGCACACGAAGACTCTTCGCACGCTCCTCGTATCGAGCCATCTTAGCCTTGAACCCAGCAGGTGTTTTAGGGCTCTGTGCAATATCAGCCGGATCTGTTGGGTCAGGCTCAGTCAACAAGAAGAGGAACGAAACATTTCCAAGCCCCACCATGCTATCGTCCGCATCACCTTCGCCACCCTCATCATCCTCAGAAGTGTTGTCCCGAGTAAACCCTTGAATGCTTTCCCGAAGAGACACCTCTTTGAACTGAGAGCGTCCCGTCTTCTCGTCAACGACAGGAACGCGACCCTTGAGGTCAAGGATATCGTCGAAGAGATCTTCGACGCTACCTCCCTCATCCGCATGTGCCTGCATATCCATGAGAGAGTCGCGAAGGTCCTCAATCTTACTGATACCGTGCCCGACTGCCCTTGAACTCTTAGAGAGAGCTTCCGACAACATACGAACGAACGTCGAATCGTTCAACGCCACCATTGGGCTAATCGAACCTACATCCTCGCCAATACGGCGAGCGTACTCACGGAACACACCCTTGACCAGTTCAGGGCCGTCGGTACCCCTAAAGAACCTCTGGGGTCGATCAATGACGCTAGCGAAGGACTCCTGCATCTTCTCATGATCACTGCCCATGACCAAATCGACGTAACCTAAAACAGCCTTCGTCTCAGGGGATTCTAAGAATCCTCCCCCGCCCTTCCGCTGGTAAGGCACATTGCCTATAATACAGGCCGTTTCATAGGCATTCAGCTCAGCATTGGTGCGGGTCAAAACCGCGTGGTCGTTGAACTCATCACCATCAGGACGATCCACGAGGGACTTGACCCTGTCAATCACGGAGATGGCGGCGGACGCTTCGTCCTCCGGAGTCGAAACCTTAATGGATGCGTTGCCCGCCTGCCTCGCAGGGTTAGCGTTCGCAGCTATCGGGAGCCGGTCCTCATTGTTCTCGATGAGTTTGTTCGCAGCCCCAACGATTTCAGGCTCACATCGGTAGTTGGTTTTGATCGCCCGAGTTGTGAATTCTTCGTTCTCGTGAAGCCCTACAAATTGGTCAGGACGTGCCCCTCGGAACGAATAAATCGACTGCGATTCATCGCCTACAACCCACAAGGACCGACCGTCGCTACCATCACTAGCCACATGCTCCGTCATGTAACCAATGACTTCGTGCTGAACAGTATTTTGGTCTTGGCCCTCATCAACAATTACATGGTCAAGCCCCGATTGAATCTGCTTTCTCGCTTCGGGGTTCCGACGAAGGATGTCCCGAGCCATCGAAAGCATGTCGTCAAAGTCCCCAACACGAACTGTCTTAGGCCGACCCTTGTATTGCACGGTCCGGACGTTGTTAAGGAATGTCTCCCATTGGGTAGGACGACGACGCCTTTGGCGTCTCTCACGAGCCTCCTGCTGATTGGCTTCCTGTTGTTTCCCCTCACAAGGAGGGGCCCACTCACCAGGGTTGGCCTTTTTGAAGTTCTCGTACCATCCGTACCATAGAGCAGCCTGAGACTCTTCCTTGTTCTCAGCCTCGGCCAAAGCTTGTTCAGGGGAGATATCGTTGCCCGCCCACTGAGTCTTGTATCGCATCATGTCCGAAAGCTTAGGGATATTTTCAGGACCGTAGCACGCTCCCCACACCTTGTTGACCCACCGACCAATCTTGTCTCCGCCTCCCTGAAAGGCTGCCTTCGAGATAGCCATCTGCTCGTCAAAGTTACCGTGCTCTTTGATAACTCGACGGAAGGTGGAATGAAGTGTGCCTAACTTACCCGCCGCCTCCATCTGTTTGACGACATCTTGACCCAATGTAGGAACAAGACGCTGAGAAAGTTCCTTCCCCGCCTTCTTGTTGAAAGTGGCGGCCAGAATTTTTGTAGGTGGAACACCTCTATCCAACACAAGATGAGAAATACGTGCAACAGCCGTCCGAGTCTTACCAGAACCGGCTGCCGCAGCGACGAGCACCTTACCGTCCGTGAGGGCTGCCGCCCTTTGCTCGTCGTCGAGTCCCTTGAGAGTATTGGGAACGTTCTGTGGGTTGGACAGATCCGTTATGGCCGTGAGGGCTGCCGCTGTCGCGATTCCAACCACCTCGGACTTCTTAGGGGGTTCGTCTGGCTCTCCAGCCTTTTCCAGGGCCTCCTGAGCCTTAGCAGTGGCCTCTTGCTCCACCGCCACGATCGTCTCATCCCTAGCCACCTTGGCTTCTTGGACCTCCTCCGGATCCGTAGCACCAAGCTGTCTCGACTGTTGGGACACGAGAGTCGTAGCCCTATCCGACACCTCAGATGCACCTATCTCCGTAGGTGACACAAATTCAGGAAAAAACTCTTCTGCTTTTAAAGGCTTTGCTGTCTCATCCGCCCAACTGATCCACTTGCGAATGAGGGCGTGTTTCACAGGGATAGCGGCGAGTTTCTTGAGAGCTTCATCACCATCATCCATCTGGACAGCGGCAAGAGCTTCCTGGTTCTGGTTACGAAGCTTGATCTTACTGCCAAAAAGGCCCTTGAGAGTCTTAGGCCCGCCACGCATCACTACACCGCGAAGGCCACGTGCACGCAAGGCCACGCCCTGTGGGTCACGGGCCGGCTTACGCATCGTCCGATCCAACTTATTATGGAATTGCTCAGGTAAATTCTCACGCATGAAATTGGTAAATTCAGCCATCTCTGAGTCAAGACGCTTCATTAGCCGAACACCCGCCTGGACAACCTTATCCACAGGATTCTCCTGGTGGGCCTCAAGCTGGGTGAGTTGCCTGTCAATGTCCGCAATCACAGCAGGATCGGTCAAAGCCTCCCGACGAGCTACCAACGTCTCGATCTTGAACCGAATGGTGTCCTCTAGGTGCCGTGAGTACACATCGAAGGCTTGGACGAAGATCAGATACTCCGACGCCAGGTAGGCTTCCAGAGGCTCAGCCTTACCGTCCTCCGCCGCACCGCCAATGTGCCGCTTGAAATCCTCAACAACCTTTAGGAGTTCTTGCATTGCATCCATTTTATCGTTTCCAGGTCATACACCGGACAGGCCGGACATAGAGGTGGACCACACGCTAATGAGTCCACAAGGGGATTACAGTTCGAGCTTCACCGTACTGTTCCTACAAACTTGCTCAAAGTTATCGAAGTACGTCCGTTTGTCTACGCACATCAGGCGCTACGGCCTTATAATCTTTGCCGACAGGTAATACTCCCCACGAAACACCGTGTTGCCACCTGCTGCGGTATTAAACGCTTGTATCTTGATCTCTGGTGTCCCTTGATTACTAGGCATGACATAACGCCCGTATAACGTGATCGCGAAGTGTTGGTCTACATTAGGCCCACGTAGATATATATGCGACCCAGGTACCCAATGGTCCGTCGTATCATAATACACAGATATTCGAATACTTGTCACACCGGAGTCATACTCCGTCTCAAGATAAAAACCAGCCTGCACCTCGACGATGTCACCTGTCCGCAAATTCAGCGGGTACAGTACGATGTCAGAAGCGCCGTCTTGCAGGTATGTCGGTGTTGTTGTCGCTATCAGAGTGTCAAAGAATGATCCAGCGCTACCTCCCGAAGTATAAAGCCAGTCGATCATAGAGTTGCGGCCAGCGACCCGCGGGTCACTCCATGTGACAGGGTCGGATGAGTTAGTCGAATCCTCGCACTGGATCTCACCGTTGTTGGTCATTGAGTACCTCAGCGCATTCCACACACCGGGGTCGTCAAAGTTCCATTGAGATCCGTTCCAGTAAGCACCGTGTACGAGTTCGAGCCGCCCATTGTTCGCCGCGTAAATACGCGACTTGGCGTTGTTATCTGATGGCATGAGCCAGAGCAATTTACGCGTTGTGATCGGAGACGCGACGGTGATCAGCTCATCTACTTCAAGTGAACCTTGGGTGTATTTAGGCACAACCATCCTCCATTGGGTCGTCTGATTTACCAGGCTTACAAGGAGATTACACAGGGGGACACGACCAGTAAGCCTCACTCCAGGCAGGGCGGCCGTTCGATGCTGCGAGCAGCCTTGAGATGTCTTGCGAGGATCTGGGCTTGATGTTCGCAGGTGAGGCAGGAGACGAGAAGTTCCAGTATGCTTCCGACTTAGCCCACGACTACCAGCCTGCCGAGGGCTAAGTTTAGAAAATGCTGGCCCCTAGATCCTAGCCCTCAAGTTGAAAGTCAGGAGAATATAGAGAAGGGGGAATATCGGCTGATAGTATGACTCCACCCTCATCACAGTTGGATCATCCACGCTAACTTCTCCCGCAATTCCCGTGAAGGCTCCGACAATCTCCGCCTGGACAAGCTGCCTAAACAATGCAGTCATCGAGACTTCCACCTCGTTAGTCCTGCTGCTTAAGAACTTGGTCCCAACGAAGGAGTCAAGAACCGTACGGCTCTGCTGCTGCACGTAGTCAGCGATTTGCGTAACCGTGGGTAACCGGGTCAGGACGTTCGACATATCGGTTGTGAGACCTTGTCGAATACGAATGATCGGATCGAGGTCCTCCAAGAGGGTGATGCCTGCCACCGCCGTTTGGTTGGACGCAATGGGGTCAAGAATGCGAGGCAGTCTCGTGAAGCCCTGTACCAGCCTACGTGTCCAGGGCGTCGCTACGTCCACCGCAGGGCTGACCACAGCACCGCCCACCGCAGCTGCGAGGAAGGTACCGTCCACCAGGACCTCGAAGTTCTCACCCAACTCATTAGTCAGGGTGACGACAGCCGAGTCAGGGTAGACAGCCGAGATACGATTGCTTAGCAGGCTCTTGGCGATAGTCTGAGCATTAGTGGGAGAAGTACCCGACGCGAATCCGATAATGCCTGTACGCTCTGACTGGTTCCGGATATTTGACTGCGTTTCGCAGTGTTGCATCAGGAAGCTATATACCGAAGTGTCGGTCGACAGAGGAAGTAGGACATTAGGCCGGATATTGCCAGGCAGAGGTGTTGCCAGATCAGAGATGGCAGCATTGAAACTCTGAGCCGACGCCTGGTTGGTGTTGGCCACCTTCAAGACTTGCTTGATACCTACGAGGACTGCGCCATTTTGAATCGCCAGGTAGGACGCAAGAGTGACTCTATTCTCAGCCGAAAGAGGGCCGAAGTTTGCTTCGACAGTCTTGAACTGCTGATACAGTCTCGTCGAATAATCTTGCTTCATGAAGTTATAGGTAATGTAGTAGAAATCACCTATCGCTGGCTCAAGGCCGCTCGGATCGAATGTCTGGACAGTCGCAGTGTCGTCCACACCCACACCCACAGTGTCAGTAACCACAACCTCAAGGCCGCCGATCGAAAGCCACGGGATGGCTGGATTGACCTTAAAAGTGGGCGACACTGTCATGGTGAAGCTACCGGTTGCCGTATAACTACCGGTGGCCGACTCCAAGACAGTGAACCGAAGGCCCGTAACGTCGTCTGTGTACGTCTGCCCCGGAGCACCGGTACCTGCTGAACCGCTTGCATTCGAGGAAGATACGGTAAAGATGTCGCGAGCGTTCTCACCGTTGTCCCCGCTCGTCCCAGGTACGATACCAGTCCCCGCACCATCGATGAAGGCACTTGTGGTGCCTGCAGCGAAGACAATGCTGGACGTCGTAGCGCCAGTAGCCAGAGACTCAATAGTAATGTAGTCCTGACCTTCGATCTGACTCACGTACGCAACAGCGTCACTGGTAAAACTTGCGGTAGCCATGAGGCCATTAACAACCTCTTGTGCCGTCACTTGGGCCCAACTTGCCCTGTCACCTGAGGTGAACCCAAGGACCGTCAGGGCAGTGGAGGAAGAAAGAATCTCCACACTCGAACCCGCGTCAAAGGTTGTGGACGTGAGACGAACCTGGTCAAGGTTGGCCAAAGTGCCGACAGAAGCTACACCTGCAACCACTGTGTTGATATCACTCACAATTGTGGAGGATGCGACTGCAGCACCAGCTGTTAGTGTAATCTGGTAGTCAACACCGTCCACCCTGATATCCAATTGGTCGTCCACACCAGCTGTGATAACAAAGGGGCCTGCCTCAGTACCGAGAAGGGTTGCAGGCTTTGTGGTAGCAGTCGGAGTACCGCTCGCACTTTGGAAAGCGGAGAAGCCGAGGGTTGATTCCGCCGTGCCCTGGCGAATCGAGACTTCCGACGCATGGTCGAAGCCGGCCGGAAGTGCGGCCGGGGTCGAAGCGCTCTGAAGAACGAAGAAAACGTCACCGCCTGAGCCACCAATTTGGTAGTAGGCTGCGACCGTAGTCCCATCAACACCGCCGGAAAGGGTTGCTCCACCCCAAGTGCCGTTAGTGAGAGTTTGTGTGGTCGTGATGCTGTCACCAGCTACACCTGCCGCCTTCGCGGTAACATCCATCGTGTCGCCCGCGCCAGCCGCCGCCGTAACAGTTGGGTGCAGGGTCATCGAAGTGGCGTACAGAGTCCCAGCACCCGCATCGAGGTTGATCGCTGCGATCAAGTTATCGAGGGAGTCACTTGCAGTCGCTCCGATCAAGACGTTTCCGTCAACATCAGTTAAAACCGTCTGGAAGGTGTACGTTTTACCACCAATCTCAACAGTCTCCGTGTCGAGAGGCTGACCCGTGAGGGTAAGAGTTCCTGTCGAAGCCACAGCACCACCAGCGGCGATGTTGACGGCACTTACGATCTGAGCAGGAGTCAAGTCACCAGCGGGGAGGGTGACGTCTGTGTCCGTTCCGTCCACCGTGACATTAAACTCATCATTCGTACCTGTGGTGATTGTGATTTGATCAAGAGCACTCACAGAAACGCGACTACCGGCCAGGTACCCTAGAACAGCAGTATCGAGGTCTGTCACATAGGACGAACCATTGAGGGTTGAACGCCAGAAGTCCGAAGCGCCGGCAAACATACTGTACGGAGCCGCACCCTCATTCGTGTACACAGCATTCTTAGCACCCTCTGACGAGAAGGTGACTGTGACAATCTCAGCCACAGGAGTGCCAGCACCTGTGTGGAACGCGTCAGGGATATTCTCCACACCTCGTGGCCACTGCACCGTCTCTGGTAGACCGGTCTTGGTCCCAAACTGGCAGTGGTACAGGTTTGATGCTGTCGAGGTAGAATACACCTCGTACTGACCGACATTGACAGCACCAGCCACCTTATTAGTGAAAACGTAGGTGTCATCAGAAAGCCGGGAATACCAGAAGGTCGCGTAAGCATTGTGATCCGGCGGAACCGCGTCCTTCAGAGTGATAGTGCGGGTCACAGCGTCAACTTGCGTTACGGTCACAGGGTTACGCCCAAGAGCGTCTCGGAGGTCACGACCGGTATAAACAGTAATGAGGTCAGGTCGATTGGTGTTTAGGCCAATACGGCTATTACTGACCGCATTGTACACAGACGAGCCCAGAGGGGTGTCGCGACCGTTACCCAGAGTCGGGACCTCAGGGAGGAGGAACTGGTTGGGGCTCTGTGTTGCAGGAACTACTGTGGTGTCGGACACCCGAGCACATTCAGCATTATACAGCTTATCATCCACAAGTGTCGGGATAATCTGAGTGTCGTCAAAGACTGTGGACCCTGCTGTGCGGCTCGTTGAAGCGACAACATAGCTCGCACCCCAATGGATGATCGAAACATCTGCACTTGGGTTCGAGATAACAAAGTCCTGCTCCTCGATGTAATCGTTACGGCCCGCTGAGAAGCCGCACCGGATCACATCGGTAACCAGCGTATTTGGCAAGTAGTCAAACGTGTCCTGCCAGGTGTTCGCCCAGTATTGGATCGACACCGTGGACCCACTTGCAGGCGGCTGAGAAAGGGTAACGAGTCCGTTGGTTCCGTCCACTTCTGCAGGAATAACCTGAGAACCATTGACGAGGACCACAACCTTGGACGTGTCCGTAGTGGTGATGCCTCCGTCTGTGCCGTCCACAATCGGACGCTGGAAGACCCGGAACGCGGCGTTACGGGTCGTCTGCGTTCCTGCCGCAAAACCTAGGACCCCGTTAGCGCCGCCGTCCCCAATAACGATACTCTGTGCCGCGGTAAACCGGACATGTTCTCCGCCCCGTTCATCCGTGTAGACAGACGTAGACAAGCCAGTGACGCTTGCAGCGTCAACAAGAGCCTTGATGCCTGCAGCGGTGTAGGATCCTGCCGTAAAAACAATTGTCGTCTCAAAGCCACCATCAATGGTAAACTTGAAGGAATCTGTAGTGCCAAGAGTGACAGTGTACGTAGCCGTAGCTGGAGCAGTCAGAACAGCCTGTTCCGTCGTTACCTGGCTAGAAACATCGTCGATGAAAGCAGTGTCACTTCGGTGGAAAAAGTACGTACAGCGGACATCCGCGCCTGCTTGGGGAGGGACCTGAAGGGTAACATACCCGTCAGTACCTTGGACGCTCCCGACGGCCACTTGATTGCCGTCCACGGTCACGCTAACGTGACGAGGGCTGTTGGCTGCGCGTCCGAGCCCCTCACCGGTGACAACGGGAAAGTTGCGTACACGGAACTTGGAAACGGTACCGTCAACCGCTCCGAGAACCGGACTACTAGGGTTCGTCTCATCGACCACAAATCGCTGTGAAACATCCTCACTGACGATCTGTTGATCCAAGGTCGCAGAGGAGCCCCGAACTAACTCTAGGTCCGGTTGCTCCAGCTCTTCCTGGCCCACGCCAATGATGACAGGAATCCTTAGCCCTGCAACCAAGTTGGCAGCATTGGCTTCAGTAAGGGTGCGGGTATAAACCCCAGGGGGAACGTATGTGGTGAACGGTCCAAGAGCCACGGTGGCCTCCTTCACGAAGTGTTCTTCTTTTTAGATTTGGTTATAGGGCTTTGGATTTGGGTCTGGTTTTTTATCTTGAGGCTCAGCCTCTACCCTCACCCTGCGAACGAAAGCATTATCAACACATCAGTCATCTGACCGCTCAAACTGACGTATTCTGTTCACAATTTTCTTTCGTCTCTCAATAGCATCCCCACCTTCCTCGTACTCAATAGCATCCCTGTAAGTTCTACGGCGGAGAGCTCGGGTACCTCCAATTTCACGGACTTTGTCTTTGACCGTCTCTCGTTCCTCGTATTCCCTCCACCTGACTTCGGCCGAGCGTCCTACCACCTGATCAGCCGTAGGGGAGTCATGTTTCGTGACCCCACTATTGCCGGGAGTACTTCCTGGAGAGAAGCCGAAACCAAAACTTTGCCCAATTAACTGGCGAGGGGCGTCCTCACCACAGTCAGGACAGACACAGGATTCGTGATTCTCTGCCTTGAGAGTGCGAGTAAACTGTAAACCACACCTACAGTCGAAAGTGTATTGGGGCATCGCTTATCCTTATCTTCATCCAAATCTAGGTAATCTTTTCGTAGTCACTGTTTCGGTCAATCAAAACAGCATGTGTCGCAAAAAACAAGTCATCCACCACCTGATGGATCCCAGAAAGGGCTGTCGGGTCCTCGTCGCCCTCAGCAGTCACAGGCGTAACTCTAGACAGAGTCAATGGTATCGGGATATGGATCTCCCAGTCCGCCTGTAATTGCACAGACATAGATGCCTGGTAATACGAGTCGTCCGCGGTCTCGTCATAGATCTCCTCCGACTCACCACCCATAGAGACATCCACTATCTCGATACCCTCAAAGGCCAACTTGGACCGTTTTTCACCCCAAAGGTACATGATGAGCAGGTCCGCGATCTCTTCCATCTGGTAAGAGTCGCGAGCTATGACATCTAGATCGAAGCTCGCCTCAAACTTACCGCCATATGCCTGGGCTACACTAACGCGGTCACCGTAAACAACCACAGCCACCTTCTGGCCCGCCTCAGACCGCTTCCCGAAAGCCATCACAACCCCCGGAAGGGTTGTATGATCCGCTGAGTTCCACCTGTAAGGCACAGGGCCGATCGAACTAGCCGCGTACCTATAATCCGCCGTCACGACCGAATTAGCCGCAAAGGTACCTAAAAAGGCAATGGCCCCACTGCCATAATCCACGGAGTAGTCACGACCCTCTATGAGAGGAAACTTCCGATCAAGCCACAAACGGAGCGTCTCCCGAACAGGTATTTGCTGGAGCTGTGCCTCCCTCTCAACACCACTCTGAAATTGTAGAACAGCTTCGTCCGACTGAGTGAGTAAAGGATCAATCGCAAAGTAGCCCAACTCACCCGCATTCGTAGGAGCCGACAAGATCTCGACAAAGTACACGCCAGGGAGTGTCTGCATACCGTTCTCTTGAACAGCTCTAAGATCCTCACGGACCCACTCCAGAGGGTGTACAGGGGCCCCTACGTACGCCAACATGACATGGCTGCTGATAGTGCCCACGTAATTGTCCGCCGACAGTTGAATCTTGTTGGCATTGGACCCTTTGACCACGATCCCAAACTGAGGCCGTTTTTCAAACGAAAACTTATTCTGTATGTAAGGACTTATCTTACGGAAAACAGGATGTTTACTAAAACTATCCTGTAGCTCCAAAATGAGGCGATTTTTGAGGGCCCCGATCAGATAATAAAACACGTTATTCTTCCTCGTGCTCCTCGGAGGCTAACACGAGAAGTCCTTCTGCGACAGCCGTTAGAGGATTGACCGCCGGTCGAACATCCGAAATGTCGATTGGGAAGCCCGCTTTCTGAATCTTGGCAAACTGCTGCTTGAACACATCCATAAACCCGTGTGCCTTGGAGGTACCCCCCGAAACGATGAAGGGAATGGGCTCCAACAGCTCGACCTCTCCACGCCTCTTCTCGAACTGGGCTGCAATATTCTTCAAACAATGGTCGATGAGGGCTTTCGTGTACAAGACAATGGCTTCCTGCTCACGATTCTTCGGCTTAGATAGATCCAAGCCCTTCTCCTTAATAGCGCACATCTGGGCAGCTGTTCTACCCACAGCCCGAGCGGATTGAGCGTCTATCCAATCCCCACCCCCGCCGTCGCTCACCGAGAAATCCATGGCTTGTGTTGCTTGGTAACTCAAAGCGACGTTGCACATACCCGCACCGAAGCTCACAGCCAGCCCACTAAACATATCCTCAGCTGCCTGACTGTAGATGATTGCCATAGCTTCATTCGTCGGGTGGGCCGTGTAGCCATGCTCCTCCACAATACGTCGGAAAACCTCCGTATGGTAAAGAATGTCCTGACTCTGGTCGTTGATCGGAGAAGAGGGGACCGAGTAAAAACAATGTTCCCCTGGTTGCACAGGATCTTCCAGGACGAAATGTGTGAGAATGCTGAGAATTTCTTGAGCGTCGATCTCACCCGCCGAAATAACGCCTTTGCTTAAAGGGCGACGGGCCTCCCGCTTAAAAAGGTTCGCCATTGTCAGGACGCTGTCTCCGATGACGATAAGCCGGTCATCCTTCTCGATGTAGTCCACACGACTCATCTTGAGACTGCGCTTAGCGGTCATGTCAAGATCGAGAAACGCGTCCCGGACCCTCTTAACACGCGTCTCGTCGCCCGTCTCCCGACGAGCGGATACGATGTTCATGGTGCCGATATCAAGACCGACGCCAGGCCTATAAGCCTGCTCAGGCTCTTTTTTCTTGCTACTCATCTCATCCTCGTCTAATTTGAATCTGGGTCTGAGTCTAACTACGGACTCTACCGACCATAGTTGTAGACTGGCCTGCTGCTGCGCTGCTTCAACAAGTAAACGAACTCTTCGTGCTTGCTAGCGATCCCCTGTAAAAGGTCGTCAAGCCCTTCCGTCAAAGACCCTTCGTCTTGAAGAGACTTTTTGAAAAAAGCGATGAGTTTGATCAATGCCATCTCGCCTCTCAAGGAAACGGCAGCCAGGTCGTCCCCACAGTGCCCATGCCACACCTTGGCGATAGTGTGCATGTCACGAATTTGGTCACACAAGGAGACCTTAGAAACGTCACCTGTCAAACCAATCAGTCTTTCTGCAACGCCGTCGATTCCCTCTTGGCTCTCTTCATATAGGCGTTGGAATAACAAATGGTCTCCGTAGAAGGAATTTCCTTTCGCTTGCCAATGCGCTGTTTGGTGGACCATAGCAGTGAATCTAAGACCAACCAGAAGCTTCGATAGAACATCATACGGACTTTTCGGCTTCGGGACGTCATAGTAAGCAGCACTCTTGTTGATATACTCACGAATCTCGTGTCTCTGAGACTCCGTGACCGGGAGGTAAGGAGGCCCGTCCCGCATAGGGTTGTAGTACATTGGGTCACGCCAGACCGAGTCTTTACTCATAACACGCCTCTTGAATCAATGGATTACTTCTTACCTTTACCTTTGCGCAGAGCCCGAAGAGTGGAGGCAGCACCCTTGACCGAAGATTTTTTAAGAACGTCGCCTTCCTTGGGCTGAATGTTCGCCTCAGCCCCCACCGGCTGAATCTTCCCAGGAATGAAAACCGGTGCTTCCACTGCCTGCAGGGCCTCTTGAACACCCTCAACCACGTTCACCTGGCCCGTCTCCAACCTGGACAACATTGTCACAATAGTCTCTAGCTTCTTTGCGTGGTCCTCTTGAAGAGACGCACGGGTTTCCTGAAGAGAAGTGTTTCGGTCTTGAGCCACCGCAAGTTCGGATAGGGCAGTATCCAACTTCTTCTGGACAACGGCCAATTCCTTCCTAGTTGTATCTAATTCAACCCTGAGGTTGTCACTCTCCTTGGTGCCTGTAGGCAACGAAGGGGCTGGGGTTTGCGGTACCGCTCTAGCAGTCCGGGAATGGCCCTTCAACAAAAACAGGCGCTTCTGGTCGATCCCAATCCATAAATCACGTGAGCGGTGCGCATCGTCTGCCGAAATATCCACTGCGACCTGATGAGGGACCGTGACGTTGATGTCTTCGACCAAGTGGGTGCCTGTCACCATACCCACAACCGTGTAAGAACCTTGCTTATTACTCATCTAGATTTTCCTATAGCTGCTCTGATCTGCCGCTGAATCTCTTTCTTCATGCGTTTCTTGACAATCTCGCGAGCCTCTTTCCGGGCCTCCTCGATAATCGTTGTCGACTTGTGCCCCGGATGAATCCATTTCCCGTCCTTCATCGACTTCGCAGTTGCAGTCCGAAAGATTACTTTACCGTCATCTCGGACAATAGGGATTGGAGCCCGCGCACCTCTCAACCACGTCATCTGCCCACGAGCCTGACCCCTAATAAGAGGGAAAAAAGCTGGATGAGTGGCTTCAATTGTCAAACTTCTCGGACCGATTTTCGTCCGCATGCCTTGGCTCAGAGCTTTTTTCGCCTCCGCTGAAAAGGCCGCTACCTGGATTCTCGACCTGATAGCCCTAAGCACCTCCCTTTGAATATACTTCAAGACCCGCTCAGGCTTGAGTCTCTCAACCTCGTCCAAGGCAAGGGGCTTATAATTAATGCGAGCTACAAAAGTCTTGGGAGGCATTAGTACGAAATATTCTCCCATGTTTTTGTGCGACCGCGAAGTTGTCTCTCATTAGGGATATTAGGCTTATCCGTCACCTGAGCAGGCTCGCCTCCTGGTGGGGCGGAGGGGGTCAACTGGGTCACAACATGACCAGTGGGGCTATCCATCGGCACATGGTAGCGCACATCACACTCGTCAATGTGGCCGATATTGAAATGCTGCTGAAGCACCATTCCCCTATTGGTCGGCATCCTCACGGCCCCAATGCTGTACCTCTCTCCGTTGATCTTCACCAGGAAGTCTCTTTGGCTAAGAAGAGGGCTCGGTCCCGTCCAAACCTCGTAGACGTGCTCAACCGTGCGACCAATGTCCCGCTGAGCAATCCGACGCTCAGCATCATCAGGAGAGATTATGAGGGGGAAGGGGCCTTCGTAGCCGCCAACAAAACCGACACCGTAACATTTTCTGCAATCATTCTGAGGCTGCTTATGTCTAGGCCTCTCTGTACACTCGCAAGGAAGGCCGTTCCTCTTCCGCATGAAGACTTGGACGCGTTCTCCACCCTGACGGAGGATCCAAGCGTTACGGCGAACGGCCTCACGCCAAATATAGTCAATCTTCTCGATTTCCTTGTTTGACGTAAACGCCGCCCACTCTAGAGGGGTCTCCCTAAGATCTTGAGGTTGGGCTATTTCGATAGGCTTGGTAGTTGGAACACCTACTGTGGTGATACGGTAGAAGATTCGTTGGTCTAAATCAGTCCTCAGTAGACGTCGATTGTACAGATACGTGACGCGAGTCTCAGAGCTGTCCCCAGGCACAATCGCTGGCTCAAGCGTCTGTGTGTCAACATTGGGGTACCAAGCAGGATCCAACTCAATTTCACCTGAAGGACCGTCCACCCTCAGAACCGTCGCTCGCTGCCCGTCAACCGTAACGATAACATCCGTAGGCGCATCAGCAGGAATTGCCTGGGAGCCCGACTTAACGATAGGGCGACGCTGTGTGCACAACACATACCGTACCTGATTAGAACCGGCTGTCTGGACTCCCCTGAGGATCCAATGATTATCCTCAACCATCTCGTTCTCTACAAGCACGTTATCCGTACGATCCCGCCAATACATTGCCCCGATAGGGAGGTTGGTTACGCGATCATAGGGACCAAACTCAGAGTCGAACGAACGGTAAATGTTCACGCCACAAATGTGAAAACGAGAGTTGAGGGCTAAACTTGCAGGGTCGTCCCACACCAAGTCAAACACCCCCGCATCAAAGCCACTCGTCAGAAACATATTCCGTGGAGGGGCAGGCCACGGAGACTGCTCAATCTCATCCCAATGAGGGCGTCTGTCACGATCTGAGGCGTACGGCATAGTGTCTCCTCATAGATCGATCCATAAAGAGAGTTGCTAAGAAGACACCTTAAAGGACCCGTCCTTTGGATTGATCTCAATCACTGTCCCTTGGGGAAAACCTCTGTCCTCCAAGATTTTTCGGAATATCTCATCCCTCTGCTGGTCCAACCGACGAACCGTCGCAAGAATCTCGACTTTCCTCAAGTCTATATCCACGCCCTCTTGTGAAAGTTGGACGCGAACTCGTTGAAGATGTTCGAGTTGATCTAGGTCCTCTCGGGAAACGGGCGTTTCTTGAGGAACCGACTTATCTGTGTTTTGGTTTTCATCTTTCATCTTTTATCTCCATGCTAGCAGAAAGTCACGAAAGTCTGGAATATCAGAATCCTACGAATTTTCGAGGACTTAGGGTACCCCGGCCGGTATACGGACCAAAAGCACTACGGATACCTACACCATAGCGAGGCTGCTGAAGGCCGCGAATTGTCTTCACTGTTTGCTTGGCTCGCTCTAATTGCGTATCGAACTGATCCCGCATAGCCTGGTAGGCCGATTCGTACTTGCTGGACTTTTCGATGTCCAGAGAAACTCCGCCCACACTATAACTGAACTCGTCCGAAATCCAGTTCACCATCAAAGCAAATAGGGCATGCATGGACGCCCCATTGAGTAAAAGAGTGCGCCATTCGGGGTAACATCGAACGAGCTGGTCACAGCTCGTGAAGGGGGTCCTCGGAGGTGCTGCGGCAATCATGTCCAGACCCCGAAGTAGGTATTCCTGTAATTCCTCGTCTTCCCAGATGTACCCAAACACCTGGTTGAACTGCCCAATGGTGGTTTCGTGAGCGGGGGGCCTGAAATGATAATTTCGATCCGGGGAATTATCTCGAAGGAGAATCCGGAGCCTCCGAATCATATCGTCCTCACACGAAGAGAACTGGCTAACCAGGTTCGTAGCTTTGTCAATAACCTCGAATTCCTGCACTACCTGATGAACAGGACCGCCTACCTTCTCTCTGAAAGTCCACCTCACCCTATAGCTACCGATATTGGCGTCGAGAGGAACAATCACACTCGCGTAGTAAGCACCCACCGAAGAGCTAGAAGGAGTCCTTCTGGGAGCACCCAAGAGAACTTCCTGTCCCGTAGTGAAGTCGTATAAAGCATAGTGAATTTCAGCTGCGTTCGTAGGCACCCCCGCAGTGTCCTCTAGGAAGATGTTCAGATCCTCACACCCCAGTTGCTGACCTTTATAAAACGCTACCGACATCGTTCACCTTCTTATAGTCCCCAGCGCTCTTGCCACTCGATCGTGACCTTCAAGTCGCCACCCTGCCTCTGAGCAACAAGATTCACTAGTCGTCCACTAACCCCACCAGGAACCTTGGAAGAGAAAGTGAAGTATCGGCTGAATTCTCGTTTCAAGTCCATCTTGTCAGGAGCACCCCCAAACTTTTTGTCTAAGGCTTCCGAAGGGATCGAAACAACGACCTCAAAGTCACCGTCTGACCCACCTATTCGCTGAACGAACCGTCCCCACTCCTCACGAAAAGCTGGAGGGAGATCTCTCTTAGTCAGAGCCCCAAGGTATCGAGCAACAACACGCCTCGTTAAGTTCATCAGCTCCACCCGTACTTTCGATGCCTAACTGTGGTGTCCCGAGGGCAGTCGGCCAAGACAGCATCGAGCACCTCAAACTGCATTTCCTTACTCTGAGTCGCCGAGGTATGCCCATACCGCCACTCCCACAAGACGAGCCATGACCCTGGCTGCCCAAGATCACCCGCCCTACCAGACACGTAGAACTCACCCACCTTCCCCGACACGGGAACTCTCCTAGCCGGCCCTATTCTGCGACGGGCACCACAACGCAAGATGTGGTACATGGTGTACCGAACCCATACAGGAGAAACGGGACCAGCTCTATCGCAAATAAAGATCGGCAAGTCCCCACGCTGCAATAACTGGCGGTACCGGAATTGCTTAGGAGAACACACAACGGCCCATACCGCTGGAGCACGGGACTCAACAATGGGAAATCCAACCATTGTCGAAGACCCGTAGACAGGCAAAGGTGCCCCCACCCACTTGAACTCACCGCGGCCAAGAATCAACCCCTTGGCGTTGATAGTCCGAAAAGCCGATCCCGTCATCAACGACGAACCTGTAGCCGTTCCGGCAACAGTCGTAGTCAGATCGGCTTCAAGAGTACCCGACCCCTGGAGTTGGCCCGTGACAATCTGAATTCGGCCAACAGAAGCCGTAACGGTAGCCTCTCCCTGAACACTAGCGGAAACGTTGTATATGACTGCTGCCGCTCCAACGACCGTAGAAGAGCCTAAGGCTACCCCAGCCCCCTGAGGCCACACATCACCTGAAACGACCGCCTGGCCCGAGGCTAACCCTGAAACAGCAACAAAAATCGCAACAGTCCCCAAAAGGGTCGTAGTCCCTGTTGCTGTCCCTGCCGCATCGAGGTTTGCCATGGCTCGTTACTGCTCGATCACCATAAGCTGGCCGGAGGGGAACCTAAGTTGGTCCGAAGTCAGAACTTCCCTACTTGCCGTAAGATTGGCATGGTACATCATATTGCCTGCTGACGCGGCATCAAACAGAGCAAACGCCACAATGTTGCCCCAATCAGCGGTTGCCATTGGAAAGACTATGTCTGCGTCATTCGAACAACTTTCCGGTGAGGGGGCCGTAAAAGAGGCTAACTGCCTGACATAGGCCCCACCTGTGACTTCTGTTCCACCACCCGTGTCGTCCGGAGCAACAATGAACAAACCCACATAGACGGCGGTAGGGGGACTGTATGCAATATTTCTCAACGCGTGGTTGAGAAATTGAGTTTTGAGATAATTGGTCTTGCTAGTCATGGGAACCTCACACGGAAGGACTCACAAAAAGAGCCTTGTTAGCTGCAAGGCTTGGTGAAGGTTGCTCGGAGTCCTGTCTCAGCTTGCGGTAGGGTAGCCACCACATCATAGTCCTGGCCCATTATCTGAGTACCTGCTGTGTAGGTAATAAGCACTCGCCAATACCCAATCGCATTAGGACGCCACCGGACGTTATAGAACCCAGGGCTACCAGGGACTTCCGTCCAATAGACGGTTCCAGATCGAACCTGGCTATCAGTGGTGCTCGAACCATCAATCAACACCCAGGGTTGTGGGGTATTGTTGAAAAATACCTCATAAGTCAGGTCACCTACGACCAAACCAGTTTTTCTCGTGAACCCGTCAGACTCAAAGAAGTCGGGTTGATCGAAAACCACCTGATTGATCTGGATTAACTGTCGTCCACGGGTAGTTGTCACTTCGCCTCCGCAAGAAGACAAAGTATCAAGAGAACCTTAACGATCTTTCTTGGGACAGACTCCCGTAGGACTCGGAATCGTTCTCTGCGTGCCCAAGCGCCAGGTCACACACTCAATGGGTTCTTGGGTGGCTCGCACGAGCCGCTCCTACAAACTTGTCTCTTTTAGCCCGAAGCCAAAGATTTAGAGGAGAGGTTGTTCTTGCAAAAGTATTACGGCTTGCCCAACAACTAGAAGTCAGACGTGTCTTTGTTTCGACCACGAACCTCACACTCCGTATACCTAGCACACACTAAGACACGGTGTGTGGCAAATGTTTACTCAGCTCATGTGGCAAATGCTCTTAAGACTTTTCACCGCATCCGAAAAGGGTAAAGCCTCCACCCTTCCCGTCCGATTAAACCAGGCCGTCTTCAACTCCTCAATGTTGGTCACTGAGGAGTCAAAGACAAAAGTAACTTTATTACGATCATTTCGGTCTGTTTTAATCATCCGTGCCCCCGCCACCTGAAGATAGGCCGCGAAGTACAGATCACTTGTCCGGAACTCGTCTGGATTTTGGTTCCTATTCGTCATCTGATCTTCTCTTAGTCTGGGCACAGAGTGCCTGCAATTATCGAATTTGGGCTCTAGATCTATTTTTCATCTTCATCTAAGTATCATCAAAAACTAACTAACTGCTGCGATCGATGACACTCGTCGCCGAACCTGAACCTGCACAGAGGTCGTGGTCGTAGCGGCCCCTGAGATTAAGGAGGCAGGGACCACGATAGACGTGTCGCTTACCGACCCTCCAACGGACTCCAGAAGCTGCTGACTGATGACAGTCGCAACGTCACCTGTGAACTTGATTAGAGTCTCATTCCGCTCTGCATCACCCAATCCTGTGCCAGCGATGGTTATGTCACCAGCTCCAGGACTATTAAGGGTTGCCGAAGATACTGTCGGAAGTGTGAGGGAGAATGAAGTGGAACCATCGTCCTCAACCACAGCAATGGCAGCACCATTGGACAGAGCCGGCTGACGTCTTGGGTCAGGATTGAAGTTAGCCGAAAGGAGATCGGCCATATTTCCCACAAGGTAGCTATCGAGAGCTACGGGAGTTTCGACAAACTGTGGAGCTATAGCGTCCGCTACCGCTGCAACAGTCCCACGAGAATCAGGGATGATATTCAAAGCATTAGAGTTAGTACCGGAACCCACGGCCTTGATGGTCGTAGCAGACACGTCAAGAGGGCCCCCGACAGGGAGACTGTCCGTAATGAAATCTGAAACCGCGGGCATGTCTCTGACCGCACCGTCAGCAAGACCAAGAGGCGTGTTTGACGTCGACCCGCCCGCCACGCTGTCATTCTCGATGTAGCTATCTACACCATAAGTATCGGACTCTAAGGCGATGCCGTTGCCAGCGACGTTCTCACGAGCCGTGATACCGGTTCCTACTAGGGCCGCATTCAAAGCCGCGATCAAGTCCGTCAAGGTAGTATAAGACGCGTTAGCAACGCTGACTGTGGTGAAAGATGCGGAAGACGAGGTCTTGACCTTAAGGTCATCGTTCGTGCCATTTATGGCAAGCGGGAAACTTCCCGAAATGTCACTGCCCGCAAGGGTTGCACCAGCCCCAGTCAACGTGTCCGACAGAGCAGCCCCAACAACGGACGTTACGGGGCGACTGACGTACCGCTCCTGCCCGCGTGGTTCTGTTGGGGGGTTGTAGCGAGAAACTGGCTCCAGGTCCGCCAAGAAGACGGGACCAGGAAGATCTCCGCGAATGACGCCGACTCTCATTGTTGACTCCTATTTGGTTCCTCAGCGAACTGAGCCATCCTCATGGTTGGCGAACCGCCCCCGACCCTCATCGATCTTAAGATTCTGGAGGACAGTCCCGTAATCACTGTAAAATTCTGCAATGGCTGTGACGAGCACAAGATCATCAGATCGCCACGCAAATTGGGCTCGCCGTAGAGCGAGCTGCATCCTATTGAGGATGCGGATGTACACGTGAGCCCTCTCCAAGGTCTGCAATTCATCCTCGGCTTCTCTGAGGTCACGGTACTTCGCCACAGCGTCCTTAAGGATGTTGCCACTGATGATCGGTGGAATGATCTCCTTCGGCCGCCACCTCTTATCGACCTGATAGAAGCGGTCGCCTTCTTGCTGCAACAACCTAGGTAAATGGCGATACTGCACGTCACGTCTCAGGGCACCGCGAAGATGTTAGATTCTTGGGTGTCGGCAGTGACAACAACATCATCAGCACTAGCAAGGCCTGCGATCAAAGTCGAGTCAATGATAATTTGAGTACCACCGACAGCACCAGGACTCACAGCCTCAATCTGAGCTTGTGTCAAAGTAACGTCACCTACACCCGCACCCGAGAGGTTCACTGAGGTAACTTCAGGGTCAATAGAGAGGAACCCGGTGCCGTCAATGGTCACGTCGCCAGCCGCAGGTGAGTCAAGAGTCACACCTGTAATGACCGGAACCGCGAGGTCGCCTTCGACGAACTGTACCACAGAGATGAGACCAGCTCTGACAAGGCCTGCGATTTTACCGCCACCGGAAGAAGCCAAAACTCTCTCCGATTCCTCCAGGTCAATATACCCTGCAACACTCTCGTCCGCGGCCTTCACGCGAGGGACATAACAAGGTTGCTTGGGATCGTTGGCATAACCGTCCCTTGCATAAGCATTAGGGTCACCAACAGATCCCATCCTATGGGCTGGCTTGTTGGGCAAACCATCATCGATGTCGTCTACATAGATGGCCCCCTGAACAGTCTGTGCATGAATGAGCCGTAGCATATGCTGTCTCCTACTAAATCCCAAAAAGCTGGGCAATCGAACGGGCGGATCCCTGCCGGATCGAACCCATAAAAGAAATCTCAGTCAGATTGGCACGCCTGCTTGTACCCAATCTCCCTCATTCTTAGTACTTCAGAGGGTGAGAAGTTAAGGGAATCTTTCGTCAAGCCCTTCTCAGGGGCCATGATCCTAATCTTGACCTGCCGGTACGGCTCCTTCAGTTCGGCAAGACGATTCTTCAATCCTGCCTCCTTAAGGTCACCTAGAAAGATCTCTGTGGACATAATGTCAATGATACGGGTTACGTACGGAATCCCGCTTGGCCACTTAGGCGACACCCAACGGTTTCCGTCCGTAAGAGGCGAGGTCATGATAACGTCGATTTCTTCAGCCCCGAGTTTAATAGCCTCCCCAATCGGCGTGATATTCCTGATCCCTCCATCCGTCCACTCCTCGCCCTTGAGCACCATAGGCTTGAAGAATAGAGGGAAGCTAGCCGACGCATAGACGAAATCTGAAAAGTGATCAGACCTCTGACTGACCATCTCGTACCGCCCAGTGTTGAGATTTACCGCCCCCACCCGAACCTCGCGTCCTGAAGCCCTCACTGTCTTCACGTCGGACTCATTGCGGACCCAATCTTGTAAAGGACTAGAATTAAAAACCGACCGATTCCACAGAACCCCCACGTAAGGTAAAAACCAGTGCTTCCAAATAGCCCTATTCTGGACCCGATCCCACATAGACAAAAGCTGTGTGAATGCAGCTTCTGGTCTGCCGAAAGGGGTCTGGCCCAGAACAGACACATTCAGAGCCCCTACGGACACACCACAGAGAATATCGTAGTCCCTGTTATCTTCCAGCATCCACTTTTGAAGAACGCCAAGCTGAAACGCACCCTTAGCCCCGCCGCCCGACAACACTAATCCTTTTTTCATTATCTCACTTCTTTCAAGGTTACTTTGAGTGCGCCATTGAGAGGCTGAAGCCCTTCATATACCGGTCTACTCGAACCCAGACCATACCTGGCAGAGGCTCCTAAATTAATCGAATCACGCCTCACTCATGCTTGTGCAATAGAAGGTAATGGTCAGGCTCTCTCCCTCCAGAGAATTAGTGTCATCAACTAGCGAAACCACCAACTCCATACCATAGGCCGAATGTAGGTCCCTGGCAGTACCATATCTGAAAGGGATTGCCTGAACACCGCACCTCATACCTCTAGATTTTCGACGAAATTCTTTAATGTCTGTCAAGGCCTTGTGCGTTTGCGAAGCTCCTACAGCTATGACTGACGGGTGAGCACCGCGTGCTTCAGCTATGATCTGACTCACCCGGTGGTAGTAATCCTCTTGAATAGGGATCTTAGTTCCAGCAGGGAGAGTGAAGGCCCATTGCCCGCCACGCCAAGTATAGTAAGGACCTGTCGAGATCTCGTCGATAACCGTCACCCACTCTTCTTCATCTGGAGCAGTGAAAACCCAAGCTGAACCGCCCCACTCCGCAATATGTCCATCGTAAGTGCTCCAATCACCTGTGGCGCTCGCAGCAACAACGTAACGATCCCCTAAGACGGGACTACTGGGAGGGGTAGACAAATCTTTGTCCAGGACCGGATTATGTTCCGTACTGGCACCTCGAACCATGTGAGGGGCAAAAGCATCCACATAACCTTTGACAATATAGCCGAAACTTGTGTTCAGGACGATGTCGTTACTAAAATCGGTTTCCGCGTCTTCTATCCGAAGAATCTTGCCAGCCTTAGGAGCGAGGACGTATTCCGAATTAACCGCATAACTGAAACTAGCCGTGACAGTCTTACCCGACTGGGAAACGAAAAAATTAATCTCGCCCGCATCATAGTCGATCCAGTAGTCTCCGTCTGAACTAGCAAACTTAAAGGGTGGACAAGCACTTTTCTCGACCCCGTCTACTTTAACCACCACACTGTAACCATGTTCTACATAGGCTGAAAATTTCTCCTGGTTGTGGATGCGACCACTTACCATATCAATCCAGTCAATGTGGCCGCTTGTCCACCTCAGACCGTCGCCTGAATCGACCATCGAGTGGTCGGTTTCACGGGAACTGTTACTAAACCAGGTAGTTTTATCGCAAAAGTTGTGGCTGGCGACGACCACTTCGCTGCCTACACGAGGCGAAGAGGCCACAAGAGGAACGCCATCATCCTGTACTCTAGCCTTCTCCAAATTGATGCTCACGTCGCCACCTCCGTACCATAGTGGGCATACCCACGCAATTCGCTCAGACTAGACAGATCGTCACAAACCACGATCTCCAACACCTCGTCATCGGTCGCGGTCACCGAGGCTTTACCGGGCTTGATCATAAACCCGACAAGAAGGTCACCATTGGCAAACGTGATGTCGTCCTGAGGGTGGAAGCGGCCAAACAAGTCAATGTTATTTTTACTGTTCAACCGCCAAATTATCTCCCCATCACTCAACCGTCGTTGGCGCACCAACAACCCACCGGTCAGACCTCCTGCAATATTCGCAAAAGAGGAGGGATTCCAGCCAACCGAGGGAGCGGCAACAACAATAACCACCATTGACACATGTAGTCGCGTGCTAGCGTCAGGAGCCGCTACCCGAAAACAATAGGGCCCTGCTCCTCCAGCAGGAACCAATTCAACATTGTCCAAAAAGAAGTGTTGGCCGTTTGTTTTATTTGCCCGAAATTGAAGCTTTTGTACAGAAGACGTCAGGGAAAAATCAGCAACAGGGATGAACACTTGTTGCCAGGTGTCCAAGTCCATATTCGCGGTATACGTCTCAACCCGCCGCCATTTACCAACAAGGGCACCACTGTCGTCCAAGAAGCCCACCTCTAGTCTGGATCTAACCGGCCACGCCTTCGGTTGAATCCAAAAACGAAGCTGAGAGTAGGCGTTGGCCACATCAACGAGAGTGCCGTTGTCGAAATCGAAAAAGTTGCCCAAGGACATCACCCCGGTGTCCCACCCACTGGTACCAGTGTGCGTCGACCCAACAGTTTCCGAACCTGTCCCCGACACCGCCCAATCACCTCCAGTATCGCCCACACCCGTACCATTCCAGACCACCGCAGGAATACCCGCAGGCCGTCCGTCAATATTCATAAGGGCAGCACCATTGTCGGTACGCAAGAACTCTTTTTGTCCCAAAATAAGTCGCTGCTGGGCCACCAAGGGCACGCCATCAACACTTCTCTGAAGAAGGGTGTGAACTGGAACACCGCCCGAGGTCTTAGGGAATCCTGAAGGGTGCTCTACGAAAGCCAACGAGGTCACCAAATCCAGATCGTTGGTCCCGTCATTAAGAAGCAAGGTTCCGGCGGCAATAAGAGTCTTCAGCTGCCCGCTGTTCTGGATCTCAACAAAGGTGTTGTCAACGAGCAAATCAAGCGAACCGCTTGCAGGTACGACGCTCCCAGGGGCAGCAAGATCCGTCAAAGTGACGTCCGACTCTGTCTGATTTTTTGCAATGACTGCCATTATCTCTCCTACACACGCAGCTTATAGTAGACAGTGGCCTGGAGATTCGTTGTGGTAGAACTCCCCGAAGCGTTCAGAAGTGAAAATACTCCCTCATCGAAGTCCGCATTGACCGTATAATTCGAAGCAGAAAAAGCCCCATTGGATGCCAATGTAGCCACCACACTACCTCCAACCATAACCTGTAAAACATGAGACACAGCGTTCGAACAATTGAAGGAGATTCCAGTGATCGTCCCCTTACGAACCAAAGACCCCGCGCCTACCGCGAATGGCATACCGTTATACCGACGATAGTACACGCCCCCTCCCGTTGTCCCATTACGACCTCCCCCGTCCCAAAGTGTCGCAACACTAAGCCATTTCGATCGAGTGCCGTCATATCTCATCTCTTCACCGAGAACCGTGTTGTAGTAACGATCTCCGTCTGAAGGAGCAGGGCTCACAGGGTCGGTAGCCTGTGACGGATAATGCTTGACTCCATTAAGATTGCCACTCGAAGACGAAAGATTCCCAGAGTCATCAATGACCCACGCGGATCCTTGAAGACCCTTGGCACCACCATCACCTCGAACGATGGCATTGTCTGCAATGTTGGCCGCGGCGAACACATTACCACCGTCGGCCCAAACTGGGTCAGCGCCAGCACCACTGGTTTGAAAAACCTGACCAGAAACCCCAGGAGCCAATCTAGACCAGGACGACCCATCATAGTACAAAATGTTGCCTCGTACGGGGTTGCCAACAGACTCCACCGACCGAACCAAGGTCGTATTGGCGTTACTCACATCAGTCGTATGCCCCGTAATCAAGTTCCCGTGCAACTGACAACCATTCGCCCCAACACTAGAAGGGATGGTCACACCGTTCCCGCCATTGGCGTAAATTCTATTAGATACGATCAGGATCCCTGTGTTGCCCGTGGCACCCACACTAATACCGTCCAGCGTATTATCGTGAATATTGCAGCTGGTGATAATTGTATTAATGTCACCAGATAAGGAGATGCCGTTCCCACCATTGTCTTCAATGTGGCAGGCAGTGACCATCCCATCATCCCCGCCCCAGACGCCGTCCGAACCATTGTCCTTGATCACACAATTATTGATGAGATTTTCATCACCGTCAAAATCGACACCAATAGTACCATTATTGGCAACAAGGCAGGAATCTATCGTCGTAGCACCGGAAGCAGGTTCTGTATTGAGACCTTTAGTAGCGTTAGATGTAGCCACAGAGCCCAGGATGACAGTGTGCCTGGAAGCCCCCGTGATCGTGAGGCCTTCCGCCCCATTATTCGACAAACAACACGCCGTCAACTTAGAAGCATCACAGTCCGATGTAATTGTAACACCTGCACCTACATTGTTCATCAGATGGCAGTTCGTCAGAGATACGCTCCGACCTCGAACCACCGTGAAACCTGTACCAGCACTATGATAAGAATTAACCCTGCTAAAAGTAACGGTCCCAGCGTCCGCCACGGAGATATTAACCCCACAGCTCGTAACCGTAACTCTGTCAACAACAGTATCGGTGCAGCCGCGAATACGAAGGCCAACACCCAAAGTCCCAGAAAGGCTGATGTTGGAGACGACACAACCTGTGAACATCGAGGTGCCGATCATCACCTGGCCGCTCTGCGACGACCCTCTATAGATCCCTACAATGGTTAAGTTTGTATTGTCTGTGATCGAACTAATCTCGTAAAACAAGGGTCCTAAGGCGATGTAGTCACCTGGGCTCAGATTCGTGAATACAGTACCCGTACCCACCACAGCACTAGAACCGTTAGTGTACGCAACAGTTCCAGTCGTCTCTACCGTGCCACCATTCCCGTCTACGTTTACCTCAAAACCAGGACCAAGATTGATCTGTACGTCATCCTCACCAATCAACTTCCCGCCATCAGGAACCACGACATTGGCCGTTTCATTGTAGGTCCCCGTCCGGACAAAAACGCTTTTAGCTCCCGCAGAAAAAGCCGCAGAAGGCAACGTGTAATCCCCTCCAGACGAAGCTACGACGGCATCGTACAACTCTTGACCAGGAAGGCTGGAAATCTGGACTTTCTTCTTAGCACCGCTGTCAGCGGAGTCCTCCAAGAGAATTAAATCCGCATCCGCCAAAGAAGTTTTCTCAACCAGTCCGCTCCACTCGTCTTCGAGTTTAGATAGGAGGTCGGAACCCACGACCGAAGGCAGTTCTTCGAAGTCTATTTTGCCTTTCCAGTCCACTATTTCCTCCTAGAAGTTCATCCCAAAGAAGGGAGCGTTGTTGTCTTCGGCTCCAGGCCAACGTAGTACAATGATCACACTTTCAGCACACTGGACTGTGATGGCATCTGGAGACAAAAACCCATTGTCATAAGTCACCGATGAAGATGTCGACACGGCGTCAGCGTAGACAGCCATATGGTGATAACCCTGCGTCGAGGACCCGTCACGGTTGATGTGGTGGTCCGTCCTGATCTTCGGTGTACCGCCTGTCCGCAGCTCGCCAGACTTTTGACCCGTTGTGGAGTTGTCTCCCGAAATTCTAGCACTTTGAATCACAAGGTAGTCACGTTCAGAGGGAGGTGTTCCTACAACAAGACTGTTTTTCGTAGTGAATGAAGCCGAAGTTGAGGTGCTCTGGCTGAGCGACTCCGAGTAGTTATCTTCCTCGAAAACATCCGCTCGGAAGGCTAAAATGCGTCGGTACTGGTGTTCACTTGTCCCTGCGCCCGACGAGGATGAAGTGAACCGAAGGTTGAAAGACTGTAGTGACAGAGGCAATGTCTTTCGAACTGCCACGCTCATTGGATTCCAAGCATCCCGAGCATTACTATGATGCACCCCTACAGGAGCGTCGGGATGGAGGTCCGATCCATATTCCAACCATGCCTGAGAAGTGGAGCCTCCAGGGAATTCCCGATGGCTCATTTTTCCGAAAATGTAGTAATCTCCAGCCGAACTCGGCGTGAATTGGAGCTGGCCTACCTGCTGATCGACTCCAGTTGTCTGAGTAATTGCGTCCGACTCAAAAAACTGCCAATCAGAATTGGGAGGTAATTTGGCGGCAATGACCCGAGCGTTATCCAAATAGGTCGTCCCCGCAGCCGCCCGAAATTGGAGCTTGACCGTCTGAAGAGAGACGGTTGACGTGATCACGCCAAAGAGGAAGAATCCTGCACCGTTTGGTGTAGTTGCATCGTTGTTTTGGTGCCCTGCGAGGTCCTGAGTCACACCACCGTAAACGAGCTGGACCTCAGCCGCAGTCTCCGCCGTACTATCAGATCGAAGCACACCAGTGGCAAAAATCACCCAAGCTTCGCTCGTGTCACCAGGCGTGAACGTTACAGTAGTACCCGAGACATCCACGAAGGTAGTGCTAGTGGTGCCCTGCTCGGTCGTCTGCTCAGCTCGATAATAGTTGGTAACCATCAAGCAAAATCCAAACTAGCGACACCAAAATAAGAGGTGCCGTCATAGTAGAAAGACACGATATCGATAGCCCCGTTCGTCGAAGACAGTGTCGGTGCGTCCCCTCCCGGCCACTTGACCGTTGCCGGCCACGTGATGGTGAACGGGGCCCCCGTCCCCTGGATACACTTAAGCAGGAAGTTGCCTACCCCAGGCGGAGCAGAAAAGGTCAAAGTCGTGTTAGCTGAGATCGTAATCCGTTGCTTTTGTCCAGCACCCCAAGTCACCGTTTTACTTGCACCACTTGTCCCGTTGTCGACCTCTCCTTCAAAAGTGAGAGTCTGGACCGAGCTGATCTGGTCGTCATCGCTGACCAGAATCCCACTGTCCTGAATGCCCTTGGTTGGCGTATCACCTCGGATGAGTGTGTTGTCGTCCAGGGTCGACGTGGACGTGACGTCGCCACCACCTGGAAGATTTCCAAGCTGAATTCTCTTCTTGTTATTGGAGTCCGCCGAATCCTCAATGAGGAGGAGGTCAGCACTGACAGGTGTGACTTTTTCAGAAACTAGAGAAATCTCACCAGCAACATTGTCGTGGATCGCATCAGAATCAATCCCACCGCTAAGACTAAAGCCCCCTGTAGTGACGAGGACACGCACGTTCTCAGGGGTCTTTACGGTGATTCGGACCGTATCTATGTCAAGACGGTCGACAGCGTGAACTCCGACAGTTTCATCGTTGTCTACCGAATACACTTCAACCAAAACATCCTTGGTCCCAAGATGATGTACTACATCAGCGTAGTTACGGCCCCCCGAGGGTGTCCATGACGTGATCGTTGCGGCGTAACTCGTGTCCTGGTTATCAAGCAGGTTGCTGAGCTGGACCTTCTTTTTGTTGTTGGTGTCCTCGGAATCCTCTATAAGGACAAGATCGGCCGGTACCGTATCAGTTTTCTCAGTGAAAAGATAAAAATCACCAGCATCGCGAGTCAATCCCGCATGAACATGATCCGCCCGAGCCACGGTGCTCGCTGACCCGTTATTGTTCGCAGTACCTACAGCACCCACGCTACCGGCCGCAACACCATGCTGGTGGTCATTTAGAGCATAGGAGGACCCTGAGCCCCCTGAAGGTGTCACGCCGACCTGGACGGCCACTGGCACGCCCGTAGTTAGGGCATCGGAGCCACCCGGGTCATGACGACTACTGTGATCAGAAACACCCACCCCGTCGATATTACCGACATTCGTGATGGCCTGAGCACCCATGTCCAGATCACCGGTCATAGGCCGAGATCCGTCGAGGAGCATGGCCCACAAGTGGTCACCTGGTTTGTCTAGGTTAGTCAGAGCACTGTGGTCTCCACCCCCACCCCCACCCCCACCTCCTGCCGTTGCTGCATTAGGGTCAGGACGAACGTCAACAATCGTGTCGATCCCCACTCCTTGTTCTACAACAACCAAAGCCAGATGGCATGCTGTTTGAGCCAAAAATGATGTCGCAGCAGCAGAATTGGCCACATTTTGAGCTGAAACAGAGTTATCGAATTGAGACTTACCGTAAATAATACTACACTTACCATCAGAGGTGACGACCAAGGTGTCCGCTCGAAAATACCCGGCAGTCATCGTGGTGAGTGTCCCCGAACTGTCGTACTGCGTAATATCCAGCTCAGTTTGAGCCGCAACTTCCGTCGCTCCATCCGACCCATAGTAATAGGACCATGTGACGTCTGTACCACCGGAGACAGTCTTCAAATCCGGACCCACGTACCAGGACCCACCGGAGACATTCAACTTGCGGGCAGTACTACCCTGTGTTGTAGCGAGGCCCGAAGTCCACGCAATTTTCCGAGTAGTTAGAAGGTATTCGTAGATTCTCTCTGGAAGATACGGATAAAAACGAGAGGTGTCGTGCAGATATCGAACGGTTGTTGCCCCTGTCACGACAGTCGCAAGCAAGATTTGCGAAACCGATGGAGAAGAAACCAGAACGGCTAGGTCGGACGTTCCTGAGTCATAGACCACATAATTCGTAGTACTTGCACTAAGAGTCAGAGTGCCCGCACCCCATTCAACAAATTGAGCGTCACCTTCGCCAACAGTACCTCTAAGAAGTCCCTTGCCCGCTGCCACGTCGACGTCTAGGCCCGAATTAACCGTAACCCCACCACCCTCAGATTTCCCAGAACTCGTCAGATAGTGTAGAGATTCGGGCAAGCTGAGCTGAAGGCCTGACGGATATCTGTACGTTGCAGCGCCTGTGATAACAAAACTGTCATCCGATTCATCGATAAGGGAACCACTGACCTTCCCTCCAGTTACAACAGACTGGTTATCCGCATCAAACGAAACGTCCGTGTAGATCGTGCCAGTGGAAGACTCTATTTTCCAATTTAAAACATTGTTTTGAAATGCACTGCCCTGAAGGAGGACAGTTGAATTGGAGCCAGAAGGACCGATCCGAATAACATTGTTACTGTTAATGAAGACAGAGCCCTGAATCGTACATCGCGCCCCACCAGAGACTACTACAATATCAGCAGTGTTGTCGTAGTACGCATTGTTGAACGAGGATCCTGTAACGAACGCCGTTGCCGAATCCTCAGCACTGAGCACTGTTTGGACAGGGTTTTGAGTGTACGCGGGATGAACGAAAGGCACCGAACTGGTACAACTGTTCAAAACAACTGTCGTACCAGAGCCCGTTGCCTTAACCGCAGTCACTATAGCGTCACCAGGACCCACCACGGTGGTACTTAGGTTAGCGACAACAACAACTGCCCCAGCCTCAACCAAAATCCCAGTAGAGCACCTCTTTACACCAATACCTCGAAGTGAAGTGGCCGAAAATGGAACAGAACAACGAAAAAGCGCCTTGGTCGCGTCTGTAACACCTGACGCTCTAACGCCGTCGACTGAACCACCGGTCATCGTAAAAAGATCTTCAGTGGCCGAATTAGCAACCACTTCGACCAAACCACCACGAGCCGCATAAGACGCGTCGACCTGGACCCCAGCTGGGATCGTCATAGGGTCTTCGTTATATATTCCAGGAAAAACTTGAATAATCCACGGGTTACTTGAACTTGCCCCACCAGCGACAGCAGCAGCACAAGCCTCTTTGATGCTCGTGTAATCAACGGCACCAGATTTGCCGACAATCAACCTGTTGGCGATTTCGAAATCGTTCGAATCGCCCTTCCACACAGATACACCATCAGTAGCGTCAATACAGACAAAGGACTTGCCTGTCGTAACGTTGGTCCACGTCCAACCAGCTTCATATCCTTCACTGGAACCGTCACTAATAGTAGGGTCCACTGTCTTGGAGACAGCACCGGTTTCAGTGTCCTGCGGGACAGCCACAGGGTGATTGGCCAGAATGCTGCCACCAAGAGGCGGTGACTCTTCTGTCTGGGTTAGGCCACCATCGAGGACTGTCTTGCTTGCTTGACTGAGCTGATTTTGGAAAATGATATGCACAACGTCGTCGTCGCGTCCAACGTTCTGCACGGTCTGCCCTAAATCCGCGACCTCAATCTCGGATTCAAGGATATCCTCGTGAAGCACCCCACCAAAGTCAGCAGCCAGACTATAGGTGTACTCGTACGACATCAGGGTAGTCTCCAGATCTCAAGCCGGGCATTTTTAATATAAGCGGTGCTGGCAAAAGACGCCCAATCAAGATCGATGTCATGGGATCCCGCTGTCAGAGTGACAACATCAAATCCCGAGAGGACATTGAAAATAGGTGGGTTTTCTGTGGCTCTCCCGCGATGTTTAGAAACATTTTCCAACAAGGTTGTCGTGTCGTCTACCTGCACCCGAACACCAAGAGCCCGATCATTACCACTGTTGCCCGTCTCACACTGCCAACCGACATAATAGTCCCCTGCCACCAATACAGAAGTAGTTAGCCTAAGCTTCTGTCCGTAAACGCTGGACGTCCGTGTAGAAATTCCAGTAGATTCCGCCCACTCATAAAAAGTCGGGACGCCGTAAGTCGAACCACCAATGCGCAGCTTGTGTCGTTCTTCGGCTGAATTGTACCACACCTCTCCATCCACCGGAGTCGTGGGGTCCGAAGTCAACTCATCAAACTCAAGGCTATCCGTCTTAAAACCCATGAAGCTCCACCTCAGGAAGACTCGCCGTCCTTCACAGCAATCCAGTTCACCTGCGTCAGACCTGCTACAGAATTAGATCCAAGCAGTATATCGAAAGCAGACGACAACTGATTCTGGATAACCGGAAGATACCTACGACCACCCGTTGTGGTAGCCGTCACAGTCACCGCATAGTTAGCATCAGCAAAAGCTGTGGAAAAAACCACCGTAGCCGTCCTAGGACTACCCGTGAAGCTCGCAGCCAACACACGCCCAGCTTTGTAGAGTAGCCCGCCGGCACTGCCCGTCTGAGTGGTCTCTGTCCAGACAGCCGACGCCGTACTAGCGTCCAGACAAATATACGCTCGGTCAGCCACCACATCGATCCAGTACGAACCCGTGGTATAGCCAGCCGTGTTGTCATCATTAACTGTTGGGGCTGCAGAAGCATTCCGATTTGACTGTACTTGGAACCCTGCCCCCAACGCGCTGACAGCTGAGTGGAGTGTGCCTCCGCCTCGGTCACCGTGAGCATGAGTATGGTCCGCTCTAGCCAGGCTCGTGCTCGTACCCCCATCATTGGTCGAGTCAGTAAGTTCAACAGCAGTGTCCGTGGCTACAGCGTGCTCATGGTCACGGCGAGCAAGGCCTGTGCCTACACCCTCAGACGAAGTGTCCCCCGCATTAATGGTGGAAATAGCCCCATTAGTTGTATCTATATCGTGGCTGTGATCTGAACGAGCAAAGCTCGCGTCAGAACCTTCAGCATTGACCGAACTGGCATTAATCCCAGATGCTGTTGCCGTGGTCAATGCGTCTAGTCCACCTGGGTCGTGTCGAACAGAATGGTTAGAGACGTCCACTCCGTCAACCAAGTTGACATTGGTGATGGAGTTACCGCCCATCTGAAGGCTACCCAACATAGGTCGAGTACCGCTAACAAGCAGATACTGGGTATGGTCGTCTAATCCTAACCCTGTGAGGTTACTGTGATGAATAGCATTCCCAAACGGTGCCCAGGCCGTGCCATCGTACAGATATAACGTATCCTCGTCCTCAACCGTGGTAGCAAAACCCTCGTTAGGGACAGCATATTCCCAAGAGGTGCCGTTCCACTGGGCAATGCTGCCCACACTACCGTTCCACGCATCTTCAGCGAATTCGACATCACCGTCCGCGGTCGCATCTACGATGTCGCCCGTCACCACAATGTCCGTATTCGGAGAGTTGAAAGCGATGGACTGGACTGTCCAAGTAGCGTCATTACCAGTCGAACTAAGAACCTCGAATACCTCAGCGGCGGACAGTTCTGTGCTGTGGTCCCCAGAAATGGTAAAAGTTTCGGTCGAGGTGTTGGCTCCAATAATGGCGTAGCTCTGTTTGCCGACAATATAACGATCACCTGTGCTCGGAGAACCTGGAGGCGTGCTCAAATCCTTGTCGAGCACGCTCTCTTGCCAGTCCAACCCAGCAAGTCGCTGACGGATTCGTTCATTGGTCCACGAAAGCGTGGCGGCATCGCCATCTGCCGTCGGATCCGGAAGATTGGCAATTGTACCCGCATTGTTCATGTCGATGTCGCCAGCAAGGACATTATTTTCTGACCGTGCTTGCTCCAATGTCACAGCATGCGGATTCGAGGTCGAGTTCACGTGAGCATCGAACTCGTCCTTATCGATGAGGATTTCTACTGCACCGTTCCGGTAAACCTTGAGCCGTTTTTCAGTGGTGTTGTACCAAAACTGGCCTTCAATCGGTCCCACGGGATCGGATGCCAGTTCGTCAAAAATAATACTATCGACGGCAAGACCCATATCTACTCTTCTCCTGTCTCAATCGTGTGCCAATCGATTTCTACAAGGTCAGATACGCCGTAGCTATGAAGGTTCACGTCGAACCCTGATGCCGTCTTGTTCTCTACAGAAGGAGCATATGTACGTACCCCAGCAGTCAAAGGCGACAATGTTACCGCATAAGCCGCACTAGAATAAGCAACCGAAAAAACCACAGTCGCCTTCTTCGGAAACCCGCTAAAAGCACCAGGAAGGACAGTACCAGACTTGGTTTCCAGTGTGGACGCGCTTCCAGAAGACAATGCTGTCCGCAAAGCACCATTCGAGTCGAGTACCTTGAAACCGTCTGAGTCAATATAGTGTAATTGGTCCCCAGGAGCCAGCTCGCATTCGTGGATGATGCGTTTCGCCCCACTGTTGTCCACCTGAACAGTGACCTTCTGTCGAGCCGCGGTCAAGTTATGCACAGAAAGGAACTTGACCTGGCGCTGAGTGCTGCCAGTGGCGGGGCCCGCCACCACCGTCACAGGGGTCGTACCGTTAGTGAGCCCGTCGGCCTCAGCAGCAACGAACGTAGTAAGCGTGTGGTCTGCCCAGTTGGCCACCCACGGTAGCTCGGAAGTAGGAACAGACCCTAGATTGATTTCTAGTTTTTTGGTTGAGGAATCTAGAATGATCATCAATCTGTCTAGAACCTCATAGAAATGCGGGACATCACCTGAGGATGGGTCAGTCCCGTAACAGACGCCGCTGAGACAGTCACCTCGTCGCCCACAACATTTACAGTCAAGTTAGAATCAAAATCAATTGATCTAACAGACCCTTGTACAACCCCATTATCCTTAACGACAATCTTGGTCAGACTGCACACAGAACCGCCAAGGTAGGCAAGCACATCCCCGCTGACAAACCTGGACTGCCCCTCCTCCGTAGGATTACCGTCTGCCGTCAAATCGACATAAAACAGGTCCTCTATACGTTCGTCGCGGGTACCCATAAAACTAGCCTGCCTATGATTTCTTTAGTGTTTTCTTCGCCTTAGTTGGCCGCTTAGTAGGTAGTTTCTTGTCAGGGACCACCTTGTCGGCAATAGCCTGGACCCGTCGCAAATCCAAGGAACTTGGGCCCGGGTGCTCTCCAGGCCCACGAGAAGTTCTTCGGGCAGGTTCTTCGGGCAGGTCCCCCTCCGACCGATTTTTAAGATCCTTAGCCTCCTCAATTGCTTGAGTGAGTTGTTCGGCACGGACCTTAGCCGCTTTGCAGTGACGTATGACCAGGCCACGGCTCACACCCAAAGCTGAAACCTTACCGGAAGCCGCAATTTCACGAGATTTGGCACCCTCAGCCAAATTAAGCACAATCTCTCTCGCCCTGATAATCGTCTTCTTGATGTATTCAGACGCCTCCAACTCGCTACTAAAAGACAATTTTCCCTGTTCCAAGTCTTCACTGACAGCAGCTCCCAAGGCACCGACTTTCTCAGCCGCTGCCTGGAGAGCTTGTTTGCCGCCAACGAATTGCTGGACCTCATTTTCTGCTGCCTGAAGCTGTTCGGTAAGGGCCTCACCGATCTCATTGAGGCCTTCCAGCTTACCGACCCATTGGTCCAATCCACTCGCCATATGTCCTCCTCATCTCCATTTATTTTTCTAGTATCTACTGACCGTAAACGATAACCGTAATCTGGTCAGGTTTGGTACCCACGCCCCTAAGATTAAAGGTGAACTTAAGGTCACCTTGGGACTGAGATGTGCCAGGGTACACATCCTCAGTGGCTCCGACAGCATTGCGCAGAAGCTCACCATTGAGGACAACATCTACGTCGCTGACAAAGGTCACATTGTTATAGGGGGCCAGATCAACGTCAGTGTTGTTAGCATACGTGGGGCCATTCACGTCGTTACCAGCCGTAACATTAGAAGTAAGGGTAGCCTGGATTTTCGTCCTCACTGTACCGGTGTACGCCTGGTTAATGGCGCTCAACAAAGAAACCTCACCAAAGTTCGTTTCGAAAGTGTCCCACTCAGCCGTAGTATCAGAAAGTTTGATGCCGTCTTGGGCCCAAGTTGATCCAGTTTGGTTGGCGTCGTCAAGGAGAAGTTCAGCAAAACCCTTGATCATAAGGTCGCCGGCCGTGGATTCAATAACACCGTCAGTGACACCAATGTCGATCGGACGAGTGCCGCCCGAATTGACCGTAGCACCAGAAGCGAAATCGACATCTACCGCATTGTTGTCGTAGAGGTCTACATTGGCGCCAATCTCGATCTCGCTCGTGCCGCCCGCAGAACCCTCAATAATCCGGAAGAGGTTAGCTTCCAAGTCATCACGGACAGTCCACTCAATACCAGCCGATTCGAGATCAAGGAACGCGTTCGTGGTCACGTTGACAGGTGTAGTCCCCTGGTTCGTGTACGCAACCTGCCGGTTAATCGTCGCAGCACCGGACCCGATATCCACTGCCGCACCACGAAGGAAGTCGTACTCATTGAGATCTTCAAGAGCTTTCCGCTCAATGTAAGTATAATTGATCGTCTTCGATCCAATGTCAGAAGCATCGTCAACCAACTCTAGTCCGTCGCCGGTAGAGTTAAGAACTACGAACGAGAGCTGGGCACGGTTCGGAGTAGTACCGGTCATGGTGCTACCATCAGTCGAAGACTCACACTGGAACATGGCCCAGATACGACGACCCGATGTGTCGAGGATCGGATCACGAGTTGAACCGTCGACAATTTCAAAAAGGTTGGCAGGGTTGACAGCTGTCGCACCAGAAACGGCGTCAGTCGCGGAAGGGGTGCCGAAACTTGATGCTGTTTGAGCAACCGTGCCAAGAGTCGTGACAGTACCAATAGCAACAGTCGTCTGTGTCGGAAGCTCGCCACCTCCAAGAATGTGGACGAGGCCCGCACCGCCAGAGAGAGTTGCCCCACCCCAGGAACCATTGGTGACAGTGTCTGTCGTAGCAACCGTGTTCTGCGTCTCACCGGCCTTCTTCGCAGTAACGTCCATCGTGTCGCCTGCACCAGCCGCCGCCGTGACGTCGGTATTGACCGTCATCGAAGTGGCGTACAAAGTCCCAGCACCCGCATCGAGGTTGATGGCTGCGATTAAGTTATCGAGAGAGTCACTTGCAGTCGCTCCAATCAAGACATTCCCGTCAACGTCAGTTAAAACCGTCTGGAAGGTATACACCTTGGTGCCGATCGTGACCGTCTCAGTGTCGGCTGCATTACCGGTCAATGTCAAGGTCCCGGTTGCGCTCGCAGCAGCTGTCGTGGCGACGTCAGTCAGGAGAGATACTTCGCGAAGAACACGTTTACGCTCATAATCATGGAGATCCTGGTTAATGCCATCGACGCCTCTTTTGGCACCATTCTCAAAGGTGGACGGAGTACTGATGTCGTCGTACCAACTACCCGACTGGACTTTCAACAGGTTGTGTACCTGTGAACGAAGATTGTTAAGGTCGTCCGTAATAGTCGAAGCATTCGTCTGATAATTCGCCAGGGACGGAGCGGTGGTGTCCGCGTACCCCGCCACAGTATCCGTCGTGCTACCAATCTGAACGTCCTGCCTGATCCATGTTCTAGCCATAATTTTCTCCTTCCAAGGCTCACCAAAAGAGGAAACATAAGAAGACTACGGCGAACCAACCGCCACATAATCAGAAAGAAGGTGGTCCCATGGAAGGGGAGCTACCTCTAGTACAACAGTGTCGTACCCAGTTCCCAAACCACCACTCTCTGTGACCATATAGTCGTCCAAGAGGGTTAGTCGCATGCCGTTGAAATACACCTGGATGGAAAGGAACGGGAGATTGTGTGTAAATTTATCCCCAACGGGCACTGTAAATATAACATTCACACCGTCCTTGGGACCGATTAATTGCTGACCCGTTCGGAACCGAGACGCTGCTATGTAGCGTTGGTCTGCGGCCTGAAGGGATAGATAATTAACAAGGTACACACCACGCCCCCTAAGCCCTACAGGGGCAGATAATGGGTCATGGTCGCCGTAAAGTTGGCCGTACCACCGCCACCTCTAACTAAGAGGGTGCCTGTGGCACCCTCCGTAAAACGCGCCTCCTCCTGTGGGGCAACGGGGCGTTCTGGCCCCCCTTCTGCCGTCGCAATGTACAGGTCAGTTCCACCAGACGCCTCATTGTTCCGCACATAGACGTCACCCATCCGAAGCGGCATATCTAGACGACGGGAGTTTACCACGGACGCACCTGTAGGAGCGTCGCCTGAAATGATAACCCGACCATCGGACATCATTTCATCAGGAGGCAGAATGAGTGTCCTAGCACCACCCGCCCCTTCAGCACCAGAAAAATCTACAGGAAAGAACTGTAGCCATATATGGTTCTCGTCGGCTAGATTGTGCGGGGCACCAGAGAAGGTGGCGGGGTCAAAGACAATACGGACACGACTTCCAGAGGACAACGAAAGGTACTCCCTCCGAATATTTCCATTACGTAGAGCAGTGTTATCCAGGTAACCGCTACTGATGTCTGCCGTAAGGAGTGTCTGGAAGGCTAGATCAAAATTCAAGGCCGCCTTAAGTCGATACCCCTGCACACCCACTCTCTTAGGCGTGGCTATATCGATCATGTTGGCACGGCGTTGAAGAACCGTGAACTCCCGAATATTCGTTGCCATCAGGTGTCTCCCTGCCGTTCCTTAGCCACAAGACGATCATAAGAAATGGAAGCAGCTTCCCCCTTGGTTGTCCGCACATAGTCTTGTACGTCAGCCCACTTATCGGCAATATTGCCCTTGTGGTTAGGAACAAGCCGTGTCCTAGGTGCGTGATCTCGCTGCCGTTGGCCCATCTCCTCGTACCTCTGTCGACGGTACGCTCTTTCTTTACTTGTTCGAGAAGGCCAGCCACCTGACTCCCCGTCCTTGAGAGTAAAACTAATCTTACCTGGATCGAACACAAGCCTCAAATCGTTGTCGTCCTCGTCTAACAACACCGCCTCACCGTCGCGAATAGCCTTAAACTCAGCGATAGACAATCGATGTGTGAACCTTGTCCCATCAGGGCACTCAAACGTGTAAACTGGCATTTCATCTCCATTTCATTTTTTTGGTATCTTCCATCCCTTCGTGACAAGAAGGGCTGCAGCAACGTGTTTACATACCTTGTTCACCCTGTCCGGGTCACGGACATCTGGGGTCGTCGCAGTGCCGCGGGGCTTACCCAAGAGATATTTCTGACCCTTAGCGTGGTATTCTGGACCAAGCCACTGCCAGGCAGGGCAAGAACATGCCAACTGAAGTTCAAGCTTGCCAAATGCTGTAACATTCTTTCTTGGGCGAATAGCCTTAACCTTCACAGCCTTCGGCCCATTACCGCAATCCACGCTAAAGGTCCACCGAAGATTCTTAGTGTCCGCCCGTTTCAGGGTTGCAGTGCAAGCGGACGCTTTCTGTGTCACTTTCCCAGAGAGGTTCGACAAAACTTCTTCTTGGGTTGCAGCGACCCTAACAACCTCAGATGACCTAAAGTACCTTGAAGATGTTTTTGACAACAACCAGAGGTGTACTGCGAACCGAGCCGACGCATTATGTCTGTTCGGTATACCGTCTCGGTAAGGGTACTTTGTTTTAGAGTTGTCCGAAGGACCAAGCCCCATATAACTCGTGTCGTAATAAGGACTATTCTCGTCAGTACGACCCTTTTCCCTGAGGATGTCAACGAGATCCCTCCCAGACGGCTCACCCTCTTTCGGCTGCGAAGTCGAGTCGTCTAGTGGCTTGACATATGTCTTCGTCCCAGGAATACCAGGGTCGATAGCCACCCCCTTCTGAGCGGGAGGACCTTCAGGGAGCCCAGACTCCCCGAGAACGCGCAGCCCCTCATAGTAGAAAGGACTAGACATAAAAGGGCTCTTCACCTTATTTCCAGGGGCTTGGGTGGTCCTCCAGAACATAAGACCACTGGCTCTTTTCTAGTGCTTGCTTGAACGCCTTAATAGCCGCATTTGTCTGTTGAGGGGTTGGTATTTTCCGACCTTTGTTCCTGGTCGTGATGCCGCCATTAGGACCCCGGATAACCTCTATCTTGCCCTTGTAGCCCTCAATGGTCGCCAACCCTGAAACCCCACGACTCTCAGGATGATTACGTTCAAGAGGCGTAACTTTTTTCACCTCAGCCTTAGGAAGACCTGCTAACACACGACCATAGTCGTACGCCTTCTTCTTGAACTCGTCCCTATTCTCGTCCTTGTAATACTCCCACTTTTTCTTGTCTTCAGGAGACATATTCTTCGTAGGGTCCGCTGGCTTACCTTCCTCGAAGCGGCCTGCCTTCTCCTCGTCTGATGCGTATTTGTCAACGAAAGTCATCCCTCCCCAACCAAAAAGGGTGTTGCGAGCCCTACTTGCCACTTGAACGAGACGTCTCAAGCCCCCTTCATCCATCTCCGTGTCAATCCCCGACATGTCGACACGACCTATTTCCTTGAGTAGCGCCTCACCGTCTTTTTTGATAGTGTCTAACGCCACTGCAATATTTTGAGCAAGCCGATTCATCTTCGGATACTCGTCAAAAGCAACCTTACTGGGAATCGGAGTGTCCGCGTTCCAAATTCTATCCTTGGGGTCAATCATAGTATTCTCCGAGTGTCTCTTGATTTGCCGAATCCTAACGTCTTCCAAAACGTCCTCTAACTGTCGCACCTTCTCAGGGCGGAGATCCGATTTGATCTCCTCTGAGTCAAGCCTGTTCGTGGCGAGTGCGGCTGCTTGGAGAGCCTTCTGGAGCCGAAAAAGTGTGTGCGGGATCGTATACAAAAGGTGCCCGGCAGCCTCAAAAACAGCCTCTCGGTGGGGACTACCCTCAACCAACCGGGTCGCATCACCGACCTGCCGAATAAGTTGGTCACACCGCATACGAGCATCACTCAACTCTTCGACCAGGTAGACCGTGGCTCCAGCTTTCTTGCTTTTGTCGAACATGTGGCGTCCTTGAGCTGCGTCTCCCCGAAAGGGGTCGTCAACAAGGCAGCCTTACAAGTAGGTTAGGTGCCAGGGAGGGCTCACACAGACAACCTGCCAGGAAGTTCCAACAGTGCCCATACACAGAGTCATCGATTGAACACTTCCGGGAACTCCTCAACGAGGCGACGCTTGATCTCGCCGTCTGTTTCGGCCGCTGCAACTGCACGAATGACATCCGGACGATCGTCATAGTCTGCCTGAAGCCGAGCGATCTTTTTTCTAGTAGGGTCAGTAAAGACGTAATTGTCTGGAAAATCTGAACAAACAGAACGGGCAATGGTGCGGCACACAGCATCGTCCGCAGACCCAGCGCCCAGGGTGGAGGAAGCCGCAGACTTCTTAGCGAAACGAACTACCTTTTTCGGCCCATTGGTGGTGGTAAACTTGATACCATCTTCCTCGACCACGTCAGTCCGAGTTTGACCACCTGTGCCACCAAGATCTGCGATCTCAGTACCACCACCCACACTCTGCGTGAGTTTAAAGCCTTCAGCGCTCACCACCTGAGGTGATCGCACCTGCCCTACGACCTGATGCCGAAGATCTGCGTCCACAAGCTTCGTTGCCCGACGTGCAGCTAATTCCTGTTCGTATCGAAGGATTTCTTCTTCCGGGACTCCTTTAGCACGTGCATCAGCAATGAGCTGGTCACGGCTACGCCCCACTCCAGGCTGTATCTTAACCTTACTCGCAGAATGAATAAGCTCACCAGCTTTCAAAATATCCGCAGAAGAACTTTTAGCCTTTTTTCCCGACGGAGTCTTAAACGAAATGCCCGGAACTGGGACACCGTCCTGATGCTCAACAACCACACCACTATATCTCTGCCCAGCAGCGGACTCATCATTAGAGGTCCTACGACGATAGTTGTCTCGATTCCTCTCTCGCGTCGCAGAGGCGTGGTCTACCACACTTGCAACTTCGTGTGCCTCGGCATCAACCTCCACATTCACCTCACGGCTAGGCTTAGGATCCATAGGGTTGCCCCCCTCAGCAGGCCTCATAGTCATACCCGCGGGTTGTGGCCGAGCTTCAGGAGCACATGGGTCAAAATTCTGTGCAGGTACGAGCCATCCTGTACGAAGGGCCCCACGGAGCTGTGGCATCACAACTGGCTGCATACCAGCATAGGACACACTGGTGCCATCAAACTCGACCTCCGCCCCTCTAGGGACGGTAACACCGCTCTGCCCGAGAGCAAACGACCTCGTGGCTACAAATACTTGTACCTGTCCTGCTTTGAATTGGATTTGTTGATTCATCTTTATCTCCCTGTAATGGGGTTGAGAAACCCATTACTAGAGGCAAACCAACAAATAGATCATTAAGGCGACTCAGTCCTCGATGTCTTCCTCAAGATCGATCAACTCTGAAACATCTTGTTCGGCATCAATCCCATGAATCTCATCCAGAACGTCAAACAAAGTTCTCTCGGCTCCCTCATCAATCACAACACACGTCACCATGAAATCTTCTGTGTCGTACGTCCTAAGTTTCCCGTCCACCATGGTGTCAATAAAGGTTCCGTCAACAGCGACCGAGCGCACCTGCCCTGAAAATTCCCCCTTCGTGTCCCAAAAGTGTATGGGAAGAAGGGCCACAGGGTCAAACATGATACCCGCCGACCGTCGTCTAAGCTCATGCATGTGAGGGTTCCGCTCTCGCTTTTGGCGGTACCTTTTGACCTGCATTTTGTTCTTGAGACGCCAATGGCGATTCTGTGTCTTGCTCTTAGCTTTGTTTCGGCGGTACTGTTTGACCCGCTGCTTGCGAGCTTTACCTTTTTGCCGGTACCGAATAGCTACTCTTCGTGCTAAGTCGTTCATTACCAAAGTAAGGGCAAAAGAAGATCAAGCACAGGAAAGAAATAATAGTGTGTATCTAGAAGCCGGATCTTGTACAAATCAAGAAGCCCCGGCCAACAAGAGCGGCCGGGGCTAAAAAGCGGGAATTAGCTGAGATCCAGCTAGAACTAGAAACGGGTGACAACCATGCGGGTCAACCCACGAGGATTGAACGCCCCGATCCCAACATTCTCGAAGCAGGAGAACCCGATAGTCCTGGTCTTCGGGTCGTCGGCAGAAAGGACCGTAAGTTCCGTACGAACAGGGAAGCGGCCGAAGTTTTCGGCTTCCGCGCACGCATACACGTAACCGGCCGGAACCAAGCGACTGGTGATGATTTGCGCCCCCCACAAGGTGGCCTGGAGACCAGTCTTCAGGAGAGTTGCCTGTGATTCGATGTCGAGAACATCCCGTCCGAACTTCCGGATATCAGCATAGTCAACCGCATTCATATAGATGCGGGCGACACGCAGGTCGTGACGTTCTATCTCAGCAAAAGCATCAGCGAGGACGCTCGGGGAGATAGGAGCAACAACAGCAATGTCAGGGTTAGTCTGACCCGGAAGGTTGTCGAAGCCAGAGACAGCGATGCTATCAAGGACAGCGAATACTCGCTCATCTTCGGCAGCCTGAATCTGGGCCTTGGCAAGATCCTGAGAACGTTCAATCAAATCGAAGCGGCGCTCCTTGACCTGAGTGAACGGAATCTCAGGGTTCGAAGCGATCTCGAACAAAGAGAAGATGACGCGGCGGGACTTTTGAATAGCAAGAACGTTCTCGCCTTCTTCGCCCACGACGAATGCGGTGACCTCAGGGTCCTTGTCGTAAATGGGGAGTGCCGCGTCCGGCAAGCTTTCGACGGCGAACGTCTTGCGGCCTACGGCCGTGTAGTCACGACGAAGACGGAGCGGCTGGATCATAGAAGCTGCAAGCTTCGCACGACCGGCTGCTGTTTTGATGTACTCCGAGATGACCTTTTGTTTTTGCTCGTTACTGATTTGCTGGTTCATGTCATTCTCCTAGCGGAATTGCCCTTTGAGTTGCGGTGACTCCGCTAGATCCGAAGATCCAACACCATCAGGGAGTTGTTAGCGTCAGGGGCGACCTTGAGAATTCCTACAATGGTCACAAAATCGGGGTCATTTTGACCAACGACGTTATACTCGTAGGCGTCCTCAATACGATTCGTGAGCAAGCCGTTAACTGAAGCGTACAGCTCGTCTCCAGATGCGTAAGTAAGGGCGGCGGATCCGCCGACCTGTTGCTGCGTCTCCCAGAGAGAGACTCCGACAACGCCTTGGCCTGAGGCGTAAGGCCCACGACCGGAGGCGACTCCAGGAGTGTTCTCGTACGCATTGCCGACAGCGTCATTGAGAAAAAGACCGAGGGGCTTTTGGCCGGCAACATATGCTGAGCCGACTTGTACGGGTCCGCCATGATAGCCGTTGCCCGCATCCGGCCGTGTGAACGCGACCGAAGCACCGAGGACACCCACTTTGGAGATCCCACTAAGAGTTGTTGAAACGTTTGCGGCTGTCGTGACGATTGGCGGATTTGCCTGGGTGAAAGCATCTGCCGTGAGGATACCCATCGAGTTGCGAATCCCCATGTGGAACAGATGAATTCTACCACTCATCTCCGCGAAGTCGCCCGAGCCTTGACCTTGATTCAGAGCCATATTCTCTTCTCCTTACGAGACTGGCTAGGGTTGACTGAAATCTTCATTTTCATTTAGGGAACCACTGGGGTCTCAACTTAGGGGTTAAAGACGCCAGATACATCAGGAGCCGACTTCCACATACTAGACAAGGAGTCGACATCGTTGCTGTTTGTCTCAGCGGAAGCACCTGCCCCACCGATCTGTGAAACACCGCCGGACGGTCGTGTGCCGACCGTCCGAGTAGAAGCATTCTTTGTTACAGGAAGTGCAACAGGAACTACCGGAACACCGCCCTGAAGGGTCTGGGCCTGTTGGGCCTGAAGAACTTCAGAGTGGTTCGCGAACAAAGACGAGAGGACGTCGCTCTCATCCTGGTCAAATTGGACCTCGTCGATATTCATCGGAGCACCTTCAAGTTGAAGGTCCATCTCAGAGGTCTGGGCAGGCTCCAAGTCGTCCTGAAGCATTTGATCGAGGATTTCCTCATCGCTCTGGACTTCAGACATCTGTGAGGCGGGCGCCTGCATGGCGTCCATCTTGGCCTGGACAGCCTGGTTCACCATCTCCTGCATCTGCTCCATTGAGAACATCTGCCCGCAAGAAGCTTCCTTGTCCTGAGCCTTCTCTTCTTCTTCCTTCTCTTCTTCTTCCTTCTCTTCTTCCGTCTCTTCTTCCGCAACCTGCTCAGGCTCTACGTTTTCAGAAGCTTCCTTCTTGTCCGCCTTTTCTTCTTTTTCTTCCTTCTTGTCCTCGGCCTTTTCCTTCATCTTCTCCTGCTGCTCAAGAAACTCGGGCGGGACCTTTCCGGCCGTTTGAATACGACCAACGGTTTCAACCAGGTCCTGATCAGGAAGGTGCATCAAAGCAGCAGCCTGGAACTCAAGGGTCTCATCATCTGCAGACGGGAGCATGTGGCGGGCAACACGGAGACATATATTACCCTTCTTGTACAGAGTCTCCATGTCGACGCCAGCGTGCTTGAAAGTGTCGTCACGGAACTCGGGCATCCCTATTTCATTCCGCTTAGTCTCACCACCCTCGTCCTCTGATTCCCAGGTGTCAGCAGACGGATGTACGTCCTCAGCAAACTCTGATGGGCCGCCTATCGTATACTTGTCAGCCGACGGCTGCTGCTGCAAATGGTCCTGGTTCATGGCACGGGGATCTTCTGCCTTCTTTTCGGAAGCTCCCTTCGATGAAACCCAAGTGGTACGCTTACGCATGATATCACCTTTCCTGCCTTCTATGAGCATATAAAGAGAATCACGACATCCCGGGAGCCCCAAGGTCGTACAATCTCCCCTTAGCCAACAGAGTGTCCTGCTCGGACCTCATTAATTCCCTACCTAGTACTCGACGACACGCGGCCAAATAGCTCTTTTCATCTTCGTATGGTGCATACCCGCCTACAGCGACGACAGCACGATACAAACGAGACTCTCCTGCGATCTTAGGAACGCCTTGGAATGAATCGATGAATCGAGACATAGCTAGAAAGTCCACACCCTTAAGCTTTTTGGCAGCTTGAACACACTTCCAACCACCACGACGGTATAAAAGAAAGCCGAACAAAATACGTCTAGTCAACGGTCCCGATCCTAGTTTAGTGACCACAGCTTTAGATATGGCACACCACTGGGGACTAGACGTGGCTTCCTTCACTAGAGTCTCATTGAGGTTTTCCTGGAGATCAGCTTCCGGGACTTCCCCTCCACCCATCTCCTCACGAACCTTTTTCAATGCCTGCTCTCGGAGATAGTCCGCGACATCACCAACAGCTTCTTCTAAAAGATCTTTCTGAGGCTTCGGCACAGGTTCTTCTTGATCCTGGCCTTGGTCACCGAGGTCAAAAGCAAGACTCGCGACTCGCCGCATCGAATCATTGTCCACAACCCCAGGAAGACGAGAGAAGGCTACCTGAGCACGGGATCCAAGAGCCTTTATCTGGTCAGGAGCGAGGATGTTGCGAAGAACAGCACCTGTAAAGGCGGGGTTAGCAACCCAAGAAGCTTCTACGAATTCAACACTTCCGGGCTCTGCTGTCACGTGTCCGCAGATCTCAGCAATCTTTCGGACCTTACCTAGCTCGTCAGTAAAGTTGTTACCTTTCTGGTACTTGATGTGCTGACACAGTTCAGTCTCGTCAGCAGCAACATTCCCGCACTTAGAGCAAATGGTAAATGCTACCCGTGCGCCCATCGACAGTGTCTGAAGCTCACCAGACTCTACCGCCTCAATCAAGGGGCGGTGTTTACGACTCGTAGCTACAAGGATGTCGACGTATATAGAGTCTCCAATGTCCCGTGCTGCAGCATCTAAGATCTTACCTTTAGATAACTCAGGAATCTGTAAGTGCTCAACATAGTTTTCACCACCAGTAAAAGTGGGGTATGTTGCGAGCAAAAGTTTTCTTTCCCAGCTATCAAAATTATTGTTAATCCAAGGACTTGTCTCAGGAGTGATTAGGTAGTCGCCGTACTTACGGTTGATCTGGAAACCATCTACCATCTGAGCCCCTAGCTTGACATCAGAGGGTTCCTCTGTGTCCACAGAGGCTATGATAGTACAATGGCTGAGTAAATATTGGTCAGGATGGAATTTTTGAAGTACAGCCCCAGAAGACTTTCGGGCACCAAAAGCGGGTCCGAGCTGCATTGCATTAGCTCGAACCGTGTCCCACGCATCCATGGTGATGGCAGGCTTAACAACAGCTGCGTTGGCGTACTTCGAAAAAGCCATATTACCACTCCACGGGATTACCGTCGGGCCCAAAAATGTCACCCCTCTTTATAATGAAGAGATCCACAGGGCACGCAAAAAGGCGCATCTTCTGCCCCTCTCGCATCTTGTACGTAGTGCGACGCATAGCCGTGCCACAGCGAGGGCAGTTAGGGCACTTTGCCAATAGCTCTTTACGCGTGGCCCGGTGTTGCCGATTCTGGGCCATCCAATAGGTAGCTGTCTTAGCAACAGTCGCCTGAAGATACAGATCGAGAGTATTGGAAGCAAAGCGGTAAAATTTGTCGACCTCGTCTCGCAGTGCATCATCATGAGAATATGATGCGTAACGATGCCACAACTCATTGTACGCCTGAATCTCGTTTGACCCTCTACTAAATAACCGAGCTAGTTCCTTGTGGAATCCTGCAGGCACCTCAGTAGTCCGCCACTTGTTCACGGACGCCTGTTTAACAACATCCAGCCCAGGAAAATAATCAAAAGTAAGAGTAGGGGGCAGGTAGTAACCAAAACGAGGGTCTACCTTCAGCAGCTCATCGGAAAAAACTCTCTCCGAACCGTAAGGCCATTGGACGTCCACGACACCTAAACCAGGTAAGGATGCGAGGACACGACCAGAGAAGGGCGAGATACCTTGCCCCGGAAGAAGCCGCTGCACTATGTCACCTGCAGCGAAGTCCTTTGCGAGTTGCCAATAGTCAATCGTCATAGGTCACTCAAGAGGCGAAGGTTCGTCGTCTCACTCACCCTCAGACCAAGAGTCGTCGTCCGAAAAAGCATCCATATAGGGCTCGTCGGCGTCCACTTGGTGAGGCTGATGAGGGTTCTGGAATGTATCCATATAAGACTCATCAGGGTCACGCTGATACACAGCAGCGGTCTTGTCTTCAATTTCCTGGCGACGGTTTTCCCAAGACTCTTCGCCAAAAGCATTGATTTCAAAGTCGTCGGCAATACGATCGAGCGCATTGACCATCTTTTTTGCATCTTTGAGGGGCAACCCAAGCTTCTCATAGGAAGCCTGAATCTCCTTTGCAGTCTCATCGAGCTTGGTCAAAATGCCACTTGCCGTCTTGCTTTGTTCAGCCGAAAGCTTGGTTGTCATTGCATCAGTCTCCTGTGGGTTACCTGCACTGACCCTACCAGAAGGCAGGGTACAAGTAGATCTAGCTTCCCGAGTATCCGTTTTTTCTTCAAAACGCTCCGCCAACCGAGAGAGGAGCATGTTGTATCTTTGAGGGTTGATGGCACGATTATAAGGACTTGCCTGAATAGCAAGGTCGAGAGCCGCACGAAGTCTGGTGTCCGGCAACATCCCCTCAATGTGACGAGAGAGCACCGGAGCCTGTAGCCAATTCTCTGCGCTCTTCAGAATAATCTGAAAATCCCTTTCCCCTATATCCCTCTGGTGGGCAGGCCCCCACCCTGGATAAGGGCCGGGGTCCTCCTTATAAGGTGCGACCCCGTGGTATACAGCATCTCTCTCTAATCTACGTCCCATCGCCAACCCCCTCAGATAAGTAGAATTTACGAAATGGCGAACCACACAGGCAGAACCACCCACATCTTTGTAATTGAGGCTAAGATCTCTGTCTTTGTCTCCCTCAGAAGTATCCATACGCTCTCGCCGTCGGTCACGACGAGGGGGCCTCTGCTTAGGGCTTTCGCGGATTAAACGCTCCGCTTCTTCGTCCTCTCGTTCCGACTCCGTCTTCTTTGCCCTGAGATCCATCATTGATCTTACCTGCGAATAGAATCAGTATCGACCGCCTTCTTCCTCCCCGGCCTCTTTCATCTTCAGGTCCATATACTTGGCAACCCTGTCAACCACGTCAGTCTTCTCAGGGATCATACGACCAACCTCAGAATAAACGCCCCGCAGGACCTCATTAAAGGTGGCGTCATTGACCGTAAGCATGTCCTCTTCGAGCTTGACGCGAGTATCGTCCGGATCGATACCGAGAGCCTCAAGCACAAGATCCACACTGATCGAGCCCTTCTGGTACATGTTAAAGATAGCGTCAAAATAATCCTGGCTGTCTCGGAGTGGTTGGCGAGTGAAGCTTAACTTAGGGTACAGTATGACTTCCTGGCCCCACTTATCCTTCTCGACAAACCCCATCCGTCTAGCCACTGGCTTAAAGAGAAAGTCCTCGACATACTCCTGGACCCGATCACGTAGATGGAGATACCGCTGGTTGATAACTTCCAACTTCACACGGTCACCACTGTAGAGAGATTCTCCGCTCATAAGGGACTCAGTGACACCCAACCCAGTAATGAGCCGTCTTTCTGTTTGCTCATACTCCACACTCAAGTCCAGAAGACGGTCACGAGCCCCCATCTCCTCCCAATGAATCTCGTAGTTAGCGACAATAGTGTAATCAGGATCAACCAACGACAAATCGACCTGCTCACGAAGATCCTCGACGTCGGTGTCACTCAAGCCCTCCGCCCACACAACCCTTTTCGGAGTCATCGCCCGAGAAGCGATGCTCGTCTGAGCCTGGCGAAGCTTGTCTCTGTACAACAACGTCCGCATACATCGCCGAAGGATACTCTGTCCTAGCTCATCGTCGGCACCCTTACGGCCAGAGAGCAGGTACACAAAGCTACCTTCGTCGGGGTCAGTCCCAAGAGGAATGAGCTGGTTTTGCTCGATATGTGCTCGAACTTCTTCCGGGATCTCTTGAAGTACTTCCTCCGCTGTCGGATCCCCTGCGTACGCCTGCTCAACCAAACGACGATCGCGATCGGAAGGAATCAGTTCCATCTTAGTCTTATTCGTGAAGGAAAAGGTCGTAATCTTGACCTGATCGATCGGAAGCACTATCAACTTCTCCCACCCTTGATAGTGCTTCTGGTAGTAAGCTAATTCCTGGTCTTCTTTGTCTGATCTCTCAACCCAAACATACTCCTCTTGCTCGACAGGTGTGCCGTCATCCAGCAGAACGGATTTCACCTTCTTTTGTGAACTGTACCCTATATCCTGAGGTACGTCAACAACACCATCTTCCGCAAAGATCGCCGTGACCCCGTCCAACCAATAATGGTGGACGATTGTGATCAGGTTACTGAAAAGGCGAACACGGTCACACATCCGCTGAAATCTACTGAGGATGTATTTAGCGTAATCATGAGGATTCTCAAAACCTTCAGGGCACGTGCGAGGCTTCGGAGGAGTGAGCCGGACCTTGGAAAGCGGAAGTTCTGTATGTAGGTCTATGGCCTGCCCTACAATCTCGTCGTTGTTATAAAAATGACGGTAAATTTCCCGCCACTCGCGAATAGATTGAGGCAGCTCCAAAAAGTCTGTTGAAAGCTGAACAGAGAAGAAGTTGTTGTTTCCGCTCATGGTGGTGTTCATGCCCATCCCTCCACCGGAATAGCCCCCACCACCAAAACAGTTCGCCGTCCTAGCCTGTTGCCGTGCCAAACGTTCCTTGGGTGTGAGTTGACTTGAGAACTTCTGAGCCACGTACGGCTGTGCCTGAGGAGTCGCCCGAACCCTAGTCTGTGCAGAGTACCGGGGAGTGTGGCTTGCGTTGGTGTATGGGTTATCAGGCATCACTCACGCCCTCCTCGTAATCGAAGTCTCCGAACAACTCCTCGAAGTCGTTGCCTGACCCCTGTATTCTTCGGCTGTTCTCAGCCTCTCGCAGTACCCGTTCTTCGCGCCTCTGTCTCTGAGCGTCCAACCGTTCTTGCTCGCGTTTCTCGGCCTCGCCAATCCTTAGAACCCTATCTAAGGAAGCCGTACGCCTCGACACCTGGAGAACCACGCCTGCCATACGAATATTCGCGTTCGTGTATGTGACCACAGGATTCGCATCAAGGCTGGCAGTCAGGCGCACACGGGTCCGCAACCTGTCGCACTGCTCCTGCAGCCTGGTAGCAAGGGACTCCAGTTCGCCCCGAATCTTCTGAATTTCGATTATTTCTGACTGGATCTCCCTCGCCTGCCGACGATCGAAGTCTTCTTTTTCCTGGAGTGTGTGTGCACGATCTTGTGGCCTACGCAACATCACATCACCGTCTGGATCCCAAGGGACCAACCATTCTGGGCCTTGGGTAGTCGGGCAACAACACCAGCAAGAGGGGCGGGAGCACTTGGGTGCCCTGACGCCGACAATTCATCCTCTGGGGTCCAGTAACCACGGAGAGATAAGTACAACTTCTGGTTCGCAGCGAAGGTGTTAGGTACCAAGGGCCCTGCCTGACGAGAAGACCACGTATGTTGTTCATACGTGGAGGTGCTGATAAGACAGGCCCCAGAAAGCATTGTAGCGAAACGATAATATAGCTGATTTTGAGTGACAGCCGTATATCTGTCACCATCCTCGTCAGAACCCCACACAAGAAATCCACCAAAGAAGCCGATAGACCGAGTCACAGTGAACTCCGAAGAGGAGGCTACCCACTGGACTCCTTGGCCCCCAACCCAGCCCTCTGACACAAGCGTGTCGTCGACCGCCACAGTATAGGCATCATCCTTATAAAAGACGACGCAGTCACGAGAACGGAAGATCTCAACCATCAGATCCTTACCTGCAAGGTGATATAGTTGCCGGTCAAATCTGAAGGTGATTTGACCACCACACCAACCACATTAGTGTTCGGAGCACGAGGGTCACCAGACAGAGTCCACTCATCCTCTGTTGTGAACAACCCACGTAAAGAGAAAACCACCTCGTCCTGCTCCTGATAAGTATTCTCGACAAGAGGACCAGAAAGCCGACTCGCGTAAGTATACCTCTCAAAAGATCGGGTAGCCACGAGCCACCCACCAAATCCGAAAACACAGTAGCGATAATAGGGCTGATTCCGAGTCATCGAAGTGTATTTATCACCATCCTCGTCAGAACCACGCAGAAAAAAGCCGTTAGCCGCACCGTCCGTAAGCTCCACGGTGAACCGATCACACGAAGAGTCGAACCATTGGCCGCCCTGGCCTCCGACCCAACCCTGCTGGGCAGTAGCGCCACTGACTGCCACAGTATACGCATCACCCTTCTTAAAAATGATCAGATCCCGATCTCGAACTACCTCCGGCATCAAGCCACCTGTATCTTTCGCTGATCCTTCTTGTTATTCCCCCAAGTCTGAACAACCTTGCTAAGGAGACCCACCTGCTTCACGTCACCGACAAACACGGCCTCCCATGTACCCCTCAAATGACGAAACACTGTGCGCATCAACAGATAGTCGGCCGGCAGAATCATGAGAGATTCACCAAACATGTTATCAGCGAATTGACGAATTGACTTGTCGGCAAAGGTGAGCGGAGTTTTATGTGCCACGAAAACCTCCCCTGACAAACGATCGAGGTGTCGGAGCTACACGATCTCCTCTACCGCGACGTCTCGACCTAATCGCTTGATATCTTGACGGAGTCATGGCAGAAACAGTACGAAGTCGATTCGTACTGGAACGTCCCCTAGAGGCATGCTTGGAGTTAAGCATGGCCTCCACACTCAACCAAATACTTCTGACTAAAGCATCGCTCATGTCATCGTGTGCCCCACGCCGCTTCGGGGCCTCCACGACGACAACATTCTTACTGATCTGCTTAGACTGGAGAGAGAAAAGCTCTCGAATAAGGCCCGAGTGCCGTTCGTCTTCGGGGCCTGTCTCCGGGACAGGATAGTCATAAAAATCCAAACATTCGTCAAACATCATGAGTTTGGTCGTCTGAAAAAGCTTAGAGGTGGCGTCTCTGGTAAAGAATTGGGCATTAAATTGCTTAAGTCCTCGCTTATGCAATGTCTGCTCAAGTGGAATACCGTTCCACCGATCGAATAGTCCAGCTGTGATATGGAAACGAGAACACAGGGTAGAGATCCAGTCAGCAATGGCGTCGAAGTCCAAACGCTCCACGTCACTGAGAGTCTTAGCATAATCCGTCGTAAAGTTCGAACCCAAATGCGGATTTGTTTCCCGCCAATCCTTTCCCGCATACCATATCTCGTGATAGTCGAGGACAACCTTGTCGTCTTCAATATGAGTAATGACGACAGCAGTGCCGTCGTCCACAAGCCCAACATCGATACCCATCTGATGAGGTGCCCTAGGGCGCCCCCGCAAAAGAGGCCTTCTTTCGGGATCAACACACGCCAGAAGATCTCCCTGCCGCTCAATCCACCCAACAGACTGATCACTGAAATTAGCCCCATATTCAGTAGCATACGTATGAGGGTCAGCGTGATACGCCTCCCGAAAGGCGCTCGAAGGAACGGTAGGGTTGACCTCCCAAGTGGGGGCCTGGATGGCGAGAATATTTTCTGAACCCTCACCTCCACCCATAGCCTGTTGGAACTTCTCGTAAAATTTACCTGACTTGCCGAGCGGGCTAGAGATCAAAATAACTCGGGACTCAACAGGGGCCACCTCGCCTGTATCTGGATCGACCCACGCACGTTTAGTTTTGGGGTCCTTCCTAGAAAAAGCAGCCTTCGAGGGTGTCACCGCTTCGTAGATCTCTTTTGCAGAGCTACCGCCCTTGTCTAGAAAATGGGCGACCTCATCGAGAATAATGACAATGTTGCCCGATCCACGAAGCCCTTTAGCGATACAAGATTTGAACGTGACCCTTAAAGACGCTTTCCCGTTGAGGGATACAAACTTACCGTCCTCCTGTCGAATATTTGGGCCGTATTTCTCGATGTCGTACGGTGTACGAAAGTTTACCCAACCCTGTGTATTACTCGCAAGGTAGGGAGCAAAATAGTCACATTTCGCTATGTGGCTAGTCACTTCATTGAACAACAACCCTGCCTGGTCCTTATCCGTAGCAATACTGATAAGCTGAATACGGTTACCGTTCGGCAGCCCAAAGTACTCCTGAGGGTTGTACAAGTTGAGTAGCCTGTAGACCTCGTAACTTGCGAAAATACCGGAAAGGGCTGTGTTGTGGTTGGTTAGACCATTTGCCACAAAAGACTTCCCGTCAGGTACAACCAAATCGTATACCTGATCCTCCCCTTCTTCGACGGATACCACAGGATCGAAAAAATAGTCTTGATGAAGCAGTTCTTCGAAATGGGCAATCTCCCGCCTCCCAGCGCCCTGCTCTTTAGCTACCTCGACAACTGCGTACATCCGAGAGTAGGTCGAGCCTCCACCCGAACCAGGCTCAATCACACTACCGAGGGCTTGTCGAAGATGGCGACGTCTGCACGACTTGTTGCCCTCAAGTCGTGGGACTGAATTCAGTAAATCCCGGGCTCTTGTGTGCTGGTGAGGCACAACAGTACCTGGATTCCCTTCCTGGGCGCACTCAAGAGCTTCGAGCAACAAGTCTTGTTTCTTCTTAGAGTCAAATCCAACAAACTTAGCGAACCGTTGCCGCGACCTCAAACCTTTTACACTCAGGACGGCACGATACCCACCAGTCTCACGAACCCGCCTACTGCAAACAATCCCTAGATTCAAAAGAAGGGTCTGTACTTCACGGACTAGGCGAAAACTAGCCGTCGAAAATGTAATACGTTTTCCCCCGCTCTCCACTGAGCCGCCTGTCTCAAAAAGCCCTCGCAGAAAGGCACACACAACATGCCTCGGAGAACGAAGAACTGCCCAAGGAACCGTCCTAGCATGTCGTTCACAGCCAGCCACCCACCCAAGACTAGCCAAGAACTGGTACACACCGTCAAACCGAACACACCTGGCATTCTCCACCCCCTTACCCGTACAGGTCGAATGGAGTCCGAAAAGGGTACCATACAACTCACCGAGACGTTCTCGTGTCTCAGGATTCTCACTGTAGTTCCAGCTACCGTCACCCACCAAGTAGCCAAAAAAGCGGCCCCACTTTTCATCAAAAAGGTCGGGCAGGCTCGATTCCTCGCAGCCAACCACGTCATGGAATGGCCTAAGATCCACAAGATCCGAGGCCCACAGATCCGTAGTTCTGTTGATCGCTAGATAGTCACCAGGTCGGATGTCGTCCAGGTACTTCCACACCACCTGGCCTGACTTGGACATGACTCGGACGCGATGATTCCCTGTACCCTTAATAGAATAACCAGACTCGCTTTTCACACAAAAAATCGGCCTCACGCCACCATTATAGAAATGAGTAGACCTGGCTCGACGACTTTTCTCTTGGACCACTCCCACATCAAATGACGAAAAGTCATCCTCATGAGCTTCAGCCAAATCACCAATTTGGAACACCCCTTTGTCCGTCAAAACCAAAGAATCATGGCACACACATTTCCCGCTACGGCGACCGACTGCAAGGACCAACTCTCGACGCATGTGGTCCTGCTCACCAATGTTACATCGACCTTCGTTATACAAATAGGTCAAGTACTCACGTTCAGTGAGAGTGTACAGAACTTTCTCACCGAACATGTCCCGTATCTTAATCTGACGATGGTCCTCTTCAGGTAATTTCTCGTCAAGAGGCAAATTGTAGTACAGTTTAACAATGACCCTCTGGGCAGGGAACAGGCTCATACCAATTCCCCAAGGAGCCTCAATGTAGTCGAGAATCGAAAATATTTTGGGAGCCCCGCTCGAATCGACCTTGGACTGAGACCGCTTAGCCTCACGGCCGACAGTCCGAACTAACGAGGCTACACCCTTGTTGCGTTTTTCGACCACAAGCTACCTCAGTATCTCGTCGGCCTTATTTTCCCACCCCTCCAATGCAGTTTCCAGCTTGTTCCAGATAAGATCGAACTGTTCATCAGGCAAAGTCTCGTTCAGTATATCACGGAACACCTCAAGGAACATAGCAAAAATCCTCTGAAGGCGTTCATCCCTAAGATTCAAGGTCGAGGCACTAAACTGAGAGATCTCTCGCTCAATGTTCGCAACCTCTTTGAGGGCCGAGATACGCCGAGATATAATCTGAGCCGTGTCTTTAGCTGAGCTACGACGCTTTTGAAGCTCCCATTGCTGGAACTCCAAACTAGACGCTGCCATAGCAATCTGTTCTTGAAGCGCCCGCAGCTTAGTGAGGGAGGACGCATCCGCTCTGATAGCCTTGACGACTTCGCTATTGTCGGACAACTCCGCCTGACATTTCAGCATCTCACGATGGTATTCGACAGCATCCCAGTCTGGACGCCGATCCACCTTGAGGGGTGCCATTCTCCGTCGCTTGGGGGCCGTCTGAATAGGCACCACTGCAGCCGTTTTCTCAACCTGCTTAGTATGCTCGCTGGGCTCAACAGGGTCAGACGCCTCTGCCTCCTCAAGTTCGTCGAGAATCGCACTAGCTTTTTCGTCAGTAATAGCTGTATTTGCCATAGCTACACCCCTTCCGGCCCACCTTCTCCCCCACCCTCTGTTCTGATCAAGTATTGACTGAGACTGTCGACCGTCTCGTAACCTTTATCTTTCTCGATCCCTGTAGTATCCGAGAGATCTTTTCCAGTTTCAGCGAAATTGCGAACACCCGTATTCTTAGGAAGCGGCGGATAAAATAAGTCTCGCGGTGTTATGTCGTTCTTGTCTGGTTTAGTGGTATCATCTCCCTCACTTTTAGACCGACCCTCGTCCTCGATCACACTGAGGTCAACACCTTCCGGTTTATTGATAGGCCTGGCCATTTCACGAATACGTTGACGCTGCCCCGGCTGCTGGCCGGCAAGGAGGTAACGAGCTACGACACGAGCCGTGATCCTGTTCACAACTTAATCTCCTGGTTCCCAAACTCAATGTCCACATCAAGGGCCTCACCAGGAGCATTCAGATCGATGGTATACGCCGCCGAAGCAGAACGCTGAAGCTCGTACTCTTCCATCATAGAGAGGCCGTTGTGCGTGAGCTGGTCGAACCTAACTTCGGTAGACTTACCGGACTCCAAAACGGCTTTCTGTTCAGCAGCTTTATCCACATAAGGCGGTTCCTCCACAAGCTGCTTATTCAACACAGAGCACACGCCCGGCATTGACTGATGAACACAGCTGGCACAAGCTGAGCCAACCTTAGCGAACTTAACGGCCGCCCTAGGTCGGAGCAATCGAGAAGCCGTCGCACAACCATGCCCGTAATCGGGATAAACTGAAGGATCAACGTACTTAATGCCTTGAAGCCCCTGCTCCGCGAGGGCCTCAGCCAGTTCCTCTTTAGCGGCGGCCAGATCTCTAGTTTCAAAGCGACCCTTAAGAACCGTCGCCAACTGTGAACCGTAGAGCCCCTCGTTCATGTACCGTTTGGCCGCAAAGACTATATCACGCTTGGTCAGGTCGCTCGTCATTTGCTCGCCAGGGCCACCATAAAACCCTCTCTCGACGGCTCCTCGGAACCCTGGTGCCATAGCAGTCGGTTGAATATTCGTAGCCACCCTGTGAATGGCCTTAAGCTGTTCAGCGGGCGACGAGCCCCACTTCTGGTGACCGTCTGCTACGACAGACGCTGGCAAATGTCCAGCCATTTTATGCTCGTCGATGACGGCAGCCACTGTCTCAGTCGTGAGAATGTCTTCTTTCCGAGCAACAAGCTTACGCCCGTACATAAGACACCGACCGACCTTAGCAAAAATACAACCGGAACACTTATCTCCAGCAACAACGGCACGAACCTTCGATCTGTGCTTACTGAGAAATTCGGCACCCACACGACAATCACTAAAACTACCTTGTGTGATATAGACCGCCCCATAGAGTCCAGCCTCACGATACACGGGCTCCCACTGATGCCGAAGAGCTTGAAGGTCCTCCTTACCGAAAGCAAGTTTAAGAGAATGTACCAGTTCCGCCTCACCACGACCCTTGATCATCTCTCGACGAAGAAGGGAAATAATAGGCCTGGCCTTAGCGGAAGCAAGACTTTTCGCCGCACTGGTCTCCTTCTCCTTAGCAAGCTGAGCCGACGCAGCAAGAATCTGCCCCGACGCTACCTTATCTAGAGGTTTCTTGGGCTTAGGCTGCAACCGACCTGTAAAAGTCGAAGCATTACGCGACTGCCCTAGAATAGCGAGTTGGATACGACGCTTCGGATCAGACGACTTCTCTGAAGCCGTAACACCTTTAGCTTCCTGTGACTTCTCAACAGATTCCGCAAGCTCATCGGAATAAGGCACTTTCACAAGCACCTGTTTGTGAAAAACACCACAGCGAGATGTTCGATCAGGGAGGGTTTGTCTGTGGACACATTCCACGCAAGACTTCTTGGCTATAACAAACTTAGCACCAGGGGCATACTTGCGCACAAACACAGAGGACTTCTTGGTATTTGAATTAGCACAGTCCGGAAAATCGGAAGCATACACATACAAACCACCGAGTAGTCCTCTTTCGGCCAAAACCGGCCTTAAAACAGAAGCTGATCGCTTAAGAGTGTCTGCATCAAATCGACTAGTCAGAGCCGCATAGATGGCCCTCGCGTCATGCGTACGCACCATGATAAGACGGGCCGCGCGGACAAGATCCTCCGGGACCTCCCGAACAGGTCCAGAAGGCCCGAGATCCACCATTGTTTTTGGTCCCCCTGTATTCGGAACAAGCCTGGAAGCGGGCGTGTCGTCATGGCGCCACTGTGCCTCAAGATCAGGAACAATGTCGAGGTTTTGCTTCGGAAGCCGATCGAGCTTCCGGTACTCCTCCTCGTCCACGTCCAACCAATCCAGATTGATGGCCCCGCCTTCCCTAAAGAAGCCGCCGATGTCGCCAAGTTCGCCTGCCATTACTCTGTCCTCGTTGTCCCAGGGGCCGTCAGTGGCATCCATGAGGTTGAGAGATCCTCGTAAACGTAACCAGTGTCGGTGTCGACGCCTATGTCAGTATCAACGCCTGTGTCGGTTTCTTCGAGTGCCAAAATGTCGTCCGGAAGCGATCGTGCCCACTCCTCGGATGCCTGCACAAGATTTCCCTTAGCTCCTTCGTACTCGTCTCTGCGAGCCACAGGGTCATCACCATCCCCTGGAAGCCCAGCCTCGCTCCTGCGCCCATTGAGGCTCACATCGACTACAGGAGCGACCGAGTCTCCCGAGGACTGAGGAAAGTCACCAGGAAGCCCGCTGCGGGGCCCCCAAATACCTTTCCCACCACCCTCGCCAGAAGGGTTGGCGTAGTTGCCAGCCCCTTGGCCTCGGGCACCGTAACCGAGGCCCCAGTCCCATGCCTCAGTCGGAGTATCGTCAAACGGGAGAACTGTCTGAGCCCACTGTTGGGCAGCAATGACTATATCGCTACCCTTATAGTCGTACTCACGCACACCTTCGAGCCCCCAGTCGTCACTGGTCGCGTCTTCCTGTGGATTGAATGAACCGTGGGGGCCGTCGCCACCCATAGGGTCACGGTTGTCTACACGAGGCCCGCCCGTTTGGGCGTCAGAGCCCGCAGCCTCGCCCAAGAAATGGGACAAGACTCCCTCGACAGACGCCTGCTTCATAGTCTCCTTCGACGGTGCCTCGGTTGGAACATCACCTCCGCCAGGAAGCTCTGACTTGGTATCGTTCTCCTGCTCAATTTCCAGAATCTCTTCCTCGACCTCTCCTTCGGGATTATCGAGCACACTCTTAGACTCTTCGATGAACCTTTCGACGTCTTCTTGCTCATTGTCGTCTAAAAGGGCGAGCTTTGGTTTCCAGTGAGGTGCGCTGATCTCGTCAAAAAGGGTGTCAGAAATAGCACTAAGCTTCTCACAAACATCGTAAAGATCCCTACGGACCTGAGGAATTTCACGGATATACCCCTTTCCACCCAACCGACCGTCCGGACTAACAGTAGCAGACTTAAGCCTCGTAAAGTGCCTGTACGCTGTAAGAGCGTGTCCCAAAGCGACACTACAAGCCCACAATGTCTTAGACATCGGCTTTAGGGACTTCGAGTCAAATGGATGATCCTTGGGGATATCCCGCTTCTCAGCCTGGCGAGGCTCGTTATTGGAAGCTGCTGTTTTCGCCGAGGTGCCCATGACCGTTAGCCCTTCAGCGGTTGACCGTCGTCTTGGAATAAGCGTTCAATGAAAAAGGCGCCGTCCTCCTCACGAAGAGCCCACAAGTCATTCGTGGCCTTGTTCACAAGAGTGTCCGACGCCACACGTGTAAAACCCTTTAGGCCAGAGAGGGACGCAACCTTAATTCGCCTAGGAGCCGGAGACGGCTTCGATTCTCCGACCGGACTAATGATCTGAGGCTCATTGGCGAAAAGGGCGTCCATGCCAGTAGCTCCGCCAGTTTCGATGTTTCTCAGTTTGAAATTACTCATGCAGGCTCCTACGAAATCACTAGCTGAACGAGGACATCAACGTACGAATTAGAGCTGTACCCGCTAACCCGAAGTGCCTCCGTATATGTTCCCCTGGCCAAACCCACAACCGGAGCACACGTAACATTAGCCACCTGAGTGCCGCCGGAGACCAGGGTACCCGAAGCAGGCGAAAAGCCAGACAGCCAGTCGTCAGAAAGGCCAGTCAACCTTTGGATTTGGAAATCAAGGACGGAGTCAGCCGGCCCTGTATTCTCGACAGTGAGCTGCTGACTCGGAATTGGAGGGAATGGTCCGGTAACCGGCGCCGTGACCGAGAAAGCCAGTACTACTGGAGACACGTAGATGGTAGCCTTGGGCCGAACATTGATAGTCACAGGCAGAGATTGTGGTGTGTTAGACGCATTCGCGTCCTGGATAACAACAGACTCAATGTAGGGGCTGTTCGCGTTTATAAGATCCGTCGAATTAACAGACACCTCGAACGAACCTGATTCATTTACAGCAAGGTTCCCCACATTAGCAGGACTAACCGAGACATACGTAGCCGACGCCGCGAGAGATGAGCCCAACAAAGAGCCGAAAACCCCGTCGTTCGTAAGCACGACCTCTTGAGGTAAACTGTACCCCCGACCTTCGTCTACGTCAAAGGTGAGAGAAGAGGGAGGCCCGATTAGAATCGACGGCGGGAAATTCGCCTGGATCTCGGTGATGGACGAACTCATCGCCTCGACCACGTCTCCAGGAATGGGAATAGAGTCCCTCAAAATCCCATAAGGGCTGACGATATCCCGAACGCTGTACAAAGGCGTAGACCCCGACACGTCCATACGCGTAGTCCAGCGCCAACTGCCTGTGGCGAGCTGGTGCTGGTACTGGTAGTCTTGGTAGCGAATGTTGGCAGCAGACAAGGTATTGATCTCCGCTTATCCACGGGTATAAGTAAAAACCATCCCAATGGATACCACTAGGAAGCAAGGCCCAACCTAAAGTTCTATGAAGAGACTGTTTCGTGTGTCCTTGAGAGCCCATAAAGAAATTAGACCTGCACACCACCACGAAGCACTACACACACTCGTCTATCCCGCGGTTAACCCACTGAGGGAGCTTCACCTCTTTGAGTATATTAAAGTTTTTTCCAGCTATTGCCGAAAAGATTTGAAAATACGGGGAGAACCTGGAGTCCTTCCCGGCTGCCTCTTCGAGGGCCTTGACAGCCTTAAAAAATCTGTGACGAACCCTACCCTGAGTCAACTCTAATCGTGCGGCAACCTCAGACTGACAAGTGGTCTCCCACATGCCGACGAGTATATCTACATCAATATTTCGAGTTTCTTTCGCCTTCAGTGGAAAAATGTCAGGCAAGTCCCGCCGAAGGTCTTCTTCTGTTACATCGGGAATGGATAACAAGAACTTAATTCGCTGGATACCTCGATCCAGTCGATAACTCACAGCCGCCTGTGTGATACCGAACATAATAGCAATGTCTGCCTGCTTTTTTCTCCTGGTAAAGTACAAGTCGATCAGGTCTGCCTCCCTCTCCGGGATTCGGTCGAGTAACGGGACCACGCGCTCCCCAAAATCATCACCGACCCCAAGAAATTCCAACATATCCTCAGCAGACACCTGACACTCTTCAGGAATCTCGTCCTCGTCCTCTTCTTCACGGGGGTCGTATGACGGGAATCGATTTGCAAGCTCGTTGGGGTCAATGGGAATGATATATCCTGCAGCCATACCGCACTCCATGGTTCACTCCCAACCCTCTCACCCGAGAAGAACCCCAAGGAGCGGGGTCGGGTCTATGTTGACCTCTCGTAGCCGCTGAGCAGCCTTCTCTGCGTCTGCACTCGGGCCCCTCACAAAAACCTCGACATTTATGAGGGACATAAGTTCCCTATTTAGTCTGACCTGAGGTTCGGCTGTACGCAACCTCTCATATTGCCCTTTACTGACCCCTGCCAACCCTGAACCGTAAACACCATCGATCGAACCGTAGGCCTTAACTAAAGAACACAGGACCTTTTTAGGCACTCTGGGTACGCCAGGAAGGTTATCAGAAGTGTCCCCACAAAATGCACGAAAATCTAAAATAGTCGAAGGAGCCACCCCAAAAGATTTTTTGATAGACGCCGGACCGTGCACGACATCCTTACGACTACCTGCTCCGGGCAGGAGCATAGATGTCGTCTCTGTGACGAGCGACAGCAAGTCACGGTCCGTAGAGAACAACAGGTTATGTTGATCTCTCAACTGACCTCGAACCAAGGCTGCCAAAATGTCATCAGCCTCCTCGTCAGGACTGTCCGCCTGCCAGACCCCGCAAAAAGGTAGAATAGCTCTGAGGTAGTCCACCTGTGCAACAAAACCTTCGAGGGGGGGTTTTCTGTTAGCCTTGTATTCTCCGTAGATAGCCTTCCTTCGCTTCGAGCTACCGTCCCAAGCGACATATACGCGAGCTTCGGGACATCTTTTCCGAAGAGCACATAGGGAACGCAAAAAACCCAGAATAGCCCCTGTAGGGCGTCCTTGTTCGTCTCTCAGCTCAGATATCCCTGGAGCATGGAAACATCTGTGAGCGAGATTGTGGCCGTCGACCAAAATATTCTGGATAACCTTCACGCCTCCACCTTTCCTTCTCTTGGCGACACGATGCGCCAGAACCTCTACTTCTTTTTGAAGCGAATTAATCCGATCCAACACATCGTCAAACCAACACAGCTCCACAAGCTTGTCCTGGACCGTTCGAGCACACCTGTCCAGGTCATTGCGCCAACACGCTCGAACGAAAACAAATCTCGAACTAGACCTACGAACCCACTCATCCAACTGAGACAATTTACCCAACTTGTCTCGCAGAAGAGCCATACGAGTGTCTCGGTGAAAAGATTTTATGAAGGCAATTCGCTTAGAACTAAAATCGTCCCAGTTGTCCAAAAGTTCCAGAGTCTCCCAACCACAACGAACAACTTTGTCTCGATCAGCAGGCCACTTGAAAATAAGACGAACTTGCCGAGTCCAACCCCGAAGGGCCGTAAGACGGCTGAAATAAGCGGAAAGGGGGGTTCTCTCTACAACCTGGAGGAAAGGACGAGGCAAGGTCAGAATCGTTTGCTTGCTTCTCAGTTTGACATAGACCTGGACCTTCCCTTGCTCGGGAATATCTTCAATGACCGTGGCTTCAATGTTCTGGTAAGGTCCTGAACAGATCAGTACCCTGTCCCCTATACCAATACCCTGATCTACTTCGCGATAAAGCTTCTCCCGCATCCCCAAAATCTCGGAGTTGGCGACCAACGATAGTCGCCCCTCTCCGTCCCGCAACACAGACTGGACATAACGGGTACCCTCCGAGCGAAAAAATGGGGTCGGGTTCCCTGTATACCGCACAAAAACATAGCCCTCCACCAAGTAGTGAACTGCTCTATCCTCGCCCACCTGCGTCACAGTCGCCGGAACAAAAACCTCAGCATCACGGATCTTCAGAGAATTACGAATACCCCGACTGAGTATGTCGGGATCCTCGCCCTCACTTCGAGGCGAAAGCTCAAGGACAACCCAATCTTCCTGCATTTAAACACCATTTCTAGGAGAGAAGAAGTACCGGGAAAACTCACGAGCCCATTGTTCAGAAGGCAGGATTTCGTCCATTCTCGATCCGTTAGCGCCCTTAAATAAGTGCACCTTCTGGACGACATTACCGTTAGCGCCGCGAGGGCCCTCGGACGGGATGACTCGCTTATCGATCTCGGTGAGGGCACAAGGGTCGCTCGAACCAAGGTTGCCAACCTCGTCACACGGTTTCGGTTTCGGTGGCGAGAGCTTAACCTCTATTTTAGGTTGATGCTGTCTCTCTGTCTCCACAGACGGTTCAATGCTAGCCGGAGGCTCCGAAAGCTGTCCAGGTGTCTGCGAGGGTTGCGGTACGGGTACTTGAACGGCAGGGGCGGCCACTACAACTGGAGGGGCAGTAGACTGTTGGGATGTGGCCTCGGGGACGCCTCCAGCACACCTCACCACGTCACATACTAGCCCGACCTTTGTTGGGCGAGCCGGCCGAAGAAAGAATTCAGCAAGCCTCACGACGTTGTCACCGTAGACAGAATAGACCTGCTTCGCCAAATCCTTATCCACGTGACTAAACTCAGCAAAAATACCATGAGCCAGCCGATACGAACTCATGGCAGCTTCAGCAAGGCCCGTAACCACATCGTCCACACCTACACGGTCACAGGCCGACTCCACCAAAGTGATCACCTTTGAAGGTTCTCCAAGAAGGAGTAGAATTTCATAATACCTCGAAACGAGAGACAAGTCCAGGTACTCACGCACAGTAGGTAGATCTATTTTACCAAGCTGGGCGACCATCTCCAGACGGTTATAGATGTCCCGCACATGCCCGTCACTGTAATCGATGACAGTAAGCACAGCGTCATCCTCAAATTCAACGTTCTCCTTCCTCAGGACTTCCTGCATCCTCTCAAGAATGGCCTCACGAGGGATACGTCGGATAGGGTACTCTTCACATCTTGATCGAATGGTGCTCCGAATCTTAGATGGCTCTGTTGTACAGAAAATACCCACAAGACGCCTGTCCTCAAGAGGCTTAAGCAAAATATCCTGCGAGTCCCGCGACATGCGATGCATTTCATCGAATATGTAAACCCGTTTAGGCGCGCCGGGGACTGCGAAGGCTAAGTCATCTACGATTTTACGGATGTTGTCGATAGTGCCTTTGCTAGCAGCGTCGAGTTCAAAGAAAGCATTGGAAGCTTCACTCAAAATAGCCCTGCAGTTGTCACACTGATTACAAGGGTTACCGTCCTCCTGAGGGTCTTGGCACAACAAAGCACGGCCCAGGATGCGAGAAATCGTAGTTTTCCCCTGACCAAAACCACCCGAGAAGATGTAGCTTGTGTCTAGGGCAACGCCTTTCTTCACACGGTTTCTAAGAACCTGGACGGAACCGTCCTGTCCTAGAACGTCGTCAAATGTCAAGGGCCTGTACTTGATATCCCACACACGCTACCTCTCGTTCTCGACCTGTACCGTCTCCTCTTCCAGTTGATCAACTTGACCTTCCTCCTCAATTATCTGATCGAGATCAACCTCTCTAGATATACTCACGAACGTATGCAGATCAGAGTTCCAGGCTCCATGACGATTTAGGATTGTACCGAATTCCTGGACATCCGGCTCGCGAAGCTTCCAGGAAATCTCCCCGGAGTCTTCGTTCTCCTCCCCATAACACCTCTCCAGCAGGTGGTCCACGAGTGCTGTCTTCTGTTGCTGATCGAACTCAAGCCACATGTCCAGAGCAACCTCAACGACAAAGTCCTTATTTAGGACCCACTCCATGAACCCACTGAACTTACGGACCTTTCCTGGGATCTTGCGGCCCCCTTTTGAACCAGCCTCACTCACAAAGCAGTACAGGATACGAGCTGTGGAGATCTCCGGATGGTAGCCACTGATGAGGCCTGAGGCAATGTGTTCCAAGTCTTTAGCGTCTTCCCAAGTCTTAGGCATAACACTCTCCTAGCTGGTTACGGATAAAATTCTGCACTTTGTTGTCCCCCCAGGCGAGCCATAGTTCATTAGGGTCCTTCACCTTACCTCCCCTAAATTTAGGAACTCTTGGAAAAACAACATCATGTATACGACTAAATTGCCCACTGTAATCCCTGATGACACGAGCAGCAGCTTTTCTTCCCGCTAGATCCATATCATACGCCAACCACAGCTCGTCTACGACCCTACGAAGACAACGAGCTGTCTCCGCAGACAAATGGTTGGTCAATGTTGGGATCACGTTGGGGCACACCCGCTGAATAGGAAACAAGTCGAAAACACCTTCCGTGAGCCACAGGCACCTGGTTTCCCATGCTGCACGCATGGCCTGACCAAGACCGAACAGAACAGGCTCTTCCTCGTAAACAGAGAAATGAGAGTAACCCTTCTTTTCTTCTTCTACGTGCCGGAGCTGAAATCCTTTGTTCTGCCCAAGAGTGTTGGTCAAAGGCAGAACAAAAACATCCCGTAACCATCCCGTATTTTGGTACTTTTCGCGTAAAACGTCGGCCCCTTCGAGGCCACAGGGAAGACCGTTCGAGACGTAACCGATCTGGTACAGTCTGATTTGGTCATCACTCACGCCTCGTGACCAAAGAGCTTCACGCTCTCTACCAGTCAGCTGTTCGTGGGCGTACTCAATGAATGTATTGATCCAGCTCATCCCACTAACACCAAGGACCTGTCGGCCCTACGAATCAAGACACCGACGTGATTGTGTGATCGAACATAAGCCCCAACCGTACCTGACGCCAAAAAGGCTCGGCCTTCAGGAAGATCCGCAGACAGAACCAACAAACCTTCCTTTGTTCGAGCAATGTAACCCTGCATTGCCATCAGATGCTCCGCTCTTTCGATCGTCATCTTCTCACCACAAGCTTGCTCAAGAACAGAGGGCGGTACGACCACTGCCTTCGGTGTCTCACCTAGAGACAACATGACATCTTGAGCTTCACCGAGATCACTACACCGATTAGCCCAGCCTTCGCGACAAGAAATCGCCCAAAGCGTCTTCACCAGTTCCTCCACAAGCCTCCCTTCTTGCTCAGGAGGACAAAGAGTGGGGGCGAACCGAACAACCCCTTCCCGGGATAACCTAGTTTGAAGGAACACCCCTCTCGTGTTCGTCGACAAGAAAGGGGCATTTTTAAGGTCATCTGTATACTCTAAAAGCACAGGAAGAGAAAATCCGGCCGGTGCTGCCCGACGTCGGACCCTGTCCACCTCCAAAATAATCTCAAGAACAGACGTCCTCATCCTTCGACCTCCGAATCTGGACCAGTCTTCCTGCGCCATCCTGCATTTCCAACAATGGTGGTTCATCCAGACCAGGAGGCAGAAGATCGGGATCAGACACAGGCAAAGCTGGAACGACCTTGATCCGAAGCACCCACCGGTACCACAGATCCTTCCACCATGGGAGGCCCAAAGGGTGGTCACCCACAACCCACAGGAGTTCTCTGATCGCCGGCATGTTCTGGCTAACCCAGCCTGCGTCAGATATGTCCCGGCAGAAGTCGTCCCATATGTCTCCCTTTGTCTTTGTCGGTGAGAAATACGGGCACCTCATGGCGTCCATGTCGTCCTCACAGACAGCACCCTTCCATTGTTCGATATCGGATGCGCCCAACATACAAAGCCCGATCGTCTCGCTGACGGGAACATTGCTTCCAACAACAGCAATCCGATTGTAAGCATCGTTCACCTCACCGTAGATCTCTTTACGACTATCCAGCGACTGAACCCTGTTATGCGCGCACAAACGAGGCCTTCTCTGTTGGGCCTCGTCCACACGTCGGTCCAATTCCTCACACAAGAGTTGCCTGATACGTGCCTTGATAACTTGACGGTCGCTCATCAGAGCCTCTTAACCTTCAGGTGTTCCGTGCCACCTTCTTCAACACGAGAACACCGGTACGCCTGATCAGCGTGCTCAGCAAATGAGGGTTTGTGTGTGACGAGAACTATATCCAGCCCCATCTTAGATGAAAGTTCTCGGAGAAGTTGGCTGGTGGCTGCAACATACTCGTCCGATATAGCCAAAAGTGTCTCGTCTAGTAGCAGTAAAGGGTGTCGCTTAAGTCGGACGATAGTGAGCAAGCGTATGATGAGCGAGGCCATGCTAGTGGGGCCGCCCCCAAAAGACTCAAGGGGCCTACCGCGATGCGAGAGAGGATTGTCCTTTGGCCCACTGCGCACAAAGAAGTCGATCGACACCTTGCCATACTTCTGGCTCACTTCGGACTCGAAAGATAAGTCCTGATCATCAAAGATTGTCTGGAAGCTCTCTGTAACCAGGCCCTCGACAGCCTCTATCTGTTTCACGATGAGAGTGTCCATCAGAACCTGATACAATTCCCCAACCTTCGACAGGATGTCTATTTCGACAGTCAATTCAGCGACTTCCTGTTGCCTAGCGTCTCTTTCGGCCTGAAGACGGTCGCGAAGTGTCGTCAGCCGAACACTCTCGGCTGACGCAGCACGCACACGCTGTCTCAGCCCATCGACGGAGCATACCTCGTTACTCGACACAGGTGGGCCTCCTCGCCTTCATCATCGGAAATGACTTCCTTACCGTTGTCGTTGAGATGGTACTCCTCCACCGTCCTGAAAAGGGCCATCTCACGGCGATTTTTACTCTCCGGCATGATAAACACCCGAAGGATAACCTGGTGACCTCTCACAGGTTCGATCATGCCCTTAATGTGATCGGTGGAAATGTTGGCCCCGAAAGACTTAGAATCAGCATCCAAGCCACCAAACTCTTCGTCGTCCTCGGTAAGAGGGGTAGTGACGACAGGGGTCGAGGAAATCAAACCACTCGGACCTCTAGCATGAAACTGCAGAGACCTGTTCTCGTGATTGTACTCGACACGAATCTTCTCGATCTTGCCCGCACTCACATGTTTGACAGCCCGGACCAACTCTGTCTTGGGAATCGCCAGGACATACCTGTCATTCTTGTACGCGTAGTACCGAAACCGTTTATGTTCCTCAACTGAACCGGCCCACCCTACTGCTGATCCATCCGGAGCTTCGACAAACCGAACAGCCTCTCCCATATGGATCTTCATCGCCGAACCGTTGAACTTGGACAGGAAAGAAGTCACCAAACCAACATGGCGAGTATTGATGGAGAACACCTTACCACACAAGGTAGGAGAGTAGTAGTAACATGTTCGAATATTGTCGGCCCCGTACATAGTGCCATCGCCGCCACTAAGTGAGGCATCAAACAACTGGAGCGTCTTGTAGACCTCACCCACTCTGTCGTTGTTCGCGGTCGCAACATGAGCGTTGACACACACCAGAGCATCTTTAAGAATGGCAGAAGGAACCTCGTAGGTGTCACCAGAGATCTCATCGTCTATTGTCTTCATTAAACGAGGGTCAAAGGTCGAGACCTCAGAGGTGGCTCCCCCTTCTGTTGTGTACTTCAGCCAATATAAATCCTCATCTTTGTTGTGACCAAACTCAATGTCAATCCAACCATCCAAGTACTTAAGCCCTCCCACAATAGCCAAAGGGCAAATAAAGAGCCCGTCTCCTTCAGCGTCAAGGATAGGGACGTTGACCTTCACACGGTGTGTCTGGTCGCGACTATGGATGGAACACTTACCGTCCTTGACCTCAAAAAGATAACCAGAGCCTTGCCCAGACGCTGAATTCGACGACGAAACTATCGTCGTGGGCGGAACCAGACTAGCGACCCCAAGGGCCTCATTGAGGGTCTTACTCTCCACCTTAATTTTCATTTAACTCTTCTCCTTTTCGAACTCTTCAAGAGCTGACTCCACTTCCTGCATGTCCTGCTCAAACGAGACGAGAAGCTCCTGTAGGTCTTCGTGGGCCTGATCTCTCTGCTGCTTGAGTTGCCGAGGGTCAAATCCAGCTGCCTGTATCTCTTCACCGATCTCGACCAACTCTTTCTTCCTGGCCTCTAACTGACCTCTCAACTCATCCCTTTTCCGGTTAACCTTTGCGTGTCGAGCAAGAGCGTTCTCGACACGCTGTTTCAACTGAGTGATTGTCGCCATGTTAGTCTCCTACACCGCCACTACGGCTTCTTAGATTTTATCTTCCGAGCAACTGACGCGCCCCAAGTACACAAGGAGGGGGTTGCGTACGGACAGAACCTACAGTTATTTTCATTGGCTTTGGGCTTGAATAGTCTCTTGGCGCAATCCATTCGATCGACAAAGTCCAGTCCCGCCGGTATGTTGGAAGAGAACTCCTCGATCTTGTCGATAGCCGAAAGGACTTCCTCCAACAAACTCTCGGTGTCTGCCTCCGAAAACTCCACCCAATCTATACTGCGAGGGGGAGGGAACCTCCAGTACAAAAATCCAAGTTTGTCTGGCAGCCGACCATGTTGTAATTGGTACAACATGCCGTACCAATAGAGCTGTCGCGGGTCTACGTACTTACCACCCCATTTCGAGCCCTTGCCGTCAATGATAACGATATCGTTATGAGGCTTGATGCGATGGATAATGAAATCGGCCCTACCGCCGATCTTGTGCCCTTGGACGATCTGATCCAACCGGACCTCTGCCCGAGCGTATGGGCCGAGAAAGCGACCAAACTTAATAGTTTTTAGCCCCTGTGGGATCGATTTACGAATGTCCTCGATCAGCTCCTCTTTGTTCGAGTACATACCTTTAGGGTTATGGTCCTTCCCTTCGCCTCGCCACCTGATTACCCCGCCAGCCCCTCTCCAAGAGGGGGAGGTCTCCTGTCGAATAACCTTATCTGTTGTGTGTCTGACCTTCTGAGAGAGGTTTTCCCGCACTGTGGACGGGTCGCGCCACATTTCCTCGTTGTAGAAATCCTCAAAAATTATCCCAATAATCGAACCATACAAAGAACCGCTTCTGTCGTCAGGTTCGTCTAGCTCCGTCTTGTTGACATATTGGTGCCAATAAGCGTAGGCACACGAACTAAATAACTTAAAACCCGAGTACGAAACGTACATCTACTTCCTCGCCTTCTCCAGATAACCCAAAGCACGGTTACGGACTTCCGGAGCAAAGCCTAATCCCTCGATCGTCTTGGTCACGTCCCCATCAGAAGAAGCGCCCATCTCCTTCTGAAGACGCTCCACGAACTGAGTGATGATAGCCCCCTCCTGCTCCCGTCTCTGTTTCCGAACCAGGTCAAAGACATCCTTGGCCGGAGACACTCGAAGCGGGATAGTCCCGACAGACACTTTCCCATCTTCTATCTCTATGAGGGCTACCTGGGGCACACGTTTCAGGTTCTCGTTGTTCAAAGAGCCCCGTGACACAGCACCAGGATTGACGAAATAACGGTCGTCAATTCGAACCACTCCCTGATCCTTGTGCCAATGCCCAAAACAGGCGACGTCTGGGCCACCTTCGTAAACGAAGTCCTTGTACTCAAAAACAGCCTCACCAAAGAAGTCTTTCGAGTCCTCGGGCGAGGATACTTTTTCAGTGGCTAGAGCATGTATTACGAAAATCAAGACATCTTCGTCCCCTCGTTCTACGGACTTGAAGTCGTCTACAGCCCTCGCAGGATTATACGGGAACCCTACTACTCGAACCCTGGTCCCGCCGCTCTCAAAAGTGTTGTCAGACATCCTCTGAAAAACACCAGCCGCAAACAACACCTGGAGTGGTTGTCGTTCAAGAGTATCCAGGTTATTGTACGCCACATCATGGTTACCAATGTTCAGGTAGACAGGACAAGGATAAGCTGAATGGATCGACGCTGCCCGAGCCACCAAACCATGGCTGTTGCGAGTTGAAGCCTTGACATGAAAGAAGTCCCCTCCATCAAGGACGGCGTCCGTCTTGTATTTTCTAGCCAAATCCCCGATCTGTTCCAAACTTGACCACACCTCCGCAGGGTAATCAGCCTTCCACGAGTCAGGATTTCGGTCAGCTACGTGTACGTCGGTACGGAAAATGAAGGACAGGCGACCCATGTCAACCCCCAAGGTTCAAGCAATGGTCAGCTGTGACAGGCTGCGAGCAAGCAGGGCATACTCCCATATCACGAAACTCTTGAACTATGGCCTGCTCTCTCTCCAAGGTTGTCTTCAGTTCCGCCCCCAGCCTGGAAATCTCCTCCTGAACGGAAGTATGCCTCCTCAAAAGAGAATCGACTTTTTTCAGACGAACAAGGGCCTCTTCAACAAATTTCTTGTCCGGTACAATCTTTTGTCGAACCATTTCAATCTCAGAAGAATTTTTCTTGAACGACCGAAGCCTCTGGACCCATCCGTCTAGCTGGGCCAATCTGGTATACGCCTCACGAAGAGGTTTGCTTTCGACGTCCCTGACCTGACCGATGTTTTTAAGTCTACGGACTTCAGGAGCCATGGAACGGAGCTTTTGTAGAAACCTGTCGGAATCGGCTGCTCTAGAAGCAGCCTCCCGCACCTTCGAGGCATCAGGTACAGGCGGCTTAGTAGCGTCGCTCAGAGCCTGAACAGAAAGCAGTACCTTGCCTAAGACGCTCCGATACCTGTCCAGCTCCAAAAGCTTATTCTGGGCCACTTCTATGGCCCCGTAGCGTGCCTCCACTTCAATCCCACGCTGTACGACTCCGTCCAGGCCCTTATACTTCACTAGATCCTGGTCAAGACGAGCCATGTCCTTTTCTCGGATCTTGCGTGTACTTACGGCATTCTTTCTATCCTTAGTTGCCAACGACATCGCCTTATTAATTTCGTCGAGGTTGGCGACATCACTCAAGACATCAGCAACTGTATTGCCGCTATGCTTCAAGAGAAAAATTGGCTCAAACTGTTCCGCTACCTGCACCAGTTCCCGTTTATCCCCGATCTTAACGGGCTCGAACATTGGGCTAAGAAATTCAGGAGCCCCTCGATTCACAGCACTGAAGACCTCAGGCTCAGAGGCCTCACCCCTCCACACCTTGTACTGGTTGACTGCATCCCCTTTCTCCCACAACACCACCATACCAGGTAACTTGATGCTCACCGAAGCATAGCACTTACACTTCTTCCTACCTCTCCTACGAGGACAGTCCGGCCCATGTCGAACAAAGTCAGTGCCCGCGGCACCTGTGAGACAACACCGAATTGCTCGAATGATGGCACTCTTACCGATATTCGAAGGGCCGGTAAGGGCGAGAAATCCCTCCACTTTCAGCCGAGTATGTTTGATCGACTGAAAATTTCTGATCTCGAACTCAATCATCGTTCAAACCGCCAGATGTCTCACTGACGTCCTTTGGTGGTTCAATGGTACCGGGAGCATCGTCCTCTGGTTCCTCCGGACCGATCTCCTCAGGATCAAGAGTCACCTCCTGCTCAGGCTCCCGTTCCTCTTCCGCTGTGTCCGAGTAGTCTCCAGAATCCTCCTCACCAAACTCCTTGACAGCCATCAAAGTGAGGTCGTCCTCGTCTTCGTCCTCATCCACTGAATCCACCTCTCTGACCGCCGCATCCAATGCCTTGAGGACGTCCTCCTTGATTTTCTGGAAAGTCTGAGGATGTTCCTTGAGCCACAGACGAAACTTCTCCCGGCCGCGAATGGACGTCTGGCCGTAATCAAAGATACCACCCGTCTTCTTCTTCACGATGCCATGGCTGGTTGCAGCAGCAATGACCGAGTAATGCTCATCGATACCGTGACCATAGCGGATGAATAACTCGGCTTCCTGACCCTGGCGAGAATCCATCTTGTTTTTGACCATTTTGCAAACAGTGTGCGTCCCGAACGGAAACTTCTTTTTTTTGCCTGTGAGAGGGTCCGTCTTTTCCACATACTCTACGGATTTCTTGTACAGGTTCATACGAACGGACGCGTAGTACTTCAGGGCCTTACCGCCTGCCGTATTTTTGCTAGAACCCATACCTCCGATGGCACTGCGTTCCTGATTTATACAGAGAATGGCAGTACCTTCCGCGTTTCTCTTAACCGCAGCAGGATCGTGTAACCATGAATTGATCACACGTTTCATCAAGGTGGAGATCCTCTTAGCCTGGATACCCACGAGGTCTTCGTCATCGATATCTCTCTCCAACTCCTTCTTGGGAGTCATGGCGGCCACAGAGTCGATCACAATCAGATCGACACCACCCATGATACCAAAGAACATCATTTTGAACCCCTCTTCCAAAGTCCGAGGACCGTAGAGAAGGAGCTTAGACTGATCAAACTTGACCCCGATCGCTTTCGCGTATTTGTGATCAATGGCTTGCTCAAAGTCCAAAAACATCGCGGTACCGCCAAGTCTCTGGACCTCCGCAACAGCCTGAAGGGCTGTCGTTGTCTTACCAGACCCGGCGTCCCCGAATATCTCAGTCACCCGACGTCTAGGGTATCCAGGGCAGACACGATGTTTGCCGTCGAGAGTGAGAGAACCGCCAATAGTGTGGTCAAGGAACAAGTTCCCTGACGGTACGTGAGGTGTCGGAGTGTTGTATGACGCCTTTACGGGCTTCTCTCCAGTGTCCTTGAGGATGGACGCCTGGATAACAGCCATCAACCCTTCCGACTTCTTATTAACCTTCTTGGCGACCTTCGTACTCACCGTCTTTTTGGCGAGAGCCGTCGTGGCCGCCTTCTTAACAGGAGCCTTCTTAGGAGGATTCATGTAAACCTCTCTGGTCGTTCCTTTCTACTCGAAACGAACTCCAGTCAGAACATCATTTGGATCGAGGACCGAGAACCGAAAAAATCGGTCGTCCTCCTTGAAAATTAACCCTCTCTTTTCCACAGTTCCGGCACGCGGCCCTTTTTGGAACACGCGACTTCTACAGAACGTGAGAGCCTCAGAAGGTGTTAGTTCCTCGTGGCCCAACAAGCCACGCTGGTATTCCCAGAAACGGGCTGCTGATCGAGCAAGTAGGTACGCGTCAGCCTCATTGTGGTTCCACCGCTTCACCTGAGTGTCCGCTTTAGCTGCCTCAACCATATCCCGCTTATCCATCGTACCTTTCCGAACCTTCGGATCCATCTTAGCAAGACGCTTTAGTGTCTGGGGGTCGAAAAATACTACATCTTTTCTCCGCACAAAAAGCGCTTCTACGACATACAGGAAAAGCCCATAGAGGCCTTCGCTCCACATCTCTCCGAAAGGTGGAGACTCTACCCCAACACCATCAATTTCAGGATACGTGCCCACGAGTTTGTCCACAGAATCCCGCAGGAACATGTACCGCCAGACAAACACCTGGCTCGCAGGCGTAGCCCACACTCCTTTGGCGATGACCCGAGCTGGACCGACAACATCCGACCTGTGCACACACCAACCGAAGCCGGTCAGACTCGGGTCAAGGCCAAGAGAAATCACGCTACACGTTATCCAACATGTCAGAGAAGTCTTCGTCCGAGACGTCTTCTCCGACAGAATCGTTGATACCTAGCTTGATCTTCAGATCCGCGGTAGACATTTCTCTGAAAGGTTGGAGTTCCTTGTACAAACCACAGGCCGCCTCCAAAACCATGTCCCTGAATTTCTCATTCTTGACCCACAAAGCCTTGCCGGCCCCATCCAGCTGGAAGTTCTGGTACTCCGTATTTTCGCACGTGAGCAGAATATCCTGGGAGGCGACGCTCAGGCCATTCGATCTAAGCCCTTCGGCGACCTTGTGTAGACGACCGTAGATACGAGGAGGGAAACGCCAAGGCTTTACGTCCCAACCATCCTTAAGGCGACTCTTGTCCAGGTCCCCGTCCTTGTTGGTGGGGTAAATTAACAGGACAGTGGTGAAATACGTCTTGGGATCGCCCATCTGCTCCCAAACCTTATCGGCCTCTTTGCCGTCGAGCCCCAACCTAGACACCGCGTAGCCCACACCCTCCTTGTAGTGGGCTACTACCTTACGGAACTGAATCTGGCTCGTATCCAGCACCTCCCAGTCCTCCAGCTCATCGACGGACTTGTTCAGGCTCTCAGCACGTTTCTTCAGCGCATCTTCACCAATCTTGCACAAGTCTTCGCCAGAAATACCAGGATCCTTCTTCTTGGCCGATCTCATGGCTGTGATATTAATCGGGTGAAAATACACGAAAGCTACTCGATACGTACGATCTTTCTCGCCCTTGAACCTTTCTTTCCTGTCAGATTTCGCGTACTTCCTGTCTTCCTCTCCAAGACCCACGTCTTCCCCGTAACCGCCAAAAATGTCGTCGTCAGTCATTTTTCTCTCCATGTGAAGGTTGTGCGGCCCAACAAATGTCCGTGGGATGGGCCACGCAAACAAGGACTCTGTCTAGATACACCAATTCCGACTAGATTTCGTCAAAAATGTTCAACAAGTCCACGTCATCGTCGTCGTCGTCGCTATCAAGAAAGTTAACGATGTCCTGATCCACCTCTTCTGTATCAAATGTCTTGCCGTCTCCAAGAGATTTTTCGGACACCTCCTCCAAAACATCCTCCCCCATACCCAGAGTCGCATCACTGTCAAACTGACCCAGATCCTGCTGAACAAGACTAGACTTAGATTCTTTTTTCTTGGTACTTTTCTTGTTCTCACTAGGTGCAGGCAGAGGATCGTCCTCAAGACTGACGTCGTCTCCAAGATCAACCTTATCCAGAAAGTCGATAAGACTCCCCCTGTGTTCTCCTTGAGAAGGTGCCTCAGCCACAGGCCTTTCTGCAAAAGAACCTTTTCTGCGCCGATCACGATCAAGAATCGTAAGATCGTTAGCCCCTAAAACAGACTCCTTGTCTCCTGGGGAATCCTCCTCCAGTGTAGAGTTGAAGATCTTCTCCAAAGAAGACTCGTCCAACTCCGGTTCCTTCTTAGGTTGCTTGTGGCTCCAGGTACCGTTCTCTGGGTTCGATTCATCGCCATAAAAAGAGCCGGTCTTCACCTCAGTCTGGATCAAACCACGCTGAAGCCGTATGGCTGACATTGTGTGTTCCAGTTCCCGGTGTCGGTGCCGAACGGCCTTCTCAATAGACTGTACCTCGCGCACACGTTGACGTAGCCTTAAAATCTCAGCCCTGGCCTCCCGCTCAATAACATTGATCATAGCCTCTCGATCACGAATAGACGGACGACTTGTGACTCTGTCGTCCTCAGCCATTAGCTCATCCGAACGAATCTGAAAAAGTGTCTCTCTGGCATCCAGCTCACCTTCCAGCCCACCCAAGTACCTCAGAACTTCTTGGATCAGAACACCTGTCTCATTGAGGTAGGACCGTGTGGTGAAAATAGCCTTCTGAAGATGGGCCGGACCTCTTGTCACAGGGTCAGGGTCAAGTTCAACCACAAGCTGCGGCAACCGATCCAGGATCTGTCTGACTCTATTTGGATCCATGTTCCTCGCCCATAAACCTTGCAATGTCTGTGTCGTACTTCAAAAAAGCGCTCTCTAGTTCCGCTTTAGCCTCGCCTCCAGAAAGGAGGCCTCGGACCACAGCATCACGAAGAACCTCAGCCGTCACACGTTTACCCAAAAGGCACGAAAGGATTCGAGAGTCCCCAAAGGTGTACCCCTTGTCTCGTAGACTAATCGTACGAGACACCATACACCACTTCTTCGAACCCCTAGTGTCTCGATTTTCGATAGAAAAACCAACAGTTAGCTTTTCTTCTGAAATACTTTCACTAAGATTCTTGATCCTAGACTCTTGTTCAGGGGTCAACTTACTTGACATGAACCAAGTCTACACCGAGATGAGATCCCGGAGGACGGTATTTCTTCGAACAACCTTATTGTTGTCAATGGCTATCTGGACAGCAGAGGAGCTTCCGATAAGCCACACAGATTTGCGTGCACGAGTGACCGCAGTGTACAACAGGTTCCGTTGAAGCATCCTACCCTGACTCCGTGTGATCGGTAGTACAATGTGGTTGAATTCACTGCCTTGGGACTTATGAACACTGATCGCGTAGGCGAGGCGAAGCTTTTGTTCGGCCGCACGATACGTAAAAGTGATCTCTGTGTCTAGGTCATTCTCTCCTAGCCCGTGTATACGAACGGACAGGCTTTCGCGACTAATACTCACGAGCTTGCCCATGTCCCCGTTATAGACACCAAGATCGTAGTCATTCTGAATGACCATGACCCTGTCACCAGTACGAAAATGCTGCTCACCCTGCTTCCACTCCCTGGGTCCTCTGGGATTAAGCTTATCCCGAAGCCTCTCATTGAGCGTGTTGACACCTACACGTCCTTCGTATTTCGGACTAAGAACCTGGAAGTTGTCGTTACGGGACTTGAGCTTCGAAGCCATAGCAACAACAAAAGAAAGGATTCTGTCCTCGTCGTCCATAGGGACAAAATGGAACTCCGTTTTATCCTTAGGTCCTTGGAGGACCGGCATTTCCCCCTTATTGATGAGGTGAGAGTTCTTAACGATCTCTCCCTTCTCGGATTGCCGAAAAATCTGAGTAAGCCTCACATTCGGCACGTCCTCGCAAGCCACCAGTTCTCTCAACACATTCCCGGGCCCCACAGAAGGGAGCTGGGCGTCGTCGCCGACAAGAACCAAATATGTATCGGGACGAAGTGCGGACAGGAGCCGATAAAACAATTCCTGGTCCACCATGCTCATCTCGTCAACGATGACAGCGTCAACAACATACCTGTTGTCCGAATTATGGCCCCAAGAACTACCGTCGTACCGCAAGGCCCTGTGAATAGTCGATGCAGGCTGCCCTGTCACAGAGGAGAGACGTTTCGCAGCAATACCCGTGGGGGCCATAAGCGTGAAAGTCAACCCTGTGGTCTCAAACAGACGCACAATGCTCCGGACACAGGTTGTTTTCCCGGTGCCAGGGAGGCCTGTAAGGACGAGGATTCTGTTCCGATCCAGCTTTTCAACGGCCTCCTTCTGAGCATCCGACAACGACATCCTATTGGACCGCTCGTAGTCTGCGATGAAGCTTTGGATGTTGATTCTAAGATCACCCTTTTCCTCTTTCAGAACATCTCGGATACGTGCAGCCGATTCCCTTTCATAGAAATGCAGACTGTCAAGATAAATACCTACCCCGGGCTCCAATACCACACCCTTAGACTCAACAAGCTTCTTGATCGCCTCCCGGTAGTCCCCCCTAGGAGGGATCAGGTTGTACCCAGAGAAAACTGCCGGCACAATCTCCTTGAGTTCCCCCCGACGTAAAAAGAGGTGGCCTTGTTTCGAACGCTCACGGAGGGCTAAAAGGATCCCACCCTGGAGCCTCTCCGGAGAACCCATACTAAAGCCGAGCTTCATCGCCAGTTTGTCGACTCTCGAAAAGTCATCCATGACCTCCAAAAGACGGTAAGGATTTTCCTTAATAACTGACGCGGTGTTCTGCCCAAACCTAGCCATGGCGAGCTGAATCTCGTCCCCCCGGACACCACCCGCCTGGAGGAGAGTCGACAGGTTCCTTGTAGACAATGCCCCGCCCCAACCTAGAATGGCCGCCTGAACAGCCCGAGGCTCACCAATGGGTGGTTGGGCGTCCAATAACGCATTTGGCGTTTCAGTGAGCGTCTGGAAGGCCTCAGGGCCCTTCTTGCTAATATTCCGCAAAACCTCGGAATCACTGAAGCCGTCTACACAGTTCCACAAGAAGTACCGGACTTCTTGTGGGTACCTTGCCCAAGGCTCCCAGTTTCGGATCAACAATTGGCGACCGTACTTCGGATGACGCACCCATTTACCGATAAGCCGAATGGTGATATCAGATACAACACGAACTAGGCCAAAAATATTACCCTTCGCTACCAGCTCACCCATGTCCTCAGAGAAAAATGAGAGAATGTAAAAATCACCGCTCTGGAAAATCACCTTTCGGATCCTACCATCAATTGTCTCCAGATTAGCCATTGGTCCCCACGATCTCCAGAAAACCTTCTTCCGAAATACACTCAGTTTTGTTCTTACGTGCGGCTTTTGCTTTGGACGAGTTAGAACTTGGATCTGCCATGACGAGATAAGTCAGGCCTTTGACCACACTCTTCTTGACAGTCCCTCCTGCCTCCTCAGCCAACCGTATGAGGTCGGACCGCTTCACCGAAGACGCCCCTGTAAAGCAGACAGTCTTACCTGTAAGGGCGCCCACAGGCCGCTCCTTGACCCCAACTAATTCAACCAAGTCGTCCAACACGGCCTCGTTACTATCTAACCATCTTCTAAAGGATTGTGCTCTCTTAGGACCAAAGCCGGGAATGTTCTCCAGATCCAAAATTCGAACAGACTTTAGTTTGTGTACAGTGTCGTACCCTGCGTCAACAAGAAGCTGCATCGTACTCGTGGCACACAAAGGCACCGCAAGAGCGCCCATGAGCTGCTCCAGTGGTAGAGGTGTGACCACCCAAAGCTGCTCAACGGCCTTTTTCGCAGACGCAGCGCCCATTCTCTCTAAGTCCTGTACCTGCCGCTGGTGGAGCCTATACAGATCGGGAACTGACTTAACTAAACCTGTGGATACGGCCCTCGACACCAGAGTCGGACCCCATTCAAGAATACCTAGCTCCTTGATCCACTGTCGAATGCGGCCCTCGACTTGAGCAGGGCACTCGCCTGTGTTCGGACAGACAATAAATTCCCCGCTCCTCTCAGTGGGGGTACCGCACTCAGGACAATGAGTCGGAGGTTGGGACACTGCTCCTGTTCTACGGACAACAGAGGCAACTCTCGGGATCACGTCATTTGATCTGCCGACAAGGATGCGACAACCTACGTCGAATCCAATCTGTTCGACGTATTTCTGGTTATAGAGAGAAGCCCGAGAAACTTCGGCACCAAGAAGGCGGATAGGGCGAAACTCAGCCACCGGTGTGATAATGCCAGTACCTCCAACCTGATCAATCCGAGCAACTGACACCGTCTCCCTTGTAATCATACTGAATTTGAAAGCAACCGCGCCAATAGGACGGTTGTTCTTTTCACCCAAACTCAGCTGATGGGGCATATCATTAACACGAACCACAAGCCCATCGATCTCGTAAGGGAGCGCCTCACGGACAGACTGCTGGTAATCCACCCATATATCGTGAGGGGTTCGCATACCTGGAGCCATAGCCGTGATGTAATACTGGGGGTTTTTCAGTCCCACCTTTTTAATGAACTCGAACTGTTTTTCCTCTGTCTCTAAGTCAGGGCCCTCTAGTACCTGGTACACGAGCACGGTAAGGTGTTCTGAGCCGGAGCCGTCGAGCCGCTTAGCTGTTCCACTAGCAGCGTTACGGGGATTCTGCATACCAGGAAAGTATTTAACGAAGTCATCCTTGTACAAAAGTATTTCGCCACGGAAGGTGGCGGAAACAGGTTCGTGGAGTCTTGCCGGCACGTTCTTCATACGAGCCACGTTGGGGGTGATGTCCTCACCGGTCTCACCGTCACCCCGCGTAAGCCCTTGAACAAACCTCCCCTTCTCGTACCTGAGAGACACACTGATACCGTCCAGCTTCTCAGCGACCAGCAGTTTCTCGTATGACGCAGTACCTTTCTCTCTGCTGACTTTCTGTATCCAAGAGGTCATCTCGTCCATGGTCTGCACCTTCGACAAGGAACCCATAGGCACAGTATGGTTGACCTTGGGCCAGTCCGACACCGGAGGGGCACCCACTGCAGCAACAACCGGATGGTTCTCTTTGAGTTCAGCCAGTTCGTCAACCCAAGCATCGTACAACTCATCAGGGACGCTAGGCTGATTATTGTAGTAGTCGTGGCGAGCCTGGGAGATGTTGGCCCCAAGCTCGTCGATTCGTTCTTGGTCGAGCTGATCGAATAGGTCCATCCCCTCTAATTACACCAAGAGGGGCCAGGTTGTGTGTTATTTGGTGCTTTGATGCGCCTTGGAATTCTGGGATCGCTTCGGTCTCTGCGTCACGGACCGAAGGATGCGGTCGCCTGGGACAACCACTTCAGCGTATTGGGCACACGCCTCCCTCACATTCTTCCACCTCGATATCCCCACCGCCCACAAGTTTACTGTCGTGATTGATGCCGCGAGCCATCTCCTTGTACGTCGCCTCGTCAATAGCTTCGTATGGGGCCTGGACGTACCCATGACCTTTAGGAAGTACCGCAGTAGACTTAAGGCGAGGGACGAACTCCTCGAAACATGCTGCAAGCTCCTCCCTTTCGGTCTCAGCATCGAAGTTTATGGTACTCGACACCGCGTTGTCTGCCCACCACTCCTGGATGGTCGCCTGGCGCTCAAATTGATCACGAAGTGTCTCACTTTCCTTAGTGACCTTCGGATTGTCCGCCTTCATGGGGAAGGAGTACACCCAGGTGTTGTGGGTCTCGTCGCACAAGTCCTCTTCGAAGGTTACGCCAGCCTCTGCCATCGCAGCCGACATTGGATCATTCTTCGCAATCCGAACGCGACGGATGTAGTAAGGAGAGTGCGAAGCATGTACACCAGGACTGGAACTGTTAACCAAAGAAATGGTACCACTAGGCTTAACTGTCGTCACTGTTATGGGCTTGCTCACACCAAGCTCCTCAGCATACGAATCAGCTTCACGACGACATGCACCGAACCACCTGGCGAGAAGCTCAGGGGTCCACTCAAAGTCGCAAATACCTCCAAGGCCCACGCCCACACGCATATTACGTTTACCTACAGCATGACTCCTCTCGTCGGAAAGTGGAGTAAGGCGCTGCCTCAGACAATAACGAGTCACAAGCCGGAATACAGTGATAGGGTCGGTCCCCGCCCCAAACTTGGCAGGGAAAACTTCTGCCAAGTTACACGCCTCACGGTCATGCAAAAGTTGTTCACCACACTGTGCTACGTAAACTCCAGTGTGGTGAACCCCGTCCTTTTTAAGAGCACTTTCAGTGATCACAGCCACGGTGTGGTGGTCGTCCACCGTTATATTGTAGACCGTATGCTCTCCGGGAAGTTTCTCCACCTTTACAACACGGTGGTTGTAGGCAGCCCCTGCAGAAAGGACCTCCCTAAAATGTCGGAAACTGGAAGCCAGGCCTAGGTGGTAAGCCACACCCTCGACCGCACAGGCATGAGACCATTCGATATGGCTGGGGTCTCGACCTAACTCAAACATAAGACCAGAACAAACACGTGCCTGCTCTGATTCGATCTTAGGAGCAGAGAGCCGGTCTTCGTGATTAGAGTATGCGCTCACACACGTATCAGAACAAAAAGATCTCTCCCTAAACCCACGGAGAGTCTCGAACAGGGTCCCGCACACCTCACACTTTTTAGTCACCGAAGCAGAATCGTTGTCTTCTTGAAGAACTGGGACGACTAGTTGGCTCTTGGGTGTCGCCTCTACAGAGGGATCCCGGGTATCACAATGGACATGTTCTCCCGTGGCAGTGAACCTGGGAAGGCTGTCTCCAGGTACCAGGTCACACGCACTAACCTTTGAGCCGTCGAGCCGCAGGAAACTATGGTCAGGTGTGGTGTCCAAGTAACCACCGTCGTCCAACCAGACACGCAACAACTCCTTACCAAAACCAGTAATGCGAGGATGGCGACCCATCTTGATCTCCACTTTGCCTGTCTGGCGACTCACAGAATAAACAGGAACGTCAACCCCTGCCTCAGCGAGTTCTTGGATGGTAACAGAATCACGGCCATCAGCTACAGCAATGCGAGTGTCCCCACTGAAACACGGATTCACACCCTTTACGCCAGGATCTGTCTGACGACCAAGGGGTAAATTCAAGATCCCTGGTTCACCGAAATCAATGTTATCAGCCACCAACCCACGCCAGTCAAAATTATTAAGCTGATCCCAGTCCTGGAAAGCTACAGAGTTGTTGCTTGTGTGACGATGGCTCATCACGGCAGCAGAGTCCTTCTTCGCATCACGGAATTCTTGGTCAGAAATATGACCTAACGTAATGAGAGCGGAATTGTGTACGAGCAAACCGGATGCCACGAACTCCTCAGCTCCGGCAACCTCAATATCATAAGTGTCGGAAAAAATCTCAGAATCACGAACCTCTAGGACCTCGATAGGACAAAGTCCCTTTGTGTCCCCTCCGAGCCTACTAAACAAGTGGGTTGTCGCCTGTTTGCTGTTCGAACGAAAAACAAAAGACTGGACTTTTTCCCCGAAGAAGCTCACGGCCTCTGTCCCCACGAGGCTTAAATGGCACATCGGCTGCCAAGTGTCTTTTTCGGGACGGTTCAACTTAAGCCTGGTAGGGATTCCAATACTGGCATAAACAGACTGTAGCTCCTCCAAGAAAGTGGGGTACACAGACGCACACAAAACCACAGGCTTATTGTTGTGACCACCTGAATCCAAGACACCCGCGAGAAATGCTGCCCGAACTCTAAGAGTGCCACGAAGAACGCATTCAGGCACCTTAGTGGCTGTCTCCGGTTGTTTGAAGTTCTCGCAGAAGTACCGAGCCAACTGTTTGGACGTGGCTCGAACCTCCCAGCTGTCATCACAGCTACTCGGATGAGTCTTACTAGTGCTCACACCAAAAGCAGAGAACACAGAATCCAGTCGATCCACAATGGCCGCAGCATCAACGTCGTTAGCCACAGCCATAACCACTTCAGCATTGAACCCGTTCTCTTTATGGTCAGCTCTAACGTAACCGCCCCCAAGAAAATACCCCAAGAACCAAGCAACCTCTGAAGTTAATTCTGGAACCGAGATGTCGGCACAGGCGGTTGAATCTTCAGAACAGTCATACCCCCAAGACGGGAGTTCGGTGACATCTCCTGGGATGTCATGGTTAACAAAAGCCATCCTCGACCCAGGCTTCAGTTCGGAAGCCTTTTTAAACTCGTACGTGCCGATGCCAGTCATCACAGCAACTAGGTGGTTACCCGTGCACCGAAAAATACCCATCTGGTTCTCGATCTCCACCAACCGCTGCCTCCCCTGATCCATGTGGGCTGTCACAGGCATGTAACGCTCACTCCTAGTCCCAGAAGTAGCTACCTTGTCTCCTACTTTGACGTCCCTAATAGGCACAAGGCCTGTCTCTGTGTGTACCAAAGTGTTCCCAGGTAGACAACGACGGACATTTCCTGCCTTAATGCACAAACCAACGTGGTTCGTGATATCAAGGGCCTCTACCGACGACAATCGGCGGCCTCTCGCCTGCCGGATATAATCCCAAGAAGAGCGAAGGAGATGTACAAGAGGGCCCGGACCACAGGCGGTTCCGCCGAATGTCTTAATCGGCTCACCCCTGGGCCGAACCTCGGACACGTCGACAATCAAGTCCTGGCCGCGGAAAGCTGAGTCCAAGACATTCCGAAAAGATGCGACCCACCCTTCACGGGAATCCTCGCACTTAAATACAGGAGTCTGGCCATTAAGGAACTCAGGACCGTTAGGGTCCACTTCTCCGAGATTGGGGTGGTTGTCCCGACACCATACTGCGAAACGAGCATTTCCCTCTGAAACCGTCGGCAGAGAATCGATCTCAGTTAGGCCGACACCTACACCACCTCCAAGCATAAGCTGGTTAGCCGTCCAACACCAGTCATCAATGTCCCGCAGAGTTGTGAACCAGCAATTATAACGAGCGTCCGCAGGGATACCTTCGACCCCTCCCGTCCACAGGCCACGGCCTGGAGGCATAGCCTGTCCTGTCCAGAATAAGTGAAATAGTAACTGAGCCTCCTCCACGCTCACACCAGGGGCGAGATTAACATTTCCTTCCACGACTCGTTTGATTGTATCTGTCCAACACTCGTGCGATAACGGCCCCTCCTTATCTCTGGAGTACTTGGTCAAATACGTTGACCTTGCCAACAACGTTTCGAAGACATCCCCCTTCTGGCGATAAGGGGCGAGAAAATTCTCGCTGAGTCGGACCTGAGACAGTTGACGCGTTTTGACAATCTCCATCGGGGGTTTTCCTCACGAGGCGATAGAAAAAAGGACCAGTTCGACCTGAGTTCGTTTAGATCGAGCCGGCCCCTTTACCAGTGTGTCCAATCTACATACTGTCTGCATCTTAGCCCTCAGCTCGCTCACCTGGTGTAGACGAGCCATAGGCAAAAGGTTCTTCTTTAGGGCGAATTCATGCATCCCTAACCGTTCCGCGATGACCTTAGTAGAGTCCCCGCGATCCGACATGTCCCGAACGAGAAGAACTCTCTCAAAGAGCCGCAAAAGTGCGTACGTTACAGGAACATGTGCACTTGCCCCAAGGTTGCGGTAGACGAAACTAAGCAAGGTCATAGCCTTGTCAGGCTTTTTACTAAGAGCCGCCTCTGCTACCTGGTAAGGCTCAACAGGAAACAGAAAAGGTACGAGTTGTCGCACGTGATCTCGATTCGCTGTCTCACCGTCCACCAGGTAGTGCAGCTTATTCAGCTCATTAACAATGATCCGTAAGTCATAACCTAAGATCTTGATCAAAAGCTCGGGCACGTCGTCATCCAACCGTACACCGACCTTGTCAGCCTGCCTCTTAATTCGAGCAACACGCTCCTCAAGCTTCCACGGTTTTGGTTGCTGAAATTCCCGAACAACACCTAAATCCGCAGCCGCTTTGATCCACGATCCAATCTTACTTGCCCGAGCGATGATAAGCAGAACCACGGAATCGTCATTGACGTCCCACCCTTTGATAAAGTCCAGAAGAGGCTCTGGTTTTTTTAACTTATGGGCGTTATCGACAACAACACCCTTATCTTGACCAGCGAAGTTGGGCATCTCACACAGGGATACAATGTCCTTCCCTGTAGTACCCTTATCCTTACCGTCAAAGACAGTCACGTCTCGATCCTGTTGGCTCTTCGCCTTCACCAAGATCTCATCAAGGAGGTACGCCTCGTCCCCAAAAAAGACACGAAAAGGCCCTGGTCGAGGCTTAGCGACCATTAATCACACTCCAAAGGCAGAGACTAGGTAAGTCTTGATATGGAAGGGAAGGTGAATACTCCCCCTCATCTGGTTCCGGAGATGACTCAACCCTGCGACCAACCTGCTTAGATACCTTTCGTCCAGCCGGTCGCGAAAGAGAGCTAGCTGATCTTGAATATCCAAGTTGGAAACTCGATCGGGAGCGTAAGGGAGGATGACCAAATCTCGGATGAGTTGCCCCAGGAAACGGAGCCCTTGATCCAGGTCATTCTCGACATCATCTATAGTCGAAAACAGAGGTGATATGTCTCCAGCCAAACCCAGCTCCAAAAGGGTAAACATTTTTGTCCGAAGGGACAGTCGACCTGATGCAAGAATTTGATAGGCTCGACCAACCGAACCCTCTGAGAGACGAGTGCAGACAAGTGCCTTAGTGTTGTCGTCCGTGTGCCGTCCCAAGAAGCTAAGAATAAATTTTTCCGATAAAGATCGGTATCTTACGAGACCGCACCTAGAACGAATAGTTGGGATAACCGACTCAAACGAAGAAGCGAGCAGAAAGAATCTTGTGGAACGCGGAGGGTCCTCTAGAGTCTTGAGGAGGGCGTTTGACGCCGAGGTTGTCATCGTGTCAGCACCGTCGATGACAACGTAACGTACAGGAACCATTGAAGGAAACGAACTCGACAGCCGTACAACATCTCGTATAGTATCTACACCGATGCCTTTGTCGTCGGAGCGAACGGTAATGAGGTCAGGATGAGCCTCTTTGGAAATCCTGAAACAATGGTCGCTATCGGCGTTCCCGCCGGAAAACTCCTCTTTCGCTGCCGAGATGACAGAAAACCGACGGCCTACGCCCTCATCACCCACAAGGAGCAAGGGAGTGGAAATACTCCCATCGACGACCCGCCTAAGGAGCCGAACACCCTCACTCTGTTCCTGAACATCACTGAGCATCAATATCTTCCAAGAGAAGAGGTTCTTTTGGAGCGTCTACAGGGACTAGCTGCAACACCACCAAAAAATGTTGTCCACAGGCTGAACAGACAAGCCGGTGGGGTTCTTTACCGCTCCTGTCTAAAGTGCTTCTACACCGAAGGCATCGTACCAAGCCAAGAGAATCTGACATTACTAAGAACCTCTGAGGAATGCACGGACTCTCTGATATGGCTCGTCCCTGGGAACGCCGTCCCTAGGTGTGTAGTCTCCCAACGCCGCCAGGATCTTAGTCAAGGATCGACACATGTAGAAATAATTCGGACCAGTGAAGTGGCGGGCAATGCTGAAAAAGTGCTTTGCAGAAGTGGTGTCGTACAACCACCGGGCCAATGCGACATTCATCCCGTAACCCCTAAGCTCCCACTTAGTGCGCCAAGGGGAAGGCCATGGGCACAAACAGAGGAGAGCAACTAACCCTACCACAAGGGGTAACCACCCACCAAAAAACACCAACATTATACCCGTCCCTATGACCGACACACCAAAGACGAACCAGAAAAGGGCGAAGTGAACAGAACGTAAGGCAGCGCCTAAGACATACCCTATGATCGGAACTCCCAGGATCCAAGAGCACGTCCCCAGCAAGAACATGAGCACCAAGATAGGCACCAATACCAGGAGTTGTGGCATCATGTAAGATAACTTAAAGTACCAGTGCTCCTGGCTATCCCACAAGTGTACGAATTCATGAGCAAGAATCCGAAAACTCCGAGAGGGGTCGACACGATAAAATTCCCTACTAGGGAAGTACACCCTCTTGCCCCAAGTGGTTGTGTATCTTGTCGCAAAGTCCCTGTTGAAAGGTGCAGCAAGGACTCCCAAAATGGCCATTAGGTACGACTCGTCCTTGTACCTTACCTCAAACCCAGGGATATGCTTAGCGACAAATCCCTCGAACGCCTTCAACGTCTCGACATCTAGTTCTCTCATTAGAAATTAACCCCTCCGCCCACATTTACAGCGATAGGGTGACCACACTCCGTGCAGCGATATACTCTCTGGTGGCCATTTCCAGGAATCTCAAGAATTTCCGCAGTCATGGAATCACAGCCCTTATTGCGACACTTTATGTTAACAACCTTTTTGTTGTCTTCCCGCGGCGGAGGTTGAGGCAGCTTCAGTCCAGGGGCGAGGTGGGAATTTTTATTGTCAGACAAAGTAGTCTCCTATGTGTTGGGAACAGGGTAACTGTCAGTGAAGATTTGCTCAAGAACACCCAAAACACGCTGATAGAAATACCAGTCCTTTCGATCTAGCGTCGCGCCGTCGAAGTGTGTGTCTGGATCAAGGTACCCGAAACACGACCCTGTTGGGTATGTGAGGGGGCTAAATGTGCCGTCCTCTATGAACGGCGTGACAAGATCCCAGTCCGATGCCAGGACAATCTCGTCTATACCAGAGCCCGACAGACGTACGTAGCCGACGCCCTGGTACCTCTCACGCGATGCTTGGGCCTGTTTACGAACAACAGCCACAATGGCCCTAGCCACCTCGGGAAGATCCTGGCGACGAAGGCCGTGTAGCCGCTGACCGTGTACTTTGAAGAGACGATTATCCACCTACCAAGCGTTCCAACAAGAAGGTACGCGAAGGTTATACCATTCCTGGCATGCGAGGACCTACGTCCGAAGGTTTCGCCGGCCTGTCCTTTGTGATTAGAACTTCAGTGGTTAACATCACCCCAGCCACACTCGACGCATTCACCAAAGCATTGCGAACAACTTTCACAGGATCGATGATACCGCTCTCCAGCATATTTTTGTGGGTGAGTGTCAAATCTGAAACATCTACTCCGACAAATTCATCCTCGCTCCCCAGAACCTTGGCAAGATGAACACTACCGGAGACACCAGCATTCCGAAGAATCTGTAGAAAAGGTTCATTACACGCCTCCAAAAGGAGCCTGAAGCCGTGCTCTTCGTCCGTGTAGGATCCAAGCCCTTCACCAGACAAGGACATGTCTCTGATTCTTTGGGCCGCTCTTACGAGGGTTAGTCCGCCTCCAGCCACAACACCCCCGTCAATGCTCGCCTGGGTCGCATACAGGGCGTCCTCCATACGAGCTTTCAGCTCCTTCATCTCCACTTCGGTATGGGCTCCGACCTTGATCACACATACACCGCCGATGAGCTTCCCAAGACGCTCACGGAGCTTATCCGCGTCATACTCCGAGCCAGTCTTAGAGATCTCGGTACGGATCTGGTCCATACGAGCCTCAATAGCCTCGGCCGTACCCCCACCATCCATGATAGTGGTCTCCCTAGAAGTAACCTTTAGCTCGCTGGCTGAGCCGAGAAATGCGAGAGGATCGGCACCTTCAGTGGCACCAAAACAACCCTCAAACGTGTCACCCTTAGCGCGACTAATAAATTCAGCCCCCACCAATGTAGCAATATCCTGAAGGATGTCGCTCTGTCTTTGACCGAAACCAGGAGCCTTGATCAACATGGTCTTCAGAACGCCTTTCCTAGCATTCTGGAGAAACATTGAAGGCGCCTCGCCCCCAAAATCAGGAGCAATAATGACCAAAGGACGACCTGTCTGCGCCTTAAGGACAGCCTCCAGCATCGGCACAAGAGGATGGCAGCTTGTAATCTGGAAGTCTGTGACCAGGATAAACGGATTGCTGTACACAGCCTCTGTCGCATTCTCGGGAGCAAATTCCGGCCGAAACCACCCCCGATCGAAGCTCAACCCGTCAACCATCTCCATTTCGGTGTGTGTCCCATGCCCTTCTTCGATATTCACAATACCGTCACGACCAACAACACCGACAGCTTCAGCCACCATCTTACCTAACTCACGGTCACCGTTTGCTGAGATAGTCGCAATATTCTCGATATCTTCCTGTCCTTTCACAGGAAACGACAAGTTGACGACTTCCTCAACTACCATTTCGGTGGCCTTGTCAATGCCTCTCTTGAGGGCGACAGGGGCTGCACCTGCCTCGACCAGCTTAAGGCCCTTCCGGTACAAGGCCGCGGTGAGGACTGTGGCTGTAGTAGTACCATCTCCCGCGTCCTCAGAAGTTTTGCTAGCAGCCTCCATGACAAGCTGAGCCCCAAGATTCTCCCACTTATCTTCTAGCTCGATCTCCTTGGCAACACTCACACCATCCTTCGTGACAAGAGGGCCCCCAAAAGCCTTTTCTAGAGCAACGTTGCGGCCTTTAGGACCAAGCGTCACCTGTACTGTCCTGGCAAGCTTACTGACACCGTTCAGAAGCTGCTTCCGAGCTTTCGTTGAAAACATCTGAGGCATTACTGGATCTCCATTTAGGGCTTTCTGTTGAGTCTACTGCCATACACCGAACGGATCCATTCTGGATCCAGATCTTCGGGATCCGGCACTGTGCCAAATTTCGCACCAAATCTTTGAAGGGCTTTACGTCTGAAAGCGTCCCGAACCGCATTTGGGCGTCGGACCCACGGAGAGTCAGGGCGAGGCCTGTGCCTCCGGGCCAACAAAAAACCATAAGCACCGTACAGAACAAGCTTTTCATCAGGAGAGGTGTCCGACCACACAACCCTGTCTTCTCGCAAAGAGTTGTCATCAGGTCCTCCGCTCACAGGCTCCAGTATCCGAACCTCGTGCCACATATCGTCCCTAAGAGTGTGGTCAAATCTCCAGTCTTTCGGCAACAAAAGGCGGATGCCGTCCTTGATCTCACTCAGACTCCAAGCCATCACCTCTTCAATAGAAGGCACACATCATTCCTCTCGCACATTGACGCCAAACATCGACCAGGACCGTTGAGGTGAAACAGGAACAGCAGGGCGTGAGCCCCACTCAACTCCCTCTAGGACCAGAGGGACAGTTTACCAACACGTCACCACTAAGTCATTTCATGTGATCTACACCATTCTGTGTAATTACACCACACAAATTTATGGTGTCCGCATTTGGGACACGGGCCCTTACTGGGACGGCTACACCACACCTCCCTACAACTAAGACACCTGTATTCAACACAACCCGGATTACACTGACATTCTGTACGCCAAGAACCGGAACCTGGAAAGCCTTCCTCAGAGGTGACCCGGATAACCGGTCTTTCTAGTTTTTTCGACATTATTTTCACCAGGAATCAAGCCCAGAACAAGATCTCGTACGTCTCCCCGGAACAACCAGCTCCACACAAGCAATCAAGAGGGGGATCCTTTGGTCAACATAAGATCACCGCACGGATCGAAAAGCATCGTATATTTCTTAGACCTGATAACAGCATCCGCAGCCTCACAGAACTCAGAATATTTCTGATCCTCTTGCCCTGGGACCCTGACAGTGAAAAATCCAACAAAACTGGAAAATCTCCAAACCATGCTACACCTCCTAATCACTAAATCCGACACCAACACTGCCTTCTCGTAGAAAGCCGTCATCTGATCCTACCGGTAACCGTGTTACCTCGGTATCTCTACACTGTATACCAGCCGCAACAAAAGACCCGAACTCTTACTGCTCCTCTGGTCGTCGCAAATGCATTTGTGGCCCATATTACTTGAAATGCAACACATACTGCTCGTAGAAGACAGAGCCCCGGACCGAGAAATCCTACGGTACCTGCTCCAAGAACAATTCCGAGGAGAGGTAACTTTGTACGAAGCACCGTCCCTGGCGGCAGCTGTTCATATCCTGGACACTGAGACAATCGACTGTGTTGTACTCGACCTTCATCTGCCTGATTCGATCGGCAAAGAAACATTCAAAAAACTATACGACCAGTACCCCCATGTGCCGTTCATTGTGATGACCAACAACAAGGATCGGCTCCTCGCAGTCGAAATGATCCAATCAGGGGCCGCCGACTTCATTTTAAAAAAGTACACAGACGAAGAAGACATTTTTCGACGCATCGTGTTCGCCATCGAAAAACACAAACGAAATGTAAGACTAGAACCCACAGAGGCGGATAGTTTTCGTCGAGTGTCTAGCACAAAGTTAAAGATGAACAAAGCCCAAAAGAGGGGGGCCAGTGCCGACACTATTCGAGACATGCAAGTTGAAACCACCTCAGCTGTGGCAGATCTGTCCCGAAAGACTTTCTCAGCACTGCAAGACATCAGCCTCAAGATCGCCAAACAAGGGCTACAGCAAGACGAAATAATCAAAACAGTCACACTCTTGGACAAAGAACTGTTGCGAGGTCACAGTAATCGCCCAAGTATGCGTTCCCAGGTTGACCTCCTGGACCACCGGATCAGTGTTCTCGAAGGCAACGTCGACGGTCTACACGACGAAGTGACTGAGACAGGTATGACGGTGCTCAAGGAACACAACCAGACAATGCGAACCAAGATGGACCTGTGGGTAAAGGTAGTTATCGCCGCCCTAACTCTGTTCGGCGTACTTGCCACAGCAGCTGCGACCTACTTCGCGGCCAACACCAACAAAAAAACCACCATCACGGCACCAATCGAGACCACACCACCACCAAGTAACAGCCAATGACACAAATAATCCCAAATACTCCACCAAGGTGTGAGAACGAACACCAGTGCCCGAGAGGGAGAGTTCTAGGCAGGTTGCACGGTATCATGAAAGCCCTTCCTGATCCTGTGTCGGAAATCGACGCAGAAGGGCGGTACCTGTTCACCTCCACCAACAAACCCATAGGCGAAAATGTCAGAGACCTGTTACCTGAAGACGTCGCGAACAAGATCACAGAAGCTGTCCGCAAAGTCATTGAAACAGGAGAGAGTGCGATACTGTCTTACTCTGTGCCTAAAAAGAACGGTACTTTGGAGCACTTTCAAGCCCATATGGGAAAATCTTCGAACAATACTGCCGTCGTAATTACCAGAGACATCTCAGAGTCCGTCGAACACCAACACAAGCTCCAAGAGGTCAACCAGGCTCTCACTCAGTTCACGTCTCTGGTGTCACACGACCTCCGTGAGCCTCTCACCGGGATTGCAGGATTCGCGACCCTTCTACAAAAAAGGTACCAGTCCGCCCTAGACGAACGAGGGTGTCATTTTCTAGACCGGATCGTGACCGTTTCACAACAGATGGAAAAAAAGCTAGACGATCTTCTGGCCTTTTCGAAGGCAGGCCAAGAAAGACCCTTCGAGCCTTTCCCGTTAGGGGCTGCCATTGAGGAAGCAAAACGGTCACTAGTCAGAAAAATAGACACATCTAAGGCACGCATCGAAGTAGCGGGCGACATGCCTCTCATCCATGGTGACCGTAGTATGGTCGCCCAAGTTATTCAGAATCTATTTTCGAACGCGATCAAGTACCGACGGAAAAACGAACCGCCTCACATCAAAATAGAAGTGGAACCGTACGGCCCGTTTTTGTGGAAGATTACTGTAAGCGATAACGGGATCGGTTTTGACATGCAACACAAAAACAAGATCTTCGGTGTCTTTCAACGCCTGTATACGATCGAACAGTACCCTGGCACAGGGATCGGTCTCGCCATCGCGCGCCGCGTTATAGAGCAACACGGAGGTAAAATCTGGCCTTGGTCGAAACCAGGGGTAGGTACAAAATTCCATTTCACACTACCTAGGGTCGAAAATGGACATACTCCTGGTTGAGGATAATGCGACCGATGCCGAGCTTCTCACAGAAGCTTTCAGGGATGCCTGTACACACATGCCGTCAATAACGATTGCAACGGACGGGGAAGCTGCGCTTAAAACTCTGAGAGGGATGCCCAAAAAACCAAAACTGGTCCTACTTGATCTAAATATGCCCAAGGTAGGTGGACTTGAAGTACTCAAAGAGATCCGACAAGACGCCGACCCCGACATCAACCTGATACCTGTTGTCATCCTGACCAATTCCAAACACCCTCAGGACGTACAGAAAGCATATGAGTGCAGATGCAACGCCTTCGTGCGAAAACCTGTAGGTTTCCCGAAGCTGTTGAGGTTAGCCCGAAAACTCCACTACCTGTGGCTACAGTTCACCTTACTACCCCACAGAAGCACGCCCCCTCCCTACACACCCTCCTAGTCTGTCTGGTAAAGCTCAAGCCTGCAGCACCCGGCCACAGAAATCAGTGCCCCGGTCTGCTGAACTGCGGCCAAACCTAAGACACTGCCGAAAATTTACCTATGTATGACGTAAGCATGGGATCTATTACCGCACGTGTCGTCCAAAGATACCTTAAAGAAGCCTTTAAATACCAGCCAAAAGAAAAGAAAGAAAACAAAGTCAAAAGACTTGTTCAAATGATCCGTGAGGAGACAGGGCTCTCAAGTGGCCAAGCCAAAGACATCGCAAGTGCTGTTGTCCGCGGACGGGATATCGACGCACTGGCGCTACAAAAAGGGTGGCCGATCGAAGATGGTGTCATTGAAGGGCCAAAAGGGCACGTTCCTGTCAAAAAGATAGAGGAGGCCGTGTGAACATCCTGATCGTCGAAGACAGCTCCGTTGACCGAGAACTCCTCGTGTTCGCCCTTCAAGAGCATTACATCTCTGAGGCCAAGTTCCGAGAGGTAGGTAACCTACAGTCTGCTCGTGACTACCTGGAGCGAGGCGTGTTCGACTGCGTCATCCTGGACCTACATTTACCTGACTCGTCCGGTATCGACACCTTCTTGACACTACACAACGCATACCCGGAGATACCTATTGTAGTGGTCAGCAATACGACCGACCTGCAACTGGCTCTCCGGATGATCCGACTCGGAGCAGAGGACTTCATCGTCAAAAACTTCACCAACACAACCATGATCTTCCGACGCGTCGCGTTCGCCATCGAACGAAAAAGGCGGAACACGTTCTCGGAAGATCTACCGGACGGGTTGAACACGGACGAAGAACCTGTACCAGACACACAGCCCTCGAACACGCTCAGATAAATTCACAACCACAACCGAACATATGCGAACTCAGATCGTATTACACGCAGAGGTTAAAAAATGAACGACTATTACAAAACATCTGCCGACGAACCCATGAGTGCCGAAGACTTCAAAAAAGAGCTTGAAAGAAAACTTAATGTCGAAGATCGACAAGTGTTTGTCGAAGTGGACAGCCGCTTCGGATCAACAAATGTCGCAGTCACTCTTATCAATCTACCGAAGTCCTATGGATCGACAGGCGCACAAGCAATGAACAACCGTGCTGTCTTCATGGTGGACTTCGACCAAGATCCCGCCACAAAGGTCAAAGCCAAGGCATTGGTCAACCTATTCGGTGCCAAGAAGGTTCGTGCCAAGAGCGGGCATCCCTCCAAGGTAGCAGACTATCTCGCCAAAACGATCGGGCAACTCGTAAAAGACAATGAACCTGTACTGTAGTCCTTGTGGTCCACTTATCGAACAGATAGATCGTGAGTGTCAAAAAGTTCCTGCTCCTCTGGGGAATCAACACTATAGGTATCCTCGTCTACGCCGTCGTGGATCTCCTAGCAAATCCTCAAATTCAGCTAGAGACGGAGTTGTCCATCCAGCCAGATGTCAGCCGCCTCCCCAGCCTCCTACATTGGGGCGGGAGACTCATTCACCACGACATGGGAGGCTTGTTGTTCCTCAACGCCGTGTTCATAGGAGGTCTCCTAGCCCTAGTAGTTTCATGGGTGCGCGGTGTCTTTACAAGCTCCTCGTAAAGAGTCGTTGTCCGATCCACCATTTTATCTCTATGAGGTAAAATGGTTCTAGGAGAGCATAGGTGGAATCGAACCACACCGGAACTCCAAGTATGCTCAAGTGCTCGTCTTTCCGAGCCGTCAACGGGCACCACGAGGCCAGAAAAAACCAACCAAGGGTGTGCTGGGTGTGGGCTCGCTCCCGTATTGAGCACCTTGTCTCTTCCCAGCTGAGGGCTTCGGTTTAGTCGGGCGACCTAAGCCATTATCGATTTATTTCCGCCCAAGCCGCTTACGCAGGGGGCGGAGCCTGTCGGCACCCCGAGATAATAACACCGTATATGTTTCCTACCGGTTGTGATGAAAAATGACGCCAACTTGGTTATCGTTGACTCCACTTCCTATCAATTCTATCTATACCGCCAGAAAATACAGTTGTCAACCGTGATAAACATTTTTTAGCCCATGGCTTACATGAAAAAGATAGCATCTCCCCAAGAGCTACAGACAGAGATCCAGAATGTCTTAGAATTCGTCAGTTCGTACGAAAGACCAAGCAGAGAGGTCGTAGCAGAAAAACTACACGATCTCGCAGACAGGCTTGATCCTGATCGAACCGCAAGCTCAGACGGTAAAGAGATGCTCGAACAGAAGGTAAAGAAAGCCGAAGAATTTCTAAAATATGTGAGATCAGTGCCTGACATAGACTACAATATCAGCGATTTCTACAAGAAAGAGTTTCCCAAACTCAGGGCTGTTTCAGATCGTATCAAGAAACGGCAAGAAGCCTTGCGAATGTCCTTAGGTGAATTCGTGACACTAGGTAGACGCGCCCTAAAGTAGCAAGTAGGGACCTCCTCCTATCTTCCTCGAATCGGACCAAATTCTCAAAGAGCCTTAGGTTTGTCGACCTTCTTCCCGTACATCACACCAACCAAATTCATCGGTCTCTCGCGCGGAGACCCCGTCCTTCAGGGCGGGGGTCAACTGCCTCGCCCTTCAGGGCGAGGCAGTTGACTTGTCTAGCCGCCTGCGCCAGAATCCTCTTGTGACCTCGCAAAAGAGACATGCCGAACCTCTATCCCAAAAGCCGTGTTCTCCGAGAAGCGTTCGTTCCCGCCGACCTGACTCGACGGATGGACGCCCCTTTCAATATACTTGAAGCTCAGATTGAGCCGGTAGATACACCTCCTGACCTCGAAGAGGTTGACGATTATAGTCTTCTGGACAATGCTAGAAAACCAGTCAAACAAGGAAACCAGACTTTCTACGTTGACAGGTCCTCAACAGCAACCCCAAACGGCTCAACGGTCGTCGCAACCAAATCCGGAGAGGGGAGATGGCTTCTCCTACCTTCTGCTGGAGGCTCGCTCCCCGCAAGCGTCCAACGGTACTGGGTTGGTAAACATGGAAATGACGCGAACACAGGATTGAGCTATGACACGGCGAAGCTCACCCTAACATCTGCCAAAGACGCCGCTGTAGCAGCAACACCAAGCTCAACCAACCAATTCTCGATTACGTGCCTAGATGCTGGCGTGTACGCGGAAGACATTACTCTCAGTGATTGGGTGCACCTGTACGCCCCCAACATCACCCTACAAGGAACCCTGACCGTTGCCGATGATACCTACACAGACATTGGCACAGTCGAAGCGTCCGGTAATCCCTACGGAATCCTGAAGCCCTCTGGGCAGACAGGGACAACGAGAGTGGAGGCCCAGGCCGTATACGCCACAGGGGGTTCAACAGGTTGTGCAAACCTGGCTACCGGGGGTGTTCTGATCTACGAAGTTCGTTCGACCTTCGTAGAAAACGGTAACGCTATAGGGGACGCAAGTGTCGCGAACGGCCACACTCATATCATGGCCGAAGACATTTATATCACCGGCACTGGAATAGGTATCGCAAGAATCGGCAGCGGGACAACCATCGGGTATGTCGCACACATACTCGAAATCGGAGCTGGGTCAGGTGCTGGCATTGTGTGCAATGGTGGAGAGGTCTCCCTTAAAACTCTCTATCTCGACAGCACCCAGGCATACAATGTAGGGGCTTCTGGGACCCTGAGGCTCGACGCCAATGTCATCACTGGCACCACAGCGGGGACAGGTGCGGCCTACATCAACACAGCAGGCTACACGACAACAGCCCCAGCAAACTGGAACCCTCCTGTCCCCACTGACCTCAACGACGCTATCGATCGACTAGCGACCGCCGTACAAGGGCTGCTCGGTGGAGCTATTCCGTGATAACCAGCGAGACTCGGACTCGCACAGTATCCTACTACAGTAGGCAAATGAAAGAAACCTGACCACTACACGACTCCAAACAGGAGATCGGATCGGACACCTGTAGTCAGTTCTAGAGACCGACCCACCAGCCTTAGGACACACCTTACTGTTGTCTGGTTAGAAGCCGGCTCTTCTAACCACCAGAGGACAAAACCGGCGATTCCGCCCCGCCCTCCTTTGGTGTACACAAGTCACATGAAGAGAGTCATCATTGAATCGCCCCTCAGCGGAGACTTCGCCCGAAACACAAGATACACTAGGCTTTGTTGCCTAGACAGCCTCAGAAGAGGGGAAGCACCGTACGCATCACACCTGATATACACCCAGATGCTTGACGACCGCGTCCCAGAAGAACGAAGACTAGGTATGGAGGCTGGGTTCTGTTGGGCCAGGGTTGCTGATCTTCGAGCTTTCTATGCAGATCTAGGGTTCTCTGGAGGAATGACGGAAGCCCAAAAACTGGCACAAGAATTGGGACAGAAAACAGAAAAGAGGTATCTTCCCGCGAAGCTTCTTGCCAGGCTAGATGAACCTGAAAAAGGGAGCACTCCAGGGGCAATTGACTAATACCTAGTTGGACTTAAACCAACAACCTTCTCCACTAAAAACCAGAAACTGCTTCCAGGGAAGGTGGTATACACCCATACGTCGGTGTATACTTGGAATGTGAACAGAGCGAGCAAGTTGAGCAAGGCCACAGGTAAGCCCTACCCATGGTGCCGAGAATTCATAAAAGACTTTGGCGACTTCTCATACGCTGTAGCTAAAGCGTTCAACCTTAGCCACAAAGTGACCGATCGTAAAATAGCCCGATCAGTTGACGCCATCAGGTTAAGAGAAGACTCGGAAAACGATCCGAACGAAGACGACCTTGCTAAAATATTCCACAGTGCCGCCAGAAGAACACACTAACTAGAATCAGTGATCTCGCTGAGACACTTAATCACTGACCAGACCAGTTAACGAAAAGGTAATGACGAGCCCTTGGCAGCAAGGACTAAGGCTTACCTTTAGGAGGTGTGCATTTCACACACACGCTTTTGCGTTGACCTCTTCGGGTCTCGAACTCAGTGACTGGGCGAGTACGTTTACAGATCTTGCAGGTTTTTTCTTCAGCCATAGTACGTACCACGATCAATAAGAGGATTCAGTGCTGCCTAGAGGGACTCAGAAAGCTGTGCTGCCACCACACTACCGTTAAATTCAGCGTCTCCTAGAGCTGGCCCCGCAAGTACCAGGTGAGTCGGGACGAAGTGAGCCCAAGCAGACGTAGGATCTGTTGACCAGTCAATATCAGGAACACGTGCCTCGTTTGTCACCAAAGACACGTGTCTCACACCATCCACGAAATTCGACGTATCCCACTTCATCTGGGTATGTACGAGAACGTTCTCACCTACCACAGGATAACCGACACCTGGCGTCACTGCTGCCTGCGTAGTCGTCGTACCAGCTCCACCTGAGAGCGTCGCTCCTCCCCAACTCGCGTTCACAGTCGTCTCTGTAGTTGTAATCGAGTTACCAGAAGTACCCAGAGTCTTCGCAGTCACAACCATGGTGTCCCCTGCTCCACGAGCCGCCAGTACAGTTGGATGTAGAGTAGTCGAAACCGCGTACAGAGTCCCCTTCCCTGGCCCGAGCGTGATAGCCGCCACAAGATTGTTCAAAGTATCGCTTACTGTGGCACCTTGTAAAACATTCCCGTCCGAATCAGTAAGACTGCTCTGGATCGTGTAGGTTTTACCGTCAACGACAACAGTCTCCGTGTTGGTAAGAGCACCTACTGCTATGAGAGTCCCGGTAGCAGCTGAGAGGGGAGTTGTCTCCTGCTGAAACTCCACGAGGGGCCGGTTAGACGTATCGATCTTAAACGCAATAAAATTCGAAAGCCGAGCAAGATCGTCAGTAAGATAAGCCACAGTGCGAGCCGTGGCGTCTGCTCCTGTTCGGATCCACAAATCAAAGGTCCCACGCTGCCCAGAAATACGAGGACCGCGGGGAAACCTGCCCGGCACCATCAAAGGGAAAGCACCTCTACCTCGTGCATCAAAACTTGCCCCCGGTAAGAGAGGGACCGACGTGTTCGGAAGCATCGCCTGTCCTCTCCAGGTAGGTGTAAGTCCGACCCCTGTTGTAGGAGTCGCAAGGTTAGTGCGGACGTAACGGGCAGACCCTGGCATTTCATTAGGCATAGGAAACTCCTACAAAGTCGGAATCGCGGAAATTAAAGACCACTAGCCTCTAATCTCCACCGCCTTCCGATACAGATCGTCGATCATTTTGGATGCCTTGGAGAGATGATCTACCGTCTTATTGTATTCCTTGACTAACACAGGGTCCAAGGACTTGACCACTAGTTTGGCCTTTATTAGCGACATTTCTGCCTTGCGGCGATGCTGCTCGGCCTCTCGAACCAACTTGACAAGGTCAGAAGCTTTCTGTTCGTCTGAACTGGCAGTACGATCGTAGTTGTACATGATATCTCCTATAGAAAGATGGGCACAAGAAGTTCTTGTACCCCATGTGAGTTGATATGCTGCCCAAAGAAGTCCAAGAACAACTCAACAGCACCTCTAGACGGCTACTTAAGTCCCGGACAGCCGCTCTCACCACACTCTTCGAAAGCAAGATCTGTGGAAACAACTGGGATCGTTTTATCGAAAGGTCTGCCTACAAGTGCTATGTTTTCATACACGAGTGCCTGGGACCGTTCCAGAAAGAACCTTCTCCTAACATCCTACCCATCGAAGACCCTTTTCACGCGGCAGGAGCCAACGCAAGTTTCCAGCCATCCAACGGCCAGATCCGGCTATGTAAAGACTATGTTGAGGGCAGGCCAGGGACGACTCTCGAAAAAGTCTGCCATGAGCTGCTTCACGCGAACCTAAACGATTTTCCTGAGGGAGATCCATTCTACGAAGAAGGGCAAGTTGACTATTCTGTCTGGGTTATGGCCCACGCCCCCTACTGGGGCCGGTACCGAGACGATATGATCAGGGCGGCAGCACACAACATCGCCATGCGACGCGACAGAGCCATGAAAGATTTGTCCGACTACGACCGGAAGAGGTGGGCCGGCGGCCTTTTTTGTTCCACCGTCCACGGCCCTTGGATTCTATCCAAACTCCGTATGCGGAAAGACGAAGGCAACCTCACATGGTAACCGGCTGGGGAGTCTACATACTCCGAAGTCAAAAAACCGACCACCTGTATACCGGCATAACCAACGACATCGACCGAAGACTAAAAGCCCACAACAACGGCTCAGGTGCACGCAGAACGCGCGGGCAGGGACCGTGGTGTCTCGTACACTGGGAACCTCAAAAGAGCCTTGGAGAGGCCCTCAGACGAGAACACGCCATCAAAAAGCTAACGCGTGCGAAAAAACTTTGGCTCATTCAAGACTCATCATGATATCGAACGCGTCCATACCTTCGGGAAACTCCTGTTGTTCAACCGCCTGGACAGTGGGCTGGGACTTCTCAGATTCACCATCCACGTCAAAATCCTCAGCCGTCAAAAGACTTCCCGTCCACCCCATAAGGAACATTCGTCGACCAGGCTCCGAGAGGCCAACGCAGGGCAAATAGTTGGCCGTGGTAGACGCATCCCACACCTCAAGGTACTCCTTCGTGCATGCCTCAAGGACGGTAGCGAGCTTACTTAACTGAACAACAGCTCGACCATCCCCCTCTTGGTTCTCTTCCCGGGGGAACTTGAAGACACCTGTCCTACTCTTTGTCACCAGATCCTGAAGTTTGGTGACAGCTATACGACGAGGATTGATCTTGTTTGACTGGACAAACTTCAGCACGGCATTGAGTTGACTCTCTCCGCCTTTCCATCGACCGTAAACAGCCTTCCCCTTCACTGCGACAAGCCACTCCCTGTTAGTCACAACGTTCCACACATTCCCAACAATATCCAAAACAGAGAAGGGTTTGCTGTAGATCTTGTTGGGGTCGTCACTGTCGATCGGTACGTACGCGAAAGAGGAAAGATCCAATTTACTCATCGTCTAGCCCCATCATAAGGTCAAAAACATCCATTTGGTCACGACGTGCCTCCTCCCTACCTGAGACAATGTTCATCCGATCACGAGAAATCTTGCAAGCAGTCTCGTTCTTGTCGATACCGATGTAGTTCATGCCCTCCTCGCAGGCTGCGTGAAGAGTTGACCCTGACCCGCAATAAGGATCAAGAACCGTGCCTCCCTTGGTACATACGAGCCTAACGAGCCAACGCATTAAATCTATTGGTTTTTTGGTCGGATGCGTATTCTCGATCTGCCCGTTGAGGGTGTACTCTTTGGCCGAAGGTTTGGTGACGTACCGGAAGGGTGCCCCGGAGTCCTGGAACTGGCCGTAGAAGCGAGAAGCTCCACCAGAACCCACATACTCAATATTCGGCGTGTTTTCTGGTCGAGTCTCTTTCCCATAAACAACCCCTTGACGTTTCCCCCCTCTCGCAGAAGCCTTCTTCACAGCGCCTGTACCAGAAGTCAGTACACCACTTTGTTCATCCAGTTCTCTGACTGGGCACCCCTCAACGCAATCCCAGACAATGATGTCTTCTTTCCCGTCGGCATCACCCGTCTGCGTCGAGGTGTACTGGTGGCCGGCCCCACCACCAAAAGGCTTGGCTCCGTCATCAAACCGATTAATGACGGGAGCGTCCACCTTCCTACTCCCAACCTTCCGACAATCTAGATGGTGCGTCAGCGTCATGTTCGGCGGCCACCGACCGGCCGAAGTCACCTCACTAGCCCCAGAAAGGTCCGAAGCATTCTTCCAAGATCCGTCCCGCACTCCGCCCTTGGCTCTGACCGCGTCGACCTGGGACTTGTGGTTCTCAAAATCCTTCTTGTTTGAATGCTTAACTCGACACGCATCAATATTGAGAGCACCTGTCCCATACTTCAAGACATTGTCCGTAGTGGTGCCTTCACAGGGTTTGCGGAAAAGCACGACGGGCTCGAAAGAAGGCTTGAGTCCCGTACCCTTACCCTCGTGAAGCTTAGCCTCGGGAGTCGCAGGAGCTGTGATCTCCCTCGTGTCTTCAACCTTCCTGGGAAGGTCGCCTGGAGACATAGCTCTTGGGTGCTTATTTGCACGGGCCGCGTAAGGGCTCTTACCGACAACCTCCCTTTTAGCACCCGCTCTTTTGTCTATCCGCTTGGAAATGTTCTCAGATTTTGGCATACCTGACCCATAACACCAAGCGTACATGTTCAAAATCGAATCGCGAAATTCAAAACCAGCTGCCCGAAGACCCAAGCTAATGAGATCTATTGTCCGCGTTCCCCCAAACGACAAAACGTGACCACCGGGCTTCAAAACTCGGTACACTTCTTTCCACACGAGGACAGAAGGAATCTCCCATTTAGCCCCCATAAAGTCTCCCCCTGTGTCAAGACCATCTCCCTGCAGGAACCCAACGAGCTGTTCCGACGAAATCTTCCTTTGGCCGAGACCATAAGGGGGGTCGGTCACAACAGCGTCGACAGAATTGTCGGGGAGGGTTTTTAGTACTTCGAGGGTGATGCCACAGATAATGGTGTTAAGTTGTTCCACGAAGGGAACTTACACCACCTCACGCATAGACCAGACATATTTACTGAAGACGGCCTTTATGTCCGGAAGATGTCTCTTCACCCAATCAGACATCGAGCCCTTGTTGACCTGCTGGTGGGGCCACCACTCGTCCGCAATCTGCTGGTTGGTCATACCTTCCATCTTGAACTGAACATACTGCAGAGGACGTTCAGGATTTCGTCGGTCAATCTTGCCTAAGTCGGCAATCAACCTCTTCTCCTCGCCAGGAGTTATTCGGTTGAGAATATTCGACACACTTCGAGGATCTTCAATCTCGAATCTAGGGGCCTCTTCGTCCGATCCACCAGGACTGATGGAAACTTCCTGGTTTCTTGGACCCCGGCTCCGAAGAAAATCGATGACGCGACGGGAAACAAACGTCAGAGTGAAAGATTCGGCCCCCTTCAGACTCTTGGCACTACTACCGTTGATCTTAAGCTTGCCTTCGGTGACCATCAGCATCAACTCGCCCAAAAACTCCTGGGTCAAGTCCTCGGTCGCAAGTTTGTTCCGAACCATCCCAAGAAGTTTCCGAGCAAATTGACTACCGTATCCTTTTGGGATAAGGCGGTAAGCGTTCCGACCCATTTCGATCGCCTTGTCCCGAAGCTCCTCTCCAGGTACCCCACCTACCACCATCCCTGGAACACCAGCCTTCAGAAATTCCGCATAAAGGACACGGGCCAGCATATCCTTCATCCCTGCATACGAATCAGAGAAGATCTCCATCATCGCACCGAACCGGTAACCAAAAGGCAAGGATGCGTAAATCTTACGGGCCGTGATGTTAGCCTTGTGAGCCAATTTGATTTGGGTGGTCGCTAGCTTCTGCATGAAGGTGTCTCCTAAGCCCTAGGAGACCATAGAAGGAGTATCATCCTAGTACGGCCTGTTGCTGCCGCTTAACACGGTCCCTGGACCTAGCACGAGCCTTCTTCACAGCGTCTGAGAGGCTGTATCCTTGTCCCAAGAGAATTATGGTGTCGATGTTCCGTTGAGGGCCGTCATGGCGCGAACGCCCTTGGTGCAAAAGAAGGTCGAGGATTTCTGCACCGTCGTTGGACTCAGGGTCAATACTGGCCTTACGAATTTGGCGAGCCAGATCAATAGCGTCTTCTTGGTCGAGGGTCATAGCGGCAGCAATACCATCCTCCCAAGAAGACTGATTCTCTAAGTTAACCGAGCGGCGATACTCGCCCGCAGATGTCGGGGCAAGATGCGATGAAGGAGAAATCGGATGATCCTTGTGCCTGCGATCCTTTGTCCGACAGAAGTTCTTGAAGGCATTCGAAACCGCTCTCTCTAAATACGCCTTGAAGCCTTTTGCTGTCATACGAGGACGGGTCCTCTTTCCTCTGTTCACCCAAGGGCTTTGGTTCCCACCCCATTCTGGAGAAAAGCAGTTATCCAGGTTCACTACGTCTTCAGTGAGGAAAACAGCTTCCTCACTGAAACGTGACCCATCGAGGTGGCTCACGAAGTCGTTATTTTCTAAGACTCTGACCCACTGAGGGAACGTTATACCCAGAAAGCTGCAGGCTTCGTTTGCAGTCATCGTTAACGGAAGCTTCCCCATTCCAGACTTTTTGAATTTTTCCAAGAGGTCAACATGTATCAGATGTGCCCACACCTCCTGAAGAAGGTCTTCGAAGTTCCTTTCTACCTTGTTGTATCTCCTAACCCTTGAGGCAACAAAGCCACCGTATTCTCTATGAAGTTCCTCGAAGTTCGAGGGAACACCGAGAGGCCATTCTCCCTCATACGGGATAGATCCTTGGTACTGAACCACCCACTCGTAGTACACAGCCATCTACGACAACCTTTCGCTCAGGGTCCGTTTCTCGTACTACGTCATGGACTTGAAACGGTTCGGTAGAATCTTTCCCCTACCCTAAGTTTTTTTGTTGTACCCGAAAAACAAGGAAGGGTCAAGAACTCCTTCGCTTGTTTGTCATTTTTCCTCCAAGAGGAAAATAGTAACCTTTGGGCACACTTCATCTCACTTGTGCCCTTTTTTCGTCAACACAACTTTCAAAAGAGCAGCTTCATGTGTCAGTAGATTCTTGTTCGTTGGATTGTTCACTTCGTTCACTGTATCTTGATTCATTTTGTTGTTCATTCTCATATTGTTCACATCTGTATTTTTCGTATCGTTCTCACTAGCGTTCGTACTATTTTTTTCGTTGTTTTTGTTCTTGGTATCGTTGTTTTTATTTTTGATATTGATCGTGTTGTTGAGGTTGATGTTGATGGGGTTAGTGGTATCAATTTTGGGGGTTCCAGACTTCGGAAAGATCTTCCAAACTACCTCTTCTCCTAAAGAGAAGAGGTTTAGATCAACATGTCTCTTTACAGAGACATGAAAGAAACCCTCTCTTAGAAAGAGAGTTCCTAGTTTAACAGATCCAAGTTGTGTTTGGAGTAGAAGAGCAGAAAGGGCTGTCTCCCACATTCCCTTACTTCGTCCGCCATCCTCATGGGATGAAGTCATCATCGGACCCTTTTTGTCTGATGATGCTTGCCGGTCCATTGGCTCCTTGGCTTCACAGAGGTACAGATCGTCGGCACGGCATCCAGAGAAAAAACTCTGGTCTGGACAGTTGGACTTCTTTCGCAGAACACCTTGAAGCTTTGTGCTCTGGCTTCCCTTTCGGGAAGAATGACGAGTCCTGGTAGCCATGTTTCGCAGCATACACCATAATGAACGGTGTAGGTAGGTTTTTGTTAACCGTTCTTCGGAGGTAAAATGCTGAGCATCGTGAAACTTCTTGAAATCAAAGGACAACCTCAGGTGAAATTAGATCTTCCGGACTCTCTTCGTGTCGGAGACCCTTTGGCTTTGAGGTTCAGGATCGTCCGGACAAATGGTGGTCGGATCGAAGAACTCCGTGTGGACTGCCGGTTCCGGATCAAGGCCACTGGGATGGATGCCTCTGGCGGCCCTCCCAGACGCCTTCTGAGCGTTGAACCAATCGAAAGTGTACCCAAGTGGAGGTCCATCAAGAAAACGCCTTCTATGGGCCGTAGGCTCTCACCGTCGAAGGCTCCAAGGACGTTGGTGTGATGACCAAGCAAGAACAATCAATCCTCTCGGTCGTGGAACGAACTCCGACTTCACCGTTCTCTGGCGCGGAAGCCCCGTCCTTTAGGGCGGGGATTGTTTACCGAGAGAGCTTGAAAAGTCTCCCCCTCTAGGGATGACCCAGAAAGAGGTCAGGATCGCCGTCCAAAAGCTAATCCTGGCAGGTGTCCTCAGCTTCGATGACTCTCTCAGACTTAAGAAGCCTTGAGCTACCGCTCTCCCCGAAACATCCTTAACTCAGGTTGCTTCATCGCCTCACGGGCCATCCTCTGGGCTTCCTTTTCGTCTTCACGTAGCTTTTTGTAGTACTTGTAGCCCATTGTCGTGAAATGGTTCACCACTGCTCCAAAATCACCGAACTTGTACATCTCTGAGGGAAACTTTTCGCTACAGCTGATCCAGTCCTCTGTTGGGTGCGATGCTGTCCAACAGAGGACCTCGATTTCTTGCCTTTCGTAGCTCTCGGAAAGTTTGAAGTGGAGGCAGCGATGTTTCCACTGTGGGTGATAGATCCGAACGATCGCCGCCCCCTCATGGGCTTCTGTTTCCACCAATATGTCGTATGTGTCACCGTTCCAGTCCGCGAACACCGGTTCCACTGAGCCTAGAAAGTTCAACAGGTTCAAGATCTGTGACGGCAATCCAAATGTAGGGTCAGCGCATCCTTGCATGGGAATCTCCTTTTCCCGTACTACGTCGTCGTTGGAAGTATGTTCGGGACTAAGGCCGGATAAAAATTACCCGACGGGCGTTATAGGCCCTTTTGGGGGGAATGTTCGCCCTAGGTATACCTATGTGGGTAACGTGTACCACGTAGGTACGGGTAGTGGGTTTTTGTACCCGAAGATTTTTGACCTTGGTCGCGAGCAATACGAGGATTTTGAATTTACTCTCGGCCGCAGGATCGTCTTGATTGTGGTCAGGGTGGTACTTCAGAGCCAGCTTACGGAAGGATTTGCGGACATCCTCCTTGAGTTGCTCAAGGGCCTTGCAAGCGGCAGCAAAGGGGAGTTCTCGAATTTGTTGGAGTCGTTCGGATGTGATGCCTAGCTCCATTTGCATCTGGTGAATTAGATATCGGTCCATCACCAGAGAGGAGCCACAAGAAGAAGGTCAGAGCCTCCCCCCGTTGAAGGGGTTGGTTTTTGCTTCTTCCTTGTCATCGAAATCTGACGGAACAGCCTCTTTGGGAAAGGCGCTGCTCCGAATTGCAGAGGAAACCGGTCCCGCTGCCCGCTCCTTTGTGTAATGCCCGTTGTACAAGGTAGGGGTGCCTTCAATTTTGTGAAAACGTATTTGGCAGATCCGCATACCCGGGTAGAACCGGACAGGAAACCGGCTCGTAACCTCCAACGTGTATTGTCCGTCAAAGCCGGGGTCACCAAAGCCAGCTGTCTCGTGGATGCTGACAAAAAGTCGACCCACAGAGGATTTTCCGTCGATGATGGGCACGTAATGGTCTGTTCGAACACGTTCGTGAGTGTGCATAAGGTAGCCGACGCCAGGGTTGATCAGCCAACCCTTCTTGGGATCGATCTCGAATTCTCTCGTTTCGTGTTTCTCACGCCTCACATCGAGCGCATCCATTGTCGTGACTTGGAGAGTAGAACCGTCATAAGGGCCGAGGAGATCTCTGTCCCACGTGTCGGCTCCGATAAGGGAAGTCCATTTTTTGTAGACGGATACCTTCGACCCAAGGGTCAGATCGAGAGAGGCCGGGTTGATATGTTTTGGTTCGAAGGGATCCACGAAAATGCGACCCCTTTCAATTTCTTGTGTGATCTTTGTGCCTGCTAAAATCGACATGTTGGTGTGCTACACCAAAAAGGAGGGCGGAGCCACCTCGCCGCAAGAAACCGCTAAATAGCTTGGTGACCAGAAGTGCTGCCCCAGAGAGCCTTGCGGACTTCAGGTAAATTCGCTTGGCCTTACCGGCGATGACGGGGCGGCTCTTTCATCCTATGAATTTTTTCAAACTACTGAGACAGAACTCAGCAATTTCCATTGCCTCGGCAGTCTCGTCGAATCTGTCTCTGGCAGAAGACCTTCCTCTCATGACATGGTCGAACAGGACCTCGGCCACGAGCGTGTCACGGCTCCACTCCAATTCGACTTTCGCGGTCCACTCCAGATCGGACTTGTCATAGCCCCTGACTTCGAGCAAAGCGACACTGCCTGAGTTGTGGGACACTGTGCCTGTCCCAGGAAGACGTCTCGCAAGTTCGCTCACAGAAGAAAGGATGTCGTGTGCCCACTGGACTTTGACTTCCCAGATCGTCTTATGCTGTAGGTTCAGGGACTGGGCTATTCTGTTGTAATCGTACATATCGCCTCAATGGTAGTCGTACTTGACCTTGAGCTTGTTCCAAAGGGAACGGAGTTCTCGAATACCCATTTTCTTGACCTTTGTCTCATTGGCGTCGAGCCATCCGTAGAACTTCGCAGCGTCCCGCTTGCTAGCAGACCAATAAGACGTGTCTTGTCTACCTATAGGTTCATCCGACTCTGGGTGCCTGAGAGGAACACTGCTGCGGACACGGAACTCCAAATTCGTGGCAGTCAGGTCAAGCTCACCGTCGCCCGACTTCCATCGGAGTTCGATCTTCCTAAGGTTACCGGGACGGGTATCGATCCCCCGCTTCAAAGTCTCCTTGATCTGGAATTCCTCGATGTCATCGAAGAATCTCTTGATCGAGTCGTAGCCGCCGCCCGCATTGAGCATCACGTGCTTGCTGTAGCGATCCATCAGCTCAGCCTCTTCAACCATGGAGGCTGTCGCCGGCATGATTGCCATTTCTCGAACCTTCTTGCCCCGCTTGCCGGCGTTGGCAAGGTCTTGTACTTTGAAGTGGTTGCTGTACCGGTGGACGCGAACCTTGCCGTTTTCCTATGTCTTCCCGAGAGGGAGGCCGGAAGCGGTGCGCAGGAAAAGGTCGATAACTTTTTTTGTGGAGTCGGTTGTCATGGTAGTATTACGTCCATTGGCTGAAGGAGTTCGGGTAAATTTGCTTCCAACTTTCTAAATCCTGATCCTCTTTGGATCGTCACTTAAATGATCGCCCTCTCGTGGGAACCCAGATATCCCTGGTCCTCTTCCAGGCGAGGTAGCTCGGCTTCATGGCACAAAACCCGTCTTCTCCCCAGCGTTCCCCCCAGCTATTCTTTACGATGAATCCGAGCCCTGTGAGGTAGCCTACAACAATCATTGCATGGCCGCCTACAGTGAGAGACTCGTCGGGGTGATCCACTGGACCAATATCTCGCATTCTTGTGAAGTCCTTGTCAACAAGTGTCCCGAAAACCACCGGATGGTTGGCCCGAAGAGCCGCTAGGATCGCATCCAACCGGTCACTGCCTCTCTCGTCAATCCGATAGTAGCTGTGGATCTTGTGGCCGGTCGCCCGCCGCATCGCCTTAAGGCTAGGAAGCTTGTATAGATTCTTTGGCTTCCCGAACGCGTCCAATTCGTAGGGCCATAGGCTCTCTTCACAAATTCCAAACTTACTCAAAACCTCGAAACACAGGCGAAGATATGTGCCTTCATCCCTGTTGATATCGCTCCGACCGTCCATGTCCTCGTCCATGAAATTGCGGGCGAGGGTGTAGACGAACATCCGGGACAGCTCTCTGTGAGGCCTACCCTCGATAGAATTGAGCACCTCTATGGAATCTGCCGTGGCGTTACCCGCACAGGAACCTGCGCGGTACTGGCTAGACGATGTAGTATGTTTCCTTAGATCCACGTCGCCAGAGTGGACCGACGCTAGCTTAGGCTGCAGCTGGGTTTTGAAGTTGAAGTCTGCCCGTTCCCCCGTCTCTTTGGGGGGATCAGGACGGTACCCAAAAGGTCCTGTGTCAAAAACACGTTTTGCCATAACCTGTGCAGGTGACAAGAGAATTCGCGTTGCTCAATTTTTCGGTAAACTATTGCCCCTTTGGTGTATCTTCGTAACATGGTACGAATCGCAACCCTATCCCTCTTCGTTATGTTTGTGGCAGGGTGTCCGAAGCCTACAGAGCCAGGGACACCACCACCGAACCCACCACCGGACTCCGATTGGTGCGACAACATGTGTCACTGGATCGGCCCTGAAGGCCTCAACTGCGAGGAAGGGCGGAAGGTGTACAACTCCGATCTTCCCGGTCCCGAAGGAGTACCCAACCAAGAATGTGCCGACTGGTGCAGGGAACTGCAGGATCCATCACACATGTACTTCGTTAATCCCAGGTGTGTGTCCGAAACCCCTTCATGTGATAAGATTGAAGAGTACCGCGAAAAGGACCACACTGTATGTGAAGGTAAGCCGCTACCAAAAGAGGAATAAGTTGCAGACATGTCGCCTCTGCGAAAACCTGTGGTAGTGTCTGAGTTGTCCGATTCCGGCCTTATCCGCCAACGGTGGATTTTCACCTTGGCCGCAGAGCAATACTTGTTACTGGATCGTTACCATTACGAACGAAGGCGCTCGCTGAATCAGGAATTCAAGACAGTAAAATTCTACGATCGGTCTCGAAAACCGGACGAGGAGTATGGAGACTGGCAGTGGCTCGAAGAGGCAGAAGTCCCGTGGACCGGCGGTCTAAAAAATCAGGCAAGGAACAAGCTGATAGACCGGTTAGGCGTACTGAGGTCAAGCGATCTAAGTTCGTCCGCATCTGTTACTGGTGTGGACAAGCCATATATGTGAGCGCAGCTGACCCTGTGGTGGGGTTGTCTGAAGGCCCTTACCACTGGGAATGCTCTCGTCTCCGGTACGAGGACATAAAACAAGGCAAGCCGAAAAAGTTGAAAGGTGCAGGTAAACGGCCTACAAAAAATGGAGAGGCTGTTCCGACTCTAAGTCAGCCTCGGCAGTATTTTATTCCCGGGCTCTGAGATTCTTCAGAACTTGGACAAATTCCTCATTACACAAAGGAAGCATGTCTCCCACGGGGCCTCTTTTCTCTCTGACCACTTGTACACACTTTTCCCCGGGCCATCCGTACAACATGTGTAGGACTATGCCAGATACGAGACCTGATCTATTGAGGCCAGCAGCACAGGTCACCAGGACCTTTTGGCCGTTTTTGATGGCGTCGGTTACCTGACGAGCTGCTCCTACAGCACCTCGAAGTTTTTCCTTAGTCAGTGAGCCGAACTTGGGATGGTCGTCATTAGGGGCGTGAATAACCTTAATGTCGGGAAAGTATACGCTTTCTGGTTGGAACTCGCGAGCAGTCAAGACGAGGATCCTGAAACCACTTTCGGCCACAGACGTCCCGTAAGGCGGCTTTCCGCCTTGCCACAGGTCGTGTGCGATCTCGTGTGCGTCTAGTGTGGGATGCTTCACGGTAACTGAAAAAGTATCGAAAGTTTCCGAACTCCAACAAGCCCCTGTCGTAGTACGGGCAGGGAGAAGTCGACATGAACCAGGAATTGAGAAGAGTTTTTAAAGTAGCGAGGAAACAAGGGTGGGTGATCACGAGAACAAGGAACAGTCATTGGCGTCTCGTTCCGCCCTATGGGGATATTGTCATCCACGCAGGATCAAACCTGTCAGGCCCGCGAGCGTTTCGCGAACTATTGTCGGATCTTCGCCGCAGTGGTCTAGAAATCAATAGATAGTCCCTCCCTGAAGGGCGGGGCCGCCTCGCCCTCCTTTGGTGTAAAATGTTACCATGAACAATCCAGCGACTCTTACAGGACTGGCTATTGGGGACACTCTCAACACACTCTCCAAGCCTACAAGATCAGGCACAAAAGGCACAGCGATGGCAATGGTCCTCGCTAAGAGTCTTATTGAAAACAAGGTGTACGCTCCTGCAGACGTGGCAAAGAGGTACCGTGCGCTTTTCTTACGAGGTGTAGTTTTGGGGGATGTCAACGAGAAGGCGATGAAGAATCTCAGAACAATCCCGTGGGCTACCTCCGGAGTTCCTGAAGCAGTCGACGATAAGGCTGCAGCGAGAATCGCACCTTTAGGTCTATTTCACCACAACAATGTTTATGCTGTGGCATCGTTTGCCAAAATGGATGCCAGTATCACTCACAATAGCCATGAAGCCCGTGTGGGCTCCACTGCTGTCGCTATTGCCGTTGTCGGCTTGGCCCAAGGCAAACTGGATAGATCCAATGTACTACATAGAACATTAGAATGGGTACCACCTTCTTTGACACGTGCTGCCATGTACAAGGCTGTAGACATGTTAAACAGAAGCTACGGCACACCTGCCGAAACCCTTCGTCACCTAGAACTTCTCGGTGCTGGCGACTGTGTAACTTATTCCGTTCCGGCCGCATTTCTAGCTTTCTGTGGAACAGAGAGCTTCGGGGATGCTGTAGAAACAGCCGTGAGAGCAAGCGACAGGAACGCTACCATTTCGACCATAGTCGGAGCCCTTGCCGGAACCTATTACGGCAGCAACCAGGTGAGGCATTATATCGCCAACACCTCAGGACTAGAAAGTGTCACTAGGCTTCAAGATTTGGAGGCAAGCCTCCTCGACACCGCTCCCTCAGTGTATTAACGACCAAAGGAGAACACATGTTCGTAGAAATAAAAGGCGACGCCACAAGGCCGGAGGGCGTCGGGTCAAAAATCATCATGCACTGTTGCAACGACCTTGGTCGTTTTGGATCCGGTTTCGCCCTCTCTGTGGCTAAACAGTGGCCGAAGGTCAAGGATGCCTACATTGGTTGGTATGCTCGCCATGAGTCACCTGCAGGTGTTGAGGTCACTGGTGCCATGGGGCTCGGAGAAGCACAGCTCGTCCAGGTTGGCGACGAGCTGTGGGTTGCCAATATTATAGGCCAACACGGCGCTGGTATGGGAGCAGGGGGCCGGGCACCTATCCGCTATGACGCCCTTCGTAGAGGACTGTCTGCTGTCCATCGTTGGGCCACAATACACAAAGCGACGGTCCACGCGCCTCGTATTGGGGCAGGTCTCGCAGGAGGTCACTGGGGGAACATCAAGACCATGATCCAGAACGAGATTATAAATAAAGGTGTTCCTGTGACAGTGTACGTCCTATGAGCCGGCACTACAGAGAAGACGGTCATATAGTATGGGAAACAGACGAGGTTTCTTGTACTGTTAAGCCATTCTGTTCACAAAACACTGCAGCTTTCCAATGGCAGTGTGTGGTTGGAAAAATCGGGCCTAAGCCTGAACTGAGAGCCACAGGTTCGGCTGAGACTGGAGCTGGTGCCGTCGAAGAAGCTAGCAAATATGCCAAAGTTCTCAACTACATCTACTTCTCAACCTAGTCTTCCTTTTGAGCTTCCTTTTCTACAACATCCCTGAGCTTCCTTAGCTTGTCCGATATAGAAGACCGGCGTTCCGTAAGCTCAGTGGTCGCCCTCTCGAATTCTCTTAGCTCTTTGGTGACCTCTTGTATGAGGTTGCCCCACTCAGTACCACTGCCTGTGCCGGTGCCACCGATGGCTGAGTCTAGGGGAGAGATAAGTCGTTCCACAGCTTTGATACCGTCGTGGAGGTTCGACAAGGGCTTGCCTAATTTCGTTATAGCCCCTTTAAACGCCTTGTCGGCACTTTTGTGTTGCGTTGCCCACCATTTGTCTTTTCCTGCGGTGAGGAAATGACTGATCACACGTTTCGTTTGGTCGCTCATGTCTTGGGTGCGGAACAATAAGATTAAGCACAGACCACCATTTGATCGCGAGTGAGCTTGTGTTCTGTCTTTCAGTGGAGGTGTTCATGAAAACTGAAAAGGTACCCGTGAAGCTCCGTATTACTCGTGTTGACCTTGGGGAAACTCTTGGTGTTGCTCACGGGCGGATGTTCTTGCCAAAAGTTATCGACGGTCACACAACGTATCCGGAGAACAGGAAACACGCTTTCCGTGTCAAGTTCGAGAGAGACACGTTAAGGACCACAGATGTTTTCATTACAGGTGACAAATCTTTAGACCTTTGTGTATTCGAGGCCATTGAGAAGGATGTTGTGGCTCTAATCGAGGGCTGGCTGGCAAAACTAAGGTGATTATATGTGGATTACATGGTCAACAGTTCTCCTATTTATACTTGCCTACTCTGTCCTTCTTTCTGTCCTTGATAAGGTGCTGACAGATCGTAAGATCCAAAGAGCCTACGGTGCACGATGGGCAAGTATTCAGGCACGGCTAGAATCCGAGGATACGGAGATACGCAGAGCGGCGGCGAGAGAGGCTCTTCGCCTTAATCGAGAAGGTCCGTACAAGCATTAGCCTGTGACTGTCTCAGCCTCGATACCGGCCCCAATGGTCCGATCTCTCGTGTTGACAACACCTTCCGCCCTCTTTGGTGTATTATTCGACAATGCCCCACAAATGCCATGTATTCAGGTGTGATCGTACGCCTGTGGCCCTGGTAGACGATCTAGGTACGCAAGTTTGGTCATGCTACGAACACCTACCTGAAGGGTCTATGCCCACATTTCGTGGTCGAAACGGAAACTGGAGCCCTGTGGAAGAAACAGGCCACACCCTCCCTCGTAGTGATACAGTGTGGTCAGACAATACAACCTTTTGTCGTGTTTTGGGTGTCGGTATCCACACTAGCGATCTGGGCCAGAGGCTCTCCGCGCACACCCAGTCTTTGTACTCGAAAGACGAGGAGCACCCTTTGGGCACAGAAGCCTATGTCTGGATCCCAGAATTCTTGTATGGTTATGAGATGTCTGACAACGTGTGGCAAGGAAGAATCGAATCATGTGACAAAAGCTGGCCCGAGTACTCGATAGGTAGCACGTGGTGGTCGAAAGACACCTACGAACCTTTTCAGTTACAGGACGTGTGTGTCACATCCGAGGGGTACCCATGGGTGGTCCTTGCCAGCGAAGTCAGATCTGCCGTAAGTAACGTGCCTTCCGGTTACTTTTCTTCTCACTTTTCACAGGACCAGCCCGAGCCACCGTGCGAGGTAGGGCAGGAATGGGAAAGCCGAAAAGGAGGATCTTTCGTAGAGGTACAGGAGACGGCCAATGGCGGTGTCAGTATTGTGTCTGATACAGGATCTGAATACCTGTGTTACGCTAAATTTCTCAGACTCTATCGACGATCTGAGCGAAGATCCTTCCTGTCGCGCCTTTTGGGCGAGAATTTGTTCGATCTGACGTGAAGATGGTGTATGATCTAGATTCCTCCTGTTCTAACGGCTCCTTCTTCCTTAGCCCTGGCACTCGTCAGGGCTTTTTTAGTTCTTGAGTAGATGGTCGAGTTAACAAGAGGATCTGCTTTTGGTTCTTTGTTGGTAGGCCGGTCACTGTAGAGGACGTGTGGGTGTACGCCTCCTCGTGTCTGGACGCGAGGTCATTGCAAGGAAAGGACGTGGTCAACCATTCCCCAAAGGTCCAGAGGACCCAAAGAAAGGTCGCTTTGAAGGCGACCTTTCTTTCTTTTAGGTGATGGTTGATTTATGTGGCCGTGAACCTTTCGGTGGTGTATTTACTTACTACATAACATTTGACGGCGAACGCCGGCTACCCCTCCCCCACATGGTAGCCGGCGTTTCCATTTTCTCGTACGCCTGGTGTACACAAGCTTATGACCCTTGAGCAATCTCGTCTTTTGATCAAATCCCTAGGATTGTCTATAGCAGGCGCTTCTGTGAGAGAACTAGAAGAGGCTCTCCAAGACGAATGTTCGTCAAAGTTCGCGCTACTTGACCCTGATCGGCTTCCGAGTGAAATCAAAAGCCCTGGAGGGATTATCTTACCGTGCTCATCCAAACCACCACGCCTCGTCCGGTGCTCGACCACTCCAGACGCCCAGAATACGTGTACACCCGTACAATCGCTAAGACGGGTGTGTCAGAAGGTCACGTGTTGTTCACCGGTTCAAAGTGACGGCTGATTCCGCCTTCCGTGTAAGCTCTCAGGAATACGAGAGCCGTGTCATCAGCTTCACGATCACAACAGCAGCCATTGGCGGCGGGGCTCTTCGCTTCGCCGATTCTTTCTTCGGCGTGGCTAACCCAACTATTCGGACCACTGAGGATGGAAAAATTCTCCAGCTGGTGGGATTCTTCCTTGAGGAATAATTCTTTCGTCAGCCCTCACTTGTATGTTTACCGAGCGACAGGCTGCCGACCTTAGGGCACGTTTATTCGTCGCAATGTCCTTGGAAGAAGCCAAGGAATTGCTCGACTTCCCTCTGCATGCAAATCCTACTCCCGCGGAAGTCCGGAAGAGACTCAGAACCAAAGCTATCGAGCACCATCCTGACCTCGGCGGCGACCCTCGAAAAATGGTTGAGCTTTCGGTAGCCGCTGACATCCTTCAAGGAAAGAGGGTGCGGGATCGGACCAAAGTGAGCCCGTCGCCCCAAGAAGAAGAGGCCCGCAAGCGCCGCGAATCTGCCCGTAGAGTGAACACCCTCATGGACAAAGCTGTTTTGGGCATGGAACATGTCCAGAAAGCCTATATCGTCGGCCTCCGACTTCCAGGTAAGATGGATCTCAGGGAGTACCTGGCGGATGATTTCGTTGACGAGTTAGGCGACCTGCAAGACGCTGCTGACAAAGCTCTCAAAGGCTCATTGGCACCAAAAGACGAACGCGTATGGAAAGACGCACGGAAAGTTGCCCACGACCTTGTAGGTAGATCTAGTCGGCTTGCGTCTAGATACAAGCTCCTCTTGAAAAGTGTGAAACGGTTTCAAGAGGAGCCTAAGCTTGCTGACTTTAAAACCCTCATGCAAAGGGGCGAGACCTTTCGAGAAATGTTTCTCGAATTCCGCATGGTCGCGAGCCGCCTCTCGGGACTTCTTGGGACAACGGAGACTGTACCGTTCAAGACCTATGACAGTTACTTTGACAAGTTTGCCACTATTGACGCGTTCGCGAAGGATCTCAAACAGCTCAATCTCGATGCCCAAAAGCCTGGGGAAAAGATCCTGGAGGCAATCGAGGCAGCGATTGACGAGGTATCGGAGTACAAGATCAAGACACCGAAGCCCGAGCAATGGATCATTCCTGATGATTTCGACAAGCTAATTTCCACTCTCAATGGATACAAGTCCGCGTCGTCCGTGATGGTCGTGGCAAAATTTGTCCGAACTCTTTGACGGTCTAGTCGTAGTACGGGCATGGGACCCGAACTGCAATCCATAGAAAACTTCGTAGAACACCTCCTTGAAGATGAACGTAGTTACTTCACCTTCGAGGAAGCCGTAGAATTGGCCGAAGCTCTCGGATTGCCAGTTCCGGTCTATGTTATCCGTGAGCTAAAAAGCTACGGGCTGACAATGGTTCCCCGCGAACCTTACAAGGAGGTCCGCGGATTCAGGTCGAATAACCACGACAGATGGTACGGGAAAGGTTCATGCCCCACGCACGGTGGCTCGGGGTGGGAGCAAATTTCCGGCGCTGCCGGGCAAGAAGGTTAATAATATCTCCAAAACTTTTCTTCGTGGTGTAAACAAGCAACCGCATCGTAAAGGAAAAGGAAAAGGAAAAGGAAAAGATGAGACTACGTACAACTGGTTTGGTGGCACTGATTTCGGCAGTATCTGCAGCAACCTCTTATGCTGCGGAAACGCAGCAGGTGGAATGGACACAGCAGTGGACCGATGCCTACAGCTTCAGCTTCGCCTCTGAGGTAAGCGTAGGGCCCGGCGGAAACGCATACCTTATCGGCTTCGGTCCTAGCACATACGTTCGCAAGTACAGCCCCAGTGGAAGCTTGGTCTGGGAATCATTTTTCCCGGACGACTCGACGGACGCCAAGGAAATGGCGTTTGATAGCCAGGGAAACATCTACGGAGCAGGGTCCGTACGCCCAACAGGGACCGACAGGTACTACGACGGTGTTGTCACAAAGTTTGCCCCCGACGGGACCGTTGTCTGGAGCCAGGAATTCGGAACTCTCGTGGCCGGTGGTTCAGGTACGAGCGGTTGGGATGCCGCAGAAGGTGTCGTTGTGGACAGCAGCGATAACGTATACGCTGCTCTGTACGTGGAAGGGGATTTTGACGGTACGTGGGCCGGCGGTCAGGATATTGCACTGATCAAGTTTGCCCCCAACGGAACTGAACTATTTCGTAAGCAGTGGGGTACTACTGGAGACGATCGTACTACAGATGCTGCCATTGACGCAAGTGGGAACATCTATGTCCTGGGGGAAACCACAGGAGACCTGTACGGGACACATTTGGGGGGTTATTTCGACAACTTTTTGGTAAAGGTTGGCCCAGACGGCACTGTCATCTGGGGACGCCAGTTCGGTTCCAGTGGCGGTGAAATCGGGACTGGTATGGCAGTGGATAATGTGAACGGCTTTGTCTACCTAAGTACCACGGTGGACAACTCACAGAGTTGGGCGACCAAGTATGATCTTGACGGTAACCAGATTTGGAGTAAGCAGGTAGGCGGGGCCACTGGTTCCCAGGGCGGCGGCACAGGCGGAGTAGTGGACGATAGAGGTAACTGGATCTACGCCTTGAACGGCGACACTTGGAATGGTCAGTCCTTGCCAGCGTACGGCGGAGTGGTAGTAAAGTTGGACCCGGCGGGGAACGAAGTATGGAACTTCCCTCTGAATAATCCTGATGAAGCACCTATTTACGCATCGTCGTTCAATCCCAGTGATCTGTCGATCTACGTCGTTGGTGGAACAGAGGGCGCTTTTCCGGGTCAAACACAGTCAGGTATACGTGACGCCTTCCTGATGAAGATCAGTCAGACTATCCCTGTAGTAGTAGACCCTACGGCGAAGGTAGACCCTAGTGTAGACATAGGGAATAACGTCAGTGTTGGTGCGGAATCCTTGCTTCACAAAGACGGGTCGATTGGAGACAATTCGAACATTGGTGCTGATTGTATTATCCACAAGGACTTCGATATCGACAACGATTGTGACATCCAGGACGGATCTTCGTTACACAAAGGGGTGAAGCTGTACCCCTTTGTGACCATCGAGGCCTACGCAGTGCTGCACCAGTACGTCACTGTTTACACTGGCGCGACCGTGGGCACTAGATCTGTCGTTCGGCAAGGCTCCAGCGTCGGTGCTGGGGCAGTGCTTGGCGCAGACGTGATTGTGCCGATCAACGGAGTGGTCCCTGCCGGATGCATCTACACCTCACCTGGTTTGTTTGACGCAGTGAACTGCACCTACTGAATCAAACGACCCACCTGTTCTCCTAATGGTACCTGGAAGACTCAGTCTAAGGTCCTTGTAGACCGAGCCTTCCATTTCCAGTCTGTATAGGGCCTGGTGTTTTTCTGGGAAGGCCTGGAGGCCCTCTGTCTCTCTCACTGGTGTAGGTTAATCACATGGCGACATTAGACGAATCTGTACTAGAAGAAGGCCGGCAGCTTGTTCGAAACAGAGACCTGCAAGGTATTCGGTTGTGGCAAGATAGGCACATTCCTGCGTGGAAAAAATTCGGTCTGGAGAGACACTTTCAACGTGCTTTCGACCTAGACTGTAACAGTGATTTTGCTTTAGGTTTGTTCAACCGACTTTACAGTGAGGTGGACCCGTCGGTTGAACATGCGAGAAATTTGCTCGGTTGGCTTTCCCTTGCCTCTAAAATCGCCTTTGTGGTCCTGGTCATTTTCGGAATGGCCTTAGCTATTTTTGGAATTATCGGTGAGGTCAAGTAGCGGAGAAAAAACCTGTCACATACGTTGAAGCTCGTATTAGGAAATTTCTCGCCAACTCCGAGCCCTTGGACCTCAGGCCCCTTCTCAAGAACAGGCGACAGGTCAGGCAACATAAGATCTTCTATATGTCCTTAGGTTACCTGATTGGTGCGGGCAGTGTTCTAGCTCTCTACTACTTCTACCAACTAAAGTAATCTACTTGCTCTTAGGCTCAGGGAGCTTGGCGACGATGAAGCTCCCTCCTTTTGTCCACGCACGCTTCTCTAGACGGAATTTGACATTCCGCTTCTTCAGCTCCCCGATCACATCACGCATTGCGGCGTAGGCTCTGGGGTTTACCACATCCCGGAGCTTTGCTCCACCGTCCATCATTCGACGTGCGGTGTCAATATCGTACGCCAAGTAATCTTCTGGGGAGATATTGAAGGCAAATACACGTGTTCGCGTATCAAAATATCGCCGACCTTCAGGGTACTGTTTGTGGGCTGTGTACGCCTTTGGGCCGAGCCATCTCATGAGTGTTTCGAACTCACGGCTGGACAGCTCCCGGGCGTACTTCCGGATTACTCGCTCGACTTGCTCACTCATAAATCTCCTTGGACAAAAAAACTTTCTAGCATTACGCCAAGTGAAGGATCTGGTCCGGCTATTTTTGCCAATCGGTGTATGAATGTGTGATAAATCGTCGTCGCCAACTTTAATGTGGGCGTCACAGACTGTCGAGTCCGCTCCTGCGGAACGGTCGCCTATCTTGGTGAAATTGCTACCATTGGTCTAAAAACATGAAAAATCTCACAGATCTACAGCTACTGAGAATCCTCCTTAGCATGCCACCCGGCAGGCTCACCAACAGACCTGTTTTCCAGGCGATGTACGATAGTCTGGCTACCGGCAAAGCTATCTCTTTGTCCAAAAAACAAAGAGCGTGGGCCGAAGGTGTTTACAAAGAAAACAAACTAGACAAACGATCGTTCCCCCTCAAACAAAAGGTAGAAGTCAAAGACAAAGGACCCAGCAAGATACTGGACTTCGGTCCCCTGCCTATGAAGCCTCCGGGAAGGAAATAAGCGTGGAAAAATCCTGTTGTCTTGGCCTCCGAAAAGCCTTACAACACCTTTCTCAAGCACAACAGTCCAGGATTACGCGTGTCGGCCCTAAGTCCTGTGCAAACACCGTTCTCGGTCAATTCTCTTCCGACGCTGTTGCGGATTCCGTTTGTACCAGAAAACAATAGCTCGGGCCAGGCAGTGCTTCTCGTCGGGACGCTCGATCCACCCAGAAGTGCCCAAGCCTAGTGCCTTTGTCAACCGACGAAGGTTCTCTACGCGAGCCTTCACCAGTGTAGAGTAGCTGAGAGAAGGTTGCGGTCCCATCGTATTCAAAGCCTCTCCCAGTAAACGCTCATAATACAACCGTTCACGGCAGCAGCTATTCTTCTCTCGTCCCGGTCTCCGTCCAAGAAGACGTCTTGAATACCATCAAGATCTTCGTCCGCGCAACCTACCATAATCACACCTCTCGAAGCGAACCGTATATCCTTCACTTGATACACCTGCCCTCTAGCCCTACACCGGATCCTGTCTCCTACACGTATGGGCAGGTCATACTCTTTTTTGTACTTGTAGGGTGCCATGGTGGTATTTATACACCAAAGGTCCCGCAATAGTGTACAGGCCTTCCTATGGATCAAAAAGAGCGGACTACCGTACTCGTCTCACGTCTAAGGACCATCACCGCTCCGGACAAAGACTTTCCTGCTAAAGAGGTCCGGAGTATTCTTGAGAACCTTCGGGAAATGTACCCGAAGTACAGGTTCCACTATGATAGGCTCTACCGCCTGGTTGTCGTCGGCCCGCCTGACTGCGGTCTCATGATGCCACCAACACTCTACTGGCATGCGGATCTTGTCCTTGCGGTTCACAGTAGCGAGTGCGCGATCATAAAGGACCGTGGTAGTATCGTGGAAACAACAGGACAGCTTAATCGCATTGTGCAGACAACACTTGGGCTAGAGCCCACAGGAGAACTTGACGAAACCACTCTCGCCGCTATGAGTGGTGTTGTCAAAGGTGCCCCGAAGATGTCCAACGAACAGATCGAGGCTGTTCTGAAAGAAAGAAGATCTCGGTTCAAGGTTCGTCAGTAGGCTGCTTTTTCCCCATCGCCCACAAAGCTCCTTGGATGAAACTCAACAACCTCGTGCATTCTCCAATGCACCCAAGCTTTTCCTCCTCAAGCGTCTGTCTTATTTCCCCGCACACCCACAACAGGTGGGCGATAGCGTCTACCTCTGAAGAAGGTGGGGTCTCCAATTTCTTTGCGACAAGCACCTCTTTACGAAATGAGTCTTCGTAAGTGTTGGTAATTTCTAAAATTCTGTTCCTGATTATTTCGAAGCCCATGGTGTTGTCATACACCAGAGGAAGGCGGAGCCCCCCCTTTCGGTGTATACTCCTACAGATGAGGCCTTTTGGAAAAACCACCGCGACTCTCTGGACAGACATAGGTAGTGGCCCTGTCCGGACAACCTGTTACAGAGGACACGAACTATGGTTGTCACCTGCACTTCCCGTGGGCCGTACCTGGCCGCTAAGGGGAGGCAAGAAAAATTGTTCGTGGGATTTTGTGGACAAGGTCATTGCTGAAGCAGAGAGACCTATCGACCGAATAGAGGTTCATCCGCACATCATAGTGGTTATCTACAAGTCCGACGGGACGAAGATGACCGACGTGTATGTCTGGGGGGACGCCGATCTGTCCTCGAAGACGATCAGCGTCCCGTCTACTCAATGGTGAGACGCCGAGGTTTGGCACTGGACGCTTTTGTGAGATTAACCGTTAGAACCCCATCTTCGACTTTTGCTTGCACCTTTTCAGTGTCGATTGGTGCCGGGAAAGAGAAGGAACGCTGAAAATACTTTTGCTTGCGCTCAAGTCGACATGCTGTATGAGGCTCTGGTACCGCGGTTTCCCGCTTACCCGAGATTTTCAGAACCTCGTGGTCAATCGTGACTTCGATGTTGTCCTTGGGAAATCCAGGCACGTCGGCAATCACAGTATAGGTGTCGCCTGTGTCGTGGATGTCTACACAAGGTAGATCGTTGTTAAGTAACCCTGCCTCGCTCATGGCGAGACTGTCCCACACGTCGTTGAGTCTACACAACATAAGTGCCTCCGAGTAGTCAGGTCAGTTGGTTGTTGTAGCTTTTATTTACTAAGTTTCGCTCAACACGTGGTAAATTAAACACGAGACGGAACCGGTCAATCCCTGTTGGCATAAAATTGCAGATCGACCGAGACTATACGAATGTGTGTACACTTAGGAATGCGAAAGCTGTGAAGCAGGTTTGGTTCTGTTCCGTGAATGTTTTTTTGCGTCCCGTAAGCTACATGGTCCGAGTGTCCAAGAGACCGTCTCACAACCCGTGTCATCCGAGACTTAAAACGTCGTGCGATAGACCTAGAAGCTCTTACCGAGACAGCGCTTCACCTCGATCTGTCCCTCGCGAGCTTTGCTTTGGCGAGACGGGAAAGACGATCGACACCCAAAACACAAGCTTGGAGAAACAGTATGCCGGTCCGTTGGAAACGCATATGGCCGAAAGTCCGAGAAATTCTAGCTACAGCCCCTCCAGGTACTGTAGTCAGAGAGTTGGTGCCTTCCATACGCGAGGCAACAGGCTGGTACGACATTACAGCAGGCAAGGTAAGGGATCGGTGCAAGCGCTATGAGGACGTAACCGTCACCGACCTCATTGGATCGAAATGGGACCAGTCTTCTCATGTTGTGGTCCAACCTCCACCTCCACCTCCACCTCCAAAGACTGAACCCACGGATAGCGTTGAGCCGTTGGCCGAAGAAGAAGCCCCGGTAACCCAACCTGTGCCGTCCCTTGATCAAAAGGAAGGTGCTGTCCCCCAATCCCCGGAGCAGGAAACCCCTCCCGTACCGCTTCGTCGCCTAGGTGAACTGGAACGCCACCGACGGCAAAAGAATACAGCTCGTCGTGACTTACGTAGAGCCCTTGAGCGAATAGATGAGCTGAAGCACTTGGTCACTACCTACGAACAGTACACACAGGAACCCGTACAACCAATTCAGCCTACTGTAGTTCACTCAGGACAAAGAAATGCCGTTGCGGTAGCTTTGCTTTCCGATGTCCACGCAGAAGAACGCATTGTTCCGACGGAGGTTGTCCGGAATGAGTACTCTTTGGAAATCGCCAAGAGGCGGGTATCCCGGTTCTTTCAAGGCATCGTCTGGCTCACGAAGCACGTCTCCCACGACACGTTTAATATCCCAACGCTAGTGCTGTGGCTCGGAGGTGATTTGATCACTGGAGATATCCATGACGAACTCCTGGAAACGGCCGAGGTGCCTCCCGCAGTTGCAATGCTCAGCGTGCGGGACTGGATCGTATCCGGGATCCATTACGTCTTGGAGAATTTGCCTGATATTTCGGTAACAGTCCCTTGTTCGTACGGTAACCACGGAAGGACGACAAAAGAGACTAGGCATACGACCGGATACGGCCATTCGTGGGAATGGGTTATGTATCAAATCCTTGGACACGACTTCAAGGACGAACCCCGAGTGACCATTCACGCCACCCGGGACGAGATGCAGTACGTTACGGTACTCGACCGGACCCTCGCTTTCCATCACGGATTTAACATTAAGTACCGGGGCGGCCTAGGTGGGGTTACTGTCCCTGCAATCAAAGCTTGCCATAGGTGGGATAAGTGGAGAGACTGCGACATCTACCATTTCGGCCACTTTCACCAGCTTTTCGATCTTCCTCAGATCGTGTTCAATGGTTCAGTGGTTGGACCCAGCCCCTATGGCTTCGCGATAGGGGCTACCCCTGAACCCCCAAAGCAAAGTTTTTACATCCTCGACGAAAAACGGGGAAAAACTATGTCCTGTCCCGTGTGGGTGCATGAGTAGCTGGCCCAGGCCTTTGCTCTTGATCGCTACGTATAGAATATGTTTGACGTGTGCGCCAAAACCTGGTGTACTCTCAAAACATGCGTGAGTACTACAGAATAAAAGCAGGGGCCAGGGCTTACCGTACGACCATCTGGGAGTACTTCAGGATGTTCTCGTGTGAAGGCCATCCAGACTTTCCACATAAACAGGTCTTTCTGTTTTGCCCACAAACACAAGCCGACGCTGTGAGCGATAAGTGGATGGACGGATTTCGATCCGAGGCTAGACTGGTTGGCATGGATGTTGTCTCACTCGATGATCACGTCTTTATTGTAATGCCTGAAGGGATCCCGCCCATCCAGTTAAATTAAAAGTTCTCCGAACTCTTGTCAGCTCCTGCCGTAGTAGGGGCATGGATAACGCACTGGCAAAAAGAGCGACGGTCACGGAACTAGTTCGAGTCTACCAGAAAGCCACGGAAGACATCCGAAAGGCCTACAGCCTAATCAGTTCCGCTCAGAAAAGCCTCAATGAGGTTTACATGACGGACGGAGGTTCACATGGGCTGTACATCAGGGATACTTCGAACTTTCGAGGTCATTTTGACAACCCAGATATAGTCCTCAAGAACCTCAAGAAAGATACCTGGAGGATTCTCATTGATCACTTAGACATCAAACGCGCTTTGTCGATCAAGAGCAGGAAGCAACTCAGTGACCAACTTGAGAAGGGAGATCTTCCGGAAATCACCGTAGAAGAAGTGCTGGGATTTGCGGAAGCGTATATCGAGAATCTTCCTCGTCTTTTGGAGGAAGCTATCGAAGAAGTGTTTGATATGCTCCGCCCTCACCCACGACGGGATAAGGAATACAAGACGAATTCCCAGTTTGAAATTGGGAAAAAAGTCATCCTTTCTTACGTCATTGATGAACCGCGGTGGTCGAAAAACTTCAGCGTCCAGTACCACAGTCAACAAGATTTGACTGCACTGGAAAATGTGTTCAGTGCCTTGGACGGTCGCGGCCAGATGACCAAGGACTGGCAGTCGAAGCTCCAGATGGAGATCGGAAATACCCCTCTGTCTGGAAATGGTCGAGGCGAGACGGAGTTCTTCAAGTTCAGGGCTTGCAAAAATGGCAATCTTCACCTGGAGTTCAAGCGACCAGATCTAGTGAAGCGTCTGAATGAAATCGCTGGAGGGAAGAACCTGCGACAAGAATCCGCGGCCTAGATCAAATTTCTCCGAATTCTCGCAAACTGTCACCGTAGTACCGGTAACAGGAGACGAAATGAGATGGGCGACATCATCATGAATACAGCCACCAACATCGATACTTGGATCTGGAATAACCGCACGGACGTCGCAGATGAAGGCTATGCCGCACCCCTTCGTGAAGCTATCCAACAAGCCGACCATCCGGCTTACGGATCCGATTGGTCCCAATGGCTCAATGACAACGTTGAGCCCCTTCTAGAGGCCATTTTCGAGGCCGAGTCGAGGAAAGAAAAATGTTGATCTACGTTCAAAAAGTCGGCGATGTCCCAGTACCTTTGCCTTCATACAAGACGAAGGGTGCCGCAGGAGCTGACCTGATGGCTGCTATTGAAAATCCTGTGACATTGTGTCCAGGAGAACGGAGACTCTTTCCGTCAGGTTTAGTTATGTCCATCCCTCCGGGATATGAGATACAAATTCGGCCACGGTCTGGCCTGGCCCTCAAGCACGGAGTGACTGTCCTAAATACCCCTGGAACCGTCGACAGCGATTATCGAGGGGAAATCAAAGTGTTGCTGGTCAACCTTGGGCAAGAAGAATTCACTGTCTACCCAGGAAACCGTATCGCACAGATAGTCGTTGCTCCAGTCACCCGGGCTACTTTTGGAGTCGTCCGGGACCTTGATTCAAGTGATCGCGGGGAAGGTGGTTTCGGCTCCACTGGTGTTTGAGGCGAGTATGTTAATGGTGTATACCTAGTTCATGGTGCTACAAGTAGGCGACAGCCAACTCTATAAGGTGAAGCTACTTGCGGTAGAAGACTCCCTTCTTAGCCTCAACTGGGAAAAGATCGAGGTCAGGTGCTGAGAAGAGGAATCAGTGAACACGGAGACACAGCAATGACAAAACAAATTCTCGTAGGAATCCTTCTCGGTGCCTTGTCAGCCATCTCTACGGCCCAAGCGAAGCCTCCGAAGGTAATCGTCCTCGACACCATCGTGATCGTGGTCGATGTCCCCGTCAAGAAGAAGTATGTAAAAAAGGACCCTGTCAAATGCCACATGGAAGGAAGAATTCGAGTGTGCCGACCTGAAAAGATTGCGGCTGATCGAAACACTCGAATAACCTCTGACCTGTCTAGACCCGGAAAAATTATTCTAAACCCCAGACGATGGTTTCACCTCAGGAGAAAATGATGACAAAATCGTGGACCTATAAGCAATGTGAGTTCCTCGTATTCCAAGGCGACATTACTCTACAAAACACTGTCGCTATTGTGAACGCTGCTAACACTGTCCTGCTCGGTGGAGGTGGTGTGGACGGGGCCATCCATCGGGCTGCGGGTCCATCTCTCCTCAAAGCATGTATGCGTGTAAAGAAACGTTTGACGGGCGAACTGTTGCCAACGGGCCAAGCCGCGGTAACCCCAGGGTTTGATCTTCAGGCGGAGTATGTCATCCACTGTGTCGGGCCCATCTACACACAGGCCGGCCGCCATCTAGCGGCGGACAAGCTCGCAAGCTGTTACAAACAAGCCATGTCTTTATGCGAAGGTATGAAGATTCCTTCCGTCTCCTTTCCAAGCATCAGCACGGGCATATACGGCTACCCTGTCGAGGAGGCTGCCCCTATCGCACTGCAAACCGTTCGCGACAACCTGGGCACCCATCTGAAGAAAGTCCAGTTCTGTCTATTCGACCCGACAACCCTTCAAGTGTACGCCGAAGCTGCGAAAAACGTATTCTGAGAAGCCTCAGGCTCAACATAAGCCTTTGCTGCTCCGGAAAACTCAATAACAACCCCAAGAGTAAACTGAAAATGTACTCCCTGGAATCCACCTGCTGCCGGCCAGGAAAATGGCACCACCACTCAAGGAAGGAAATACATAGGCACGATGGACCGTGTCACCTCATAGTATGGGAATCGGTGGGCGGCGGCTCGTATGGATGGGCCGTCCTATATACAGGCGAACACTCCGCCGAGTTCGAAGGAGTGGCTCGAAGCATCGAGGAAGCCAAAAATAAGGCCGAGAAAGCTGTCTCGATCTATACGGAGATGCTGGCTCAGATAGCGTCTCTGTAAATACTTCAACAAAATGTCATTTTTCTCATCAAACTGGTGTACGATCTAGACATGGCACGTTTACCAACATACGTCGCTCGTAAAAATGACCCCGTCATCGATAGCATCGGGTTCGAAGAAATCATTGTCGGTCTGATCGACAGGCAGGCCTGTGTCAGCCTAGACGGTCTCTCCAAGAGACTCATTAAGGACGGGGTACGTCGAAAGTACCCGTTCACAAAAGAGAGCCTTAAGCTCGTTCTTCGTGGTCTCGTAAGGGATGGTTTCATCGACTGAGAAAGTTCCGAACTTCCTGCTACAGAATCCGTAGCACTATCGTGAAAATACCCAAAAGGTGCTGGTTGAAGGAAAATTGGTATGAGTAAAGACACCAGCCTATTTCGAGTCAAGATCCAGACTGTCTATGTCGTACTCACGAACACAGACCTGACAGAAGGGCGGGGCATGGATGTTCGGTTGGCGTACGCTGAAACAATGGCCCTGGCTAAAGATTTAGGTAGAGGAAAGTACGTAATGGGTTCGGATTGCCCAGTAGAGCCGATCAATGGTGTTGTTATTGAAGACGAAAACAACAAAGCCTGGGCCGTTGATCGAAACCTTTTGGGCAAATTTTACAGAATTTCGGACGATCCAAGAGCGAAACGACGGGAGGAGCTTTTACGCCAACTGTCGCCCGAAGACCTCGAAATCCTAGGAGTGAGATTGTAACCACAGATTACAAATCACCAGAGGACTGGTGGATACCTTTACCTGTACAATAGGAGCGTGATATGTCCGGCGGAAGATGGGACTACAGCCAATACCAGATGGAGTCGTGTTTGTACGATGTGGGGCACGATCCTGACATTCGAAAGCGGTTTCCCGACCTAGCTGCCCGACTGGTTGACCTGGCTCAAGTCCTTGGCAAAGTTGTCCGCGATCTCGATTGGGACTTGTCCGACGATTCGTCCATCGAAGATGACAAAGCTTTCGAAAAGGAAGCGCTGGATAAACTCAGTGGTTGTGGTAGTGCCGGCTTCCCGGCCTGCTCTGAGTGAGCAGAGTCGTCGACATCTGAAAACGATCGCCCTGTTGTCCCCAAACAATCAGATCTGTCGTTCAAGTGTCTGGTCGTGTTGCCGAAACCAGAACATCCGGTAGTTTACCAAGGAGAGGTTCACAAGTCTTTTGTCTTTCACGTTAAGCATGAACCGAACTTCCAAACTAGCCCCTGATGCCCGTAAGCAAGTCATCGACCTCCTGGCTTCTGCCAAAGGTGAGCCCATTGACGACTCCAAAATCCACAATCTGGCCCAAGAACTCGGTTTGGAGGCACACGACCTTGAAAGCGAAATCTACGCCTTTGCGTCCATGTGGGCTTTAAACGAAAAGGCGAAGGTCAACCCAGGAGGCAGAGCAGAAGAAAAAGGAATAACTAGCAAGGACTTCCCCAAAGAAGTCCTCGACAAAGGTATCAAAGTTGAACTCGAACATACAAGGGATCCTAGAATCGCTGAGAAAATAGTACTAGATCATCTTGCGGAGTCCCCCAGGTACTACGATGAACTGGAAAAAATGGAATCAGACCTGGAGACACAGAAGGTTGGCAAAGTGATCAGTCGGTATTTGGGTCTGTGAGCACAGGTGGGATCTCTCCATGAATCTCCAGCTGCTTCGCAGCCTCAGCTGTGAGGTGGTAGACAGTCATGGTGATCTTGGAACCTGGCTTCGACACAACTTCCGACCAGGCTATATTTGTACGGGCTCCATGGGATCTCCCCTTTGAAAAATGATAAAACCGTTCTCAACTCGGCATGACAGACTTCGCCTATGGTTCCGGATACTGCCTGGTGGCTGTGTAGCCTTTGTGACCACACCAACCACCAAAGCCCAGGCAGCGGGTCGTGTCTTCTGTCGATCCTACAAGACATTCGAAAACCTGGCACAAAAATAGGACCTCCGGTGTAATCTTATATCTTCGAAAACCCTGTTTGATACGGCGTGCTCGGACCCGCCAAACGAGAGGAACACATGAGGGACGTCGCCGACGTTTTGTCTGACTTCATCGAACTGGCCGAGGAACGTGCCTGGGACTTTAGTGATGCCGAGGTTGTCTCGTGTGTCCACTGCGGGGCCACCAACGGAGACAACTCTATACCCGAACACAAAGAAGATTGTGGCCTCTTGAAGCTCATAAAGGAAGCTGAGAACTACAAGTTTTGGAACAAGACGAGTGAAGTACTGCCTGAAAAGTACAGGACTGTCCTCGTATCCTGGCCCTCCGAAACACGCCTCGCTTATTACCTCGGTGTTGTACACGCCCACTGTACCGGGTGGCGAGACTACCCAGGCGGATTGTCTGTCGCAGCTCCAAATTATTGGGCATATATACCACTTGGGCCGAAAGATGAACGGTGATTGATGATGCTGATCGAGTGGGACCAGAGGTCTTCCCCACAACGTCGCTACTGCACACACGTGTACGCCACCTTCGTTGTGTTGAGCCTAGAGGACGGTCCGGAGCCAATCGACGTAGAGCCAAAGGACGTCGATTGGTGGCACTGGGAGGATCAAGAGCTGGCCGACTTCTTCGGTACCGATGACTGGACTCGGTGGCTGATCGAACACGGCATCGCACCAGGCCAGGAATTTACAGTACGGTTCGAAGCACCACGCGGTGTAAAATACTGGACGGATTGTGGGTACGAGTACGACACTGAGTACGGAAACTACTACATCACGTGGATTGAGAACCTAGAGACAACCACAGTGACTCTGGCTTGGGTTGGGGCACTCGCAGGTGCATTTGAAGTGGAAGACAAGTTGCTCACCCTCTCAAGAAACAACACCTCCTGACGTCAAACGCACTGTAGCGACCTGCATGGGCACCCATCCAGACAACGTGGAAGTACTTGTAGAAAAGATATTTGCACAAATGCACTACGTGCTTCACCGGCACTACCCTGGTGAGCTTAGCTCCCGACCAAACAGAGGTGCTGGGCTACCGAAAGGTGCTGACGTGGGTGTTCGACACACTTGACTTCATCGACCCTGAACCTCCCACGGTCGAATTTTGCGACACCGTTCTGGAAAAAGCCGACCCAACAAGACTCCCTCGAACCCTGTCCGTGGGGATTCTGACAATCCTGAACGCAGATCGATCGAAATTAGCACACTTTGATGACTTCGTTACCCGATTTGAGGTGTACCTGGAGAAGACGGCTCCTCATAAAGTCGAACCGCTACTACGTAGATTCAAAAGGTAAAACTCCTCAGATACCTCAACCACCGGAGGTGGTATGTGAAAATTCACAAGCCTGAAGCCCTTGAGCCTATAAATTCAGATACAATCGTCTCGGACTTCGAAAAGAATTGCTCGCGACATCGACTGGGGAGATTACAATACGCAGTACGAGGTTCAGCAAGCAGCTACGGAAATCGACTGGGATACTGCTCACCCAGCCCCACATGGCCCCGACGGTCAGGGCCATGTGGGGCTGGGTGATGGTCAAGGCTACGGCAAACGCTCTCAGTTTGATTGATTTTCCCGAGCAAACGGTAACCAGCAAGAAGAAATGTAGGTAAAAATGCCAGACTGGGGTATATATGTGGCAGGTGTCGGAGGAATTGCTCTTGGGTGGTTGATAGGAGCCGGTATGTCGAGACGTCTGGTCAACTACTACAGGCAAGATGCCGCACACTGGAGAAACATGTGGAGGAGGGCCGATATAATGCTCACCAACATACTGCTGCCAGAAGACGACTACCGTGAAGGCCCTGCCCTGCGTCAACCCCGAGGACAACATGGACAAAGTTGAAAAAGTGGCCGAGAATCTTGAAGCTAAGTATGGTCACGAGGATTGGTTCCGAGGCATCGGTGTCATGTACACCAAAGAGCTTGGTTTCTACGTCTCATTACGTGTTGCACCAAATACCAGTCTCCCACTACCTCATCTCCAAGATGGTGTGTGGGTGTTGATCGAAGAAAGAGAACTCGCCAAACCAATGGACATGCCTTCGGACGAGGTAAAAAGAGACTGAAAGCAACCTAGAGCCTCGCCCCCTTCGGTGTACAACCCTGACATGAAAAAACCGAACAACATCCGAAGGATCAGAGAAGAGCACTTCGAAGGACTCTGTTTTGGGAAAGACGTCCTGACGAAGGCGGGGAAAATCTACGAGAAAGATGGCGAAGAAGCCGCCATCGACTTCCTCATGGGCAAAGACGAAGAGGACCCCCCAAACTTCAAGCCCCCCGCCAAGACAACCATCGTCGCACAAAGTAGACCCTTCGACCAATGGCCCATATACCAAGTATCCCAAGCCGTCCAAGAACGCGTCTTCGCCTACACAGAAGAAGAGTTCAATGCCTCCAAGGAAGCCCTCTTCAGTGGAGACATAAGCTCCAAGTCTCGCGACTTCTGGTTCAAAACCAATAATATCTCAGATCAAGGGATCGGCGCCCAAGGTCTCAACACCATCCTGAGCCACGCGTTCTCCAGGTATAGCGGGGTGATCAAAAAGGTCGAGAACAGGAACAAAAAGAGACTGAAAAAACTGTCAAAAAAGAACCAACTGAAGATCGAAGAAGGTCTTGAAATCCTAGAATTCAAACCAGACTCGGCCTTCAACGAAAATGGCCTCCTAGCCCAACCCCCTGGCATCAACCCCAATATCTATGGCTACCAGGCGGTAACCCCCTTCGTGTTCGATCCAGATAACCCCGGTGACGTTATCCTGCCAAAGCAATACGAAGGCTACTCACGTAAACCCGACGACATTATCGAAAAAGGCCCTAGTCGCCTCGATATCCCTAAAGGTCAACCAGGGTACGTTCCCGAACACCAAAGGAAAAATCTCAAAAAGAAAGGAAGGGTACGGCTCTATCGCCGCACCCCTCCAAAGACTAAAGCCCTGGCCTCTATCCTAGCCGTCCTCCAAATTGGCAAGGACTGGGTCCTGTTCGATATGAGAGGCCTCCTACGCAGCGTGTACATGAGGGAAGCCGCCACCCCAGGCCAAATCTCCGCCAAAGACCTCCTCGATACCTTCACCGGATGCCCCGTCCTCAACACCAGGACCGGCGAATTCACCTTCTGCTACAAGCTCAGGTCCGAAGGCGCCCTGCACGCACGCAAAATTTACACCAAAGGAGAGACAAGGACACTCCTGACGTCCCTGACAAGCGAGAATAACACGATCGCTCTCGTCACCGTCGACCTCGGACAACGAAACCCCGCGGCAATTATGATCTCTCGCCTGTCCAGAAAAGAGGAACTCTCAGAAAAAGACATCCAACCCGTAAGCCGTCGCTTGCTGCCAGACCGCTACCTCAACGAACTCAAAAGGTATCGAGACGCCTATGACGCCTTCCGGCAAGAGGTCAGGGACGAAGCATTCACCTCCCTCTGCCCAGAACACCAAGAACAAGTACAGCAATACGAAGCACTCACCCCAGAAAAGGCGAAAAACCTCGTCCTAAAGCACTTCTTCGGGACACACGACCCAGACCTGCCCTGGGATGATATGACCTCTAACACACACTACATCGCCAACCTATACCTAGAACGCGGCGGCGACCCCTCCAAAGTCTTCTTCACTCGCCCTCTCAAGAAGGACAGTAAAAGCAAAAAACCTCGCAAGCCCACCAAAAGGACCGATGCTAGTATATCTCGCCTGCCAGAAATACGACCGAAAATGCCCGAAGATGCTCGAAAAGCCTTCGAAAAAGCTAAATGGGAGATATACACAGGACACGAGAAATTCCCCAAATTAGCCAAACGCGTCAACCAACTGTGTAGGGAAATCGCCAACTGGATCGAAAAAGAAGCCAAAAGACTCACTCTGTGCGATACAGTGGTCGTAGGTATTGAGGATCTAAGCCTACCCCCGAAGAGAGGGAAAGGTAAGTTCCAAGAAACTTGGCAGGGGTTCTTTCGGCAAAAATTTGAAAATCGATGGGTGATCGATACCCTGAAAAAGGCTATACAAAATCGAGCACACGACAAGGGAAAATACGTCCTCGGGCTAGCACCCTACTGGACAAGCCAAAGATGCCCCGCGTGCGGCTTCATCCACAAGAGTAACCGTAACGGCGACCATTTCAAATGCCTCAAATGTGAAGCACTGTTCCACGCAGACAGCGAAGTGGCTACGTGGAACCTCGCTCTCGTAGCCGTCCTAGGCAAAGGCATCACAAACCCTGATAGCAAGAAACCCAGTGGCCAGAAAAAGACGGGAACCACTCGCAAAAAACAAATCAAAGGGAAAAATAAGGGGAAAGAGACAGTTAATGTGCCCCCGACTACCCAAGAAGTTGAGGATATTATAGCCTTTTTTGAGAAAGATGACGAGACCGTTCGCAATCCGGTGTATAAGCCTACAGGAACATGAACTTATTCCGAGGCCAGCTGGAAGACTCAATGATGGCTCCTTACGAGGAGACTTGCAAATCTTGCTTACTTCAAACCATCTTTTTGTACGCTGGAAGACTCAATGATGGCTCCTTACGAGGAGACTCCCGAAGTGTTGAGGCGGAGGAACGTGTTCGCCGTCGGCTGGAAGACTCAATGATGGCTCCTTACGAGGAGACCAGTGGACAAGGGGTTTGGTTACCGAGAGGAACCGCAGCTGGAAGACAATGATGGCTTCTTACGAGGAGACGAACGAATAAGAGACGAACTGGACTGGCTCGAATGGAGCCGGAAGACTCAATGATGGCTCCTTACGAGGAGACCGGACTACATGTCGGTCAACTCGGTGTTGCTCTACGGGCTGGAAGACTCAATGATGGCTCCTTACGAGGAGACCGTTTCGCATGCTATGGGCGGGGCATAAGTGCTGGAAGACTCAATGATGGCTCCTTACGAGGAGACTCTCTGGCTAGGCATGGTCCTGGCCGAAGGATACGCGCAGGAAGACTCAATGATGGCTCCTTACGAGGAGACGTGAGAGTGAGCGTTGACATACACTATCGGTTTTAGCCGGAAGACTCAATGATGGCTCCTTACGAGGAGACAGGCAAGGTAGGTGGCCTGGCCGCCACACCCACGGGAGCCGGAAAACTCAATGATGGCTCCTTACGAGGAGACCGAGGAGACAAAAGGATAGGGAGGACACGGCAAGGACCGGTAGGGAGAAGGCTCCAAATGGCACCCCAATGGCAAGGCGATGGTAAGGTGGTGGCGAGGGCAGGGCGAGGGGTGTTTTTTGCCCAAAAATTTCCACCATACCAAATTTTGAAAAATCGGGAGAGGCAAGGCGAAGACGGGCAGGGCGGGTGCTCCAAATGGCAACGGCACCTCAAGGGTAGGGTGAGGCGAGGGGTGTTTTTTGCCCAAAAATTTCCACCATACCAAATTTTGAAAAATCGGGGTTTTAACCATAGAGTGGCATACGTAGGCTAGATACGCCCCCCACCCCTCCATACAATTTTTTAAAATTTAATGAAGCGGTTTGGGCACACCAGCCTACACAACCTGATACTCCTCTGGGTCCACACCCACCGCCCGCATGGCGTCGTGTAGGGACGCAGGGACAGCTGTGATCAGGTCTTCGTGACGGATGACCGTCCACGCGTCACCTCTCCCTGTTACGACGACGATGGCGTCCCCGCCCTCCCATGACCACACTTGGGTGGTCGACAGGCTCTCCCCTATGATGGGGTGAGTGTAGCGGACACAGCGGGTATCTGAGTGGGCCATGTCAACGTTTACACCGTGATGGTTGAGCTTCTTGGTAGTCATGCCAGTACTACGAGCGTGAGCGAGTAGAGTTCGGAAAAAAGATCCCCCGAACCTCCATGGTCCTATCCTCGTAGTACTGGGTGTGGTGGGCGGGGCTCGGTCTCTTGACCTGTCGGCTTGCCGAGCACATGATATGCACATGCGAAGCACCAAAGACCCTGTGGTAGTTGAGCACACTCAACACGAGATAGAAGCACTGGCTGATCGCCAGGCGCTAGCCATCCTTGGTGTGAGTCGTGAGGAAGCGTTTCGTCGACTTGACGCTGGTGAGTTGCGAGGTACGGCAGCAGAGGCGGAATTCCGAAACCTTCGCTGGCTCTTAACCGGGGAGTGATTAGGGTGCCGAGTCCTTGCCACCCTCTGTGAGGCCCTGAGGGCCCTTCCTGTTATTTTCTGTCCTTGTGTGGTCCCTAGAGGGCAGGGCGGGTTAGGGACCCTTAGAGAAGTACTTCTGCTCAACCCACAGGGCCCCTCTAGGTGCCCCATTTACCCACAAAAGTAGTCCTTTCCGTTCCAGGACCACATGATTGGGCCGTGTGAGCGAGAAGAGTTCGGAAGAAAGTTCGAAAAGATTTTCCCCGAACTTCGAGCAGGGCGAGAACGTAGTACTGGGTGAGGTGGGTGGGACCCACCATCGACCAATTCAGAATTCGCCCTCTGGAGGACCCTAGGGGGCCTTCTAGCCCTTTTTGTTCTTAGAAGGGGCCTAGGAGGTAGGGTGGGTTAGGAGCCCTTAGAGGGGCACTTCTGCTCAACCCACGCCTTTGCGTCTTTGAGCTTCCTGAACTGGGCATCCCCTGGTGGCATGCCCTCGTGAATGTGGGCACACCACATAGTCTTGCCTTTGATCAGTTCGAGGACAACGGCGGCAAGGCTACCGTTCTGTCCTTCTTTGGCGTAGGTGTACCATCCTGCCATTTCCATTTGTCCACTTCATGGTGTTCCTGTCCTACACAAGCTTTATTTTGGATGGATGTACTTGGAGGAGGTGCCATGTATCGGCAGAGTCTCGCACACATGCAGATAGTTGCAGGCGGGTATCGAAGGTGAACCCTACAAGCTCTGTTGTGTAAAAGGTGTTGCCTGCTTCGACAGACACCTTACGTCCTTGGAGGGCGTCGAGGGGCTCTCCGAACATGTCTTCTATTTGCTCAACGTTCATTGGTTGCGGCCTATTTAGTAGGAAATGTGGGTCCCGTTCCGGATGATACAGGACATCTCCTCTGCAAGTTCTGGGTCCTTGTCGCGAATTAGTTCGCGTAAGCTCGCCAGGGACAGGCCTCTGGTGTCCTTGATGGACCATCCTAGGGCTTTAGCCGCTCGGTGTCGGACATCAAAGTTCACTCCCAGTTGAATTTCTTGGCAAGGATTTCTCATCGTTAGATCTTTTCTCGTTATATGTCAGTCATTTTCGGTATGTTGTCAGACTTCAATGGTACCGTCACAGCTCCTTGCAGGTACGGATGGACACCTTTGTGTCGACACGGTTCCTGACGCTATATACCGTCCAAGAGGGCTTGTTGATTTCCGCACGGGTTGCAGGGGACAGATTCGCTGAATCGGGCTCCTGGGGGGTTTTACGGGCCAGGGCAATCTCGCCCTTCTCAAAGGCCACGCCCATCTTCGTCTTGACCCGACGGGTCACCTTGACGAGGACCCATTCGGGGCCGTCCCAATGGCCCTTATATTGCAGCCATTGGGCATTATCTGAGTTAGCTCGCTCCCGGATGGCGTTCTTCAGATTCCTCACCGTACAATCCCACGAAACTTCGGGGTAGGTCACTCTTCCTGTGAGAACCAGCTCGTGGTATTCCTTGGAGCTGAAAAAGTTGATGTCGGCCGTGAGGCTTTCGATTGTCGTATTCACACCCGTACTACGGTCGGCCGGGGTCCAGAGTTCGGAAGAAAGTTCAAAAAGATTTTCCCGAACTCCAAGGGCCGTCGGGACGTAGTATTGGGTGTGGTGGGAGGGACCCATATAAGGATAGTCGGACCTACACGAGCCCCTAGGCGGGAACCGAGTCGGAGAAGGAAGGTGAAATGCACGAAAGCCCTCTACGTGTAGGGTTTTTGTGCATATAGGTGGGTTTTGGTGGGTGAGAAGGTGTTTTTTGTTTTTTGGTGTCCCTATGCGGGTTATTTTCCAACCGGGTGGGGCGTTAGGACGCCGTCTTGGAGCAAAAATCTTGCTTGTGGCTCCCAACCAGACATGGACGTGGGAGTACCGTAGCACCCCTCCCGCATGACAACGAGGGACGCCATTTTGTCTAGATCTTCAATGTCTTTGACATCGGGATCGTTCAAGATTTCGAAGTAGCGACGGATGTCGGGGCTAGGATATTGCCATACAGTGTAGGTGCTCATGTTATTCTCCTGCTGTCATAGCGGCGAGGTTTTGGAGGTCCTCTAGGGACAGGTTGGAGACGTCGAAAACGAAGTCTTCGGAGATGAGTTTATCGGGGGAGGGTTTTTTATCGGAAGGCTTTTTCTTTTCGGTGTTCATGCCCGTACTACGTCTCCCATGAGAAAAGGTTCGGAAAAGTCACCACCGCTCTTTCTTTATTACAGGAGGTCGAATTGACAATTACTTTCAATTTGGTTCATAACTTGTTGAAATCCGGTGGTTTTGGGATTCTGCCAACGAATGAGACACACTTTCGGGTTATTTTTCCGAACTCTTGCGAGCAGGGGGCGTAGTAGGGGTATGACAACGTTTACGAAACTACGAAACGGTGGCTGGGGCCTCAGAGGGAAGAATTTGGCAGAGGGTGACACAGTCACAGTGACCAAAAAGAGTGGTCAGACCCTCACCCTTACGGTAGGGAGAGTTCTTTGGACGGGAAAAGACGGGACATGCCTGGCGGAGAAGGGGGTTTCGGTGGCTTCTCGTCGTCACGAGCCGAGTTTTTCTGGTCGCTGTCGTGGATGTGGTGGACCGCTCGTGAATGCTCCCCACCATCGGGCAATGGGAGGCTACTGTGGCTCTTGTGCCTTTGATGAATTCGATATGTAGTGAGGACACTACGACTAAAAGTACCCGGTGTCACTGATTTTTCCGAACTCCTTTTCATGAGGAACGTAGTATGAACATCGCAAAAATGACCACAACCCGAGCTGCCCGAAGGGCTACCCGCCGCACCACTGACGGGGCAACCACTCTCCGAGGGCTTAAGACAGCGGCCCGCCGCCGCGAACGCCACAACAACAAACAAGCCCTCCGAAAGGGCAACTACGAATGGATTCCTGGGCGAGTCGAAGACAACGACGTCAACTAGAAGTAGAACTATGAAACCGATCCAAGCCTGGCACTTCATCCGTGATGATTCCACAATTCTCACGGATTCAATGAAAAGACCCCTCAAGGTCCACCAAGGGCAAACATTGAGGCATCGAGGCCCTCTGAAGCTTTGCAAAAAAGGACTTCATGCAAGTGTGAGGCCTCTTGATGCCCTCGAATATGCTCCAGGGTCTGTGGCTTGCAGGGTCGAGTGTAGCGGCGGTGTGATCCATGGTGACGGCAAACTGGTCTGTTCCAGGAGGAAGGTTCTTTGGATGGTCGATGCTTCACGGGTTCTCCATGAATTTGCGATCTGGTGTGCTGAAGAAGCATTGGGAAAGGTCAGAAACCCTGACCCAAGAAGCCTAAAGGCTGTCGAGGTTAAAAAGTTGTGGCTCAATGGGAAAGCCACTGATGAAGAGTTAAAGGCTGCCTGGGAGGCTGCCTGGAACGCGGCCAGTGAGGTTGCCAGGCAACCTCCCGAGAACGCGGCCTGGAACGCTACCAAAGAGGCCGCCAGGTACGCTGCCAGGAACGCGGCCTGGGACGACGCCAGGTACGCTGCCAGGAACGCGGCCTGGGACGCGGCCAGGCACGTTATCTGGGGTGCTGCCAGGAACGCGGCTACTAGGGAAAGTCAAAACGAAGAACTTGAGAGAAGCCTCTTGGCTCTACAACCTCATTGAAACCAGGTACCCAATTTGTTCCGAACATGTCCACACGAGGAATCGTAACACGAACATGACAAGTCCGATCCAAGCGTGGCACTTCATCCGTGATGATTCCACAATCCTCACGGATTCAATGAAAAGACCCCTCAAGGTCCACAAAGGACAGATCTTGAGACATCGAGGCCCTTTGAAGCTTTGCGAAAAAGGACTTCATGCAAGCATAACACCTCTTGATGCCCTTAAATATGCCCCAGGGCCTGTGGTTTGTAGGGTTGAATGTAGCGGCGATATGATCCACGGTGACGATAAACTGGTGTGTTCCAGGAGGAGAGTTCTTTGGGTCAAAGATGCTTCAAGGGTTCTCCATGAATTTGCTATTTGGTGTGCTGAAGAAGCGTTGAGAAAGGCCGGGAACCCTGACCCGAAAAGTTTGAGGGCCATCGAGATCAAAAAGTTGTGGATCGATGGGAAGGCCACTAATGAAGAACTAGAGGCTGCCCAGGAGGCTGCCAGGAATGCTGCCTGGTACGATGCCTGGGAGGCTGCCTGGTGTGCTGCCAAGGAGGCTGCCTGGACCGCCGCCAGGGATGCTGCCTGGTACGCTACCTGGGACAGTGCCATGAAGGTTACCAGGGAGAGCCAAAATAGAGAACTCGAAAGAAAACTCCTAGCCTTACATCCTCATTGAAAGATTCTACTGAGATTGGACGCTCAAACCCCCTACAAAAATAGGGGTTCTCGGGATCGACACAACTACCCTCTTTTGCCTTATTTTTGAAAGCCTGCAAAACAAGGGGTTTGAGAATGAGTGTTGGAAACGTTTCCAACACTCATTTTTCTCCGAACTTCTCTTCCCGACCAATCGTAGCACGGGTATGAACACCACCGAGAACAAGCCCACCGTCATCGCCACCCGCAGAACTTTCGATGAGAAAACCTTCTGCGTTTGGAGTGACGGGATTGTCACGGGAGGTTTCGGAATCTACTGGCAAGGAACCGTTCCTGCAAACTTGTTCAAAGCTACTCATGTAGCTCCAACCAAGGTTAAAGGTTTGCAACCGGCACCGTAAGGTCCGGTAAGAAATCGATCCAAGATATTCAAAGCGGCGTTAGTGTCCGCATTGTCAGTGTGACCACAACTCTGACATTTGAATACCTCTCCTCGCCGATTTCTCCTATCGATATGACCACAGACTGAACATCGTTGACTAGTTTTGTATGGATTGACCGAGCGAAAACGAGAACGTCTCATTTCACACTCTCTTTCTAGTCTTTCCAACCAATAACGATAGGTCCAGCTACCGATAGAGCGCCGCATATTTCGAGTCAAGCGGCGTTTGACTCTTGTCCTTTTATTCAAGGAACGAAGCTTTTCGACCACGATCAAAGTGGGATTTAAGGTGCCAAAGAGTTCCTTCACCACCTCATTCATCCTCTGGCGAAGAGCCCTTCTAGCCCTCTTTTGCCCCTTTGAACCGTGTTTACAACGTTTTATCCGCTCAATCCCTTTTTCTATGTCTTTCCCGAATTGATGTCGAGTAGAAGTCGAAGCTAAAGCCTTGATTCCACTATCGATTCCGATACATCGGTCAGAAGGGAGCTTTTCCTCGGTGACGATTTCGAAGCTGAGCTGAACGTAACGGGAGGTTAGAATGTAGGATTCTTGTCGTCTTCCAATAGAAGCTAACTCATTGTAATGCTTGTGTAATTTGATCGGGAGATCTAGGATAACTCTTCCAAATTCGGGATGATGCCCGATGGAATGAAGGTGGAGCCAGCGATCATAGGATGTGGCTTTTCCAGCCAAGTCAAGGGAAGCGATGGTACTAGAAAGGCACATTCGACTCCCTCTGTGAGTTGGCTTTTTCGGAGTTCTCCCAAGGGATTTTGCTGATTCCTTGGCTGCCTTGATCACATCAAGGGCTTCCCGGGCGGCAACCTTTCGAAGCCGAGCGGAAAGCCAAGTAGGGAGAACCGAGTCGACGATTGGCTTTAGAAGCTTTGACTTTTTGACGGGATTTTCCCAGAATAGTTCGATGAAGAGGTTTACAATCCGACCGTATTCCTGGAATACTTCTTCCAGGATTTTCAACTTCCTTGGATTTGTCTCTTTCAAGGAGACTTTGGTGGATCGAATCAACCTCATTGTCTTAGGTTTACACCGGTTAACCTCAAACTAAAACAGAAACAGAAAAGTTTGGGTAAGTTCTCACTAACTACTCATGAACCCGTAAGCTCCCCTTGGACATAGCCTTCATGGTGGCGGACGAAGTTTGCCTCTACGATGCGAAGGAAGTTCCCCGACTTCTCAAGATTGCTAAGAAACTTGCTCGCAAAAACAAGTCCCTCAACGTCGCCCAACTTCGGGCTGCTTTTTGAGTGAAAAAATTCCGAACAATTCCTAACTCGGAGCGTACCACGGGGGAGGATTCGACCACTCCCGTGGTACGTGAAAGATGGAGTCAAATAGGAGACAACATGAGCAAGAAAAACTCCGACCGAGACCCGACATGCCCGCAGTTAAGAAGCCCCTCGATGGACCGACCGACGGTTCGTGAGGTCAGCCAAAAAATGGTCATCAAGGGCCTGGAAGCAAAGGTCGCTCGCCTTGAAGCAGAGATCCTTGGCCTCAAAGCGGAGCTTAAAGGAGCCCGGGAGCACTTGAACATCACATGTTATCTCCTTGAGCTTGAAGGCCTTCCAAATCCCAAATCTCTCAAGGCCTAAGACACTGACCACCAAAGGCTCGAAGACGAAGAAAGTTCCGAACTCCCGTCCCAAAAATACGTAGTACGGGCGTGAGATACGACCCAACCACGATGCTGTTCACGGAACTCTCCATCGATGATATCACGAAGCTAGTCGATCTAGCCGCGAGAGTGGTCACGAAGGGCGAGATTGTCCTAGACGACCCCGTTTTCAAACGATGGTGTGAAGTCTGCGGGTTCAACAGCAACAGATTGCTCGTCATGTCAACCGTGTTCCCGTCGAAGGCTCTCGTCTCGGTTGTTCAACACTTCTCGCCAAAAAACAACCCCGACACCTAAGCGTCGAGGTTGGGCGACAAACCCACGTCACTGACCGATGTTGCCCATGCTCTGGGGACTTCATCAGTAACCACGACCCAAAGGGCGGTGGGCGGCCCTTCCAAGAATTTCTGAACGTCGCTGCGGACCTATCCTCCCCCGCAAACAAAAGAATTACCTAACCCGCTCTGTCGGTGTATGGTGGGACCATGTTTAAGAAAATTAGCCTCAGTGATATCACCCTAGATCTTACTCTTCATGCTCGGGCAGAAGTCGATGAGGGACTTGTAGAGCGTTACGCAAAAGCCATGGAGAAGGGCGACTCCTTCCCCGATATTCGCGTCATCACAAACGGGGTGTCTATCTGGCCCGTCGAAGGATGGCATCGCACCCTCGCCCGTCTAAAGCTCCAGGAAAAGCATCCCGATAACCCCGACTATGAGACGATTCAAGCCATAGTCCAAGAAGGTACGGTCGCAGATGTACTTCTAGAAGCCGCGAAGTACAATCGGGGAAAGAACATGACCCCCGCCGACAAAAGGGCTCTCGTCCAAAAGGTACTCGAACAACCAGAACTAGCGAAGTTCGCCGACCGTGAAGTTGCTCGCCGGTGTGGAGTGTCCCACCATACTGTCAAAAAAGTCAGAGAGAGTGTTGGGCAAGTTCCCAACACTCCTCGGGTTGGTTCTGACGGCAAAAGCTACAAATCAAAGAAGAGTGTTGGGAACTTGCCCAACAGTGTTGGGCAAAACATCCCTGAAATTCCCAGTGTTGGGAACTTGCCCAACAGTGTTGGGCAAAACATCCCTGAAATTCCCAGTGTTGGGAACTTGCCCAACAGTGTTGGGCAAAACATCCCTGAAATTCCCAGTGTTGGGAACTTGCCCAACACTCCCGAAGACATCCTCCCCCCGCCCCCTGACGACGATATTTTCGACGATGATGACGAGTTCGCTTCTGAGGCGAGTGGGGATCCTCTCAAGGACATCCAGGGGGAGTTCGGGATTGCTCCTGTGAACGCGCCGGAAGAACCAGTGCCCACCGGCCCAGCATTAGCTTCGGAGCCGGATGAAGCTCCCAAAGAGAAACCGGACCCTCTCCCCGCCCCTTGGTTGGAAATTCTTCGAGAGGTTCAGGAGACAGGTGTGCCAGAAAACAACATCACGTTGGCACTGCAATCGCTTCTGAAGAAGGTGCGGGACAAGTACTCTTGAAATACTTCCGAACCTCCAGCTCACAGTTACGTAGTATGAGCACAATGACAAGTCCGATCAAAGCGTGGCATTTTATCCGTAATGATTCCACAATCCTCACGGATTCAATGAAATGCCCCCTCAAGGTCCACAAAGGGCAAACATTAAGGCATAGAGGTCCTTTGGAGCTTTGCAAAAGAGGCCTTCATGCAAGCATAAAACCTCTTGATGCTCTCGAATATGCTCCAGGATCTGTGGTTTGTCGAGTCGAGTGTAGCGGCGATGTGATCCATGGTGACGACAAACTGGTCTGTTCCAGGAGGACGGTTCTTTGGATGGCTGACGCGTCACAGGTTCTCCATGAATTTGCAATCTGGTGTGCTGAAACTATCTTATCGCAGGTCAGGGACCCTGACCCGAGAAGCCTGAGAGCCATTGAGATTAAGAAGCTCTGGCTCGATGGGAAAGCCACTGATGAGGAGCTAAAGGCTGCCCGGGATGCGGCCTGGAACGCTGCCTGGCCGTATGCCTGGCACGCTGCCGAGGAGGAGGCCAGAGGTGCTGCCTGGGGTGCTGCCTGGCGCGCGGCCAGGGTCGCTGCCGGGTACGCTGTTACCGTGGAGAGTCAAAACAAGGAACTCGAAAGAAGCCTCTTGGCTCTACATCCTCATTGAGACCAGGTACCCAATTTGTTCCGAACATACCCACACGAGAAATCGTAGTATGAGCACAATGACAAATCCAATCAAAGCGTGGCACTTCATCCGTGATGATTCAACGATCAAAACGTCCTCAATGAAAAGACCCCTCAAGGTCCATCAAGGACAAATTCTGAGGCATCGAGGTCCTCTGGAACTTTGCAGAAAGGGTCTTCACGCAAGCATAAAACCTCTTGATGCTCTCGAATATGCTCCAGGAACTATGATCTGTAGGGTAGAATGTAGTGGTGATGTGATCTACGGGGAAGACAAACTGGTCTGTTCCAGGAGGAAGGTTCTTTGGGCCAAAGATGCTTCAAGACCCCTTCATGAATTTGCCATTTGGTGCGCTTCACGAGCCCTAGAAAAGATTGGAGATCCCGACCCGAGAAGCTTGAGGGCCGTCGAGGTGAAAAAACTTTGGCTCGATGGGGAGGCTACTAATGAAGAACTAGATGATGCCGGGCACGCTGCCAGGTGCGCTGCATGGGACAGTGCCAGGGATGCTGCCCAGAAGGCTGCCTGGCACGCTGCCTGGCGCGCGGCCAGTGAGGCTGCCAAGGACGCTGCCTGGGCTGCTGCATGGTGGGCTGCCCGGTTCGCTGCCTGGGAAACCCAAAACGAAGAACTCGAAAGAAGGCTCCTAGCCTTGCATCCTCATTTAAACCAGGTACCCAATTTGTTCCGAACCTTCTCGCACGAGGAATCGTAACACGAACATGACAAGTCCGATCAAAGCCTGGCACTTCGTCCGTGACGATTCCACAATCCTCACGGATTCAATGAAAAAGCCCCTCAAGGTCCACAAAGGGCAGATCTTGAGACATCGAGGTCCCCTGAAGCTTTGCGCCAAGGGCCTTCATGCAAGCATAAAATCTCTTGATGCCCTCAAGTATGCCCCAGGAACTGTGGTTTGTAGGGTCGAGTGTAGTGGGGAGGTGATCTACGGGGAAGACAAATTAGTATGCTCTAGAAGGAAGGTCCTTTGGGCCAAAGATGCTTCACGGGTTCTCCATGAATTTGCAATCTGGTGTGCTGAAGAAGCATTGGGAAAGGCCAGAAACCCTGACCCAAGAAGCCTAAAGGCTGTCGAGGTTAAAAAGTTGTGGCTCAATGGGAAAGCCACTGATGAAGAGTTAAAGGCTGCCTGGGAGGCTGCCTGGGAGGCTGCCTGGGAGGCTGCCTGGGAGGCTGCCTGGGTCGCTGCCTGGTGCGCTGCCGGGAACGCTGCCAGGGGTGCTGCCAGGGAGGCTGCCAATGAGGATGCCAATGAGGATGCCAGGGAAAGTCAAAATGAAGAACTTGAGAGAAGACTCTTGGCTCTGCAACCTCTCTGAGAGGCCTCATTGAAGCCAGGTACCCAATTTGTTCCGAACATACCCACACGAGAAATCGTAGTACAATGACAAATCCAATCAAAGCCTGGCACTTCATTTATAGTGATTCAACGATCCAAACACCTTCAATGAAAAGACCCCTCAAGGTCCATAGAGGACAGATCTTGAGGCATCGAGGCCCTCTAGAACTTTGCAAAAAAGGCCTTCACGCAAGCATAAAACCTCTTGATGCCCTCAAATATGCCCCAGGGTCTGTGGTTTGTAGGGTAGAATGTAGTGGGGAGGTGATCTACGGGGAAGACAAATTGGTCTGTTCCAGGAGAAGGGTTCTTTGGATCGAAGATGCTTCTCGGGTTCTCTGCGAGTACGCCACCTGGTGTATTTTTGAGAACCTAGAAGCCGAATACTCTGACCCAAGAAACCTAGGGAGTGGCGCCCGGAACAAGGCTATTCATGATGCCATCAGATACCACCATACTGCTCGGGAGACTGCCTGGGTCACTGCTTGGCACGCTGCCAGGGAAAATCAAAATGAAGAACTCGAAAGAAGACTCCTAGCCTTACAACCTCATTGAAACCAGGTACCTAAAACCTCTTCCGAACCTCATGAGAACTAGTAACATGAGCATGGCAAATCCGATCAAAGCCTGGCACTTCATTTATAGTGATTCAACGATCAAAACGTCCTCAATGAAAAGACCTCTCAAGGTCCACCAAGGACAAATCTTGAGGCATCGAGGCCCTCTGGAGCTTTGCAAAAGAGGCCTTCATGCAAGTGTGATGCCTCTTGATGCCCTCAAATATGCCCCAGGGTCTGTGGTTTGTAGGGTTGAGTGTAGTGGGGAGGTGATCCACGGAGAAGACAAATTAGTGTGCTCTAGAAGGAGAGTTCTTTGGATGGCTGATGCTTCAAGGTCCTTTCGTGAATTTACGATTTGGTGTACTGAGAGAGCCCCAGAAGAGGTTGAAAACCCTGACCCAAGAAGCTTGAGGGCCCTTGAGGCTAAAATCAACGGAAAAACCGTTGACGAGGAACTAAAAGAAGCCAGGCTCGCTGTCTGGTACGTTGCCTGGCTCGCTGCCAGGGATGCGGCTAGGGCTGCTGCCAAGACTGCTGATAGGGCTGCTGCTAAGGCTGCTGCCCAAGATGTTGCCAAGGTTGCTGCCAGGGATGCTGCCCAGAAGGCTGCCTGGCGCGCTGCCTGGGATGCCCAAAACGAAGAACTCGAAAGAAAACTCCTAGCCTTACAACCTCATTGAAAGATTCCACTGAAATTGGACACTCAAACCCCTACAAAAATAGGGGTTCTCGTGATCGGCACAACTACCCCTTTTTGCCTTATTTTTGAAAGCCTGCAAAACAAGGGGTTTGAGAAGTAGTGTTGGAAACCGTTTCCAACACTCATTTTTCTCCGAACTTCTCCTCCCGACCAATCGTAGCACGGACATGAATACCAAACTCTACATCAACTTCAAAAACGCCGACTCCGCCTGGACCTTTCTCCAAATGGCCTACTTGAGCAACATCAAAGCTAACTACACTGCGGACACTGTACGCAGCGTGTGTGCGCGTCTGTACAACCACGAACAGTCCAACGAAGTCGAAAGATTGGTGAAATACGTAAACTCAAAATAGCCTTCGTGGCTCCAAAAAGGCGGTTTGAGGAGTCCCACTCAGCGCCGAGGGACTACCTGTAGGAGACGCCCACACAGGTAGCTTCTGAACCGTCTTTTTGAAACCATAAAGGAGAAGAAATGGCTATCGTCGTACTAGGTGACGGAGAATTGTGGGAGACGTGGGAGACGTTGAATGAACATACGAAAGTGTGCTTCCCGACCCCGGAGGAAGAGGATGAGCTAGAAAATGGCTGCAAAACAAGCAACCTGCAAATGAAGCACTACTTGATCCAGGACCTTGTCGCCTCAAAAATAGCCGAGGAAGACATAGATCAAGAAACCTCAATGGCGTATGCGGACCAAATCGAGAAAGCAGAAGTGCTCGAAGAGATAACAGAAGAGGACGAAATCGAGGCCGATCAGGGCAACATCGAGTTCTGGAAAGAAGCCGTACGGATCTACGCCAAAAATGCCAGCAAAAAGGACCTCACACCAATAGCTCTTGCCGAACAGTGTGCAGACTTCGCCGATCGTCTCCTAGAATTGAAAGGTGAGTTCGACTGACCATGGTCCAAGACTTTTTTGGAGCAATGTCGCTTTGTGCACTCGTCCTTCTGGTAGGCTATGCCCTAACGTCTGTAGTTCGACTAATAGACTGTGTCCTGGCACTACTCGCAAACTACATAGGTAGGCCCAAGAAGCCGAAACCAACTGTGGTGCTCGGAGAAGCCGACAACTACAGGACTGCCCCAAAGAGGTTCAAGAAAATGTGACATGAAACTGGCGGCCACCTCGTCGCCAATACCTCCTCTCAAGCCCTTGACAACCCTCCCACAAGGCCGTATCCTCGTAATTCTACGGAACCCCGACCTTCGAGCTTCGTAGACTCAAAATTACGCGGCGTCCAAGAGGGTCGGGGTTCCCCCCTTTAAGACCGGTCCCCGCCCACCTCTCCACGTACTACGATCCCAAAGGCCCAAAAGTTCGGCGAAAGCATCCCAATAGGGACAATCGCAAAAAATAAAGCCCCATGTCGGGGTCGAGTGTCCACCCTCGTCGGTAAATGCCCCCCGGCCTATGTTTACCGAGGTATTGTGGTGAGAGCGTGGGGAAAAGAGGGCCGAAGGTGGGAATGCGTGTTTTACCTATCCGGATTTTGAGTGTCAGGGGGCCGATTCTTCCGAACTTCGACCCAAATCTGGACGTAGTAAGAGGAGAGGTGGGTGGGAACCGGGCCCGATTTATGCTGGCCCCTCTAGGCACCAAGAAGAGAAGCCTCGTATAGACCAAAATTAATTCCGAACTTCTGAACTCCGTCACCCGTACTACGGGCATGAACGCTACAACAACCCTGATAACTCTCAGAAATGAATCCCTAAGCTGCTGGTCCACATGCGTCTGTACAGCAGGTATCGTTGATTGTGGCGAAAACCACGACGAGGAACGCGAAGCGGAAGCATGGGACGACGCACAAGAAGCCGAAGAAGCTTGGGACAACGCCATCGAAGCATACGAAGAAGGGGACACCCCCACCGCCCTCATCCACATGGACACAGCCTCCCAATTGGCAGAAAAATGGGGAGATGACTCCATAGAAGCTCAAGCCATAGAGATCCTCAAAGAATCCTGACTGGGAGGGCTGGTGCCCCAACAACAAGGAGGTCCGATCCCTCCTCCCAGTGCCGAGTTCCAACGCCTCCGTGCTAAACCCCAAAGCCGGAGGCGTTGCTGCATTTTAATTCCGAACTCACAGCCCTGCCAAAACGTAGTACGAGCACTCCTGAAGCACGACTCCCTAAAATCCTCATCGCTGAATTCAACCAAGGCGGATACAAGAACATGATGCTCACCGCCTATGAAGTTGAAGCGGGGATGGTTCTCCCCAACATGAAGAATCGGAGCCGTTGGCTAGTGGATGCCCTTAGGAGTGTTCAGAAGCAAATCAACTTGACCGAGACCCAAAAGGCGACGTTGGAAATGTACAGAGATGGCCTACGTCGTGGAAGATGAAATTCCCAACCTGAGAGGCAACATGAATTGGAAGCCCATCGACACAGCACCGAGGGACGGCAGTATCCTCCTTGCTTGTTGCTCGAATATTGGCCCTACATGCTACCCTATCGCCGTCCAGTGGCACAAAGGAGCCTGGCGAAACGAAATCAACGAAAAACGGGACCCCGAATGGTGGATGCCCCTACCCGAACCCCCAATGGGAGGCTACGTGTGAACCAACACAATCCCCACCGACCGGTGCCCCCAACAACAAGGAGGTTCGATCCCTCCTCCCAACTTAATTCCGAACCCCCAACCCCACCAAAACGTAGTACGAGCATGCTACCTAGAGAATTCTACCTCCCCGAAAACCTCCGCAACACCGAACCTACAACCCCCGAAGGCACCGACCTTGCCATCTGGTCATGGGAAAACGACAAAGGCCAACCCCGTGCCATCGCCTTCCAGGGGAAAAGGCAAAAACCCCTCTGGAACTACAGGTTCCAAAATGAAAGGGACCGTAAAGTACGGATTCATCTCACCACTGTCCTTAGAAAAAGCCACCTCGCCGACAAAGCCAAAGGCAAGAAAGCACGGAAACTCTTCATCCACGAATTCAAAGCTGGCGATATCCTCATCTCCGTCTGGGGATACGACCAGACGAATATCGACTTCTTCGAAGTCACCAAAACAACCATCAAAACCATCACCCTTCGCCCCGTAGGCCAAACCGTGGCCGATTCCACCAGAGGGCAAGATTACGTCGCTCCTGACACAAAACGCATCCTTGGTGACACTTTCACGAGAAGGGTGACCCCGTATGGCAGGGTCAAGATCGACGACGTTCGCGGGGCGTCCAAGTGGGACGGTAAGCCAAGAAGCCAAACCGCCTCAGGTTGGGGACACTGAAAATCTCAGACGCACACCGACGCGAGGATACTCGTATCCTCAAAATCGTTGAAACAGAACTCCAACTTTCGACCACACAATCACTGAGTTAGTCGACCTTTCCAGCAGCCATGGATCCAAACTTCATTGGATCCACGGCTGCCGCCCCACGTAAACTACCTCTTCACATATTCCTCGTCCACCACCTTGTGCACTGTGGTGGGAAAGACCGATTCCAAGAACATGCTCACCAAAAGACTACGAAGGCCCGGAAGCTGACCAGCAAGCACAGCTATCCTCACCGCCGCTTGACCGTGGGCAGACTTAGGACGACACTCCTCCGCACGGCGACTCAATTTCTCCAATACGAGAAATTCATCAACCTCCCTCAAATCGCTAGCTGCCATCTTCATCCCCTTCTCGGACCACCTTCACGACAATCCAACCACAACGAGTCATGCTCTCCATAGACTTCACCGCCTCGTCGCTTGATGTCACAACCACCTTATGAGGAGAATTACGCACTCCCCCCACCACCGTCTCGATCATAATTCTCATTTTCACGTCCTTTGGCTCCTCCCGTACTACGAAATTCCAAAAACCAAGTTCGGAAAATAAACCGTCCACGGATATGAAAATGCAGCACCACACCCTCCAACACCCCACCTTCGAACAAAAAGTCAGAATATGTCGGCTGGCATAGGCCAAAGTGCCCGCCGCCCTCCGGGCTCAACACCCTCTCCCAACTAGGGGGAGATAACCCCACGATCATCCCGATAAGGACGGGTCCCTGCCCACCTCTCCCAGTACTACGAGGATAGGACCTCCTGGGTTCGGGAAAATACAAGTATTTTCATGTAGTTGTACGGAGCACAGTCTCGCCTCTAATTCAAACTGTTAAATTGAGAACGGTGTAGGGTGGGGTGGGACGAGATAAATCCCAAATTTCGGAATTTCTGGATAATGGGAAAATCTTTGTAATTCGGGTAACTTACTCACCCCACCTTACCCTTTGAGGGCCCTGCCCTAGACGGCCCTTTGAGGGCCCTGCCCTAGACGGCCCTTTGAGGGCCCTGCCCTAGATGGCCCTTTGAGGGCCCTGCCCTAGACGGCCCTTTGAGGGCCCTGCCCTAGA